CAGATTTATGACATGGAAGCAGCGGAAAAAGAAAAATCGGAACAAGAAAAAGAAACGCAACAATTAGCGAAGCTTGCAAGATTCCAACATCAAAAAGCACAAGATGCTGAAGTAAAATTATCAATGGAAGGCAAAGAAGAAGCTAAGAATGATGATGGTCAGCCTTGGAAGATAAATGATGCAGATGATGATGATGACGAATTGACATTAAAAGAACTATCTACTTTAATAATGCGCAATCTAGGACATAACTAATGAGCAAGCAAACTTTCAGAGAATACTTAATTGAATTAATGGTTAGCGATGATCCAGCACAGGCTATACAAGACGTTAAACAAGCAGCCCGTAGTCCAGACAGATATAAAAAGCAACAAAGAGCACAAACTGTGGATGTACAAAAAGAAATCCAGAAAGATCCAAACGATCCTCTTAAATCAGACAAACTTCGTCTTGCGAAGATGAAACAACAGATATCGTCACAAGAATCGCGTTTAACACGAAAAGAAAAACAAATGGCTAGGCGTGCAGGTGTTGCACCAGAAGAAGGAAGGGTATAATGAAAGTTGATGAAATATTATTTAATTATGTATGTGAATTTGAAGAAGTTCATGTTAACGAAGATGACGAAATACTTTCAGAAGCTGCTATTAGACAATGGAAACGCAGTGGTGCAAAAATGGTGCAAAAATATCGGTGCTTATCGGGGTCAAAGAAAAATAGATTAGTATCTAGTCCAGGTGACTGTGCAGTCCGTAAAGATCCTAAAAAAGTGAGACATGGACGCAAGGTTATGCGTGCTAAGAAAGGCATGATAATGCGTAAATCAAAAATCGCCAAGAGAAAATCTATTAGTAAAATTCTTACTAAATTGAATGCAAGACTTATGGGAAAAGTATAATACTATATGAAAAGAAAGATACTTATAATGGGATTACCCGGCTCAGGTAAAACTACTCTTTCAAATGCAATCAAAGATATTCTTGGTAATATAATTACTTGGAATGCGGATGAAGTCCGTAATACAATCAACAAACATCTCACTTTTACATTAGAAGATAGAATAAAACAAGCCAAAACAATGAAATGGCTTTCGGATAAGGTGGTGGAAACCAAACATTTCTGTATCGTTGATTTTATTTGCCCAACCCCAGAAACCCGTGAAGCGTTTGATTATGAAAGTGCTTATGTTATTTGGGTTGATAGAATTGATGCAGGACGTTTTGATGATACTAATCAGATGTTCATACCACCAGAATATTATGATATTCGTGTTATAGATGATGGAAGAAGTGCAGCGTTATGGGCAGAGGAAATCGTTGTCCCATTTTATGATTAGTCATCCTGTATTTTAGAATAATAATCTTGAAAAATTTCCTTAGTTCTAAGTACTGACTTCCATGGAATCTCTTTTGTATCAAAATCTTCACAGAGTTGCATCATTTCAGACGTAGCAAAATATGCTTGTATTTCATCAAAAATAACATGATCAGTATATCCCTTACCAACAAGACCTTCATGTAGTAATTCTCTGGATTTATTAGGCATATTTGTAATTACGTTTAACATCTTATTTTTGTATTCTGTATTTAGATAATATAACCCATGTGCAACTTCGTGTTCTAGTACACTTTTGCCTTCTTCATCGTCATCATAAGATGCAATTAAATAAAATTTGGTATTGGTTATTCCTGCTTCTTCTTTTGCTTCTGCTAATAATTTTTTTAGATGAAGTTCTTTCGTCAACAAATTACCTTCAAATACTTTAAAAAACTTATCAACTATGTGTCCTGGGACATTAAAACCAGACCAATCAATGGTATATGTGAAATTCCCCATCGTATTAGCGTATTGATCCATGTAATCTTCGACTTCAAAATACTTACCCCTAATACTCTTATTTGGTGATTCGTAAAATTCCTACAGCCGCATCATTGATGATGTTATTTCGTATTGGGTATTAAAATGAAAATGAATTAAATGTGGAAAGATTTCCTTTGTTGTTATTTTAAATGTCACTACTCTTCTCCAAAATTTTCTGCGTAATGAAACTTTAAATTATCGCCTTCCCTTATAGCTAAGAAATAGTGATTGCCCGCTTTATCTGTTTCCCTACCTTCAAATACTTTTTTCATTTTTTAACCATTCAACATCGTGACTGATGTTCTAATTCTGAAGCAGGAGCGGGATTCGAACCTGCGACCTTGTGGTTATGAGCCACACGAGCTGACCAACTGCTCTATCCTGCTATATTTGGCGGCGGGTGACGGACTTGAACCGCCCTTTGTCGTTACCGAAGGCGCGACCTCCTACGACAGCACATCAATGCTATACCAACCATTTGTTTGGAAGCGACGGTAGGATTCGAACCCACGAACTCGTTAGAGCGTACAGGGTTATGAGCCCTGGGAGATGACCTGACTTCTCGACGTCGCAATTGTTCCGTTTACTTCTTTTCGTTTGTAATATCTGGCACAACATCTGCACCAACTTCACCTGTTTCTGATAGTACGTCTGCATTCGCTTGAATGTAAGCAGATTTTGATTTAAGTGCGAAAGATTTAGGTCCGCTGCGTAATCCGGTTGTGTATGCAGAAGCTACCGCGTTTGCATGTGTTGCACCTGCACCATTATCGACAAATGATACAGTTGAATCGGCATCAAACCCATATGATTGTCCAACTTTAATCGCATCTTGCCCTGCAGCCAAGAACATGAATTCCCAACCTTCTTCTTTGCGTTCGTTAATTAATGTATTGACTTTATCGCGCTTCCATTCCTTGCTTGAATTTTCATGACCATCTGTCATCACTACAACGATAGTTTTGCCATCTTCCGCTTTATATTTTAGGTTATCGGATACCACTGTTCCAATCGCATCGAGTAACGCAGTCATGCCGCGTGGATTAAGTTCATATTCAACAGCTTCGTTAATATCTATGCGGTCGCATACAACATTAATGTAGTTATCGAATTCAACGATTGTTAAGTTAGCTTTACCAACTTTTTTCTGTTCTTCGATAAAGGCATTAAGGCCGCCTTGCGCTTCCACTTGCATGGAACCCATTGAACCTGAACGATCAACGATACAAATGATTTCGTCCGTACCGTTGGACGTAATTCCTGCGTCATTTAGTTTATCTTTGATTTTATCTTTTAAAAGTTCATCTAATACTTTTTCATCTGACATTATTAATTTTCTCCTATCTTATATTGATATATTATCATACCTTTATATGTATGTCAATAAAAGATAGGATACCTATAATTAGGTTTAATTGGTGGGCCGCCTTGGACTCGAACCAAGATCTTATGAATTATGAGTTCACAGCATTAACCAGTTATGCTAACGGCCCGCGCGATACTTGGGATATAAATACAACATTATACATATATTACAGGAAAAGTCAAGATGATGATACAGAATGATAAAGATAAAAAATAGGCTCGGGTATTTTAATGCCACAACTACAATATCGGTGGAGACTTGTAATTACTAATAGTGTACCATTGATAGACGAAATAAAACAACTTCTTATAAGCCAAATAACTGCTCTAAAATTTAATTACCATTTACAGATTTTGGAAATGTTAGTAGAACAAAATGGAAATAATTTACACCTACATACCTTGGTTAAACAATTAAGCAAACTATCAAAGATTAATGATTATGATAAAATTTCATTTATTGTTGAACAATTGGATGGTAATGCGGAAGTATTGGGAAGATTTATGTTTAATGGATGTAAGTTATTAGACCATTGTTATGCTTTGGATTATGCAGCCCGTGGAGCTTGTACACACGAACTTAAATTTTCTTTCAAGGAAACGAAAGAAATCTAATTTGGTGGGTTTGACATTTCCGCTCTAATTGCGTGGTGTGAGTGACCCATTATTAATTTAAGGTTGGCGTCCACCGGATTCTTTAATCTGGTTCCTTTTAAGGCAGTTTGCGGTACGATTTAACGTAGTTGCATAAGGGTAACTTTTAAAACAACACCCTCTTCATTTATATACCGCACCATTCACCATTACCAATTACCAGCATCGCGCTAGACCTTAAAAATTGGTACCCCTGACAGGACTCGAACCCGCATTGTTAGGCTTAGAAGGCCGACCGTTATCCAGTTGACTTACAGGGGCATTGTTTGATTGATATACTATAACACTATTTTACAGGTTTTACAACTGTTACAACGCAACTTCCTGTCCATTTTTTTAATTTAGTTTTATAGTATTCAGAATTTGGCTTTTCCGTAAGCTTACTCGTATAGTATTTTAATTTTCTATCACATCTGGCTTGTCTTTCTTTGACTAAGGTCGTTCTCGTTTTAACTTGAACAGCATCTTTCCAGCTGTCATTGACCCAATTACCTGCATTTTCTTGTTGTAGTATGCGCCCAAGATCCCCAGCTATGACAGGAACTGACATCATTAGCAAAAATATAGTTATTATTTTTCCCATTTTTCTTTTGCCTCTTCAAGTTGATCTTTTAATAACTCTAATTGTCTATTTAAGTATATTGGTACGTGTTTCCTCGCTCGCGTAAAGACAGCAATTTCGTCTTGGACGCCAATAATACGAAACTGAATATCATCAATCAAAAAACTACTGATTGCCCTTTCTGTTTTTTTAAGTTCTGTAGTTATCAACACGGCTGATTGTGTTACTGAACCCTTTACTAAATTATCGACTTTATCCCAATAATACTCTGATAACTGTGTCATGGATACGGCAAAAGCTGCCATTGATGCAAATGCACCGATGATTTTCCATACCCATGGTTTGGTCTCCTTAAGTGTTTTTTGCAATCCCATTTACTTATCTCCATATATGTAACCATATTTATGAAGATCGCCAGAATTTTGGAGCGGATACGGGGATTCGAACCCCGAACTTCGACTTGGAAGGACGCTATGTTACCGTTAAACACCATACCCGCTTAATTTGATTATATTTCTTCTAATTCATACATATAACATTCTATCTGAACTTTGCTTTTGTCTAGTTCCACGATAATATATTCACCATCCCGTGAAATGGTTATCCCAATTTTATCATTTTCAAAATCTGGTCCTAGATTACGCAGTACCTTCACAGTTTCATTGATGTTAGGATATCTGTTCATATATGTATATATTCCTAATAATTTGGTGGTGATACAAGGATTTGAACCTTGAACTCAAGCTTATGAGACTTGCGTGTTAGCCATTTACACCATATCACCAAAACTTGTTTTAAGTGTTATCACACCATAATGAACTTTGGTATGACAATTCCCGCATAATACTGCGCATTTTTTAGATTCTTCCATCAATTTATCCCAAGTTAATTCATCGCGTTTTTCAGACAAACTAAATTCTTTTTCGCTTTGAATAAGGTGATGAAATTCTAAACACGGACCAAAATCTTCATTACATACCGAACATTTTAATGTAGATTTGTACTGATTCCATCTTTTTCTACGTTGTTTTTTGCCTGTGCTCGCCTGTTGCTTAACAAAATCTTTATTATTTTTATAATATTTTGCTTGTTCAATCTTCCTGCATTTTTTACATGATTTTTGGTAGCCATCTTTTGTTGCCTTTGATTTGCTAAAGGCTTCAAATGGTTTTTTAATTTTACATTTCCCGCATTTTTTCATTTTAATCTCCAATTAGTATTTATCATTGGAGATTTTATTTGGCAGGTCGTGAGGGATTCGAACCCCCAATATCCTTACGGAAGCTGGTTTTGGAGACCAGTGCGATGCCAGTTACGCGAACGACCCATTAATACTAAATTAACGATGAATAATTAATAAACGTCGAAGAAATAGCTTTTGTTATAACTCTATACTTTTCAGTTTCGTAAACTTCTTTTCCTTTCTGTTCAAACGCCAAGTCTGTTTCCCTGATATGAAATTCATCATAATTTTCTTCATCATCGTTTTCAGTCGTGGCTCTAACTTTATTTGATGATACGTTACCTTTACTATGTGATTTTAATTTAATATGAATATAATCATATCTGTCTGGTTTTGAGATAAAAGGCAAATCTGCCAATTCGCGTTCTTCGCCTGTAGCAATTTCAATAACTTTTAAGATTTCAAGTTTTGGTCCTGCATCTTCACGCACATCAATATTCAAGTCCTGTGTGATTTCTTCAACATCACTACCAAAACGCAAATGTTCTTCAACGATAGATTGAAGCATATCAAAACTGAAAATTCTTGAACGTCGCGACAAATCAACCACATCTCGTGTAACTTCCTTATCAATTCTGAAGTCATTACAATAATCATTTATGCTTTTTTCGTCTAACTTATGATAACGAAAATGATAATAAACACGACTTGGACGATTTAAGATAAACTCATTAATATCAAACTCCCGATTTTCGGATAGGATAATAAGGCGTTTGGTTTTATCAACGCCGTCCATTAAAGATAGTAGTGCTGTCTGTGAAACACTCCCTTCTTCATCGTAGTTTGCACCCGAAGAATACACCTTACCAAACTCATCAAACATTAAACAACATTCGCCGATTGTTTCAATGAATGAAGTAAACTGTGTTCCAGTAAAAGCTTCTTTTATTAAGAGAACTGGCATATCTAAAGTGTTGATCACTTCATTTGCAAGCATAGACATCAACAAACTTTTTCCTGTTCCCTTATCACCAGTTAACAGAATGCCTGTGGATGCAGAACGATCCCTGTACACTGTTAAACATTTGTTAACACGTGATTCAACTGTGCCATAAATTTTTGATGGAACCACTAGTTTGTTTTTAGTGATTTCCAAATAAAATCCCGTAAGTTGATTAAAACGAACAGTATAAACACCTGCAGGTAGTTTATCCAATGCAACTTCTTCGTTCATTTTAAAAACGTGAACGCTTGAACCGTCTATTATGTATTTTACAGTCATGTTATTTCCTATATGTTATCAATACCAAGTTCTACCAACTGTCAAGTGTAATTTCCAATTAGATGGAAATCTAAATTCTTCACGAATCTCTTTTAACATTGGGCAATCGATTTCGACAAACCAATAATGGTCTGGACGATCCCCGCCTGTGGTATCACCGCTTTGACGGACATGATGTTTGTATTTAAACTTAATCTTCTGTCCATCATATTTTTTCCAAAGATGCATAAGCTCTTGAGGTGGTCGTTCACCGCGAATGATTGAAATGTGCGCATCCCAAGAAGGCATACATAGATCAATCCATTTTTCTTTTTTCACCCACCAACGATAGTAGCGTGTGATTTCTCTATCAACTTTAACGATAGCCCACCAGTCAGTTTTACGTTTCATTCCTGGTCGTGGCGGATCGTATTTGATAATACCAGTACCTTCGTGCCACATAATTCACCGTCCGTCTATTACATAATAAAAATCTAAATTTCCTAACTTAGTGGAGCAGTATAGGATTCAAACCTACAAACATTGCGATCAACAATGCACCCCATAACGTGGGGGCGAACTCATCATGACCTACGGCGGTCTTGTTCAGCTACTCCAGTGATTTCCAATAAATCATAAAACGGTTTTATTAATGCGCTACGTATGCGACTTACAATATGTGTTCTAAATACGACTACGCTGCATTTTAAATTTGGACTATATAGTTTATTAATAGCCATCGCGGAATATGGTGCTTTTTTCCCAGGATCATAGCATTTATAACCATCCCACGCTAATGCATGTCCATTTTTACCATTATATAGTAGTATTAGGGCTTTATTAAATTTTGTTGCTAAGGTTAGGGAATTAATATCATCGCGCATGTACGTATCGAATCCAATTTTCACAAGCGTATTACATACTGTTTCCGAATCAATAGTAGAACCTTTGCCTTTACTCGGCTTATACCCGAAATGTTTTTTACAGAAATTTTTTATTTTGCTGTAATCATTGTTATTATTTAACATAAACAATGCTGCGGGTACACAACCGTAACAATTTTTCTGTGGTATCAATTTCATTTTAATATCTGTTTAATTTGGAGCACATGGTCGGATTCGAACCGACGATAAATCTAGTTTTGCAGACTAGCGCCTTCGACCGCTCAGCCACATGTGCATTTATTTTAATTGATTGACAATCATTTGTTTACCGTATCTCCAATGATCACCAGTATTAATATGGTCTTTACGAACAAACTTACCAGTTTTAAACCTAAATTGGCTCATTGGAAATGCATCCGCAACACGAACAACATATCCTTCATGATCATCATACATGGAATCGTTCCATAAGTCAATAATTAAATCTTGGTCAAAGATGCCATCGTAAAGTACCGGAACGTGTTCAATGTCTACATGTAAGATTGCAAACCATTCACGCGTTTCGTCCCATGATAAGCATTCATTCTTTTCATTCCAAATGGAAAAACCATAAAAATAAGAAGAAAGATCTTTATAGGGTATAGAATGTTCCGCATACATATTTTCGCCACATACGCGCCAATCTTCTGGTATTTCAAAATTGAAGTTCGCCCAAAAGTTTTTAACCCACGCACGACTAATATCACCACCACTATCAACAGAACGCGCATGAACATGGTCGCTATACATTGTGGTATTTTCACCATCCAATTTTTCCGTTACGATAACGCGCTGACCATTGAATGCGTCAATATTAGGCATCATTCGGTCATCATCGTGCATACCTTGTGACCATGGTAAATGGTAAGTTCTTGGGTATTTTACGTAGCCCGTGAACAAAGACAGTACACCACCTTTTCCAAGTATTTTCTGAACACTTTCGTCAAAAAACAGTTCACCTTTTAGGCGCTGTGTATTTGGTAACACAATGTTTCCCCACTTGTCGTAGATTTGATCACCGTACAAGTGTGGTGGTATAATTGGTTTTAGTATTCGACACGCTTCACGAACTTCTTCAACCGATATGGTTGTCATTTCACATGCAAGATGATGCTCTCCACAAACGGAAGCACCATTGTTTAAATAATATCCATAGTCAGGCCATAATCTACGCTCTATGATGTGATGCGCATCGACTGCGGGTTCATCACAAAAAACACAAATATGGTTATCGCGTTCAAAAACACCTTCACGGAATTCATCACGCGACAGTAGTTTGTTCATTTTACTTATCCATTTAAAATTTTTTTTCTGGCTTCTAAAATTGCAGAACGACTAAAGGATTCATCCATCGCATACATCAATATTACACGATCTATTTCATCTGCTCCAAGTAGTCCCGAATTTTTGACCACCGTGACAATGGTTGTAATTTGCTTATCCCATTCTGGGGTATTGTCTTCTGGTCCCATTTTAGGTTCCTTTTTTAAATTCTTTTTCGAGATCGTTTAATTGTTCTCTTCTTTCAACTTTTTGTTGAGCCCAAGCGCGAACATAATTAAAATTATTTACAAATTCAACCGGTATACAAAATTCGTCAGTGAACATATCAACAAGAAATATAAAAACAATACTTTTGCCTGATAATTCTTCTTTGTTTAAATAATTAATATAACTAAAATCAAAGTTATCAATTTCAGTTTTAATGTAATCGGGCGTATCAACAACTTCATACTTGCCGTATATGTATCTTAAAAAACGACCATATGTTTCGGGATCGGTTTTTGCCAGCAATTCTGTCATCTCGTTGACTTCGCTATTAAGTTTTTTTTGCGCTACTTGAATTGTTTCAATAAAAGAACCTATTGATTGTCTATACATTCCACCTATCATTTTATATTCTCTTTAATTGTTTGTTAAAAATTGCCCACATGCTGCTTTAACTTCTGAACCAGCTGAAACTTGTACCTTAATATGTGGGTGCACTTCCATTAACCTTTTAATGATGTCTTTAAAATGGTTGCTTTCATGCATATATGTTGATACTTCACAAGTATTATAACGTAGTATGCGTAATTCATAATCATGTAAATTGTAATCATCAATTAACTGAATTAGAGCATCAACTTCTTCATCTGTATCATTATACCCATCTATAAACATATGATGAAAAATAACATTATACTTGTTATTTTCCGAATAGTCAATTAATGCAGGGATAGCTTTGTCCAATGACATCGCCTTTGGAATAAGTACATCCCTTGTTTTTTGTATCGCTGAATGTAATGAATAAAATAATCTAAAAATACTTCTATTAGGATATACCATATCCGTATTACTAAATTCAACATCACGATGAACCAATATATTATTATGCGGATTTATATCATAATATGCTAATCTATCTTCTAGTCGTTTAAATATATCAAACGTTCTTGAAACGTTTGGGATATCTGGCATTACTGTCGATAAATCAATACCATCAAGTCCAGCGGCTAATCCACTGTCCATAATATTGTACAACATAACATCTGATACTTCTGAAACACGTTGTGCATTAACAAATGCATCACCCATTCCCATCCAGCACAATTTAATGTACTTCGTATTAACAAACGGTAGGTCACCATCAACACTTGCAAAGTTTCTTTCAGTTAACGCTTCCCAAATATTGGTGCAGATATCTATACTAGTTAACTTCTTATATTTCATATTTTTAAGTGTTAAGTAACAAAAATTACATTTCATATAACAACCAGCCGAATCTGAAATAAAAACACTATACTTATTACGATCTGTTTCATTCAATTTAAACGTACCATCTTCTGTCACACAAGTATCACAACTTGAAACAGTTTTGATAGCTGTTTCACTATTGTCATCGTGTACAATCTTTGTGACGGTTTTATCGTCTGAAATTAATAGTTTTTTCATAATATTCCTTTGGTGCCCCCAGTCGGATTCGAACCGACACGTAACTAAGGTTTGAGCTTAGCCCCTCTGCCAATTGGGGTACGGGGGCAAAATTGTAGAAATTGGTATGACAGTACGTCCATTGCTCTACCACTGAGCTACTTCTCCGAAAAAGGATTTGGTGGAGAAGGCAGGGATCGAACCTGCGACCGATGGTTTAAAAGTTAGAAGGAAGTCAATACCATAGCTACAAAATTTTTAGTTAGAATCTGGAGTTGCCCATATCGCGTCTTCAAATAAGACAGACATCATATAAGCAACGCCAATTTCTTTGTCTTCGTGTTTAGGTTCAAAAGAACCCATGTGTGCTTTAATACACTTAAGTGCTGCATTAACCTCAACGTCTTTTTTTGGCACAACATCAAGCGATTTAAGGCCGACAAAAAACATATCATTAAATAGTTTTGTCCATTTAGTTCTATCAGATTTTTTAAATTCTTCCGAAAGGTCAGTCGTCTTAGGCAATAGTTTCGTTGTACCAAATGCTACTTCTACATCTGAAACATCTTGATAACCATTGAGAATTTTCTGTTCAAGGTTAGACATTGTGTATTCTCCAATTAATTTATATCAACATCTTAATATAATTTAACCTAAATGTCAAGGAAAAATTTTGGTGCCGAAGGCGGGGCTCGAACCCGCACGACATTTCTGCCACCAGATTCTTAGTCTGGCGAGTCTACCAATTCCTCCACCCCGGCGTTATTTTGTTCTTTTAACCTCTTCTTTATAGTATCATATGCAAAATCTAAAAATACTAAAGATTCAGCGGCACAATAATTAAGATGTTTTTTATAAATTTCTTTTGCTGTCAAATGATCATTATCATATACCCATATTACTAAAGTTACTTGATATAATACGTCAGCTGTTGTTAATGGTGGTTTTAGTGTTGGATTGCGCAGCTCTTGTTCAGCGGATTTAAGTACCCATTCGGTCACGCCTTCTCGTGTTACGCCTGCCAGCCGTTGTCTTGCTATCTTGGCAACGTGTCCCGCACTTAAACTACATTCTTCATATATTACTGTCTTTGTGTTATTGTATAACTTTTCAAGCTCTACAACATTTTCATTCGCGTCAGCAGGTGCGGTTGTACATCCCATTGCAAAAAATGATATAAGAAATAATATTAAAATGTTTTTCATAATTTTTTACCTTTTGGCTGATCTGGAAGGATTTGAACCTTCAACCTTCACATTCAGAGTGTGCTGCGCTGCCAGTTACGCCACAGATCAATAATTTTGGCGGAAGATGGGAGATTCGAACTCCCGTGCCGTTTTACTGACCACCTCATTTCCAATGAGGGACGATTAGCCTCTCTGTCAATCTTCCAAAAATTTGTTTGTTTTATAAGATGTTTCAATGCGTTCCTTTGCGATATTAAAGTACTTATCTTCCAGTTCAATACCAATAAAATTTCTACTTGTATTTAGCGCAGCACATCCCGTACTACCACTTCCCATTGTATTATCAAAAACTGTATCACCTTTATTAGTATATGTCAATATAAGATATTCTAATAAAGCTACTGGTTTTTGAGTGGGATGTAGGCTACTTTTCTGCTTATCCGTAGGGAACACCTGAACACTTCTTGGATATCGTTCAGTAGACCCACCACCGCTGATTCCTTGCTTAGTTTTTCCGTAAATTTCACCATCAGATTGATGTTTAGTATAACTATTCACTGGCTTGTGCCCAGTAGTCATTTGTGGGTTATAAGTAGGCAATTTGTCATAAAAGACCAATATATTTTCATGGGCTTTCATCGGCATCTTCTTAGCGTTTAGATGACCAGTAGATGTTGTTTTTTCCCATATCCATTCGTACCGAAGCATTTTAAGGTTACTAGAACCTAAAACTTTATCAAATGGTGTTTGTGCGAATAGAACAATAGGACTGTTAGGTTTTGTAACCCTTTTATACTGTTCCCACAGTTCTTCAAGGTTTATTGTAGAATCCCATGAACAGTTAGTTGTTCCATATGGGAGATCGCAAAGAATCATATCAACGGATTTATCAGGTATATGAATTTTCATTGCTGATATGCAATCGCCGTGCAATAGTGTAGGATTTTTCATTAAATGAGTTTAACATAACACAAATGAAAAATCAAGAATAGGAATTGTAGAAATCGTAAAGACTAAAACCGGATTGCTTTGCAAGCAATCTTGGTATCGAACCAAGAATAGAAGGAAGTCTATTACATAGCTACAATTTGGCGGAAGCTGAGAGGATCGAACTCTCACGTCATGTCACCATGACCATTTGTTTTCAAGACAACGCCCGTCGCCAGCCGTCGGGTGGAGCTTCCAATTATTTTATATTATTTACCTGCCATAGATCTGGCATCGTAATCTATTTCAGCGCGCATCTCAGGATCTTGGTCAATTTGCGATGAAAGCATCTTTTCAATACGACGAATATTAGCGCGAATACGGTTCATGTTACCCATAACACGGCTTCTGTTTGTAGTACGAGCTGGACTATCTGCTAATTTATTAACTAAACCTAGACCGCGTTTTGCCGCTTCCATTTGCTGCATTACAGTATCCATTGCCGCCATAACATCATCCATGGTATTTCCACCTTCAACTTTTCCAGGTGCTGGCATTTGTCCATCCTGCATGTCGTTAGCCATCGGTGCAGGTTGGTCTTCGCCTGCTAAACGATCAGACGCAGCATCCATTGGCGCTTCTAAAATCATTTTCATTTGATTAATGACACTATCTAATTCTTCAACCAGTGCGATATATTCTGCTTCTAATTCTTCGTCAACTTCGACACTTTTAACGTGTTCTAATAACATTGTATATTCTCCATACATTACAATTTGTAAAGTATTTATCAGTGTTATAATATTTGGTACCCCCATCAGGAATCGAACCCGGATCTCAACGTTCGAAGCGTTGTATGTTATCCGTTACACCATAGGGGCATTGAATAAATTGCTATAGTTTATCCAGCATTTGTCAGCACTTATATAGGCAGCTTACCTAAAGGCACGTTTTACGGATGGTAGTACTAAATCATCCATTGCTGGCGCAACGATGGCGTAAAGGGCTTTCACGACTACTATAGCAAAATTGGAGGAAGCGGTGGGATTCGAACCCACGTGCCACGTTAAGTGACCCATTCCTTAGCAGGGAAGGACGATTAGCCTCTCTGTCACGCTTCCAATATTATTTTTTGTATCTATTCTTTCTTCCATTTCCATTGTTTAAAGAACCGTACGTAGGGGTTAAACTATGACATGATGCGCAAATTAATGTCAAATTATCCTCTACGTTGTTTTCACTATTACCATCAACATGATCAATTTGCAATGGTATCTTTCCTGTATATTGATTTACTTTACACCAACCACATTCTGCACATTTATTATCGTATTTCTTAAATAAGTATCTTCTTATATGTGTAGAAACACCACCATTAATTCCTATTATACCATTTTCTAAACCTTCTTTCCAATTACCAATATATTCAACATAACGATAATCAGTCCTACATTTCACAGAACAATATTTTTTACCGTTCCGTTTTTCTTCTATTTCTTTACCACAATAGTGACAATTAATATTTTTAGGTGATACACCATGTCGCCTTACACCTTTATTATTAAAACTTGCAGAGCAAGAATGACCACAGAATTTATTCCTACGTTTTTCGTACGATATAGGTTTACTGCATTCCTTGCATATTTTAGGTGACAATCTATATTCTTCTATACCCATTAACATTATCCTTTTGAACTGTTATAGGTATTTATAGTTGTTTGTACTAAAAGTTCAATTAACCATTGGAGCGGATATCGGAACTCGAATCCGAAATTATAACTTGGCAAGCTATCGTGTTACCGATTGACACTATACCCGCATTATTTTAATAAAAATCTGTTTCTTTTGTTCCAGTCTGAACGTATTGATTAGATGATTGTCCACACGTTTCTTCTGCTTGTTCCCTCGCTTCTTCACCTTCTGGTGATTGTTCCCATGCAGATTCTGTGGTAGTGTGTTTATTAAGAAGCCTAACGAATTCTTGAATACCTGTGATTGTTGTCATGGTATTACCACCACTGGTTATTACATCTTGTAATTTATCAAGGCGTTCTCGTAATTTATCATCTGTGGAAATATAGATAGTTTCTTGATCGGCGCGTTGAAGTAGTTTATTTAAGAATTCTTCTTCTTTTTGGAAATTAACGTCACTGTGTTTTGCGGTTACGTCTTGTATCATTTCCAAAAAATCTTCGTAATCCATACCAATTACACCAGTAATATCTTCATATTTTTCATGAAATAGGTCTTTCATGGTTGTGTATGTACAATCTTCATCTTGTTCATTAAGGATATCACTAATCTTCATATATTTCTCCAATACTTTGTAGTATTTATACTGATTGGATATTAACGGCGAATACTTCCACCGTCAGAAGTGTGGTGCCCGTGTTCAAAGAAGTATTTATTACGTTTTCTGAACTTTCCGTTTACCCAAAATCCCCACTTTCTGCGTTCCCTACCAGTAATAAGAAACGTCCAGCAGTGTTTGCTAAGCAATTGGACACAATGTTGGTGTTCAGCAGTACGATAGGCTATTTTTCCAGCTGACATTATTTCATCACCATCTGGTGATTTATCCATATAGGAACCGTGTAGTACGAATGTCATAAAAGACCAAGCATGGTCATGGGGGTGGCGTAGGTCGTCAGAACCTGTCCAGTGATGCAATCTAAAGGATATGAATCCTAAATCAAGAACCCATCGCGTAAGATATGGTTCTTCAGGTATTCCAAGTTTTTCGTTCTAAGTGAATTTCATGATTCGTCCTTCATTTCATTGATTACTAAAAGCGTTGCTGTCTTTAATTCCGTTAATGATTCGGTTGCATTTATCCATTCATCGTCTGTTTCGGGACGAATATACCAGAATTGATTTAATTCTGCAACTAAAATATTTACTTGTAATGTTTCTTTATCGTCACTTAAGGTGATTGAATGATTTACGCCTTCCTCGGTAGGAAACATTTCATGTGCCTTTGTTAAGAAATCATGTAAAGTTTCGATATTTGGCATAATATATTCCTATGTTGATTGGAAAGCACTTTCGGTGTGCGGTTAGTGTTTATCGTGAGTACTAAGTAACGGTGAATGTAAGCTTTCTAAGAACTTACGTTCAGTACGAAGTACAATGACGGGCAACTAACTCACAAGCAAGGCTGTCTAAACAGATCATTAGGTACGTCTACCCTACCATTCATCCCTACACGTTGCAACAGGCTTCAGCCCGAACACCGAAAATACTCTCATTATTGGCGCAAGTTAGCTATAGTGCATACACTACCTATTAACGAACATCTCTATTCGAAACCTGCATTTAAATTGGTCCGCTGGAGGGGAATCAAACCAAGATTTCTTCTCGGGGTTGCCGTTCTATAGTTAACGACCCCTACGTCCACCCACCTGTCTACGTTAAGTTTTGCACCAAAACGTCGTTCTATCATTGAACTACCAGCGGTTAATATGTATACTATACGGTAACTTTAACCTAATGTCAAGCACTTTTTACTAATCTATATAACTTTTTATGTTGTCTTTTAAGTATTCTTGTAAGAAGCACGTAACAATAAGCTTCGCTTCGTCTTATATTAGAATCTTCACCATACCCATAACCATCATATTGTATTTCTATTCTGGTCGTGTTCCAGTGTTGCATGATTTCTGATAATTGATTAATGTAATTATATGCATTTAATAAGGATTCAACTTTACGTAATTCTTTGCCCAAAATTGAACCGATTGTAAAGCCGTCAAGTGTTGTAAAATCAAACGTACCCATTATATCATTATATTGTAGTTCGCTATGAGGCACAGATGTTTGTAGTCTGAATTTAACAGCTTCTGTTTTTATATCCGTAATGAAGTCTTCTAATAGTTGGTTCATATGGATATTTATATTAAAAATCTACTTAGTGATGGGGTTCGAACCCATAATGGGAAATTATGTTTGGCTATTATTCCCAAGGTGGATTTAACCATGAGCCAAGAACATGCTATTATCATTCACACGCCCATCCGTATAGGCTTAAGCCACACCCCTGTATACCACTTCCAGCACACTAGATAGATTTATTTGGTACGCCCGGTGGGAGTCGAACCCACAAAAGTCTACGGTCTAAACGTAGTAGCTGTGCCAATTTACATTAACCACAGGCGCATTGTATTCATTCGTAACGTTCAGTACTTTAGCTTCGTTACGACAAGGACACAGTAACCGTTGCCGCTGTACTACGGTTACATGTTTGGAGCCGGTACGTAGATTCATACGTAGATCATCCGGCATTGTATTGGCGGGGCAGACGGGACTTGAACCCGCAACATCTTGATCGACAATCAAGCGAACTACCAATTGTTCTACCACCCCAGAATTGTGCCACACATTTATCAGACCAACGAGTTGTGTTGGTCACCTGTTCAAGACAGGCGGTTTGCAGCCACCAAAAACCTAAACCAGAACAGACACCCCATCTGTCTTCGTCCACGGGTGATGGACTATAGCAATTACTACCACTTCGGGCAGCAGTAATCTACTGTTTAGAGAATTTTTTAAAATGTTATCCAATGATAGGGATATTGTTTTACGAATAAACGTAAAATCTTTTTCTCAAGTTTCAATAATGGTAGTGTGCCTAATGTTACAATTGTATCATCTTTTTTCTTAAAATGGAATAGCATATTCATACCTCTACTTTTTCAAGTGGCATAACCGTTCCATGTGGAGCACCATCATCATAATGACATTCAGTATCAGGATATGTTTGACCGAATTTAAAACGCATGTAGTCAAACGTTTCGCCGTTCCACGTACCTATCGTAAAGTTGCGAGCTTCACAACGATACTCTGCACCAACTTCAAGTTGATCTTTCGGAATATATTTAGTATTTTCATCGTACATCACGATCACCAGTTAGTTAAGTTAAAAGAAATTGGTACCCCACCTCGGAGTCGAACCGAGAGAACACTACGTTTTAAGCGTAGCCGCTTTGCCAATTAGCGTAGCAGGGCATAACGACCATGTTTCCATGGTCGCAATAGTTAAACTATTGTTAACGATGTACCACAGTCGGTACAAAATTTAGATGTTGCTTTATTTGTACGTCCACACGTAGTGCATTTTGATTTTGCCTTGACTGTAACAGGTTTGATAACTTGTTGGTTATCTTCTGTCTGTCCAAGCATTTGTAACACAATAACATGAGTTTTGGCTTCTGTTGCAAACCACACACCGTCTGTGAACTCCTGATCCGAAACAGACCCTGGAACAGTAAGACCTGCATCGTTTGTAAGAGAAAGAGTATGACTAGCATCGTTTGTTATATTACCAGTTGTGGTAATATCCGCCGAATAATTTACATTACTTCCAATATTATTAGAAGCGTATGGAATATTGTGGTTTTGAACGATACCACGCATATTATTATATCCATCATATTGAGATGGGAATGGGCTTAATACTTTTTCGAAGTTAAATTCAATACGAATTAGTCCATCTTCAACACCAACGCCGCGATGTTGTTCAATAGCATTTGTTCGTTCAATAAATTTAAAACGATTGCCACTCGTAAGATTGTAATTTTTAAGATATCGTTCAAGTTCAACATCGCGATTTGGTTCAATGATAAATTTTGTACCATCGCCAATATCTTCCCCATCAATTTCTATTTTGATGAGTGCACGAACACTATTAAGGTTTTTGATTAGAACTGAATATTCGCTTCCGAATGGAACGTAGACGGTCTCTCCGAATTCACGTAGAACCTTCCCTGCAGATTTTAGAGCTACTGCGAGCTTATTATTATACATCATGATTACTCCAATTGTACGGCGTACAGACTAAACACCTTATTATTATTAAAGTCTGTTAAGATGAAATTTTAGTCCTTATGACAAAATTCCGAAAATCATTTTACTTTATTTATACTTTCATTTTTATCTATTACTATAGACAATCTCGGTTCAGCTAATCCTGTACCGTATACCCAATGGGTATTTTCATGGTGTCTTATTCCATACGAACCTAATTCTATATTATTTGATTTAATATCGTAGCTTTCATCACTACGTGCATCATTAGTCTTTATGACTGCCGTAGGTACGTGCAGCGAAAAGAAATTGTTTGCATCATAAATCATTGTTTCTAAACTATTAGACCATTTCCACCATTCACTTGTGACGTGGATTAGTTCCAACTTCATAAAATACTTTTGATGAGTGTCATCTTCATCGTCGTCACGAAAACACGGCGTAATCGCGCAATATTTTCCAGCCGTTAGTTTGCCAGTTTTCATTAGATGTAAAAAGGATTGTTCCGCACTTCCAACCAAATGTTTATCAAGATACTTACTATTCTCAAGATTAATATTTTGGCGTGCAGTTATCCTTATCACATCTTCTGGCACTGTCCAAGGTACATCAATTAATTTGTAACCGTTGTCTTGGTAGTATTCAACCGCATCGGCGATTAACAAATAGTCAATCACTCACGCGGCCAGCTGATAGCGGGTTCTTTGTGTCCACAGCATTTACATGTTGATGTACCTGCGGCGTTATCACTATCAAAGTACAGGAAGTGTCCAAATACCTTACAAAGTAGTTTCATTGTCTTCCCCCGTCACTAAATGCCCGTTTCGTGGCTTCGGACATTATTTCTAAATCTTTCATAGTTATTTCTGGAAAATATTTTTTCAAGTAACCATCAAGTGCACCATAGACATCTGACAATTCGCACATTGCCATTATCATGTTGTCTTGCTCAAGGGCTTCTTTTAATTCATCCAGTTCTTCTTCTATCTTAGAAATTTCACCGTATTCACCCTTTTTGATTTCTCTTAAATGATATCCCATGGTTTACTTCCTATCAAAATGGCCTATGCTATGTAGAAATCTCCTAACAGGTTCTTCGGCTTTTTCCCATTTGTCAGTGCCATACCGCCAAGCAAGTTCCCAATGGTAGCAATCAAGATCTTCTTTACCATTTTTCCAAGGCTTATTAAAAACCCTTTGGAATTCTTCTTTCATGGCGACGTATTCATTGCACCAACAAACTGAACCACGTCCACAACCGAGACCGTCACAACTTCCATTTACTATTGCCGGAAAATTGTTTTCTTCGTTCATTTTATTTGTCCTCGTTTGGTGCGGGTGGTGGGAGTCGAACCCACATGACCTTTCAGTCGTCGCATTTTAAGTGCGGTGCATATACCAATTTCGCCACACCCGCAAAATAATTAATCAAGCGGCAATTTGAGTAGACCTTTGCTCTTATCACTGGGACGGTCAGGCAGGGACTTGATTATTTTATTAAACTGTTACACCACGTGTAGCTAAAACGGTACGGGCATTTTGATGCCAACGTCCCTTGCCAGCTGTTTCAAGCACAGTTTTAAGATCTTCCGTTGACATTGTAACTGCAGAAGTACCACTTTTACGTGTACCAATGCGGAATTTATGTGGAAGATTTGTACGGATAATACGATTATCCACTTTTCTAGCTCTTACTCGTTTTGGCATTTTCTTAGCCCTTTTGTTGGTTGATAAAAAATATATTATATAACCTATTAAAACAAAAGTCAATAGGTTATTACCAATAATTCCAATTGGCATCCTTTTTGAAAAGGATGAATACGGGTTCTTCATTGTTGCTACGAACAGCGTGGTTAAGAATAGCATTATTCTTAGCACGGAAAGTACGGTTTAAACACTGACGAAAATCTTTAGGAGCGTTAAATTCATATTTGTCAGAATGGTAATCTGCCAAACGTTTTTTGCGTTCCACGGTATAGTCAATATTTACAGCTTGGGCTTCATGTTCGTAATAGTTATACCAATCATCTACAAACCAATACTCTTCCCAACGTTCATTTTTTCTACGGATAGTTCTTGACATACATTTCTCCTTTGTGGGATGTATGATCGACTATCGTAGTTTAAGTAATGCTTCATAAGATTTCTCCTAGCTTTTGTTTCGTAACCTTGGCTTTGATTCTAATTGCCCAACAGTTGTATTTAATATTATAATATATTGAATTAATACTCTTGTCAAGTTTCTCACATATTGGGATAAGTTTTTCTTTAGTATCACAAATTACGTAATGATTCCCACCTAAACCTATTTTCAATTCAGGGGTTTTGAATGATAATGTTACTAATGAAACCATGGTATTATCCCTCTTATTTGGCGGACCGCCAGGGATTCGAACCCCGCACGCTGTAGTTTGGAGCCACGGCTGCTTACCCGTGAGCGCGATCCATTGTTTGGTACCGACGGCGGGGTTCGAACCTGCATGTGTCCAGTTAACCTTTCAACACGTTCGTAGCGTGAGGGTATACGACGGCATTACTTTCTAAGCAAATATTATTTTGTAACATAATAAAAAATTATTTATTGTGTTAAAATTGGTGCACCCGATAGGATTCGAACCTATGTCTCCGGATCTTCAATCCAGCGCTAATCCATCTCAGCTACAAGTGCATATATTAAAATATTATTTTTCTACCCTTAGTCCATCCTTCTAACAGGTAACATTCCATTTCCTCTTTTTTAATCTTGATTGATTTCTTTTTAGATAGTGAATAGATCCAACAAGTCCCATACTGTGAATTCTTTTTACCGATTTGATGGTTGTTGGTTTTATGCGTTGCTCGCATTTTCTTTTTTGCTTTACCTGAGTGTTTTCTCCCTGTCCAGTCTGGCGGTTGTACAACGTTCCGTCCATTCGCATAAGCTTTTTTTCCTGCTGCGCTTATATTCTTGGATTTATTTTCTAACCATATCGGATCATTTTTTCTTAACCATTTTAATTTTTCAACGGCGGATTTATTATAACCACCCACCCCACCTATTGTTATATTCATGCACAGTGAGTCATGTAGTAAATCTTCATTTATGATATCAGATTCCTTTTCTTTAAGTGTTTTCCTGTCAGGTAAAAATTCTAATATTTCGGTTTTGTGATTTTCTTTCCCATGTTTATTCACAGAATACCATAAACGTTTCCCAGATCCAATATACCCGTCGTCTAAGTCATTAGTTGAATGCATTCCGATATAATATTTGTTGTTTATTATATTGGTCGTTTTATAGATATAATGATATTTCTTTTCTTTTCTTGGCATCTTTGCTCCCCTTTGATCTATTTATCAAGAGGAACAAAAGTTCAATACAAACCAACGGGGATTGAACCATCATTGTTGTAATTATAATTTGGGGTGACATTACGGTCTTGAACCGAAATCTTTCTCCTTCACAGGGAGGGGCTTTACTTTAAGCTAATATCACCATTGAAATCGTGCGACTTATGTAGATTACTACGGCGCGTCGTTTAAATTAATTAACTATGGGCGTCAACTCCACAGCCCAAGACAGTAATCGTATTACTTGTCCGAGGCAGTCGCATAGGTTTTATTGGGTTATGAGTCCGTATTATCCTACTTGATGCTACACTTGTGTGCTTAGTTAATTAAAAATTTGGCGACCATGAAGGGAATCGAACCCTCATTGGGCTGATAGACAATCAGCTGCATTACCAGTCTGCTACATGGCCATTGTTTTATTTTTGTGGATAACATTCACAGTTAGGACCACATGATTTACCTTCAGGTACGTTACCTGATTCATAATCTTCAATACTATATCTTTCAACGTCATCCGTATACGGTTTCGTTTTTATTTCACCCGATTTAATCTTGTTAAGAAAACCGAATGTATCATTTGCGATTTCTTGCGCAGTTTTACCTTCGCGGAAATCTTCAAGTAATCCAGCATAATCAAATGTAACATGTACATTCCCACCAGACTGTTCTTTAATTTCTACTAAAACTTCATTAATGAAACTAAGTTCTTCTTTTGTATATCCATCACCGAATAATAAATCAAACATTTTTACACCTCTATCTTTTATCTTTTATAAATGGTGTCACGAACGAGACTCGAACTCGCATCTCTCAGGTTGAAAGCCTGATGTTCTATTCCAGTTAAACTACCGTGACATAATTTTGTATTCCAGACGGGAGTTGAACCCGCTAATTGCTTGCGCAAAGCCAGCTTGAAAGGCTGGTGACCCACCGTTAGTCATCTGGAATATTTTTTTGGCGACTGCGCGAGGATTTTGGCCTCCGTTATTTACCAAAGTGGTCATGACGCACTTTCGCTGTCCATTGTTTGGTGCGCCAAGGGGGACTCGAACCCTATCTTACCGTCCAAGATGATCAAGTCATATTCAGTAAGCCATCTCCCACATTCGTTAGTGGAGTTCTGCCAATTAAACTACCGGCGCATTATTTAATTTGGTGCAGCGAGGTGGAGTTGAACCACCACAGCCAGAGGCACTTGATTTACAGTCAAGAGGGTTCACCAATACCCAGCCGCTACATTATTTTATTTTGTTTGGCAGCCCTATCAGGATTCGAACCTGAAATGCGACATTCAAAGTGTCGTGTGTTAGCCAATTACACCATAGGGCTATATTGTTTGGTCCGTGCGACTGGATTTGAACCAGCATATTCCCGGCTCCAGACCGGGACGATTACCAAGTTTTCGTTACACACGGATAATATGGGCAGTTGGATTTCATACCAACAATTTCTTTCGTAGAGAAACGCTGTCCTATGAAGGTTTAGACTATACCCATTATTTTTAATTTGGTCGGGAATGTAGGATTCGAACCTACGGCCCCTCCGCCCCAAACGGAGTGCTCTGACCAGACTGAGCTAATTCCCGAAATATTATTACTAAAAATTATACATACTTTTCCTATCTTTTCAGGGACCGGTTTTACGGTTCAATTACCCTCTTGGCTGGCACCATTCCGACACTACCGGTAGGTGAGTTCCGTTATATGGTTCGGGGGGAATTTCAACCCCTGCGAATGATCATATAACCCGATTTTCTTGAAACTAACCTGTATCTAAGTGTTCTTCAGGTTAATCTTGCATTTCTAACCACTTTTCACAACATATACTTGTTTTTCATGGTTTTTAAAATTTTAACACTTTCTAAAACATTTGTCAAGCATTTTTTTAACTTTTTTAAAACTTTTTACTTCTTATAACGAAAAAAGGCTGAATCCTTTCGGGTTCAGCCTTTTGTGTTTTCTTTTTGGTATCTACTTTTACATTATCTTAGTAGATCCCGTCACAAAAGGCTGCGTGTGTTCATAGCTGCGCGGATCGAGTTGAAACGAGCCTAGACGCAATGATCCCATTCCACATAATATGGATTGTTGGTGCCATTGATGTTGTATAGATGAATGTCTCATTACTTTACCTTTTATGTGCCTTGCGGCGTTAATTTCAATGTATCTTACTACTATATATAACCGATGTCAATAAAAACTTTTCGGTTTGCTTTAAATCTCTCAAGTCAGTACTATATACCAACCTGAAATGGATGTCAACACTTTTCTAAGAAATTTATTATAATTTTCCTATATTGTTCCTGACAATCGCCATGGTGGATAAACTTGGCGTACTGTGTCATTAGCGATATGAATTCTTCCTTGGTGTCTGGGTGTTGCATTTTGTCACCATATACTAACATAGTTTTTGGTGCGTATACAATAGGCGTATCTTCATTATTCATATCTTTACTACCAACAAGAATAGTATCACCTAATCCCCACAGACTGCAATAGACAGTAACTTCTTTGTTGTTAATAGTTAACTGTCCTACATGCATAAGGTCACCCATAGTTCCATGAGGTTCACCACCCTGTTTATATTTGGTGTGCTTGTCGGATTGTAATATTGCAAGTATTAATGCTGGTACGACAATCCAATTTGCATGTGCATCTATCACAGCGGCTGTTATCGCATCAGTTACACCTCGTGTGTCTTCAAATCCTTTTACATCAATATTTATTTCTGTAGCGTACTGGCCAATAAGGTGTAAGAATACGGCTACTATTTCTATTTCTATTTCAGTGGAACACGCATAATTTATTTCGCATTCAAGATCTAATCCAGATTGCGTTTCAAGTTCTTTATCGCTTGGTCTACATGGATAACCACATTGAAGTGGTCTTGTATCAACTTCCACTTCATATTCAAGTCCACTAGATTTAATGGTTGGAATTTCTTCGCTCGTGATTGGCTGTATACCAATGATATTACCAAGGGGAAAACGGCTTAGTATACGTCGTACTATAACAGCAGCATTGTCCATGACGTTTTTATTTTCTTTGTTTTTATCGGTAAAATGATATTGAAGTTGATTTTTTAAAATAGTTTCTTTGATATTATTATGGTCATTTATATCTTCCATTAATACATCAAGTGTTTCTTTGTACATTATATTATCCTTTATAGTTTATTTTTATTTATTATTAGGATTTTTTCGGTTTTTATCATCCTTGATTTTCTTCAAACGATACCCGTTACGACTCGTATGTGGTATGCTTCTTGGTTTTTCAAAAGACACGCCTTGGTAATCTTTTTTCTTTTTAGACCATTTACCGTAAGTTTCTTTACAATCATTACAGGCAGCAACGATTTCTTCATTCTCTTCATCGTAATATGCGTTTGCGTCAGGAAAGCGAGTTTTAATATCCGCAACCCAATTTTCATAATTGTTATACCATAGAGTCTTCTTGGCTCTAGACTTTGGAGTCTTTGGTACTGGTTTATAATATTTGTTCTTGTATTCAAGAAGATCCATTACTTTCATGTTTTTTCCAGTGCAGTAAGCATTATTGTCATTGGTTTTTTTATTTCATCGAATTTAACACTAGCCGATGAAGAATTAATATTTATAATTTTTCCGCGCAAGTCAGCATATTTAGAATTTATATCTTTAACTTTAACGTTATCACCATACTGTAATATTGATTCAGAAATGTCAGATAATTTCATACTTGTGTTTTACCGTTGACGATCAGGGTTTCCCATCTCGCCCTGTCGCATAGAATAGTCAGTATAATCTTCATATTTTGTTACGCCAACAAAATCAGGATACTCTATTTCAAGATCATATTGATCATCAATTTCATCATGTAATGCCATATATGCATCTTTATCATTTTTCACAATATCGGCGAAGCGCTCTGCAGAAATACCTTTTTGGTATATACCATAGAGTATATAATCACTAATATCACTTTTGCCGATGAGTCGGTTTATTGCAACCGAATAATTATTGAATGACATATTATTTTCATTTAATATTTCAATTATTTTCATTTAATAATGACCTTGTTGATTTTTCCATTCTGTTGCATCGTCGGAATCTTTCCAGTTATCAAATTCTTCGGCAGCATCAACAAGTTCTTTTGTTAAGGAATATAATTTATTAAATTGTATTAAAGGGGTATCATTAGAATCCTGTAACTGTTCAAATTTCTTATATAGATTATTAAATTCATCATTGTCAAGATAAGCACCGGGATGAAGTTTTTCCTGCCATGTTTGCAACATCTCATCACCCTGTTGGTTAAGTTTAGTACTTTTCTTAACCGCCACTGCAACAATTTTCTTAACAAGTTCAGGATCAAACTCGTCCATTGAAGTTCTGTCGTTATTGAACTCATGGGACATTTTATCGTTTATTTGTTCTTCTTCTTCTGCTCTTCGTCTTACTTCACGGCGTTTGGCAAGGTAAGGATCGTGGGTCGGTAAAAATTCATTAAGTAACATAGTAATTCCTCAATTATGCTGGTACGCTATCGTCGTACATTATTAACCAAGCAGCAACACCATGATTGAAATAAATATCATTTACTGTGCTCGCTCCCCTTGTTGGTTTATTTGGTACAGTACGAAGTTTTCCAATAAGCAATGACGTGTATGTTTGATATCCATCACGGAAATTTAAATCAAAAACATCTTCAATAGTAGAAACACCGACACGCTTTTCTTTCAATCCTACGTATCCTATTGTTGCTTTGAAAAGAGATCCACCTGCAATTTTTATTACTTGCCCGGCACCCGTTGCAACTGTTGTAATCTCAATGTTACCATTAAAGATATTTGCAATCAATGTACTTGCTACCTCGGGAGAGCCTGTTACAGGAAATACGGCATTGATAGCGGCTACTAAATTAGTAAACGTATCACCATTAGTTCCATTTATGGTGTAAGTTGTTGTAGTATCATTTAGTGTAATTAGGAAAGTATAGTCTACGCCTGCGGTTAATCCTGTCGCATCGCCACCACTAACTGATTCATTATAATCAACCGTATGGTATCCGGCGCTTGCTACAAAACCTGTTACAGCCGTGGTTTCTGTTAGGGTAGGCGAACCTACTGTACGGTTGGCATATCCCATGATCAAGTCATGTACGCGCTGTCTGTCGTAACTATCAAGGAAATCCCATCTAATGTTTCGTTTGTCGCCCGTAACCGCAGGTGAACCTGAGTTATCTGCCAATAAAACAGCAGGGAACTGTTGTTCGTCCCAATAGAAGTATTCGTTAGTTAAGTAATCTGGATTTGGTAATGGCATTTATTTCTCCTAAAATTATTTCAATGTATTACGTGGGCCGGTGATTGGATACTGTTTACCGACTTCACTCATGTAGCTTTTCAAGGAACGGGTTTCGCCACCATTGGTTAAGAATTTCCAAACATTGGTTGGGATTTTGTGAAGCATTGGTCCCATTAATGTTTGTGCAAATATCTGTGCTTGTTTAATATCATAGCGGGTGCCTTTCTCAAGGTGACCAAGAAGGTCTTCAAATGCGCGCGCTAAATCTTTGTAGAAATAACTAGCATCCTTATCGCGTACATCGAGTTTATCTGCTTCTTTTCTTGCGCTTTCTATTTCAGTGCGAAGAGCCTGTTTAATACCATTTGGTACTTTTACTACTGTACTAAGATCATCGCCTGATTTATCTTGTTTAGAATTATCTTGCTGATCCATAGTTTTTAATTGTGTAGGACTTTCGTTTTTCAATTTTTCTTCTTCCTCATCCCAAACCTGTTCATCGTTGGTAGTTCCATCGGCGACATTGATAGGTTTTTTCTTATCCTCATGTCCGTCATATTGCACACCATAATAATGCATAGCTTCTTCAAGTCTAGTATCCATTATTTCAGTAAGTGCAGCCAGTGCGTTTTCGCGTATCATCGCATCAGGATTTGCTAATTTCAATGCAGCAACTGCAACATTTAATTGGTCGCGTTGAATGTCCGACAAACTGTTGATGAAATCACCAATATCTTCATCTTCTTGCATTTCGCATTCTTCTTGGCCTGCTTCTAATTCAGCATATGTTTCTTCTTCCTCTTCCTTGCGTTTAGTCTTCTTGCCTTCGCCATCAAATTTTCGCAAATCGGAAGTGATCATTTCAAGATAGGATTCCATTCCATCATCGCCACCAGTATCTAGTAAATCTTCTAATTCACCAATAAATCGTGGGACATCACCAGAAAAGTCGGTTGCAGGGATTTTCTCAAGGGCAGCTACTGCAGCTTGAATATGTTTAACAGCTTGTTCTACGCCACGTTTTTTAGCTTTTAACGATTTACCATCGACTTGCTTTAGGTCTGTTTTACGTCGCGGGGTTTCGCGGGCTTCGGTAACTACTACCTTTTCTGTAACTTCAATGCTTGGATCGATAGGGATACCAGCATTAAGACGTAGTTTATTCAGTTGTTTCATTGGTGAACTCCATGATTATTCATATATGTGTATTGTATTTATACATGTTTACCATGAAGTGACAAAAATGCCCCGTACAGGACGGGGCATTTATTTAATTAAAAAATTGCTAATTTAGGCAAAGATTAAGAAAAGTCCAACGACGCCATCCAATTACACAATTTTAACCTAAATGTCAACCCCAATATCCATATATTAGTGGCCGTAATTGGTAGATATATTTGTCATCTGTGAATATTTTAAGGTATTTTATCAATTCTACCAGTTCAGCAGGGATGATAGGAACGATGTAGGCATCCAATTCTTCTTTAGTAGCTACGCCAACCGATTTTAGCATCAATTCAGGAGATTTCATCTGTTTGAGACCTAAATTACGTATAGTATTATGCGCTTGATATTGCATGTTAGTCAAACGAGTAGGTGGTATTGTCTTAATATTGATATATGCTTCCCAAGGCCATAATGGACGATCTATTTTTATTACGCTTTCTGCGATTCCGCCATCTTTTGAATGGTTAGCTGGATCGTAATAATCTATCATATCGTCGTATCTTGTCCAATTTTTAATAGACGTTGGTGGTATAAAAAGTATCACTTCTGGATTACCGAATTCCATATCATAAACGACAGAATGGTAAAGTTCTGTCATCATCGGTTCAATTTGGCGTTTCAATAATAGTAAATCAAACTGATCAAAATCCTCATTACCCAATTCTTCAATTCTACTATTAATATATTCGGTGAATCCATTGCGAGTAAAAGCATTTTCACCCTCGAACATGTAGCCATTTGGATTAAAACGCGGATCGTTTTTTAAACTCCAACTATCTTCGTCTGCTATAACATCAGTCAAACCATATCCAATCGCCTTGTGAATTCTAATTCCCATTACTATTCCTCTAGATCTGAAAGGTCAGATAAGGCTTCTTTTGTTATCATGACCTTCATTTTCTTTTTCATTTTAACAACATTTGGAGGCGTCTTTTTTATTTCAATAAGGGCGTCTTCGAGAGCTTTTTTAAATTCTTTCAATTTTTCATCTTTATATGTGATAATTTCATTAACATCGCCACGTATATTTTCACAATCTTCGACAAAATTTTCAAAAGTAATTTTTTTAAGAACGTCCATAGAACCAAAAACGTAATTCAATGATGGGTCATTTTCATTTTCAGTGACATCGATAACAAAAACACTATCCCATTCGTTTTGTTTTTCTGCGTGTAAATTATTCAACCAATTATTACTAAATTCGTGTATTTGTTCGTGCCAGCCTTCTAATCCATTGGCATCTAAACGTTTATCCCACTGATAACCACCAAGTGACATCTTTCCATCATTTTCACCAGAAACATATTCATATGGTATTTCTTCAGCCATCCAATCAAGTGCAAATTCTTCCAAGCCCCAAAATAACCACATTTCCATACTAAAAAGATTTAAATAATGAAATTTTTCATCAACGAAGGCGCGCGCCCAACTATTAAATCTGTTGTATAATTCATCAGCCTTATAGTCAACAAAGAAATCATCGTCAACTAAAGCAGACTCTTGGTATTCGTGGTAGTACTCATTATATTCATATAAATTCTTATATGATAGAATCTTTTCGTTCCAATCAAATTCATTCAACATGAAACTATTCTTACCAATTCCATGATACGGAAGTACTGTTGTGTTATATTGAAGAATTAGACTCTCCGAATCATTTTCATCCGCCGCTATACCTAAATCTTTATAGACAAATGCTTGAATTTTTTCATCCAACTCACTATGCTCTTGCAACTTAAATAGGTTCTGATCTTCTTCCGTCATCGTGAAGAAGTCGTTATGGTGTTTCATTAATGCTCTTGTTAATATACTATTCATAATTTTACTCCACGAAAATTATAACTTCTTCTGTGATTGTACCAGTAAATGGCATTTTTTCAAACTCGGCGTTAGTGGCTTCTCTTCCTGCTTCGGCCATTCCAACTAATCGTTTTTCGGGGTCGTTTATTGCCCTGTAAATTGCATCAAATAATGCTTGTTCATTATTAGATGTTGCAACACGGTCGATATTGATTACACCACCCCATGGATCGCGTTCTTCTACCACAATACCCAACACTAAAATATATTTCATGTTGTTTTCTCCATTTCTTCTTTAATGTAATCTTCTGCCAAACCAATACCAACTTTTCTATACATCAAAGTAATAGCAGCGAGACAAATAACCCATCCTGTTCCAGTAAACCAAAAACCAGAACCAATACAAAGAAATCCTGCAAATGTTCCCACACCCAAGCGTACCTTTGTCCACCATCTAAGTACAGGAAATAATGGATCGCCACTATTGTCAACTATGGTATTTGGTGTTATATTCGTTTCACCGCTCTTAATCGTATCTTTAATACTTTTCTTGATCGTCTTTTCAAACACATCATCATAAAAAACAACCGCAGCAAGAATTATACTTAACATAAAATATACGACCCCAAGTAGCCACAACATATTTCCGAATATATCAGCTGTAGTAATGAATGGCGTTGGTATGGTGGGGAATAAACTCAATCCAAGAGCTGCTTCGGATGGATCAAATAAAAACGTAAATGTGACAATTAAGAATATCATATTACCAACTATATTTCGTGTCATGTTTCGCATAAGAGTTCCTGGCATTGTTTTGCGTTATCAAAAATTTGTAAAAATTTATTACCATCGGTGTGTGTGTCAACACTAATCATAGTGTAATCGTCCGTACGATATACGTACTTAGGAAGGAATCGTTGTGTATAGATTTCGCGTTCGTAGTAATCACCAACCTCTAAGTCTTCTAAGTTTTCTTTTTCTTCCGCAAAGCGGACAAAGCCAGAATCTTCATCGACATACCAGAAGTAATCACGGGCATCTTCTAGTGGAATTTTCACCCAATCTTCAACGTATCCAAAATATGAATGCATCGCCCGTTCCGAATTAAAGAAATTATCGATACGTGCTGCTGCACCGTTGTCTTCGCTTGAACGACGATTCATTTGTTGCTCGAGTAATTCAACAGCCAACCCCTGTTCTTTTAATGTATTAAGTCTTACCTGTGTTACTACATCATCAGGCAACTCATCAAATATTACTGGGTTATATTGTACGTCAACGCCCGCATCTTCTAATGTCTTTTTAATAATTGATGTGATGGTACTTTTCCCACCACCTGTTGATGCTGCTACTGTAACTAATACTGTTTTATTCATTTTCTTCACCATAATAATTTTTAACAATTTCTGCAGATTTTAAAGTTAAGTTAGCGCACAATTCTTGGTAACTAGTGTCGTCATTTTGTGAACCAACACCTGAAGGAACAACCCAAGATTTTCTTGCGCCGTTCATGAAATATGACAATATACTAAGACGAACAGCATTATCAAGCATATCGTCATAATCTTCATGGTTTTCTTCCCGCATGTCAAATAACGATTCAATTACGTGTAAAGGATAATCTATACCAAGAGTGCCTTGTCCACGATACGCAAGTAAATCACCAACCATCGTTTCGCCTATCGTTCCATCCATTCTCCAAGAACGTCTTCTAAAATCATTAGGATCTAAGGTAAGCAGCTCGTCTATATCTTTGGTAAATTGTGCATATTCTTTTACTAAATCATTATACCCTGTGTAGTAGGTCACATGTTGTTCTCGATCCCAATTTTCAAATGTTATGTTATTAATAATACCATCATATACTTCTTTGCGAATAACAATATGTTTAATACGAACCCCATCGCGCATGTCATGCATCATTTTTTGGTTTATAATAAACAGTCTACCTTCATGATCAAGTTCAAATAATTTATCTACATCAAAATCATCTTTTCTTGCGGGAATATCATGATATTCGTTTTCGCCCACTTCCATTTCAAGAAGATGATGTTGTAGTGATTCTAATAGTGTTTTGAGCGCTACACCTTCACAATTTTCTACAGCACCATAATCGTCGTAATCGCCTGAAAAGGTAAACGGCATCGGCAAATGATATGCATCAGGATGACAAAATGAAGAGTCATCATATCCAACTCTACTTTTCAATAAAACAACTTCAACCTTTTCACCAGCATAAATTGGTAAATTAGTAATTGCACATGTATGATTCCAACAACCCATATTATTCTCCCTTACCCATTTCAGTAACTATTTGTTGATCGCAATCCATCCAGACCCGATTAATATTTTTCAATAAACCAATAGCATTATCTAACCTAACCATTGGTTTTCGTTGTTCTCTTGTTACGATGGCCAAATGACATAACCTATTGCCAATTTCTGTAATAATGCCTTTGCATTTCATTCCTGCTACGTGATACTTTTCACCACCATGAGGAATAACAATTATACTATTTTCATCAACCACATCCCCGTTATCTGGAAAGCATAATTTGCCTGTTATTTCAAGCCCAGATCCTGTGATAATGTCTACATCAAATACGTTCATATACCTACCTTTTTAAGATAATGTTCATGGTGTTCAGGACTACAAAAATGTATTTTGTGTTCCACTAAAGTTTTCTTAATAAATTTGCCACAACATAAACACTTTGGATGTTTGTGTGGCTTTACAGTCGTTTCTAATAATGGAACATCAGTAGGTGCTTCATCGCCATCTTCTTCTGCAGCTTTAAATATAAGCCAATTAATAAAAAGTTCTATTGGCACATCTAATACTTCATTTTGTTTAACGCCCAACTCACCTAAATCTTTAATAAATGCTTCTAATAGATCACTTGCATTAATATGTTTGTTGAACTCGCGTGCATTGTTACCCTTATGTGTTATTATAGCATCTTCGTCTGATATTGTAAAATTACCATCCCCATCAACATTAACAACACTACCATCTGGCAATTTTAAACTTGAGTACGGTTTTACTTCAATATCACCTTCAAGATATTGGGTTTCACCTTGAATAACATCAGATACTGTTAATCCTGATGCCGTGCTAGTTCCCGAAGAACTAATAGTATACCACGCTGCTGTCGAAGCAGTTGTACCAATAAACGTATTATTACTGACAGTAGCATGACTTCCATTATTAATGGTAATCGCAGATGTCATTTATCGTATCCATTTATTTCTTAAATAGTTAGCAGCAGAAGACGTTTCCATTTTCAATGATTGATGGCTCCACACACGTTCAGTCCTATCTATAGTGTCACCCCATTTACTATCCCATCGTTCACTTGTAACTTGACCATTTTCAATTACACGACAATGTTCATGTCCACAATACGGACAAATGATAGTATGATTACCATCAATATCAAAATCAATAGATGCGTAAAAGGTTTTATTGCAGTCGTGACAATGCATGTCCGTACGAATAATTCCTTCTGCTTTCCCATCTTCTGATATAACTTCGGCCATGTTAATTCCTCAATTCACTAACAGCTCGTTGGATCTTGTCAATGATTGCACGCCCCTTACGCCCAACCTGTTCAACACGATGCGCCCATTTATCTTCATGGAAGGTTTCTTTGCGCAGTTTCATAGATTCTGCTACGCGCTGTGCTGCATTTAATTGGTCGGCGGCTGATGCATATCTCATACCATCTTTACCACCAGCGGCCATAATTTTATCCCATGGGAAAGGTGTCTTATCGTGGAATACCCATCCTGCATCTACTTTTGAATTTTTATTACCAAAAGAAAATGTTTCTTTAAAGCCTTTTTCTGGCATGGCATCGCGATATTCCACGATAGGTTCTTGCGCCATATCAAAAATAGAATAAATTACCTTTCCACCTTCTGTGGATTCAACGAATAGTAAACTACCATCATTGTGTTCACCCCAAACTCCCATACATAGGGTATCGCTTTTGGCGCTACCATGACCAGGTACGTCTTGTGTACTCATATTATTTTCTCCTTAGTAACTGTTAACAAATTGTATTTTTTTAATCTGTGGCATTTCTTTTGCCAATACTACAAGATCGATTTCAAAACCATCTGCACAATCATGTGGACTGACATTGGTTACGAACTTATCAATATCAAATGAAACACCCGCATCATTTGGCGGTTCATTGTCAAAAAATTCCCACACTTCGCTCGGTGGATCAATGTCTGCTGCCATACAAGCATCATATATGCTTTTCATCTTTTTAAATGTTTCGTCTGGCGGTACAAAACCAATTACATATGTGCTCATACTCATATTATTCTACCTTTTCGTTTTTAATTAATTTAAGTGCATGTTCAAATTCTTTGGTTTTTCTTGCCAATACTTTTTCGTAATTCTGTCTGACCAATGCAACCATGTCTATAGTCGAGTTGTATGAATGCCTTTCAATATCTTTAAGTTTTTCACGTAAGGATTTCATTTAAAATTCATATTCTTCAATTGAAATAATTTTATGCGCATATGCACCTTCAATGTTTCTAGCCACATTTGCACCCATTTTAATATTCCTTTCAAAACAATCCATAAAGTCTTCAACGTCGGTGTCATTATCTATTTCAATAATCACATTAACCTTTATGCGTTTTTTATTTCCTTTATTTCTGCCTTGATATTGATAAGCGAGTTCATTGTTCGTTTCCCAGTAAAATATTTCCCAAAACCCATATAAACTATATCCAATATGTTTGTATAGTTCACGGATGCGTGGATCATTTTTATCGGCACCTTTCATAAACAAATCATTTAAATCTCTCGCACCGAACATGTCCATCATTTCCTGTTCTTTTTCGGGATCTGCAACCCAACGAATAGTTCCATGCTCGTTGACATAAAGTTCATGTCCAAGTTCTTCGGTTTCTAAAATTTCAGCATATTCTTCACTTATCGCTGCTGCATCTTCCCAACTGATTGGACCTGGTTTTAATTCACTCATTTATTTTCACCTTTTTAATTAAACGGAAATTCTTCGTTATAATTCTCCGACATATTGTAATCTGCTTCCACTTTGATAGTTAAATCTTTACGTGAATGTGAGGTAGGAACATTATCAGGAAGATTAACAATAACTCTGAAAACATATTCGCTTCCAATAGAATATAAAAATTCAACGTCAACCCGTTTAGGATCAACGTTATATTGAACAGCTAACATAGATTGTATTGCACGATTTTTCATTTTTCTACTTCCACCTTTTCATCTTTGCGACCAAAGTTCTTTCCAATGATTTCGTATATCTGCGGCATCATCAAATTTACCTAATTTATTATATGAGATATTGTTATGCAGCTCACCTTCTTCGATCCCCATTGCAATAGCAAGATCTTCAGACATTGTTACGATCCCAAATGCCTCGCCAAGTTCTGATAATAGAACATAAACAACTTTTGCGTGGTCACCATTATTCATTCTATTTCCACTTTTTCATCTTTAAGACCTAATGATTTCCAACGCTTTTTCATAACGTCTTTATAAGAAAAATCGTTGCCAATATACTTCTGCATAACTAAACCAAATTGTAATTTGTCTAGTTCTTTCTGTCCAAGAATCGCATAATCTTTACGTTCAAGATCTTTATTACGTTCGTAAAAACGTTCAACAGTATCTACTAAATGATTATACTTAACTTCAACAAAAGTTTCCATTTCGCTAATTAATTTAATAGCAAGCGGATCATCGTGAAATAAAGAACGCATATCATCAGTAGCTTCTTCCAATACAGCTTCATACAACCGTCGTGGACAGTTGATTGAGTCTTTTGTGTGGTGCAAAGCTAAGTACCAAGTACATTTCTTTTTCACACGCTGACCAGATGGAAGTTCAAACACAACACCTTCAACGCCCTGCATATCATCAATAGAATTAATGTATGCTTCTGGATCGTCAACAGTGATGATTTTAACCCAACGGTTTAATATTTCTGGAAAGTGTTCAGCATCAATATCATAGAAGCTAATGTATTCACCTGTTTTACGGTTACGCACAGCCAATACTTTCAAATGTGCTTCCATGTAAGGCAACACAATTCGGTTGTCTGGTGCACACCATTCCATGATAACAGTACAATCCAACTTTTCAGCGTGAAGCAATTCGTTTCGGAATGTATTGTTTTCATCAAGGCGTAAGTATGCATTGGCGTTTATCGCCTGATCAGAAGTCAAAGAACCCTTTGTCTTAACTTGAAGAACACTATCGTGTAGGTATGTACTGATCATAGAACAATCAGCCTTGTCTGCAATTTCTTTAATCGTAGACAAGTCCAAGTCCATAGTATATGGATTTTCATATAAATTAAAGAATTTCTGGGGCGGTAAAGAAGCCAGACGAACAGCCATCGGATCAAGTGGATCGACCATTTCAAACATAATACCACGACATTCCAAAGCGCTTGGTTGCAGAAACTCAGTATAAGAGGCCAAGCGATAGTTGAAGATACGATACCAAGTATCGTTAGTTTCATCTAAATCGTGGTCACTGAAAAAGAACGCTTCACTGAAAGCAACAAGGCGCATTAAGTCTTCGTATATTTTTGTTTGATATGTGTTCACTATAAATACCTACGTAAAAGTTTTTCAAGATAAACATTATAGGTTATTTTTTGATAAAGTCAAGAGAAATCTACATCAAAACTTGTTTTCAACACCAATTCTAATAAAATCTCTACCGTCATTAGGTTTATGTGATTCATCTAGGTTACAAATTTTTTGACAATTTGAAAAATGTGTTAATCCTACCAATACATTCCAATCATCATTTATTTTGTATCCACCACCAATATTCACCTCAAATTGTCTGTGTCCTGTTAAGTATCCATTCTTTACGCGTCTACCATCTGGATTATCTAAATATCCTATTCCAAAAGAACCTTCAACGAAAAATTTTGTTGATGTTCTTCCGCCTATATTAATTGAAATAATTTTTCCATTTTCAAAATCTTGTTTACCACTATTCCAAGTAGTATATTTACCCATGAAATATAAGTTTTCATTAACATAATATCTAATACCAATCCCAAGTGATTGGTTGTTGGGACTAAGATCATTTGTTCCTGGTAAAGCATACGATGAACCAATGTCAATCGTATAGGTTACAGTTTCCTCAGCAGCAAATGTGGTAAAAGGAAAGATAAGCGACAAAAATAACCATATTGTTTTCATAGTTAATATACCGTTTTTTAATTGAACTACATTATAGGTTATTTTTTTGGAGGTGTCAAGGATTTCTTGGTTTAAATTTATACCATAAGATGATACTACCAATCAGAATATTGAAGGTATAATTGAGAATTAAAGGTAATAATCCTGTTGGTAGGATGTATATTAGGACAAATACTTCACCCCAAAACCATAATCCAATGAAGCCCCATGAAATTCCATAACTATGTCCGTCTTTGTAGCTTTTCCATGCTTGAGGAGCACCACAGATTGCAAGCATGAAACCACCTAACCAACCAATAATTTCTAACATTTCACATTGATAAAAGATCATGCATTTTACGAAATCTGCCTAATCTTTCTTCTGCGATTGCGTAATATTCTGGTACTATTTCTGTACCTATAAAACTTCGGTTATTCTTTAACGCCATTTTACCTGTCGTACCACTACCAGTAAACGGGTCAAATATAACATCCCCTTCATTACTCCATGATAGGATATGATCTTCTGCTATTTTTTCGGGAAATATCGCTGGATGTTTAAATGCGATTTTTTCTTCGGCAGATATACCACCACCTACAGGAACTGTCCATACATTACGATTCTTTACGGGTTGGTCGAGATTAAGATCAACCCGCCGCGAATCAAAATTACCATCTTTATCACGTACGAAGCTTTTGTTCCGTGATATTCTTTTATCGTTCCATTTGTTGGTGCGTTTAACCATGATTGGGTTAAAGGTTTTTGGGGTGCCTTTGGAAAAGACGAACATATATTCAAACGCTTGAAAATATCTAGTGTTGCCACCCGTTGGTACAGGATTTTCTTTTTGGTAAATCATGGTATCGTGTAAGTTAAACCCACAATCTTTGAAGTATAGTGCTTGTATGAAACTATTACCAGTTTCACTACCATCAATAGTTGCATCATTTACTATCCAAACAACAACACCACCTTCTTTGGTTATGTTATATAAATTATCAACAACACGCTCGAATATGTTCCAGTCCCATTTAAGAGTATTTTCATAATTGCGGATATCGTCGTATGGAGGGGATGTTACAGTTAAGTCAATGGAACTAGGTTCCATTTTCTGCATATATTCAATGCAGTCACCTAGATGTAGTGTGAGATTTATAGCATTATTTTCCATAGACGGAAGTATACTGCTAAATTAGGTTATTGTCAATTACAATCTTTGTAATTTTACGTGATAAGATCGTTTGATTCCCTGATAAGAGAATCTACAAGTACAGGAACTTGGATCGCGTTCTTCAACATCCATCTCAAAAGCTTTTTCACCTGCTTGCTTTCTGATCATTTCAATGACTTCTTCCATATTTCTTGCTTCTACAGTATGTCCTTTGCCAAACCTATCGCCAATTTCTTGCACGCGGACTTTGATACGTTTTTCCATTGCTTCGCGAAAAACAGTGGAAGACATTCTCCAACTTGAATCAACACCCTTACGAGCATCAGCTAATTCACCAACTCCCGTTTGAAGCAACTCTTCGTATTGTTGCCAGCCACCTTTTTCAGCAGGTGTTGGGCGTTCAACACCAGCAATCTTGTATGCTTGGTGTACCAACTCTAACGCATTTGACCAATCTTGTTCTTGATCAGCGGCTCCTGCTTTAATATTCTTTTTCAGTTCCTTGATGATATCTTGACCAAGGACGGACAAATCACCTTTCTTAGGATTCGCTTCTGATAGCAGGTAAATACTTTTTAAGAGATCCATTACGATGTTCCTTTGATAAAACTGTGGTATTTTGAAATCGCAGCCTTGAGTGATTTTTCTGCTGCATATGCTCTGTGAGTATTTGTAATATATGTAGATTTGTCATCTTTGTTAACACTTTTCCAAACAGCTGGCGTTGCTTCACCATTATGCCCATGATGCCAAACTGCGTCTGCTTTCATAACTTGTTCGCGTTCTTCATCTGATAATGGTTTTTTATTCTTTTGAAGACTCGCAAATTCGCTTGCTTCTATTAAAAATTCTCTAAACGTACTCATTAGAAACCTATCTTGATTTGTTTTAATTCGTAATAACGACCACCGTCTGCGTATCGGGTTCTATGTAATTTGAATTGTTTAGATTGTATCATTGCATCTACAACTCTACGTATCATTCTCTTTTCATATGGGGATTTCGCGAAGAGTTTAACCGTATTGCGTTTATTTGTTTTGTATTGTTGATAGGCTGCTACCGCATTCACTGCAGCAGCCGCAGTTAATTTCGGATTGCTTTTAATAAAGTCTGCAATCATTTTATTATTTACCGCACCGCCGCGCTTTTGCATTTGTAATTGCTTTACGGATTGGCTAATAGCTTCCATTAACGGAAGTATTTCGCTACTATATTCTTCTGCAATTTCTTGTAGTAAATCCATTTTCTACGTTTCCTTAATTATCGAGATCTAGTTGTTCAATGTTATCTAAAAGGTATAACATACCATCGATCCATCGATCCATACTTTCTTTCTTACTTTCTGATTCCGACACCATAACTACCTGAATATCACATTTACCCTGTTCTATTATTTTAATATCACTAGTTTCACAATCTTCAAGATAACACATGTTATAATATTCACAGGCAGGAGCCATATCAATTTTACTTTCTACTGTAAATGGCTCGTCTATCATTATTTAACTGGTTCTGGTTGCTTTGCTGCTTTTTTCGCTGCTATTTTAGCTTCTATTTTTTTGCGTTCTGTTTCATATGCTTTGTTAATTTTATTATATTCATCTAACGCCTTTTGCAATTCTTCTGAGTATCCCATGAGAACCTTGACGGTCGCTTTATAATATTTCGCAACAACCCCATCTTCTTTTACTTGCGCTTCTGTCATTTGATGAATAGGCAATTTTGGTTGTTTAATAACAGGCGGTTTAGGTGAATATAATACAGGAACTAAAGTTTCCTTTACATCCGTGGTGAATTTTATTGGGTCTGCACCACAACCTACTAATAATAACACGAATCCTGCTAAGATTATTTTTTCCATTGTAAGTCCTTCCTGCCGTCACGGAGATAGTCAATAGCCGCTTTACACGTCTTTGGTGTCTTATCTTTTAATATGTTATTAACTTCTTTATCGGTTTTAACTCTAGCATCGTCTAGGTCTTTTTGTAATATTCCAATATCGCCTTCTAGATTTTTGGTTATATCTTTCCACTTTTTAACTTCTGCATTTCTTTCATCTATTGCAGCCGTTAAGGTTTCGTTGCCAGTCTTGCATACATTTACGGCGCGAAGCGCCGCATCTAGACGTAATTCTAAACTAGGAATGGTTTCCGCACCAAACAAAAAGCGTGTTTCGTTGAAATTTTGGTACCAGATTATAAAAGCCATGCCACCAACCAATACTTCTCGCCAATTCTTTATAAGAAAGCCCATAATTTTTTTAACATTGAAAATCAATCCAAGAAATCCCATTATCTATTATTCCTCAATATACCATTAAGACTATTTATATCATTGGAGTTCTTTCTACTAGTTTCATAAGCCCTATTAGTCTTTTTAGATAGCATTATAACCGTTTGCTGTAGACCTGACACGACATTTTTTAAGATGCGTATCTGCTTGGCCTGCTCTTTGAGTTGTTTTTCTAATTTTACTGTTTCTGTAATCATGGCAGTATTTATCACTATTGATATGAAAGATTACGTTATTATGTTAATATTTGATATAACTACTACCAAATATATAACATTTAGTATTCCAAATACCCATTCCATTCTTTTTGTTTGACACGCTTCTCTGAATTTCTCAATGAAAATATAAGGAATAATGAGCAAAATCCCAATAATGGCGGTTTTAAACCATAAAATTGACCAAACAGTATCTGTTTTAGCCATCAAATAGTCTAATATTGGATACGCTTCACCATATCCATGTTGTTCAATTGCAACCCTTGTGGTTTCAAAATCAAGAATATTTAGTATAATAAGCGAGATAATTAACCATGTATTTAAGTGCCAATTAAAATTACTCTGTGTTGTTGTGTTCATTTTTAACCTCTATAAATATTTTGGCAGCGTCAAATGCGGCAACTGCTACTCTTCTTGCGTGATGTCCGTTGAATTTTTGTTCAACTATTATATTATTAGCATAAATTAATTTAGCCAATTCACTAATCTCATAAATTGCATTTACATCTTCATCTTTATTACTCATGATTTGACGGCACCAACAATGCATGGACTAGGCCAATAGCTTCATCTAAATCATTGACAATAAATGGACAGGCTTCTCGTATCATTGGATGATCGTGGATATTACCCTCTCCCATTATTAGTACCACAGGAGTATTATTTTGTGCAGCCCATGCTATTTCCATCACGGTGCCAATACTTACACTTTGTTTTCCAGTATCGTCCGCAGCAAGATCAAGTAAATTGACCAGTACCACATCTGCCCGATGACAATCAAATCTATCACGAGCGTAAATTCCACGTTGTGTAGATAATGGCCAGTTTTCATATGTTCCTGTTAGATTATCCTGATCTTTAAGATATGGTTTTTTTCGCAACGGCGAAAGACCTTCAATCACGGGATCAAGATTATCAATTACGTATTGTCGCCAATCAGTACTTTCTTTAAAATTAAGACCTGCGATTGGCCCTGCTAAGTATATTAAATAATTTGTCATTCTGTAACCTATATTATTATTTTTGGCAAGCTATTAGCCAATTTGGTATTTCTTTTTTATTTCTTTGAAAATGTGCCACTAGTGCGCAAGCAGCATCGCAATATGGCGTCTTCCCATCGTCTTTTTCGCGATGCCAATACTTTGTCGCTCGGGGGTCGTACCGTTGCTCATCGTCAGTTTCTGCTAGGAATACTTCTTTACCACAGGCATTGCATTTAGTTCTTATCATCGTTTTCTCTTTCTTTTTCGTTCACATGTATCTTTGTGCGACGAATAAAAATCAGGAGGTTGTTTACTTACCCATTTTACGAATTTTTGTATTTCTTCATGCTCCAACAGACGTTCTATCGTGTGATAATGGTGTTGCATTTCTCTTTCAGATATCGTGTGGTGTAATTTATCATGACAGACGATATGTAATGTTATTTTTTCTTTACCTTTAAAGGTAGCAGGTATCAGATGATGCTCATTGTATGAACCTTCTGGCATTGGTCTTTTACATAAGGGGCAAATTTCTTCAGTCATTGTCTTGGTGATGTTTAATAAGTTGTTCTAAGTTATCAAGAGCGTCTGATAACTTATCATCGAATCGTATTCCGTGATAATCGCAAAAAATTTCTACGTTGCCTTTTCGGAAATACCCATCAGGACAACATACCATCATTTTTCCATCTTCGCAATGTGCACCCAGTTCTAATAACGATATTGGTGAAATTGTATCAGGATCAAAATACATGAAAATATATGATGCAGCAGAAAGATTTTCTAGTTCCCATAGTACTTGTTCTTCAAAACATGGATTATCAGCTGATTGTCTTTGCAGACTATCCCAATAATTGCGCCTTGGATTAAGAAGGGTTAAATTTTCATATTTACTAAATCTTCCTTCAACCATCGCTTGCCAATTATCCGCTTTATCCATTTCAATTGAACCAGCAAGAAAAATAGATATTCCAGTTTCGGTACATTGATCAAATACTTCTGGAGCTTTTATCACTTTCATAGTTTTTTAACGTCCTTTATATCCACACTATATTTCGTCTTAACGCCTGAATGAAAACTGTCAGCCACAAGTTGAAAATATTTCCCCTTATAATAAAGCGGTGTTTTATAATCTTCTTTGTTGTTATAAATGCCATCTGCGAGTTGTTTACATACTTCGTTGCGCTTCTTCTCGAGTCTTTCACCGTTTGCCCATAATCGTTTTTGTGTCTCGTATATTTTCTGTTTTTCTTGATCATATACAAGAAGCGTATCCATCAACGCTTTCTTTTCTCTTACTAACATGCGTCGTTTTTTTGTTGCTGCTTTATTAACCATTACCAATCTTCCCCTGCATTCTCTTCAAACCGTTCTTGATTAAGTTCAGCAACATCTAATGTTATTATTTTTTCAACTATATCCAATACCGATTCAGTATATGTAATGTATAAACTAAAATACGATGATTCGAATTTATCAGACCACCAACAATCGTTGGTATCTGTAACTAATTTCATTCCCATAGTTTTTAATATCAGAGGTGTTATTTTACTATTTGGATTATCACGCAATATATTAAATAAGGTATTATAATTATACATATTAAAATTCCATAAATTGTGCTGCCTTTAACTTAGCACGAATTTTCATTAATCTGGAACAGAATTCTTGTTTAGTCAAGACGGTTTCGTTCATCTTACTACGTCCGATACTATGTGTCAAGTTTGCATCACCAGACGCTAATAGAGTCTTTTTTGCTTTTTCGTTGGTAGTGTATAATGTTTCATATGCTTCATCTAAAAGTTGTTGGTATTCATCAGAATCACGAGGGATGGCTTCGCCTTGCCACCAAAGGGTTTGAGTTCTTTGCCAGTTCTTTTTTGAACCAAATTTTTTAGCTTTAAATCCGACTAAAGTGCAACAATGTTTTTGCATTTCGGGATCTTTGAATTTGACTGCTTGTAATAAACCTTCCATGGAATTGCATTCCACACCCCTAAATATAAAGGGTCGTGGCGTGAAATTAGATAATTTTCCACTTGGGCCTGATTTTTTTGAACCTATATCCATTTACGTAACCTTTTGAATTTTATCGAAAAGTGAGTATAGAACAATCTTTAGGTGGAAGTCAAGTACTTATTTGTTAAATACTTCCTCAACGGATAGAATATCAAATTCTGTCAAATTTGTACCTTCTGGGGTATTTACGTTAATAACATCAACCCCCGTATCAAGCAGAGGCTGCTTTATGGTTTTGTAAGAAGCACGCATTTTTTGATAAACAGCTTCACCATCAATCCGCGCATGAGGTCTTGTATTAGAATGCCAATGGGATGTAGATTTAATGTTACGTTCCCCCCATTTCATATCTAGGCCAAGTAAATATATTCGTTTAAATCCAAGGTGAACAGCCGCCATATTAAGTGCAGCATACGACGAATTTGACCCATGTCGCATACTTCCTGCTTTTGTTTCAAGTCCTTGTTGTCCTGTTAGATGCCATCGTTTATCGACTACATCCATTTTCGTCGGTTTAGTAAGATTAAGAACACCCTGCCAAATCAAACCTTTGAAGTCAACTAAATCCTTTTCATGATCCTTAATCCATGGTTCATCTGTACAATAAAGAATTTGGGCATTTGGTAATTTCATGTATGAGTTATTAATGGCTATAACAAATTTACCATCAAGTAAAGACCAATCAAAATCGGTTAGTGATGTACCACCACCAACTATGTAACACGTATTGTTATATTGTAGGGGATTTATTCCTTCGATCATGCAGGCAATCCTATTATCGTAAATTCACGTTCGCTACCGAACGTTTCAGTTATATTAAATCTATTTTCTAGTTTTTTCAACCACCAATCTTTATCTTCTATGATTAAATGTGCATTTCGTCCATCGGCAAGTGTTTTGCACGCAGGTCGTGTAGCGATTGTTAAGAAAACTACTTTTTTTGCTAAATCATGTAATTCATTAAGTACATCGTCTAAGCATTCGGGTTCAATGTGTTCTAATACATCAGTACAAACGACAATATCATGTTGTGTTGGTTTTTGTGAAAATTCTAATATAGCGGGATCGTATTGTGTTATATTAAATGATAGCTTTTCTTGTAATGTGCTTTTACCACAACCATAGTCAAGAACATCCCGCGATTGGTATTTTTTTGTTAAACCATTGATGTGTGTAGCCCATTTCCAACCACCTGTTCCATATGTTTCATTGCTATCATGGAGTTGTTCGTTTAGCTCTTTATATTCTTTGGTTATCGTGTTAGACATTTTCAAACATTCCGGTCTTTGGCATTATAAAATTATCATCTTCGGTTTTGATTAATCTACAACAGACTAAATGTTTTCCTTCGTCCACCCATAGATCTTTTATTTCGTACTTATTTAGTTCAGCAAAATTCTCAAAAAATGCTGGATATGGGTAGTATATGCCAGGGAAGCCGCTTGGTATGCCATGTCGTTTCCAGTATTTTGGTTGCGGTAACGCACACGATAATTGCCCACCAATCTTTAACATGTTATGAATATTGCGCCAACATGCCGCTTGGCCATCCACTGTTTGTACGTGTTCAGTGAACCCGAAATTAGTCACCACATCCACTGGCAAAAGATCGCTGATTTTTTTGGGTGGTTCCCTTCGTATATCCCACCCAATTGCGCCATTTTCTGCATTTATATCTGTGCACCAGTATTCTATCCCTTTGGAAATATACCAATCACGATATAATCCCGTTGGGTTCTTTTTATTACCAAGTTCCAATAGTCGTGTTCCTGCTGGTAAATCGCCAAGTGTACGGAGTTCACCTAATGGTATGTCTGTCATTTTATTTCCAATTGTCCTTAATATAATCTTCTGTTGCTTCGTGTGGTTTTGGTTGTCCATGAAATACTATAATTGCCGTGTCTTCATTGGCATGTTTCCACTGTGGAACTTTCTCGTATTTGTATGAGACTACCCAACTTTTTGGATAATTGTATATATTATCCCTTAGAACGCGCCAAATATAACATTGATCGCCGTGTAATTGTTTCATTACATCTGCGGAAAATTTATTGTGTATATTTTTAGTACTTTCTGATGGTGTCCAAACCATTATAGACGAATTGTGTGCTGCATGTCTTTTATTTGGGCCATAATTTTCAATCATGCAGAAAGGTTCTTGTACGCTGACAATATTGTCCAGTGAACCAACAATCACCACATCTAAATCCAAATAAAGAATTCTACTATCAGAAGGAAATAAATCTGGATGGAATAGTCCTACCTTCTGCCACCACCCCTTACTTGCGTCTGATAATGGCGGTTTTATTTTTATTACACCTTCTGGTACTTCATTGTTAGTAATACAAACAAATTCATGTGGAATAGAAAGATTTCGTTTAACTGAATTCTTTAATTTTTCAACATATTCTACGGGGTATAATGTTCCCCACCATACACATACTACAATTAATTTTTCTGGTGGTGTGCCGACTGTTACTCTTGGTGGCGGCTCTAATAAATCTGGGGTTTTAAGATCAATACCATTTACGGTTAAGGTAGACTGTGTAATCATTCTAGACATATTATTTCCTTATTTTCTATGGGTTGTATTGTATTTATTATCTTATGAAAGTCCAATTTATAAGATAATAAATACTGTAAATATAAAAGGAGATAATAGTGGAATACGATATAGAAACTTGGAATAAAAATAAAGCTAAACCGACTATAGATGTGCCTGCTAACTGGGGGCGTGAAAGATGGATAGCGCACATGGCAAATGAAAATAAATGGACACGTGGTGCGGAATTGGGCGTTTGGAAAGGTCGCACATTTTTACATGTTTTGGCTTCCTGTCCTCAAGTTAAACTAATTGGTGTTGATGCATGGACGCCGCAAGCAGACAACGAAGGACCTGAAAATTATCTTGATTGGCCACATCATGAAAACGAACGTATGGTACGGGAAGGCGCAAAACGATTTGGCGATAGAGCAATTATTCATAAGATGTTTACACATGAAGCTGCGGAATTAGTAGAAGATAATAGTTTAGATTTTATTTTCATAGATGCAGATCATGGAACAGATGCGGTACGAAATGATATTTTAACATGGATGTCTAAAATAAAAGATAATGGTACGATTATTGGTCATGATATAAATTGGCCAACTGTTAAAGTAGTTGCTGATGAATTATTACCTGGATATGTAATTGGTCCAGATAATGCATGGTGTAGAAAGAAAATCGTATGATTAAACATAGAGATTTTTGGCAAGGTCAGCGAGGGTTAAATAATATAAAACCTAAACGTATTGGTCTACTCTGGGAGAGTTTCAATGCCATTGATTTGGTCGTTGACTTCGTAGGCGATAACACCGTAGTCGAAGTTGGATGTGGGAACGGAAGATTTTCGCAAGGGTTTACCCCTGAGCAATATGTAGGGGTAGACTTAAACGTAGATGCTATTAATGTTTCACGTGAAAATTATCCAAAATACCAATTTAATATATTAGAAAAATATTCAGAAATTCCAGCCCGCGATGTAATGTTGCTACATTCTGCTGCATTGTATGTACCAGATGATGAAATTGCAGATGTATTTGCACAGGCAAAGAAACGTATTGTCTTGGCTGAGACTATGGGCGTAAGAGTAATTAAAGATCGTGAACAACCAGAGAATTTGGCATATCACTATGCAAGAACTGCCGATGAGTATGAGGCAATACTTAAAGATTGGAAACTGGTTGATACAATTAATAAGAGAGATGCTAATAGCGGGAAAACGTTTACATATATGGTATTTGAAAAATAATTGGTGATATATGTCTAAAATCGTTATACATATGCGCCCAACTATTCCATGGCATAAACGCTGGGTTAAATTTTTTGTTACAGGGTTTAAAAAACATGGTATTGATGTTGTAGTATCATCATCGGCTCAAGTAACAAGAGGTTGTGATATTGCAATATTGTTTGGTCCTAATATGTGGAAAGCCATTGAATCATCAGGCGTATCATATCTTATGGTTAACCGAAAATTTTTTGGTGTTGAGGAACACGTAGCTGGTGATATTGTTGCAATGGGATGGAATGGTTTTAATGGTCCAGCAACATTTTGTGTCGAAGATGTATCACCTGATAGGTTACGTAAATTTTTAGATCCTGAAAAAGAAATCCAAGAATGGAAATCTGGTGGAACTAATATTTTAATTTGTGGTCAAGCTGACTTAGGTAGGTGTACTAGTTATAGTAACTTAGAAAAATGGTATAATCAAGTAAAGATTACAGTGAATTCACTAGTTAAATTTAGATCACATCCTACGCGTAAGAAACTTATACCATTAGATGAAGAATTAGAAAATGTAAAAGTTGCAATAACATTAAATTCTTTAGTCGCAATTGAAATTCTTATGGCTGGCATTCCGGTAATTTCAATGGATGAAAATAGTCCAGTGTACGGTGTCACAGGACATTCACTTAATGATATTAAATATCCTAATCGTTTAGAATTATTTCAGTATTTGGCACATTGCCAATGGTACTATACAGAAATTGAGAGTGGAAAATTTTGGGAACAGTTATATCCCAAAAGGGGATTACCCCTCAAGGAATATGCGCAGTAAGTTTTATTTTTCTTTGCCGTAATTTAAAAAGTTAAGAGTTGCTAAGTTTTTACTTTGTCCATATTCACGCCCTTGAATATCGCACCATACTAATGCTTCTGGTGTTTCTATTAATTGATCACAACCTTTACAATATGGTATGTCATCAAAACGTTCTTCTTCGTGTGCTTTTCGTAGTTCTATAAATTCTGGACTGTTAACAACTTCTTCAATTGTAGTTGTATCAAGATGTCCCAGTACGCCTTGACTATCTTTCCCCAATACCATACAACAGGCGACCACAGCCGCCATATGACCATCTAAACCACCCGCGCGCACTTGTAATAGTGGTGCGAATGGTCTACCACAAGTTCGTAGTTTAGGTGCTTCTTGTTTTTCGTCGCGACCATAATTAAGTTCAACTTTATCACTATCACTCCAGTTGTGCATTAACCAAATTTCAGAAGAAGCACCAGTATATTCACCCCAATTTTTACGATACATTTCTATTTCATAATCAATATTATCGCGGTCTATGATAAGATGGTTTATGTGCATCTCTGTTGAGGTTCCTTTTGTTAGTTCGACAAAGCGTTTAGCGTTTTCACGAACAATGTTATAGTCACCTTTTTCCATCCATTCGACGTAAGTTTCTTCATTATAACCAATACAAGAAAGACGTAGAATATCAATACCTGCATTAATTAATTCTTTTGAAAGTTTTTCGGTAAGTTTTAAACCATTTGTAAAACTAATACATGTTAATCCACGTTCCTTTACCACACGAACGAAATCAGGCATGTCGCGATTAAGAGTTGGTTCACCACTACCATGTAATGTAACAGTTTTTAAACCATACTGCATAGCATCATCGATTGTTTTTATAAACGTGTCAAGGGAAAGCTTTTTAAGAAATTCTTTCTCACGGCTAATAGACTGTGGACACATTTTACATTTGTAATTACAACCACCATTAAGTTCCATGTCAAGAACATGTACTTGGATGTCTTCTGATACTGGCATATTTTTTCCTTTTATTTTGATACCATAATTTAATCGTTACCAATCTGATGCTCGAGATGGCGGGCACGCTTAATGAGCCAGGATTTTGCGTCATTAACATTTACACCAAATGTTCTCATTTGTGATAACCAATGTTGTTCAATTACAACTACAGGTTTAAATTCTTCAATAACATTTTCACCACTTTGTAAACATTTAACTTCATAATTCTTCTTCTAATGTAGACATATGAAAACTAGTTAGTGCAGAACCTGGTGTACAATTAATAACTTCCATATCAAGTGCTTCAAGTTGTGGAACCATTTTATCGTAGGCTTCAATTAATCCATCCAAAACACCTGGTTTAGATAATCCAACCTTAACACTAGGCCAATGTTGTAGTGGTTTAGGGTATTCTTGGAAATAATGCCGTGGTTCAGAACCTGCTTGTTGTTGTTGGCCGTTATAATCAGGCGCGAATTTCATATCATGTCCAATTAACAACACACGCTTGACACCATAATGTAATGCAAGATTAATACACATTGGTCCACTACCATGATTAATGTGGATAATACTTGGATCTGTAGATAGTCCATGTTTTTCTACACCACCAATATAATTAATATTAAATTGTTTTGCTAGTTTAGGATACCAAGTATACTTAGGACATGATAATTCACGAAGTTCTTTTGACCGTGGATAGTACCAATGCCACCAAGGACCATCACATGAAAGATGGATATCTGTCCATGGCACCCGCTGATATACATTGTTTATTGTGAAAACCCTGCAGTTGCCAGCTGCTTGATGTTGTTTAATAAGATCCAAATGTTCATCTGTTAGACTTGGACCTGTTGCAATTATAACCGCAGTTTCGCCAGCAAATACTGGTTCAATTGGGGTTGCAGTTTTCTGTGCAGGTGGTATTCGCAAATCCGCCAATTCCTTAAGCTCACGTGGTGTTAAATTTTTAACTTCTTCTTCAAAACTCATTTCGTTATCGCCATTTTCGCTGCTTCCTTATGGTATGTGAGGTTGCAATATTCAATTGCTTGTTGTATTTCAGACATGTCCCCAGCTATAATTTTGTCAGTATCAACAAACACCCCACCATCCTTCGCAGCCAGTTGTTTCATGTAGTTAAATCTCCACAAGGTCACTTCCAGTGAATATTTATAATCCGCGTCTTTTCGCTTTTGGCAAATTGAATTCGCCACATCTTCTGGTTTTCTTGTAATAAAAACGTTAAAGGGATTTAATCCACTATACGCTGGATAGTATTCAATACCCGTTTTCATTGACCATATTTGATCGGAGGGAACGATTTGTTTAATTCTATCATGAAACAGTTCAAATATTTCTGGGTTAGCATCGACAGCTCGCATGTGTGCACTCCCCCACAAAGGCTTAAACTCTTTTTGTAGAATCTTTATGTTATTGTTTTCGTATGTATCATAACCTGCCGATTTTACTTGTCTTTCACCCCAGAATATTCCATGCGCGGCAAAAATAGCTGATACCATTGATGAACGACTGCGTGATGTCATCCAAAGTAATATTGGTCTTGTCATTATTATAATTCTTTTATTTGATTGTTATAATCTTCCAGTGCTTTTTTCTCTTGCATTGTAAGACATTCTTTTTTAGTTTCCCAACCATTATGGCGTGGATTGCAACACATTAGACACGAACAAGGCGTTGGTGTACTTGCAACGATTCCTGCAGTTTTTGCTGGCATTTCTATTATACCGTGAATACAATAACTACGATGACCATATTTACCGTATCCCCAATAACCCTGACGGTTATGTTTTATACGTGCACGCTGATGGCGGCGGTTCGCACGAGCCATATTTTTGAACATATTTTACTCCAGACCCACGTCCAGCACCCAACACAATTGTTAGTAGCGGCGTGGGCTTTATATGTTTAATGTTGACATGATATGTTTCTCCTTTCATAAATACGTAGAATATAAGGTATATTATACTATGTTTACTACTATTTATCAACGAAAAAACGACTGGAAACGTGCAGTTAATGAAACCCATAATGATTTTTATGACTATTCTTCTGTTGATTATATAAATGCTAACATAAAAGTTACCATTATATGTCCAAAACATGGCAAATTTCAACAAACCCCACATGATCATAAAAATAAAAGACATGGATGTGCAAGATGTTTCGGTAACGCAAAGTTGACCAATAAAGATATAGACGAAAAAATTATTACTACAAAAAAACCAATACGTCGTATTGGTGATGTGCAGAACGCGATGACAAATTTAAAATGGTTGTGTTTAGACGATAAGTGTGGTGGAACATGGAATGCAGCACCAGATAATGTGTTGAATAAGAATACGGGATGTCCATATTGTAAAATTGGTTACATTTCAAATCATTATGGGATTTTATATTTTGTTAAAATTGTTGATAATGAAACAAAATATGAATTTTTGAAAATTGGTATAACTAAAAAAGAAATACATGATAGGTTTTCTGGAAAACGATTTAGGGTAACGAAAGAAATTTTTATAAAATCTTTGCCCCTTAGTGAAGCATATGGGATTGAACAAGAAATTATCAATAGCATGAAAGAATATGCTTATCTTGCGCCAATGTCATTTGGTGGGAGAACAGAATGTTTTATAAATTCAACACTGGTGGAAGAACATATTGCTGTTTTATTAAAATAGAAGGCAGATTATTATCTGCCTTCTATTAATATTATCGCTGCATAGGTTTACAAACTTTATTCTTCATATCCAAGTACCATAAACGTACTGTACGTTGTTTTGGTGGAATTAACTTAATATCTGGTACAAGGTTTAACTCGTCTTTTGGACATAATAGTTCACGAATTTCTGTATAGTCGTTATTTTCTGGTGCAACAGTATATATGTTATTTAATCGTTCAATAATAGCTTCACCATATACCATTAATAATACCATAACTATTAGAACGGGTACTAGAAAAATCCCAACAGTTATGAATATACTAGAAAATGTAATTACTATTGTAGCGATAATACTATATCCAAACCATTTTAAATATTTCCAACGGTTATTTTCATCAAGATATTCTACCATTGCACTAATTTTATTAACAACATCCTCGAACATTTTTCCAAATAACTCAGTTTTTTCAAGCCAGTGTTTTAATACTACACCAAGATCCCAAAGTACCCCAATAAAGAAAATAATTGCTGTAACGATAAGCATGTTCTGTGCAAAATGTTCTGCTGCTGCCCACACGATAAATGTTTGTATTAGCAATATTAATGGATTAAATGCCATAGTAAAGAACATTAGGGTCGTTTGCTCATCGCCGCTTTTATCGATACGTTTTCGTTTAACCAAAAATGGATTGTCCGCAGGTTTGTTAATCTCATCTAATATATGATATTCTAAACTGCCCCATTTATAAGGTCTAAAGGAACGCCAAAATTTATTACCTTTATAATATCCAGCTAATGCTACTGCACCAGCTACACCAACTCTAAACATGATTAACATTGCTGCCCAAATTAAAACTGGAAGCCATTTTAATGAAAATGCAATCATTACACGGCGGTTATAGTGACATTCATCAACAACTTTACTGCGGCTGTTGTGCCATAAATTTACAAACCATTTCATCCATGGACCTGGTTCTTTACCAAATACATCCGCTGGAATACTTACCGTTACTTCGGTACGATCATGTACGAAGGGAAGGTAATCATGTGGCTGACCTGTATAATAAAAAATAATATCAGTCGCATACTCATTAGCAATGAATTGCATATACGTACTGTGGAGTTTTTTACGACCACATGCTCCATCAACAATAAAACCATATAGTTTCATATCACCAGCTTTAGTAAACCGCACATATGTCATTAATTCCGCAATTGGTACTAATTGTCGTTGCATTTCTTGAGCATCGTCAGTTACAGTAACTAAAAGGATATGAGGGTCTTTAATGTCATCATCTTCTAATTGTTTGACGAGTTCTGGTGTAACACACCATCGTACAGGAACGTCACCATTCATTATTTCGCCAGTTTCACTACCGACGATTAATTCAAATGGGAGTTTGTGTTCTTTAGTTTCCATATTTTTATACCTTTATATTAAAAGTTAACATTGATTGCAGAAATATTAACATAAAAGGGTTAAAAAGTAAAGAGGTTATTTGGATTTTTTAATTAGACGAGCTTTTTAGCATCAAAATATTTTATGGCGCGATTCAGAAGTTGACGATAATCCTTATTATCCAATGGCTTAGAAGGCATTCCTGCCGCATATCCTGCGATTTGTCTACTGCTTTGCCTAAGTGCATTCTCTTTTTCATCTTTAGTTGGGTATATTTCGCCCAAATCTCTATGATGCAAAAGATTATACAATTCGCTCATGAAGTCTTTAATAGACAAGGTTTCATTATTTCGTATCTTTGATTTTATTAAAATTGTTATATCACGTTGGACTTGCGAAAACCGTGCGTTTATTTCGTGTGGTGATGCCAGATATTCGTAATCGCCGCCACCTTGAACCTCATTGCGTTTATTCAATGGATGTGTTGTATCTTTTGCACCCTTTTTGTTTCTTGGGGTACTCCAAAGTGCCCAACCCGCCGATATTGAACTATCAAGGGCATGTCTAAGTTCATGAACAAGTGTAGATTCCATATCACTCATCATATTTTTGGCATTGGCAGGATAGTTAAGTTCTATTGATTTCTTTTCAGTATCAAAAACCCCTTCAACTTCTTTGGCTTCTTTGCCATAATTGACATCAATTTTAATTTTTCCCAATCGGTTAAATAGATCACTTAGTGCTTTTGAAGGAATAAGATCTTTAATAAACCCCAATTCAACATAAGGTGGCTCAGGGGGAAGCCCCCGCTTCACATCTTGTATGTGATATTTCTTTTCTTTTTCAACTTCTTTGCGTATTGTGCGTATCAGGTGTTTGGCAATGAGTTGAAGACGGTGCTCGTCTTTTGTGGTTTCATTTAATAATTCATTAACTTTCATATTATTATTTATGATTTGGAGCTTGATGGCGGAGTCGAACCGCCTTCCGCATCCTTACGAGGGATGGCTTCACCAGCAAAGTTTATCAAGCATTTTTATCGGGCATCTTCAAACAACCATTCGGGCGTATCTTCTATCCAAATATCTGGATTTCCACCATATTGTATACGAAACGCGATTTTTTTAGCCTTTCTATTAGTATAGATTATTCTATCTACTTTATCCCCAAGATTTTCTTCAACTTCTTGATTTTCTTTATCCGCATAGCGCATGGTTACACAAAATACTTTGTGACCTCTTTGTTTTGCTTGTTTAATAAATAAATCCCATAAAATAGGGTCTGCTGTATATGTGTCATCATAATCTAGTGCAATTATCATTATTCACCTACTATTGCTTCAATTCTTCTTTCATATATCAGATTAAGACTGTACCACATAGAATTGCGGTAAGTACGCCATGACATACACTCTTCATTGTAATCATCAATCATATTATTTTCAATCCATTCCCGTTCAGGTTCTAACAGATGAACAACCTTTTCCAATTGTTCATCTGTAACATTACCAAAGAAAGAATCTTCAACGAAAAATTCTAGTGTATATTCATCGCAGCTTGACATTTCTTTTTTCCTTCCACTGATGGTTGTGTTTGCTTTGTGTTTTCCAAGATTTATCGCCGTGGCGATGATAATCATCCCAAGAATCTGGTAAGTTGCCTCCTTGCCGCGCAGCACGCACTTTTGGTGCGAACTCTTCATCATCCCAAGCATGTGCCCATTTACGTTCTTGGTGGGTTTTTATACTACGAAAACCACCCCAGACTGATTTCTTGCAACCATTACGTCTGAACCAACGTTGTTTGTAGAGATTACTTGGTCTATTTTTTACCCATTCACGATAAAGACCAATTAAATGATCGGGTGTATATAATTCACGAAGATGATCATAAACCGCCCATGCTAAACGATATTCATTGTGTTCATGGCAATTTATTTTCCCACAATGGTGTGTATGTTTAACATAACGCCGTTTACAATAACCCCTACCGTAATCGATATGTGTAATACCAGTGCAAATTTTATCATTAATAGAATAACCTACATATTCTTTAATAATATATTCATTTTCGTGTTCAAAAAAATCTTCTAACGACTTATAATAAGAAGCAATGATTTTTCTAGTCGCAAAGGTTTCGTAGTATACTACTTTATAGCGATATACGTAAATACCTGGTTCGTTCTGATAGTACATTGTTTTCTCCTCTTAGTTTAACTAAGATCGAAAACCATGCCCCTTTTGAAAAAATAAAATTATAATATTCATCTGCTTCTTCTTTAAATTGGTTGGTCTGGTCGGATTCGAGCCGACGACTTCTGCCATGTCATGACAGCGCTCTGACCTACTGAGCTACAGACCACTTGTATTCTATTTACTCGTTGTGTTAATTTGTTTTACCCGCTTCCATTAAGAAATTACGAAACATATCGTTGCAGTCTTCGCTTGGAAATCTGAGATCTTCTAACATTTCTGTAACTAACGCAATGCCTACTTCCTCATCACTGTCGCCCGTTCTTCCAACTTCAAAAGTTCTTCCAACTTCAAAAGTACAAATGTCATTTATCAAGACCCGTTCTTCATCAGCATTTTCTACCTCGACAAACACGAATTTGGAAAGTGACAAGTCTTCATAAATTCCATCAAAATCGGATAACGGTCCAAACTCACGGATTGTATCTTCTTCATACAACCCAAGCCAGATCCCATTATCACCATCATTAAATATTAAACCGTATGAATCCATAATTTATTCCTAAGCACAATATCCCGTACGTAATGCATTGTAGTCATTAATATTCTTTGCTAAGCTGACAGCAAGTTTCTTCATTTCTGCTAATGAATCGACAACAAATACATTAGGATGTTTCACGCCAAGCAACTTACTTTTGACCAGTTTGCGTGTTCTTACACTCGTTTTTCTTTCATCTTCGGTTTTTCTATCATCGGTACAATCATCGTCAATCATAATGATTAGATGTTGATTACTACCATTCGCGATATTGCGAAGAATATTTAGAATTGAGAATCCGATTTCGCCAAGTGAGCCAAGACCCAAGCTGTCTTTTAAGACAGGAAACAAAATAATATCATCTTCCATAAGATGTCGATTTTCATCATCAATCATTCCAGGGTGCCAGTTATCGCCAGCATCAGGATTGAAAAATTCAATGTCGTTATTATTGAACGCAGAAATAAAACTGTTGCGCCATGTAATATTGTCACATGTTCCGAATAGTCCTATACATAAATTCTTCATAATAATTGTAAATCCCCTGTGATTTTGTCAACTTCTTCTTTTAGTGCAGGACCAACCGCAACCGCAGTATATGTAGGAACCCCACCAAACTCAGTTAAGCCTGCGTCTTTTATCAAACTGCACACTAAACCTGCATCTATTGCTTGCCTGTAGATGCAGATAAGCTCTTCTTCACTATCTACTCTAACGCAAATTTTAGTGAAAAGCCCTGCTAACCACGAATCCATTTCGGGCGTCATTGGTATAATATAACAAGGCAATCCAATTTCGTCGCGTTGAATATAACCATTATCTAATATAGCTTTCATTGACGCATGGCAGCCTTGTGAAATTTCCTTCCCGCGACGCATCTTTAAATCTTTACGAATTACTATAACTTGTTTAGTATCCATCATTTTTTCAAATATTGTAATTTATCTTCCACACCATCCCATTTTTCAGCATCTGGTAATGGGTCAATTTGCTTCGTAAGATTTGGCCAAATCATCGCCAATTCTACATTTAGTTCTATAAAATGTTCTTGTCCTTCTGGAATATCGTCTGCAGGAAAAATTGCATCAGCAGGACATTCGGGTACACACAAGTCGCAAGCTATACATTCTTCTGGATTTATTACCAAGAAATTCGGCCCTTCATGGAAACAATCTACGGGGCATATTTCTACACAATCAGTATACTTGCACTTAATGCAATTTTCTGTAACAACAAACGTCATATTAACCCTTTTTAATACAATTGTCAATATCTATTAATTGACTTAATAAATCTTCCATCATTGTCAATGGTAACATATTTGGGCCATCACTTAAAGCTTTTTCTGGATTAGGGTGTGTTTCTATGAATAATCCAGATATTCCAACTGCAACTGCCGCTCTTGCTAAAGTAGGAACGAATTCACTTTGTCCGCCAGATGTCGTACCATTACCACCGGGCATTTGAACAGAATGTGTAGCATCAAATACGACAGGACAATGTGTTTGTTCATGCATTATAACAAGTGACCGCATATCAGAAACAAGAGTATTGTAACCAAAAGACGTGCCGCGTTCACAAACCATAAGTTGTTCGTTGCCTGTCTTTTCCGCTTTGACCACAACATTTACCATATCTGCTGGTGCCATAAATTGTGCTTTTTTAATATTAACCGGCTTGCCAGCGGCTGCAACCCTTTGAATGAAGTTTGTTTGTCTACATAAAAAAGCTGGTGTTTGTAATACATCAACAACATCTGCAACTTCATCTATTGGTGTGTCTTCATGTACATCGGTTAATACGGGTATGCCTAATTCGTCTTTTACCTTTTGTAAGATACGCAACCCTTCTTCTATTCCAGGCCCACGATAACTAACAATGGAAGTACGATTCGCTTTATCAAAAGAAGATTTGAAGATAAAAGGAATTCCTAATCTATCCGTAACCTTCTTTAAATATTCGGCTGATTCTAAAACAATCTTTTCACTTTCAATAACACATGGACCAGCAATCAAAAAAAGCGGGCGATTAAGTCCTACTTCAAAGTTACATAATTTCATGGTTTTTTCCCTCATGTAAAAATTTTATCAATGCACTTCTGGCTGCAGCAACGAGATATCCAAACACATTATCGTTTTTCGTTGGATCGAATGTTCGGTAACTTATCATTATTTGCATTATCGCTTGCTGTTTCATGTCTTCATTGTATGTAAGCCTTTTAAAGTGGGGAGGATTTATTAATCGTTCCGCAATACAAACAAACATCCCTGCCAGTGCTTCCGTAATTCTTCCATTTTGTTTAGATTTTTCAATTTCAACAAGAAGATCGGCATTTATAACTTTAGTCATTCCCGCCAACATTTTCACGAACGATATCATGCGCGTCAAGGTCAACCCAATAAATCTCATATACTACGGAATCTTCGAGTGATATAAATTTGTGATAACATCCTGGTTTAACTGTCGTACTTTCACCAGCAGAAATGATAGTTGAATCAACAAGGTCATAATCATTTTGCCAAACATCAACTTGGAATTTTCCGCTTTCAACGAAGAATTTATTGAATTTATGTTCATGTTTATGTTTAGAACAAAATCCACCTTTAGTTGTTTCTATACGATGTACTTCTGAATTACCGTTTCTGAAAATTAATTGAGTCTTACCCCAAACTTTACCTTGTATAGGCATGTAATATCCCCTGTTTTTATTGTTATTATTTGGTGGAGCTAGTTGGAGTCAAACCAACGACCTCTACATTGCAAGTGTAGCGCTCTATCACTGAGCTACAGCCCCAATACTTATTTATTCGTGCAAATGAACAGTAGTATCATCTTTTAAATATACCATCATAAATTATCGCGCAATTTTTTTAATATCATAAATGCAGCAATATCATCATCGGTTGCTTTACGAAATATTCTATATTCTTGACATTCAGGAAAATCAACCACAATATTACCATCTTTTATGTATCCAAATTCAGGCAAGTCAAATATTTCACAAAATTTTGTTAAAACAATTTCACTTATAAGAATATCATCAATTTCAACTTCAATTTTTTTTGTATGTTTCGCGTTTACTTTCATTTCATTACCTTAGTCTGTAAGAATGTGTTTTAGTGTTTGGGCATATTCTTGTGATTCGTTATCTGTTAAATTAAATTCAGCGTTTATTTCTTGAATGATTATAGATATGATTTCATCTGTTGCATCAAGTTCTGGATGATAGCTATTAAGTTCCGTAATAATTTCTGGTCGCCATTTTGCGACCGCGATTTTACCATCAACAGAAATAGTGACACCACCATTATCTTCAATTTTAACATTAAATGTTCTACTCATCGTCATCCGACTCCTGTTCTAACGCTTCTTCCAAACACAGTTTACATAAGTCAGTATATTTTTCGCTTAATATAACTTTGGGTCTAGCGAGGTATTCAAGCTTGCAACTAGGACAAGCTTGATATACCATTTCAGTTGTTTTAGTATTCATAGTACTATCGTACCATTTTATCCTTTAATTGTCAATAATTATTCCCATAATCTATCCATGTTACCACGAAAAACCTGCTTTAGGTTGGTCTTCTGACCAGTCATATGATCAATGATTATATCTTCCTGAAAACGATAAGTTCTAATCTTATCCCCGCGCATTCCCGAACCTACCATATCATGTCTTTCGGTATTTTGGTTGGCGTGCCGCTCGCCAAATATCAAAGAATCCAACATTTTATCTACAGCTGCACGTGCTTCTATCTTATTCTTACTCTGACTTCGGCTATCCCGTTCTTGTTTGATTCCTGTAGGTAGATGAATGCATTTTATAGCAGATAACGTCTTATTTTTCTTTTGGCCACCACAGCCCGTGGACTTAAATAGTTCAAAGAAATAATGATGATCTTCCCGTAAGGAATATTTGGAATGTGCAGAATATTCGTCATCAAGCACAGCTACTGTAACAGTAGACGTATGAACTCTGCCTTTTCGTTCAGTCGGAGGCACTCGTTGGATACGATGCCCACCTGCTTCATTTTTTAATTTGTTTAGATTTTTTCCGATAACTTCAAGGGATATGAAACCATCGCGCTCAGATAAGCGGCTAGACTTTCAGCCTAGTTTAGAAAAGGTTTTTTCGTAAGCAACACAAAGATTGTTCACGAATAATTTTGAGTCTTGGCCACCTTCAGCGGCACGTATTTCTATAATTTTTTTCATTTTATTTTTCCTTTTTGTACTTATCGACTAGATGTTTAATAGCTAAGTAAGATGTTAGATCTATTTCTAATATCTTACTTATTTTAGGGTTTCTTTCTGTTTTTAATAACTCTTTAAATAATTTAATCTTTTGATTAATTTCAAAAATAGTTACACTTCACCAGAAGTTATACCGCAACTAGAACCACCTAACTCCAGTACAATATTGCCTGTTTTTATTTCTATATGTTTCATTCCATTTCTCCTTATTCTAGTATTTATTAATAGAATACTTTCAATATTAAATCGCCCATGTCGGCATCCTTCAACATTTCACCCTTTACATGATATATAGTATTGTCTGTTTCAACGATACCATTTTCTTCATCATAAGCTATAACCAAAGACGAACGCATGTGCCAACCTATTTGGAATCTGCCAGTAGGATCTTCAACAACATTACCAGATAAAATCATAGCTTTGTCAACTTTAACATCCGGTCGTTTTTCTTTAAGCATCTCTATTGGAACCGACAATATATTAAATGTCCAGTTTTCTATAGTTCCACCATCTTTTTTATCGTTGTTCATTCAATCACCTCTATAAAACAAGGCGTGCCTTCGCCAACCCATGCTCCTATTTGATTAAACTCGTAATATTCGACCGCTTCTTCATATGTCATACCTTCGGCTATCAACGATTCAAATATTTTAGTTACATCGTATGCGACTATTGGCTCTTGTCCAAATCTTTGACAAATTCCAATAATACAATCATCAAATCCATCCATTAACATAATTTCTGGATATAGATCTGCTATTTGTTCTGCTTTAGTCATTACGTCTTAATATTCCATACTTATAGCATTTTTCTTCTGTTAAGTTAACATCAATGTCACCACCGCCTTCATTGACAGCCCAGACACTCCAGCCTTCTTCTTCACAGAAGTAATCCCAGTCGTTACATCTGTCTAATACTTCTGATAATGTTAATGAAATTCTTATGACAATTTCCTATTTTTAAAGTTTAATCAATTACCGCAACAATATCTTCTTCGCGCATAACCAACAGCTCTTCACCGTCAACTTTGATTTCTGTGCCCGCGAACTTGCCAAACATGACTTTGTCGCCAACCTTCACATCTAAAGCACGAACGCCGTTATCTGTAATCTGGCCATTACCCACAGCAATAATTTCACCTTGTGCTGGTTTTTCAGTTGCTGAATCTGGAATGACGATGCCACCCGCTGATGTTGTTTCTTCTTCCATACGACGAACGACCACACGGTCATGTAAAGGACGGATCTTCATTTTTGTTTTCTCCTAAGTTATATTAATTGGATAGCCATATTTTCAATTTCATCTTTCATTGTTAATCTTCTTTTATAATTGGTCCTAAAGTAACACCAGTAGGACAATCGTCTTCTTTAGAATCTCGAAAATCCTTATAACTGTTTCCACAGAAGGAACAACGGTCATATAGTTCTATGCCACTACAATTACCACCATAATATTTTTGCTGTTTGTCTTCTGATAAAGTATTAAAATAATCATTAAAACGTTTAACTTCTGCTTCGGCATGTTCTCTCGTCACACCAAAGTGAACCCAACCACATTTATTACATGTACGTTCGTTATAATCAATTTCCATTATATTTGAATCCCATGTTCACTAGTTCTGCTGTAATTTTCCAAGTCTTCCAACGCGGCGACAATTTTCTGACAATCGGCAGCGTAAAAACCAGCAGAATTGATATTATTAATTTCAATAACTTTCATTCCAAGTGCAGTAACAGCAACATCCATAACAAACGCGTCTGCTGGAACACGCGTATCAGGAATAATTTTACAATCTACCTTAGATTGCCATTCACCTATCATACGTTCACAGAACGCGTATACTTGTGGTTCAACATATTCATCTGATATTACTTGACTACCACGTTTATATAAGCTTCCTGTTATAATGTTACCATCAACAATAAACATTCTGTATTCTGTTATAATATTTTTTGCACTAGAAATCATTATTTCTGTGTTTTTATGCAACAGGAGAAATTCATCAATCTCTTCAATTTTACTAATATCTTTTAACCATTCGTGTAATGCATCAATACTCATCACTTCACCCGAAAACGATTTGTTATCATGAACAGGTCTTACAAATACATAATCATATGGTGGTATAGTTATATTTTTAATCAACCCAACACTTGCATCGCCATTTAAAATATTGTCTTTACCAAATCCATCACGCCATTTAGAAAAATCAAAATTTTCATTTAAATACGTACCCGGTGTCCATCCACGGGCTTTGGCTATACGTGTTAACGTTGTCGCACCCATGACCATAATTTTCTGGTTAGTATCAATGAAAGGTTCTTCGACATCATCCACTTCTTGTGTCATGGAATCAAAGTCTGCTGGAACAAATTGATTAGTGAAAGGAATTGGTTTTATAACCAAATAATCAACTTGAAGTCGTTCTAAAGCTTCAATGAATCTAACGTAACCTGCTTCGTTGTATAAATCATTTTGTACTACCCAAAACATATTTTATTCTGCCTTTTTTAAATTTGCCACGCGTTTCGTTTCTGTTATTAGGAATGATTCAACGATTCCAAGAACTTCATCAATAGTATCAACTGTATTAACCTCGTGTTGCTCTCCATCTACTTGCCAACGCACGTTTACAAAATATGAACCATCTACATTTAGTGCAATATCTATGTATTTGTCATTTCCACACATTTTAATGTATTCCAATCCTTAACTATAAAAATGAACTAAACCGTATTGTACTTTAACAGATTTGCACTGTTTTTGCAAGGCGATAAGAAAATCTTCAAATTCAGTAGTGAAATTGGCAACCATTTCGGGGTTATTCTCAAGAACTGTACCACCCAATGATAAGTTATCCAATAAGAACGTTCCGTATTTGCCTTTGGTAAGGTTTTGTATTAACCAAGTTTTATCAGATGAATCAACATTGATATATCTAAAATCATCAATGTCTACAGGCAATAACCCATCGCTGTTTTCGTCTTCACCGTATACTAAATCAATATATGATTCTAGTTCTTCGATTGGATTGTTTGTAGATACTATTTCAGCACCACATTCACTACAAAATTTTTGTTTTGGAGATGTTACACGGTGACCATTTGGACAACTACGTGTAACATGATCAACAGTGTAAGAACGCATTTCTAATTCAATATAAGCGCCAAGGTATATTTCCTGATACATTCCCATTATTCTTTCCTATATGTTATGTTAAACGTAGTTTGGTAATATGTGTAGAAACTTTTTAAATAGATCTTCTGGCATTCCCGTCCCCATGTATTCAAGTAAAGTATATACGTCAATTCCAAGACCGTGTGCAATTGCGCAAGTATTGCCCCGACCTTGTCGAATTGCATACTCCATTCCTTCTGGTGTATTTGGAATATCGCTTAGTTCACAGTTATTAATCATGTTTTTTACCTTTTATATTATTCATCGATTTCTACAATGTTCATTGTTTCTTCGATACCTTTGAAAAGATTGTCATTGAGAAGTGGATTTATCACTTCTACAGTAAATAAAGACGTTTCTACACCAATGTTGACATTATCCTTTAACAGACAAGATACGGATATAATATTTAAATCATTAACAATTTTATCGTCTGTGATTTTTCCTGATGCTGTAGGTAGAGAAACCACCTTATCTTTATCTTGACCTGTCAATATACTTTTTAACATTATCCCATGTGGCGTATCAAAAACATTCATTTTTGCCATCACATATCCATCTTCTGAATATTCTAATTTGACAGTACCTACTGTTTTGGCTAGATCTACTTTGTCAAGTGGTAAAGGTGGATAGTTACCAAACGTGACAAAATTCTCACTAAGATTAAATTTGTCAACGGCTTTTTTTAATTCATCTTTTGGGTAAATGATTCCATTGAGGTTTGGTGTATCACTAGCATATATTTTGGATTTTACTTTCATATGTTTACCTTATGTTTTATATTGGAGCTTAGGATGGGGTTTGAACCCACGTTTCGACAATACCAATGTCGTGTTCTGCCAATTGAACTACCTAAGCAATAAGTGTCATTTCGTTGGCATCGAACCAATCTTCTCCCACTGCGGAATTACGTTACCATATTCAAGGAGGAATCGAACCCCAACAACCCTCGGGCGGGTGTTTTACCCGTTAAACTACAAACAACACTGTTCTTTAATTTTCTATACTAATATAATAAGCCAATGGTGGTGTTATCGCCATGCCGCTTCTTGCATCAAATTCATGCTTTTCACAACAAATAACTTTGTATGGTTCACCTGTATTCTCATCGTACTTAGTTTTTGTTTCGGTTACAACTTCATAACCACCTTGACAAAAACCACTATCACCATCAATGTATACAACATCACCAGCTTCTATATCACTAAAAAAATCTTTCATCGTTAATCTTCTCTGATTATTTTAAAACCTTTAATTTCTGAAAAATCGGGAAACTGGTTCCCGTTATAAATTAATCGCCATGTTCCATCATCTAATTGATCAAGATGGATCATTTGTTTACTGGTTTTAACTGCTGTTACTTTAGATAATTCTAAAATTTCATCAGTACCTTCTACTTCTATTGCACGTCTTGTCATTTTAATATTTCCATCGCTCTATTAAAACTAGTAATGATATTTTTTTGTTTAACTTCTACATTTTTATCAAGATAATCTTCAACCATTTCTTGAATGACTTCATCATATGATTCTAATTTCATTTCAGATTCAGAATCATTAATTTCTTTGATAATACTTGTTATCAATTCATCTGCGTTTTCACAATCTCCCCGTAAAAAAACTGGGCAATCTTCACCACATTCACCACTCATGCCAACACTATGGCAGCTAAAGTTATATTGATCATCCCAATCATCATCTATCATTTCAATATTTCCATCGCATCATCGAACGCATCATGTGGATTATAATCGTCTTCAATTAAACCCCAATCAATTAATTCTTCTATCAACCCTTGTTCTTTTAGCATGTCAACGATTTCATCTTCTATTGGGCAGTCAGCTTCACGTAAAACAGGACAATCCATACCACATCCCCCATTTATACTAATTGTATCACAACTATTCATGTCATTTCCTTACTAAATTTGACTGCATTTTAGGAGTCGAACTGTACCAGTAAATTGCGTTTTATAATTCTGTTACGTATTCTAATGTAATATCTACAATTTCTTCATTGCCATCATCAAATGTGTATATGACTATATTATTTGCGTCCATTGTTACGTCTAGCAATTTTGCATTGGGGGTAAACCCTTAGTACATTTTCGTGCTATCGTGCTTTTACGGTATAAATCTTCAACCGCTTCATGTGTAATTTTTAACCTAAGCATTGTTATTCCTTATTCTTACTTTCACAGCGTGGACATTTTGCACCTGTTGGATAAGGTACACCATGAACTGCGCATTCATAGTACATTTCTGAACCAAACCCAGAGTAATAAGCTTTGTCTTGGGTTGTTTTATAAATTTTTTCAAGTTTAATTGTAAGGTTATTTAAAGTCCTATGGATAAATTCACGATCTTTTTTGGATTCATTCATATATTCAAACCAATCATCGATCTTATTGATAGCTTTCTTATATTCTTCCAATACCAATTTCGTGTTTTTATTTTGTGTGCTCATAAGTAATCCTATTTTATTGTAATTTCCCTTACCACCTTATCGTGGCTAGTTAATACCATGTTAGCATATTTGATAATCTCTTCTTCTGCAGATTTTATATCATTATATCTGCCCATTATTTGTGACCACTTACCAAAAATCCAAATGCCTTCAAATGACTGAATACAATAGGAACCATTATTTTTAATAACACGATATTTAAGTTTCATTTTATTTTGCCTTTGATATCTTTGTTGCAGCAACAATAATGCTTGCTACAAACGAAATAAGAAGAGTAAGAACAAATGGATACGTCCACCAATTTTCAAATACATGGCTATCTATTAATAGATAGCCGAACCAAAAACATAACCACAAAGTAACAAATGGCAATAGCCACCATATATATTTCATAATTAATCCTTCAAATATTCATACGCAGTGAAATACTTTTCAAGACGTTCAAAGTCTTTTTTACGCAAACCTTTCATACGCAAGATACGAGAATTGTGATCTAGATCTTCTCTTTTAACTAAACGTGCGTCAGTATTCATTGCAAGGATTTTAATATATTCCATATAAGGCATACCATCTTCGTGTGTCAGAGCTTTAACTGCGGCAAGAACGCGTTCAGAAAATCCCATAGCTCTAAGATTTTCAATAGTATAATCAGTATCTTCAATTAAATCATGAAGTACTGCTATTGTCATAAGTTCTTCATCATCCATGCCCACTTGAAACATTACATATAAGCAATGTAATACGTAATATTTTCCGCCTTTATCTTTGCGACCTTCAAATGCCTTTGATACTAATGTGATTGCTTTGTCTAACATGTTAATTTCCTTGAGTTTTTGTATTATAACACAATTAATTATATTTTGCAACCTAAATTGATTACACTATTACTTACCATTTCATTAAATAAGATAAGAATGTACGAACCCCAAATCCAGTTCCACCTGATTGGTTTGTACCAAACGGCTTATCAGCAAAAGCAGGTCCAGCAATATCTAAATGTAAATATTTTTTCTTTCCCTCTTCGGTCAATGCATTTGTCAAGAACAATCCCGCCTTATGACATCCTTGGTATTTTGTTCCCATGTTTGACAAGTCTGCAAGTTTGTCATCAACACCATCGAGCATAAATTTATGGAATTCCGCGTTACAGAAAATTTCACCTTCTTTAAGTCCTACGGTTTTGATTTTATCTTTCATTTCATCTGCGAATCCGACCATGCCTGCCGCTTCTGCACCAAATGCCGCCAATGCAGCACCTGTCAAGGTAGCGAACGTATACATTTCATCAAAATCTGGATTTTCTTCTTCAGCCAATACCATGTTGTCAAATAATACTAGGCGTCCTTCTGCATCGGTATTTTTAACATGAACGGTTTTCTTGTTCTTCATAGTAAGAACATCCCCAGGTTTATACGAGTGTTCATTAATCATATTTTCTGCTAAAGCAATATAGGCAGTTACATAATATGGTGAGCCGATTTCCACAAGACCTTTCATGATTCCCAAAACAGTCATAGCACCTGCTTTATCGCATTTCATATTAACCATGCTGTCGGTTGGTTTAATAGAAAGCCCACCACTATCGTATGTCAATCCTTTACCAATTAATACCACATGTTTTGAAAAATCGCTTCTTCGTAATCCTTGCGGCGTGTATGTTAATTTTACGGTCATGGCAGGATGCGGGGACGAACGATTGACGGCAAGGTGTCCGTTCATTTCTAACTTTGATAATTCTGATTCGTCATATTTGGTGACTGTGATATTATCTACATCTGCAAACATATCAATAATTGTGTTAGTTATCGTAACAGAAGTCATATCTTCGGCGGTGCCATTAACCATATCACGCGTAAAACATTGCGCGTTTGCACGGTTAGTGGCTCTGTGTATACATTGTTCTATCACTTCATCGTGAGCATCTTTTAGAACATTAGGATAAAGGATAATTTTATTAAGAATGTTACTTTTTGGTTCTGATTTGTACTTTTGAAAACTATAATCACCTAAAACCAAACCTTCTAAAAACTCTTGACAATTTGCAGGTACTTCAATATCTACAGATTCAATATTAAGATTATTAAGATGTTGCATTAGGTTGAAACCAGATTCCCGCCAATCATCTTGCAGCATATCTTCTTTTTGTAAAACGTAAACATAGCCAGCTGTGGCATCGGTATGTATTTTGAAACTTTCGCCAAGCATTACAATACTTGGAATTGTTTTGACTTTTTCTTTAGTAAGAAATTTTACGCCTAATTTTGATTTTTTTTGGTCATCTATCGCTAATATTAATTTCATCTTACATCCTTTATATTGTATTTTCTCGCGTTACTACACTTCAGTATACAGGATTTAAAAAGGAATGTCAATAATTTTGGTGGGAACGGTGGGAGTTGAACCCACGCCTTTCTGATTAAGAGTCAGATATACTAGCCACTATACGACGTTCCCGTTATTTGGTAGTCCCGCACGGAATCGAACCGTGTGTAGTCTTCTTTGTAAGAGAAGTGCGTCGCCATTCAGCATCGGGACTAGTGTTTATTTTTTCTGGCTATCATTAAAGACTAAAGGTTCACCTTCATCTTTTATAACGGCTTCAAGTAATCGTTTTGCTTCTTCAAAATATTCCATGGATGATTCATCAACGCCATCTGCAGGACAAAAATAAATATTCATTTTCTTTTTCCGTTGTTTCATTTTCGTTCTCCGTTGTTTGGCTCCCTCGGGTGGATTCGAACCACCATAACGCTTTCAAGTATACGCTTGTTTAACAGACAAGTCTCTTACCAGTTAGAGTACAAGGGAATAAATTTGGCTGGCACGGTGGGATTCGAACCCACATACACTTGTTTAACAGACAAGCCTCCTACCGGATAGAGCACACGCCAATAACTTTTTACTTATCAAACCATAGATGTAAAATCCTTTCAACTTCATCTAACAATTCGTTCATTTCTTTAATTAATTCATCTTTACTTTTCATTTCTTTTCCTATCTTTCAATTTGGTGCCAGCAGTAGGATTCGAACCTACAGTGAGTTTTCACCCGCCGGATTACAAAACCGGTGCAATACCTGATTATGCGATACTGGCAATTGTACTACTTTGCGACATTTCAGCCCTCGTCAAATATAGCACGTATTCGTTTACCTAAAGCAGCAGCCTGTTCTCTTACATGTTTAGAACTTTCAAGCTGTTCAGGTGTAATTTCTTTTTGTTCAAATTCTTTGGCACCTTCACCAACAAATTTTAAATTAGGAAACGCTTCTTTCATGTTCATGTTTTTCACCTATATAATATTTTAATCTTTTAATAACTTCTTCGCTGTATTCTTTACCTTTAGTATCTAATAAAGACATTTCAATTTTTAAAAGAATTGTTTTAATATTCCAGTTACTGATTAAACCGTTTTCATAAAAATCGATCCAATCAATAACCATATTTTGTTTTTCAAATTCATCAATAATAAAATCAAGGGGTAAACCATGTGTTTCTACTATTTTAAAAACACCTTTTATTACTTGTTTATTATCTGATGTTATCCCTGAAGTGTCAAGGTGTTTCTTTTTCCTACCGCGTTTGGCGATTTCATTTCATTATCCCCCGTCTTTAGATTCTTCAATAAGGTTTAAATGTTTTCTTATCCATCGCATGAATAATATTGCTTTGTCTTCACTATTAAATGCTGCAGTGCCTGCATCACTTATTGGTACAGGAAATTCAAATCCACATTCAGTAACGTACCATAATTCGCCTTCTTTATAAAATAAAAACTTTACTACTTTACCTTTAACCATATCTTTAATAGACATTTTCTTCTTCCTAGTTTGTGGAGCAGACGGGATTTGAACCCGCCGCAGAAAATCTTGCCAGAATTTCTCGTCCCCTTAGACATACTGCCCCGTTGTTGTTTGGTAGCCCCGTCAAGACTCGAACTTGACTCTAACGGTTATCAGCCGTTTGTAATCACCCATATACTACGGGGCTATAGCCGTCTTTTACTGCTGTCATACAGCACCTACAAGTAGGAGGTCGATTACAACGGTCGCCTATTTTAATATAATCTTTATTCTTCCACTCAGTCCGGTAACTAGTATGGATGTGGGAGGCTCATTCAACCTGTGTACTATATTAAAATTCTTTTATACTAATTACTTCTTATCTGGATACTGTGCATCCAGTTCATCAATGTAAGCGTAAGGACTTTGCCCTGGCTTAAATATTTTGATATTCTTAAAACCATTATCTTCGGTAATAAGACTATCTTTTTCATCAATGGAACCACGATGTTTTGCACCATATTTTCCTTCAACTTTACCAGTCGCGGGATTTAAATCACCCCATTTAATATGAGGATCTCCCATTGGTTCTACTGCATACGTTTTTCCTGTTCTGAAAGAAACAATCATATGTCTTCCAGTATCTTCGGTTTTTTCAAAAAACTTCTTTCTAAATTCTGGTGACAACATTGTCATTCTCCTTTTTATTATAAATTTGGTGGACTGCCCCAGCCACGATCTGGGAACCTCTCGATTAAAAGTCGAGTACTCTGCCAATTGAGTTAGCAGTCCTAATCTTAATATTCTATTCCCCATTCATTTAATGTCGTTTTGACTCTGTTATAATTGTTACCCTTTGCCGCCAATCCAAGCTTTAATAAACATTGTCTAATATTACCAGTTTCTATATACGTTTTAACTATCTGCTCTGCCGTAATAGGTTCTTTAGTTACTTTCTTTTTATTTCTACCACGCCAAGTAAGTGTTAAACTATGACAATTGGGACATAACCCTTCAAGGTTCCCCCTTTCATTATTTTGATTATCCCCATCTTTATGTTCTAGTTCAAGAACTAATGGTTGATTTAACCATCTGTCCAGTTTACATCTATTACATTTATGTTCCTGTTCAAGAAAAACTCGCTTACGAATCCTTCCAAACTTCAAACTACTAAAATCTTCCGCTAGTAGTTTAGTTTCCCAAGTCTTCTTTCGTTTTTCTATCATATTTTCTATTACTATTGGATCTAATAATGGGGTCTTCAATCTCCCCTCCTGCATAGCACTCTTAACGCTATTAGAAATTTTTCTTTTTGTTTCGGCAGTCTTGATTCTACTGTTTGCACATCCACGGGAACAAAACTTCCCACTTCCGAACGTACCATCATGCTCTTTATTGCATTTTATATTTTTACATTTCATATTCGTACCCCTTTTAACTTATTTATATCAATAGTTAAAAAGTGTGCGATTAAAATTGGTGGAGCTACAGGGAATCGAACCCTGGTCTTCGCGGTGCAAGCGCAACGTAATCCCGTTATACTACAGCCCCAAAATGTAGTCCCTATCGCTGACGTACTTCACATACGCTTAGGATGATTACCATCGTCCCAGTTATGATAGGATTTACCTACACAAACTAATCTACTTGTTAAAGAACAAATACACCATCAAGGGTATATTTTAAAAACTTGGTGGGGCCGCAGGGATTCGAACCCTGAATGCGTATTCCGCGCCGGATTAAAAGTCCGGTATCCTAGCCGTTAGATGACAGCCCCATAAATCTTAAACTAATCTTTTGAATAATGCATCGTTACCGTTACATTTTTCTTTAAGTCGATCAATCCATTTTCTATTCTTAATCTTAAACATTCTAACAATTTTGTTTTTCTTGTTGTGATACTTACATACCACCCCTTCAAACGTCATATCTTCTAATGTTCCATTTTTAATAGAAGTAACTAAATCTTCTGTTAACACACCTTTGTATAAAACTTTGGGTATACCTACATCTTCAAATAATTCTATGAAGTGTAACGGTTCAACCATTCCACGTTTATACACATTGACATCAATCAATGTCACTTGGTGTTCTTCGTTCATATCATGCGAGCCAGCAAATGAGCTCTCACCATGAAACTCAAAAAATACTACTACACGTTCCCACTTCTTATTAGAAAATATTTCAGCTAATCGTTCCTGATGTTTTTCTAATATTATATCAACCGCTTCACCCAACATAGGATGTTTATTATCAATCAGTTGATTTCTTGAACCAAATTTATAAAACCCTTTCTTCTTTGACCATTCTGCTCTTATATTAGAACCGTCAAGTTTATCAAACACTACTACTTTTGTTCTTTCTAACTTTGTACTTATTGATGGATATGATTTCATCATAAACCCCTTGTTTTTTGCGGGGCATAAAAAAAGCCCCTTACTTTCGCTTGGGGCTTTTTTGAATTCTTTGGAAAATGTTTTTAAATAACTTTCTTTTCCTCAGTCAAAACCCCACGTTGCAGATTGGCATTAATAGCCACCGCATTCGTTTTAATTGTATTGGTTTTGATTGTAACAAACATTTTAATTTTTCCTAAAATTTCTAATTTCGTTTAAGTTATACAGACTATATATCATCGTGTTCTTAATGTCAAGCATTTTCTGCAAATATTTATTTTTTTGTCTGTATTCTTATTAATGCGGTCATTGCCTTGCTCAATTCTTCTTGTACGCCCTGCATATTATTTTGCTCTAATGCATTTTTTAACGTTCTAAGGTTGCTTAATACCATATCAATTACAAGTGATTCTTTAGATCTTTTTTTACCGTAATCATCACCATATCCAGGCAATCCTTCTGTAATACCAGCAAGTTCCTTTAATCTTCCATTGTCCATATCTAACTCCTTAATAGTTAATACTATTTATAAGGACAATAAAAAAGAGCACGAAAATGGGTTCTGTGGCATAAATTACAGTATATTGCTTATTATATTTGTGTTTCTTTATAGGCGGTTAATCGTGCCATGCCCGTTTCTTTTGTTTCTTGTTTTGGCCAGTACATACATAGAGCATCTTTAACATTTTCGGGTAACCGTTCGTTTGGTTTTACAAAAATGAGAAATTCGTCATATTTACAATTCTCGGCGGCATTTGCTTCATCGTAAAATACCCCTTCACACATCCAAGTATCGTTAACTAATACACCTATGAGCCAAACACCTTCTTTTGTTTCCATATTTGTCACCATTTTTCCATGATTTCGTCTATTTTAGATACCATATCACTATTTTACTTAAAAGTTATTCTATTTGAATCTTCGGTGCTAAAATATTTAACATTGAGCACTGCATCATTAAATAACGCGGCTGCTTCAACACATCTGGCTTTTTTGCGTTTCTTATCAACATAACAAATGAATACATGTTGTATATTATTATATGTAAAAAAATCACCAAGCTTCATCTTCGGCCATATCTTCGGCATCTTTCTAAGGGTATATTCTATATTATGGATTCAATTTTCTTGGAAATTGAATCCATAATATATTCTTTGTCGCTATCTAAAACATTGGATATGACTATAGTTAATTCTTTACGTTCATCCATGATTTATACCCAATTAGCAAGAATTTCATCTACTTTAGAAGCCATCCCTACATCAAAGATGGTATCATATTCTTTGCCCTCTTGACGTTCATAGTCAATGGAATAGCCTCGTGCTTCGGCGTGTAAACGAAGTAGATCAAACATGTTAGGTTTATCAACCAACATGGATTCAATAGATTTTGCCATTAAAATAATACTTCCAGCTTTATTTTCCACGTTTGAATTGCGAAAAGAGCTTAATGAGACATCTGCCCAAATTATTTGATTTGTTTCTAAATCTAAAATCAATGGGATATTATACCTCGTATCACCATCAATATCAAATTTGTGCTTAACTGTAGTAGGTTCAAATACTTTACCACTATTAACCTTATCGCGTCCCATAACACCTGCAAAACATTCAAAAGTATTAAATCCTTGACCAGTATATGAAATAACATTCATTACAACATATCGTATATGATTACGACGCGCAGTGTCAATATCAATATCAATAAACTCTGCTGCGCCATTAGGTGCAGACTGAATATCGCCAGAATGTACGCCGCCAACATCAGATAAGCGCGTATAAGATAACTGGCCTTTGTAGTTCCAATTAGCATCATAAGATACTGCGCTTAAATCAACATCAACACGATCATCTTTATTTTCTTTCCAATATAAGAACATTCTTGTTGCATTATTCTTTGCTAATGGTATATGAGAACCACGGGCAACCGTAACTAAACTTTTGCTTGCATTTCTTTGCACCAATGGCACTAAGTAACCTTTTAAATCTTTGTTAATATAAATATTACCCAAATCTTCAAGTTTAGCAAAGCGTTGTAATAATTCATTAGTGATTGTATTGACGACATTGATTGCAAAATCCGCATCAATTGTATCACGTTCATCTTTAATAACTTGGATCTTCGCCAAGCTACCTTTAGGCATGAAGTAACGCTCGCCTGAATTAATAGAACGATACTTAAAATGCGAAGACAATGTTAACAACATTGGCGTAGGTATTTTTTCTACCAATTCATTAAAAGTCGTTAACACGGGTACAGGTGCATCAAACGCACGCAACATCCAATCCATGCGTCGTGCAAACTCGCCGGGTCTGGTTGCCAAAATCGCAATCAAGTCCCGCTCAGCGATCCATGCATCGGAACCAGTAAGTGATTTAATAGTAACAACAAACTTTTCAACCTTGCTATTAAATGTTTCAATTGTGTCAGCACGATTTCTTAGCGTGTCACATGCATTGAAAGCATTTGGATATTTCTTGGCATACTTACCAATATGTAAAACTTCTGCAAGACGAATCCAACGCATTTTATAGCGAAGCATATCTTCTTCTGGACTATTTACATTGTCCAGTAACCACATAATAACCCTGCGTTCTTTATTTGATAAACGGAAACGTGTAACTTCTTTCAAAGATACATCACCACCAGATAACTGAACAGCAAGACGCAATACGTCTGTTGCCGTTTTGATATAATCAATCAATATGTATGATGCTATGGTGGTGTAGTCACTATGTGAACCGTTCGGATCGTATGTATAATCTACCGCAAGCCCAGCAATCAATGCTACGTTTTCTTTCATGGTAATCATATTTGATACACATGTAAACATGCTTGGATCTTCTTTGACTAACTTCGTAATAATATCACGATTATCTTCTGAAATAGAAGACTTAGCTTCTAATAGATTCGTAAAGATTTGTTTAACATCTTCTACATTAATTAATTTAATAATTTTTAAAGGGGTAATATCTTCCAATACTGGACGATCATTTTCATCCGTAGTTTCATCTACTTGGCATTGACAAATTGGGCAGGCACCAAAATCATCCATATTAAATAAACGCGTATCAATAACATGACCACATGAAAGTGGTTTAATGTCTTCTGGTACGCAATCAATTAAATTGGTCACAAATCCAATAATACGTCTGAAAAAATATTCATCATCATCGGGAATATCCTGTGGGAAATTCTTAAATAATGGACGATACTTTACATGATCGCCAACCATTTTGGATAAGTTTTCGACTAACATTGTATGGAAATTTCTGAAATCGGTTTCAGTTAAGGTACGGATGGCACGAATAACATTACCATCTAGCGTATACCCAAGTTGAGATATATCTAATAAAAGATCGCGAATATGAACTGCTGGTGTTTTCCATGTTGATTCAGTAACTACGACAGACTGTTTGTATTGTAAAGCAATGGCATTTTGTAACACGTTCATATTATTATCCTTTATTAGACGAAAAGAAAACGGGAATTGGACTCTCTATTTCGGGCTACCTTTGGGCGTGAACCCGCAGGTTGCGTTAGCTGATTTAGAAGGAAGAGAATTCCATAGCCGTTTATTTCAAATTTAAGTGTCAGGAATTGGAGACTCTAATTCACATTTAAAGTAGTTTAGAAGGAAGAGAACTTCATAGCTGACGAAAGATATATTATAATAAAGGGGTTAAAATGTCAAGGGTTTTTTACTAAAAATTCAAAAAATTTATAACTTGTTGATTTTCTTGAATTCTTTTCTTAGCCATTTCTATGTATTTTTGTGACAATTCAATACCAATGAAATCACGGTGTAGTTTTTTTGCAGCCAATGCGGTAGTTCCAGACCCCATGAAAGGATCAAGAATGGTTTTTGCTGTAGTTGAAGATATAATTCGTTCAGGTAATTCTATGGGAAAAGGCGCAGGATGTTCATTATTAGATTCTTGTCCAATATCCCAGACATCCCCAAACCCGTTTGCTTTATCTGCTAATTTAAAGTCAGGTTTGCATATCATGTATATTACTTCATATGTAGGAAGGAAATAACTTTTATTGAAGTTTATCCCTCCATTTCGTCGCCAAATTATGACTTGTCGTACAGGGAATCCTTCAAGAATATCATGCCTATCCTGTAATAATCCATTTTGTACACGCCATTTGTGGTTATAAAAAATCGCACCATTTTCAGGAATAATACGGAACATTTCAGTTAAGCAATCACGTTGCCATTGGACATATTCATCATGGGGCATATTATCATTATGTTCTGAATAACCGTCTTTTAATGCTGCGTTTGGCCATTTACTACTTTTGGTGCCAATAGAACTTAGGCCATTCCCAGATGAATTTTTTATATTATATGGTGGGGATGTTACAATTAATTCAATGCTATTATCTGGAATTTCTTTCATTACTTGCAGCGAATCACCACAAATGAAATTATTTGTGAAGTCGGAAGGATATTGTAAAGTCATATTTTCTATCTTAATACGTTACATACAACAAGTCAATATTATTTTTCAAAATCTTGCCTGATTATGTTAATCTAATTTCGTATTCAGTAATTGCATCTGCAAGTGTTGCAAAAATGTCTGCATCTAAAAATTCGTCAGTGCCTGCTTCGGTACCTAAACGGATATCATATTTAACAACCGTTCCTGTTGATAATACATTTGCCCGAACTTGAACAATAACGCCAGTTTTTACTGCACTGTTGCAACTTCCACCTGGGGTAATAACCCAAATAGCTGTTTCTGGTTCATATGAATATGCAATTGGTGATGCCATTGAAAATCTCCTAAAATATTTATAATGTATTTATGACAATTTACTTTTTATTGAATAAATCTTCAATAGAATCAAGATAATCCTTTTCTGGATCTAATGCACGTTTAAGCATATTTTCTTGTTCAGGAGAAAGCGTTGGTTCTTTTTCAACACCAATATCGGATAGAATTTTGATTACAGCAACATCTTGTTTATTCATAGATGTATTTATAAATGCCTACGAAAGGCTAACCTTCCGTAGGACTTCTTTGCGTAAATCTTCGATAGCTTCGCCGATTTGTTTACCTTCCAATCTTTCCTTTTGTCCAGTTGTCAACATCTCAAACTCAACAACAATTCCTGCTTTAAACATCTTCAAGAATTTAAAGGCAATTGAATGAATAAAATGGTTATCAAAAATAATCAACGTAGTTGCTGTTTTATGAAACGTAGTAGGCAATTTCCATGCATGGACTTTGTCTAATACTTTAATAAAACCTTCCGCAGTATCAAAATCATTAGAATGATCCAAAATATCATTAATCATAGTGCAAGACATTTTTAATGCATTTTTAACAGATCTTGGAGCCTTCAATCGTTCAAGCATGTTTAATACTTGTTCAGTATTGGAGCCAGCAGCAAGAATTACCATTCGGTCAATAAAATCACTGAACAGTAAGACAGCCCTGTCTAGTGTTTCGTTGGTTTGAATTGGTAATTTGTTTTCATCAAACAATTCTGGAAACAATACATCAAGGGCATTAACATCATGTAGAACCATAAAAAACTGCATAGGAAAATCTTCCATCACTGCTTTTTCTAATTCAGCGAAAACACGTTCTGGGGTTAATTCATCCAATTCACCAGACTTTGTTAGTTGTGCCATCAATTTGAGCGTATCAGTAGAAACACTAAAATTGTATCGTGCTGCAAATCTTGCCACGCGAAGAACACGTACTGGATCTTCTGCAAACGCATCACTAACATGCCGAAGCAGACCGCTTTCTAAATCCTGCATCCCATTAAATGGATCAATAACAAAATGTGTACTTCGTGTCTCTTGGAATTTTTCCCAATTGTCACGGTTTACCGCCATTGAATTGACAGTCAAATCCCGACGGAACAAGTCATCTCTCAATGTTACAGAAGGGTCAAAGTCGGTTTCAAAGCCATGGTAGCCAGAACCAATTTTCCGTTCGGTACGCGCCAGTGCAAATTCTTGACCTTTTTCGTCAAGGAAAACAGGAAAATCAGCGCCTACTTGTTGAAAGCCGTCAGCAAGCATTTCTTCTGGTGTTGAACCAACAACAACAAAATCCATATCCTTAACTGGCCGACCGAGTAAGGTATCCCTGACGGCACCGCCGACTACGAAAGTTTCTGTGTGAGTGTGAGTTGTCATAATAGGATTATTATAACAAAGGGTTACGCAAATGTCAAATGATTATTGACACCAATCCTGTTTAGTACCACTACCATAGTATTCTACGGCAAGACCTTCATTTATAAGGGTTTTTCCTATATCATTACCACCAACTGATACGTTGGCAATAATCCTTGCGCCGTTTCTACCCCATTTATAGTTAGTAATTTTCATACGTGTATTATAACCTACAAGGTCAATCACACGGTCTCTTACTTTTAGTGCCATTTCAGCTTCTTTAACGCATTTAGCGCGATTAAGCTTGCCAGTAGTAGCATAACTTTTTGCAGGCAGTTCTGGGGTATCAATACCGTATATACGAATGCTTACTTTGTTTAGTGGGGTTGGTAATCGCCATGATAAATCGGTTTTAATTGTATCGCCGTCGTAAACTTCTACGATAGGCAACAACATATAATTTTGTGCCGCAGCACTTGTTGAAATTAAAAATAGCCAAAGTGTAAGACTTTTTCTCATCTTGCTATTACAAACATAGGTTTGCCGCTTGGTGCTTTACCTGCGGGTTTGAATTTGGTTCCATGTGGAAGCATTGCAGTTTTTTGTCCGCCTGCCTGTTGTACTAAGATACCATCAGGAGACATTTTTGCTACGATAAACATACCTGTTTTTGTTTGGATAACATCACCCTGTGATGGGCTTGCAGCAGTCATTTTTTCTTTAAAGCCGCCTCGGGCTTGGGCATCCGCAGCATTTGCCATATCTTGTTCCCGTGCTTGTTTTGTTAATTGCAAATCACCAACATCTACTTCTATTAAAAATTGTTTAAATGATAATTTAGACATATTAATCCTTTAATGCTGCTTCGTTTAATAAGAATTCTCTAAAGGTTATACTTTCTGCTACTTTCGTAGGAAGTCCTTTATGTTTAGTTTCGGCAAAATCACGAATTTCTTTTTCTGTCATGTTTTCGGCGGCTTTTTTTATCGCGGCACTGGGGCATTCGCCGTCTGTTTTACATTTTAGCACCATGGCCATAAACTTTTGTTGGTTTTTTGATTCTGCTGGCATTTTATTTTCCTTCTACCTCGTTTCCTTGAATTTCTTCAAGTTCTTCATTGGCTTCTTGTATTGCATTAAGCATAGCTTCTACAACACCACTAGTGTATATTAAATGTCTGGCTGATTGCCAAGCTCTTGGTTCATCTGAATTTTTGATGAAGGAAATTGCTTTTTCTAAACGCTTAATAGCTGATTTTTTTGCAGTATCCAAAGCCATTCTACCGTAACCCTGAATTAGGATTTCAGATTTTTCAGGATTTTCTTTATTTAATTGGTAAATTGATTCAAGTAGCATATTAATTATTTTCCATAAAATTTCATCTGATTGTATTTATGCGGCAGGTATTTTACAAGTAATATTTTTGCTATTCTTGTAAAGCGATGATTTCATCACGTAGTTGTTCTGCTACTTCAAGTGACGTTTTAAAATCAGGATCAATCAATCCCTGTTCTTCAATTTTTTCAATCATAGCTTCCATATTTTCTACTAATTCTGCTATTAATGTATCTCTATTCATTCTCACCATTCCTTATTTTTAGTGGTTTATTCTTTACTTATATATCTATTGTAATTTTTATGTAATAAATTCTGAGAGAGAAATGTCCCTAATAAGGGACATTTCCGTTGATATCTTATTGTTTGACCCGTATTAGGGACATTTTATCCTAACAATAGTTGATTTCCATCAGCAGTAACAGGTACTACTTCGGCCAGCATCATTTGCTCTTCTGGTAGGTTGCTTTTTGCCATTTCAGCCAGCATTCGTTCATTAAATGGAGCAGATACTGCTACACCATTAACCTTTACCACGTAAAACACGGTATCTACATCATCTGTAATCATATTATCCATTTTTATCTCCTAAAAATTATATACCTATTTACCATAATAATTTTACGAGGTACCTTCTTCTTTAAGAAAATCGTCAATAAAACTTTTTAATATTGTACAAGTTTCCATATCACATAACATACCATCAATGTGTGAACAGCCCTGTGTTTTGTATACAGCACATGATCCTACGGGGTCATTGTAAGATATATAGTAGTTGTTTTCTTCCATGCGGTTTTGTCTTACAGCTTCAGGTTGCCCTAAATTATGTGTAATATTCATATGGATGCGGTACGCTGTCCAAAAATTTTCAACGGACGATTCAATATATTTTATTATATTTGCCCGTTCGGGTATTGTGTCTTTAATTCCCCATCCATCACTCAGCATTTGGTTAATATCGTCGTGCAATTCAGTCAAAAATTGCGTTTTTAGATGTTGGTCATTTAAATGTCGCATATGAATATATTTACATCAGGAAAATCTGAAGAGACCTTCTCAATGATAGGTTTAACTTCATCTTCCCATGAAAGTCCACCTAAACCACATCCTATCTTTGGCATATACACAGGAAGATCGAAAGCTTCTGCATATTCAACGGCAGCGTTTGTACATTTTGCAACAGCATGTGGATCGGCGTATCGTTTACCATCGCTACCATAGTTTATTTGCGTATAACCATTGGCTATAACTAATTTAGGATGTTCAGAACGCATATAAAATTCTGTAAGACCAAGCAAATGCTTTCCTGTACCATTTTCTTTATAAGATTCATAGACGAATGGCCATTTACGCATTATTGCAAGTGCAATTCCACTTCCCATGGCTCCCGATGTATTTACTCCTTGTAATATTATCCCTTCTTCTACAGTTGTAATGTTTTTTGTAATATATTCAATCATTTAATTCAACCCTTGTTTTGTGCTTTATTGTATTATATAACAAATAACTATTTTTGTCAACTTTTAAGTGTAATTGTATAAATACATTTATGTGTGGTGCTGCAAAGGGGGAAAACATGGGAACAAGAATACAAGGTAAAAAAAATACTAAATTTACAAATGACGAAATTTATAAGTTGTGTATAAAATATAATATTGAGTTATTAGATAATGAATATGTTGGTAATAATTATTGCCATACTTGGTTTTGTAAAGAACATAAAAAAGAACAGGTTCAACGTTTAGATAAAATACAGAGAAGTGGTGGATTAAAATGTTGTAGTCATGCAAAAAAATTAGCAAGTAACAAACAAGAACTTGATGAAATAGAAAAACAACTCAATATTACTTTATTATCAGAATATTTTTCAAATAGTAAACCTCTAACATGGAAATGTAATAAACATAATAAAATTTTTAATAGATCGTTGCAAATTATTCGCAGAACCTCACAACCCCCATGTTGTAAATGTGAAGAAAAATTAACCATAGTAAAAAATATAATTGAACCATTGGGGTATGTTTTATTAGATAAGGAATATAGTGGCTCGACGCATACTTGGTATTGCGTCCATCATGATAGAACATATTACAATAGACGTACTACATATAAGGATTTTGAACATGGACAATTATTAAAATGTTGTGCAAATGAAAGAAATAGTGGTAAAAATCACCCTAATTATAATCATAATGTGACAGATGAACAACGTGCAAATGATCGACGTTCTCAAAAAAATAAAACTTGGAGACAACAAGTGATAAAGCGTGATAACTTAACATGTCAACGTTGTAGTATATCGGAAACTAAAATAGTTGCACATCATCTTGAAAATTATTTAGAAAATCCAGAACTACGATATGAACCATCTAATGGGATAACATTGTGTGTCCCCTGTCATATAGCATTTCATTCTATATATGGCAAGGGGAATACAACAAAAATCCAAACCGAAGAATGGATCAACGATTACTAATCAAAACTGCCACCACTGTCACTTCCGCCACTATCATAGCTACCACCACTATCGTAAGAACTACCACTATCGTAAGATGGTTCTGGTGCTGAATAAGATGGTTCTGGGGTAGGAGCTATGTATGGTTCTGGTGCAACGTAGGTTTCACGAACTTCTTCTACTGCGGCGTCAATTGCCGACACATCATCCTCAATGCTGCTTGTTTCTTCAACAACATCGGCAGTAATTTCAGCTGCTTCTACATCTTGTGCATCAAAAACGTCAGTCAAAAGTGCGAGTAATATTAGGTCTTCAATCAGACTGTCATCATTGACACTGTAATAACGACCACCACGACGATAATATTTCGCACGATAGTGACTGGTACTTTGGAAATGTTCTGAGTTTTTCTTTAATTGTTCAAGCACGTCCGCCCTTTTTACCGCCTCGGTTGAAGGTGTTGGCGCAGCAAGAGTTTCTTTCTTCTTACCAAAGCCAAAAAATGATTTGATCCAATTCCACATATTTAAATCCTCTTATTTTATAGTTAACATTATTAATCTGTAATAATATTAACACAATAATAACTAAAATGCAAGCTTAATTGGTTAAAAATTAACAACCTGGTAATTCATCTTCTTTTATTTCTATAACGATTTCGTCTAATGTTTCAACCACAAGATCAATTTCTATATCCCCATTTTCGAATCGCTTTTGCTCCTCAAAAGGGACAGCCATCGTTCTATAATGTTCCATCATGACACATTGTAATACACCTATCGCATCGTTTATTTCACCGTATGATTCACTATAGCACATTCGCAATAAACGTGTAATAGAATAATTCAAATTTCCTTCCATGTTATTCAGATCATCATCTAATTCTAAATCTACTAATGCTTTATGTAAATTATCTATAACTGTATCTAGGGCATCTCTTTTTGATTGTTTAATGTATGGCATGTGTTAATCTCCTATAACTTTCATTGCATCTTCATAATTTGTTATCGCGTGTGAAACATTAGGAATAAATTTATCATTTAATGTATCTTTTACTAATTCCATTATTTCAAATGAACAATTGTCAGGATGTTTAATACTGTCCGCCTCTGGATTTTCTTCGCTTAAAGGATTCACTAAACATTCCCAAAGACCATATGTATTTCGTATCCACATTCCAAATCCAAGATGTTCCATGGCTAAATCACTACTATTAATACCCTTAAAATATAATTTATCTTCTTCTGATAATCTATTAGTAATAATATCGTAAATAATCTCATCACGCGTTAGAAGCATGTCAGAAGTGAGACCAATCGTAACACCTTCTTCATATTCAAAATTTTTATCTTTTATTACATTATTTTCTTTAACTATATAATTTACCACTCATCTTTCTCCAAAATCACACATCATTTTTGTATTATAACGCGTATATTAATATTTTTCAACCAGTTATAGAATTTCCATTGAAGCATTAAATCGTTTATCATTAATACTAGTTTTTAATATCTTAATAACATCAGGCCATAACATACCAACGGTTATTTCAATATCATATACTAGGTTTAAATAAATTCTAAGTTCTTCTAAATTTTCAAAGGTATCAATATCTAACGATGAATCATCTTGACCAATTAGTATACCAATTTGTACTATTGAAAATTGATACGAATCTGTCATTGTCTAATACCATATTCATCTAAATTATCAAAGAAGAAATCAACAAACACATCTTCTTCATTTTCGTTTTTAAAATTGAACACAGGGATTTCCATTTCATTGGCATAAGCAATCGCTTGTCCAGTACCACCCGTTTCTTTCGAGCGGGTTTCTTTTGTGGTACATCCATCTGGTGTCCAACATAAAATAAATTTGCTTGGTTCATCTAAACCAAACCCCATAACTTGTTGCATATTTCTAGCCATGAATTTTTTTGTTGATTGTTTTATATGTTTCCATGATGCACCATATATGTCACCTGCAACTTCAAAAGCTTCAATTGGTATATTATATAACGGTGAATCTGAACCATTAAAACATTCCCATGGAAGATATATTTCTTTTTTGCCATTTGCTTTATCGCAACCATTTTCAAATGCATGATCGGCACCATCCGCAGCACCGCTGCGAAGTGTCATACCTAATTTACCTAACCAATATCCCCATCTTCTAAGACGTGATAATGGTGTTGCTTCCAAATGATCAATCATTGGACCTGGTGTTAAACGAGCACCGATTCCAGTATAAAACATTATTATCTAAAACCCCATCTTCTTTTCATTATCTTCATAATAAGATACGGTTGCTTCCATCATTGACTGTAAACGTTTAGCCGCTTCATTAACCGTTTTACCAAAACATTCCACGGATATGATAAGTTCTTTTAAATGTGCTACAGAAAATCCTTTTGATAACTCGACCCAAGTTTCTAATTCCCGCTGATTATTATTAAGTCGTGGATTTTTGCATGAAAGGTAATGTTTTCTTGCTGCGTCTGTTGGCATTCCAATTTTTATAATTTCATCGAAACGGCTTGGACGATTTATAAATCGTTTATCAAGTCTTTGTGGATAATTTGTCGTTGCAACAAACACAACGTTATCGATTTGCAATTCGCCATCTAACATTGCTAACACTTCCGATTCGCCATATTCCTGAACGATAGCATCTATATCTTCAAAAATACAAACCAATGGACGCTTTGGTTCAATGCGCCGTAAAATATCTAAACCACTAGATGTTAATGATGGGTTAACACAATATACGGTGATACCACCAGCATCAACGATCTGTTTAGATAACTGTTGAACTGTCGAAGTCTTGCCACTACCAGGAGGTCCCCATAGCATAATACCGCGCTTCCATAAAAAACCGTAATCACGGAATATATCTTCGCGTCCCCAAAACTCTTCAATATGTTTTAATACGTGTTCGGAATTACTATCGGGAAGTACAATGAGATTATCTAAATTAATATCACGTTTGGAAAAATACACACCTGATGATGAAGAATGTTTAACAACATATTGCCCCGGTGTAAGTTCATCAACAGCAGATTCGGCAGGGAAGAAATCTTGTCCAGAGGTTGCCCACATTTTAACGTCTATCCTTTTGTCCTTATCCTCGTCTGAAGCTGATTCGTCTATAGAATCAGCACGTGGCGGATATTTCGCACCTGTGGATTGTTTATTGGTGTTGACAATTTCAACAAATTCATCTATATCATCTTTCATTATTATACCTTAATTTATATGTGTTGTATCGAATTTATACCAGCCCATTTTATTCATTTCAGCTTCCGGTAATGATTGGACAGTTACACCAGCGCGGGTACATAATATAGTAACGTCGTCTGGTATAGTTGGTTGTAATTGTTCAGCAAACAATTGCATTTGTGTAGGATGAATATCATCGGGAAATGTTATAACAACAACATCGCCAGCATGAGGACTTAGCGTCTGAAAAGCTATAGTAGCTTTATTATATACTTTATAATCATCTTCCACTTAATAACTCCTTGACAACTTTACTTGCCAATCCACCATCATATTGACCAGCGTAGTTATATTTTAACCACTTCATTACCGAACCCATTAACTTGGGCGAGATTTCATCAAGTGTAACAATACGGGTTTGAACGGCGGTGCGAATATCTTCTTCTGTCATCTGTGATGGTAAATAGTGTGATAATAAATCATTTTCATCCCGTGCGTTCAGATATGAATTTGATTCAGATTCTGCGTAACCCATTAACTCTGTATTATTTTTAACGAATTTTTTAATTACTGCGACAACTTCTTCATCCGTTGTTTCGCGATTACCTGCGTTCTTACCAATCATAATAGCCTCACCCAGTAGAGTGGTTAATAGCGTAGCTTCTACTGTTTGGCTATTTTTTCTTGCTTGTAGTTGGTCTTTTTTGATTTGTAATATAAGAGACATAGTTTCCACCTATAGTTATTTGTAATAAGTATTACATAAGGAAATGCTAATGTCAAGGTTACGAATAGAAATATAGGGAAATACTAATAGTAAAGTTATTACTTACCAAGGAATCAAATCTTCGTAACAACCACCTGTATTGATTAGGTTACGAACTAGACTTGAGCTTACAAATATATTTTCAGGTGAGGGGGTTATATAAATGGTTTGTGCATTAAATCGTCGCGTGAATGTTTCATATGTCATTTCGTAATCGAAGTCGGTATTATTTCTTAAACCGCGTACGATTACAACAGTTTGCTTCTGTTCTGTTATATAATCATTGATATTTCCAGTGAATCCTTCAACTTTAAACATATTCATATGGTGGGATAGTGTATTTCTTACCATATCAATTCGTTTATCGTGTGTAAACATATGTTCTTTAGTATCGCTATTCATTACCAAAACAGAAACAGATGTTCCCAGTGTAGTAATACTTGCTATCTTATTAATGATATCAAGATGTCCGTTAGTTATTGGGTCAAAGCTGCCGGGATATATGAATTTCATTTATGCTCTCCAAATTAAAAGGGGACATGTTTGTCCCCTTTTAATATTGTTGGTTTACGTTGTGGCTTCCACCTGTTCACGCACTTCTTCAAACGTATATTCTTTAGTAATTTTACCATTTAAGAATACAGTTTTAAGTTGTGGATTAGGATAAACACCTTCTCTGTCAGTAAAGTAATTACCATTGACAGCATTTTTATATAACATCAATCGTCCGCGTTTACTCTTCTTATTGGTTACGCCATCAGAAGTAATAGGATCTTTATAAACGTCGACATCTTCGCCGTCAATCTTCGCCCATGATGCTTTCATTGCAAATTGATTGGTATCGCGATCAACTTGTTGAAGCAATCCACCACCTTGACCCAAGACTACATTGTCAGAACTAAATCCATACCCAACTAATGTTGATAAGATATCTTCAATACTTTCAATATTAATACCATCACCTTGTAAAATACGAACATTATTCAGTACTTTATAACCCTTACTATTAACAGTGCTACCATAAGTAGAATCAATTAACATTGCAATTTTTGAAACAACTTCTGCAGGGTTTCCACTGTCTGGACGGATAACCAATTGTGAACCACAAGCCAAAACTTCTTCTTTTAGTTCCTTGCCCCACAATTCACCAACAGCGTTATAGATGTCATATGAATCAGAGACCACTGAAATAATAGGATATTTTCCACCGAACTGTTTAAGCATATTACGATACGCAGCCAATTCGCCTTTTTTCATCCAAGTAGTAATAGAACTATGTTCAGCCGCTGGCACAGACCATGCTAACATGTTCCGTGTGTTGTAGTATTTCATGGCATAAATGATACCAGTAATAGTATCTGTACCCTTGAAATTAAGTAAGTGTGCAGAACCGCCGATACCAGCACTTTCTTTTGAACTTACGCCACGTGCGCCAAAGTCATGCAGTTTAAAATCTAAACCAGCCATAGCTGCTTCATCTGCCGTTTCTTCCATGTATTGACGGATAATCTGTTTAGAAGTCCAACTATTTGACGCAACAGTCATAGGATACCAAACGGCTCTATGAATTGAAGTTTCAATATAAGAAGTCAACCATGGCACATTATCATCAGTATTTTCAATTGTAACAACTGCATTTTTGAATGGTAGCACTGTACCTTCTGCGACTGCTTTTACTTCAACTGGTAAGTAACCATCTAAGTTATTGACGATATAGTCCCAACCTACGCGGTTGAAAGGCTCGCCATGTAAGAAGAAGAAAACTTCTGCTTGGTCGACCATTTCTTTGGTGACGCGCTTGGCTAGATATTTCTTTAGATAAATTTGTAAACCGTAGAAAACAGTACGTTCATATTTTCCACCGCGCGATTCAATATATGAAAACACACGTGTTGTGTTTGGAGGGTATTGTAACCAGTGACTGGCTTTATAAGAATCTACATCCAGTAAAATATTTTCTTCTGGATCAAAAGAATCAAAATCTAATTCGGGTGGGTTTGTTAGCCATTCTTGTGGAAAGCTAATTGGTTGTTCTAATGTTTTAATATTCATAGGAAATCCTCCTAAGTTGTTGTTATCCGCGAAGTCTATCTTCGCGGGTGTTGTATTATATATTACTATAGTATATTAGTCAAGCCTTATTTTGGCTTTGTAAATCCAATATTACTAATGCAAGATTGGCCAATTCTACATCATCTGTAAAATTATGAAGACAGGATTGTTTTGCTTCTGTTGTTACACCATCATTTGAAAGTAACGAAAGCACATGTGGTGATGCTTTTTTTACTCTTGTGAGTAACTCATTAATTTCATCTTCGAATTCAACAAGATCAATCTGTAATTGTTTCATTTTACCCATTATATTTTCCCCTTTTTAATACAAGTATAAACATCATCACGAAATTGTGTATCGTTCAGTCCCCATTCTAATGCAAGACATTGTAATTCACTTGGTAATTCCATAAAGAAGCTTTTTAAATCTGTCTCGTCATAAGACTTTCCACATGCCTCATATATCGCATCATGGAGACCTGCCCCGTTATTATTCGCAAAGACTTCTTTCACCATTGCAATTTTAAATTCTGGACTAAACATTATAACCTTCCTATATTAGCGTTCCCGCTGCCTTTTGTGTTGTAATATAAACATAAACCTCGTCACCAAAGACGGTATCGCTTAGTCCCCATTCAACCGCAGTCATTTGAATACGATGAGGTAATTTTAAAAATAATGCTATCAATTTTTCTTTAGGATGTGAAATTCCACTGGCTTCGTACACAACATCATGGAAATCATCATAATCTTCATAATTTTCAAAAAGCGAATTAACTGTTGGCATCAAATCCATATTATTTCTCCGGCAATCTTGCTAACATTTGTTTTATAATGTGGTAATGATCTTCAAACATTTGATCTTCCATTTTTTCAAACACGTTCAATGGAATCCATTTTGCTTTGTCAGCGTCGTCACTACCTTTAACCTTTGGTAATTCCCCCGCAGCCAACTCAATAATATAAGTATGTGTGATAATCCTGCCGCGCAGTGAACGTTCTGGATGTTCAAATACATGTGAGCTTTTAATACTTCCCTTCAGTACAGGAACAGGAACTTTAATTTTGGTTTCTTCGCGCAATTCACGAAGAGCACCGTCTATTGACCATTCCTTGTGATTTAAATAACCACCAGGCATCGCATATAATCCACGACCAGGCTCTGCTTTACGTCGTACTAATAATACGTGGCCTGCTTGAATTACCACCACATCCACTGTATTGAAGTATGGTTTATATGGTGCTACTACATAATTACGGCGCAAACATTCAATAGCGTTTCTTACTGCCGTTTCCGAACTACCAGTATATCGGGATATTTCGTTTTCTAAGAAATAATCTAACATAGCACTCATATCGTACATGCGATCATGTCCAATTTGAAAATTATATTCGCGTACAAGTTGTTCATATTCACGTGTCAACATGAACGATTTTAAGTAATCATGAATTCCTTTTGGAAGATTGGTTCCAATTTTTCCATCAAAATCTTCGTTTTTGAATAAAGCTTCGCGGATATCTGTCGCATGTAAATCAGCAATATTATTTACGTTAATCGTTTTCCATTGTGGAAACATCTTAAGATAATAAGAGGTTTCATCTTTAGAATATCCAATGATACCATTTTTATCTTCATCGTTAATGTGTGGCTGAACGACTTCTTGTACTTGTTTAACCCACGCAGGATCGTTATACATAACATCACGCAATGGTAAAATAGTAACTCTATCTTGTAATTCATAAGGTAACGATGAATAAATCATCTCAGCACGTTCATGCCATAGCCACGGATTCTTAGGTGTACGTGGTTGATTAGCGGAGCCAATCAATATAATAACTTGATTTGCCATGTTTAAAGCTCTCATGACAGTTTCAATATGTGCATTATGTGCTGGTTGAAATCTACCAATATACATAATGTTATTGTATTCGTATTTTTGGTTCATCTGGAAATCCTCCAAATAGTAATTATGATTAAGTCTGTCTCAATCGTTATTTGTAAATATTATAACACAATTTTCTTAATTGTGCCAATTATAATTAGTGTAAATTTCTGTAGTAGTTATTACATTTTGGTTGTATACAACCATCTACAAAAAATAAATATTTTCTATGTAAACTACTACCACATTCATCACATATACTAATACTACCTTCCTTAATTATTCTACCGAGAGGTGCTATTAGCTCTGGTACGTCTGTTATTGGCTCTGGTACGTCTGGTAATTTTTTTTGTACTACACGAAGTTTTATATCCTTATAAAATAACATAATTTCTTTAGTGTGCCATTCTTTAATTAAATGTTTTAATCGTTCTGTTGTTAGTTCTGCCTTGAAATAAAAACAGACCTCGCGCTCATTATTTTCTCTATCTTTAATAGAAACATTTTTATTGCAAAGAATCTTTAGTTCGCGACATTCCTTAAGAAAATTGACAGCTTCTGACGGTTCAAGTGAAATTTCCGCAGGCACACCACCTTTCTTTTTGGCTTCTGTAATTAGTGAATCCATTGCCAACATCATTTTATTTTTAATCGTCATTAACATCGTTTTGCCTTTTAATGTCTTTGATTTCTTTGGTTATGTTAACGACCGCTGCGACTGCAACATCTCTTATAATAGTTATTGTTTGTTTAATTTCCGCTTCTGTTTTTAATTCCCATTCTTTTTCCGCATCATTAAAGTTGAGAAAAAGGAATACAATAAGAGCAGTAATCAAAACAGACCAAAATAAATTATCAATTATAATGAGTTGAACCACCCAAAGTATTAATATAACAAAACAACCCGCTAAGATAATTGGAATCATTGTATTACCTCATAACATGTATAGCTTTCTCTACAAGCCCATAAACTACCATCAGAATGTCGTTGCATTTTAACAGTATTATATGAGCGCCTACTATTATCAATATGAATAGGAGGTATAGATTCAACATTTGGTGTTGAATAAGAAATATCGTCATTAATACTATTTTTTACGCTATTCCCCGCACCGATAGCAATGATGAAAAGAATTGTTATAATTGCCATAACAACAATTAATTCAATTAATGTAAATCCTTTCTCTTTCATGTCTACCATTTCATTTTTTCCGTTAACACGCTAAAGAAGTTCCAGTCCTTTGGTCTCCAAATTTTAACTTCTTGCGGATGTTTTCTAACTCTAAATTCAACTATAGTACCAGCAGGCTTAGTACAGGTAAATATTGGTTGGCCATCGGCAATAATATCAATTCTTGGAACACGGTCGGTTAGTTCAACCTGTACCGTTATTATATCACGGCCTGTTGTAATAATAGGACGAGAAGTTAATGTATGTGGAATTAATGGAACAACCTGCATGATGTTAGTAGATGGGCTTACGATTGCACCACCTGCCGATAACGTCATTGCAGTAGAACCAGTGGAGGATGATACCAGTACACCGCTACCTAATTGTTTACTAACAAAATGTTCATTAATAAACACTTCTGTTATAAGCGGCGCATTTATCCCATTACCACTAACCACAAATTCGTTCATTGCTTTCATTTTAAATGGTTCTTTAAAACCTTCCCCATTTATAGAGTATTGGCCTTCAAGAATCATTCGTTTTTCAAGGATAACATTATTTTCATATAAAATGTCATCAAGATACTTATTTAAATTATGGGGGATTTCTTCTGTTAAAAATCCAAGCGTGCCTGTATTTAAACCAAGTACGGTAGAATTTTTATAATTAACAGATGCGCGCAATGCACCAAGCATCGTACCATCGCCACCAATAGAAACGATTAAAGCACGTTCTTCAAAACTATCAGGATACCAAAACGTTGTTGGAATCCCACGCGATTTGCCATAAGAATAAACAAGATCTGCCACCCGCTGGGTTTCGGCATCCTCACCTGGTTTACAAAAAATCATTATACAATCAAATGTAGTAGGCATATTCATAATAAATTCCTTACTTGCTAAATTCTAACATTCTTTCTACAGGTTTAATTGCAGCTGCAATCATTTCATCAGAAAGATAATCAATTTCAACACCAGCGGTACCATTAATAGATTCTTGCACCAACTCAAGCGTGTTTTGTTTCATAAACGGACATGCGTTACACTGACATCCTGTATAAGTTGGTGCCAATCTAATGTCTAAATCTGGCCGAGCTTCACGCATATTATACAGCAAACCTTCTTCCGTTGCAACATAAATTATCGCTTGCGTATTGGATGTTTTAGGTAAATCTTTAATAAATTGTAACATCTTACTTGTTGAACCCACCATATCTGCACGCTTTAATACTGGCAATGGTGATTCAGGATGTGCAATTAAGTACTTAGGGCCGTCTGACCATGTTCCCATAGCCTTGTTAATTTCATCTTCTTTAAATTTATCATGTACGTCGCAAACTGCATCCCATACTGTCATATCGTATCCATATTGATAATTCAAATATGCGCCCATGTTTCTGTCAGGTGAAAATATAACTTTATTTCCTTTGGCAATTTCTGCGGCAACAACATCATCAACATTACGCGATGTTACGATAATATCTGCTAATGATTTCATTTTAGCGTCAGAATTGATATACATTACGTGTGTGGTTTCATAGCCAGCCAGTGCATTAAAAAATCGTTGGTTGGCGTCCCATATTTCTAATAGTTGGAAGTTTGTTTGTTCAACTAAAGAGCATGATGACTCTGCGCTTGGTAGGATGACTTCTGTGTCAGGCACGATCATCTTAGCCGTTTCAGCCATGAACCTAACTCCCGCGAAAACAATACGTTCAGGGTTGATTTCTTTGGCTTTCATTGCTAATTCTAATGAGTCACCAACAAAATCTGCCATTTGTTGGACTTCTGGAATCGTATAATAATGAGCGAGAACTAAAGTATTTTTATCCATGTTACCCCTCCACGAAGGTACAAACCTTCTTCATTTTGCGAATGATAGTAATAAATTTACTGTCGATGGTATTGCTAAATGATCCGCCGAATTCTGGCTGAACGAATTCAAAAGTTTTACGTCTTGGATTGTAAGTTCCATCGGGGTTTAATTTACGAATGGTTACAGTCCATCCTGCTGGATAGTAATCACCGGGACCATGACCATAACCGTCCCCGTCCATTAAAGCACTTTCGACGATATACACATGACGATTAAGGTCTTTTGGAAATTTTGTAAAATGTGATGGGCTTTTAACATTGGCAAACGTAATAACATTACCAATTTGTAATTTTTGTGTGTTCATCGGAAATCCTCCAATAAGTTGATACGGGTGGGGTCTATCCCCACCGCTTATATTATATTTATATCATATTGTAGCCATAATGTCAAGCTAATTCGTTACAGATTAATCCACGTGTTTCGGTAAGAACCTGACCTAGCCAATTAGTGCCTTTCCATGTAGTAGGATTAAACGCATCTGGATTATCTTCAGCCAAGCCAACGCCCCAGATTTTATCAACAGGACTTGCTTCGACTAATAAATAATTGGCAGTTTTTTCTAATGCTTCAAATAATTCTTCATTCTGTGAGAATTTTGCAAGATTCGCCCGTAATACGAAATCACGACAGACGGCATTCCAAGCTGCAGGATTAAAGTTTTTAACACTGCGACCAATCATTTGTTGCGCTCGTGGATATTTTATAAATCCTGATTGTTTTGTTTCTGAACCAATACAATCCATAATTTCTGCTTCAGCAAAAAAATCACCAAACATTCTTGCCTTTGATGCCATCATGTATTGTTCGGCACAATTATATTCTATGCCTTCAATTTCAAATGGTGAATAAAACCATTGACTAAATGGTCCACGCCAGAAACATAACGTCATATATTCTTCTGATGTTGGGTATTGATTAACTAATTCTAACGGTGTCATCTTTTATATCCTTTCTAGTTGGGCCGTAGCTCTTGTATTGGAAACGTATGCGTTTCATTGTAAAATCTTCTATGGCTTCCATTCCGTCTTCATTTAGTTGGTCAAGACACGTAATAGTATAAGCACGTTTCGCACCACGCGGTGCATAGTTTAGAAAATCTTTATCTGTAATGCTTTGCATTAAGCGTGAATCTAAAATACCAAATCGTAATTCGCCTTGGAATTGATTTGGAATATTTGTTTCATCTACAATATCATAATATTCTGGCATTGCAGGGCGTTCATCATCTAGTGGACCAGCACCATGGCGTGTAGTATAAGCACGTGTAACATAATTAACAGTTACATCATGTTCCCCTGGAATCGTTTTAAGTATTTCGCTTATATTTTTCATGCCGCAATTTGAGCGTGTAACATGTGGAAAATATCCATAGTCCATGTCAAGTAATAAACCTTGTGCACCTTCAAAGATAAGTGTGTTATTTTCAAAATATGAAGCGTCAACAACTTCTATATGTTGGAGCATAAATTTACAATCATCTACAAAATCGTACATAACTTTATCATTATATAAGATTGACAAGAAATTTTCACCAACGTTATCCATGTTGATTCTTGTTGGTATATAATCTTCACGAATTGCATCTTGTTCCATTAACAGTCTATTTAACATTACATCTTTAGATAAATTATAAGATGTTAATAAATCATTAACGGTTAAATGTGAAAATGTAAGTTTTCGTTCTAGTGTTTCACCGAAACCAACCCCACAACTGCCATGGGCATCATCCCCACGCATCAATTCCAAGCTTTGATTTAATAACATATCGAAAGGTGTTGTTATAATACTTTCAGGATCAATATATATTTTAGGTTCAATCCCAAATTCCTTAACAAATAATTCATATTCTTTTCTAAACAATATTGGATTGCTTACAAAGAAACTACTTAAAAAAGTTGGAGAACCATTAAATGTTCCTGCTCCAAAGTGTGAAAATACATGTCGTTTCCCATCTGGCGTTACAACAGTATGACCAGCTTGTGCCCCACCATTAGAACGAATAACAACAGCATCATTATACTGCGAAGAAAAATAATCAGTCATAAGACCTTTACCACTGTCACCATAAGCAGAATCTATTATAGCTATTACGTTACTCATAATATTCACCTATTGAAATTGATTTATTGTTTGTATATAATTTTCTGTATTGTCAAATATATCATAATTGAATGTTTCAGAATATCCACTTTTAATATATTTTTTTGCTTGTGTAAAAGTATTTCTTTTGTATTTTTTTAAAATATTGCTTTCCATTTTTTGTGGTATATTGCCATCTTCAAACCATTCATTAAATAATACAATAACCGTAAAATCTTTATTTACTTGTAAACGTTTAATTCTTACATCTATATCACCATTAGTAATTCCTATTTTATAAAATGTACACTCATCACTTACAAACTTAATATAGTAAAGTAATCCACCTTTTGTTGGAATGAATCCTCGCCTTGCACAATCAGGACACCCATTCATATGTAAATGGTCATTGGGTCTTTGTGTAAAAATTCCATGAATATTGCATATAATCTTAACCTTTTTATGCGATGCTTTATAGTTAACTAAAGAATAATCATATAAATCTCCATGAACTTCTTTAGCCTCTTTCATAAAAATATCATTTGTTTTAGCACGTTTAATGAAACATCCAGGACACCCATTTCCACTTTTATGATAACAGGGAGGTTGTAAAAAAACACCATGTACATTACATATTATTTTAACTTTGCCCAATGCGCTTTCATAATTAACCAATGAATAATCATATAAATCACCATGAACTTCGTTAGCTTCTATGATAAATTCATCTGTGGTTTTATATCTACCACTACATTTAGGACATTTATCACCTCTTATATGTTGTTTTGGTGTTTGTTTAAATATCCCATGTATTTTACATTTTATATCTACTTTAGTGTTCGTATTAACATATTCAATCAATGAATAATCATATAAATTGCCATGTTTATTTTTAAAATCTTGAATGCATTGTTCTTTAGTTTTTCGTTTCATATAGGTATGTATGGTGATTGCGCAATCACCATACATACCTCCTATAAATACACCATTTTTAGAATCTTGTTACATCAGAAGCAGCGTCAAAAGCTTTTTCTTTAGCAGCAAGATCAGAAACTGCATCACGAACAACTATTGAAGTGTCACCACTCCAGCTTTTCGCAACTTCTTCTTTATCGCGTCCTTCATTTATTTCAATGACAGAAACGATAAGTTCTGACAGTTTCGTATAATCAGATAAAATGATTACATTTTGTCCAAGATGCTCTGCCCAACGTGCTCGTACCGTGTCAGCACCATATCTTTTAGCATAGTAACCTTCTTCGATAATGATGTGATAAACTTCATACATCTTTTGTGCAGCATCGACAGTTTCTTGGAATGGAATATCCGCTTGAACCCCCACATCACCAATAAAATCTTGAACACCGCGTTTCTCGGTTACTGTTGGTGGCAGTTCATCACCAATTGTAAACAAGTAACCTTTCTTACCGCGTTTTTCAAAGCAATCAATTGATGTGTGATATGCCGCAAAGTACATTGGCATATCGTACGATTCATGATCGTTGCCGCCGCCGCCGTGTTCAATGTACATATTTTCTAATGCGTTTGCAATTGTTATATCAGCTTCAAATTGACTAACTTGTAGAGGCGCAGAATCACAAGAAACATCACCAATACCTGCTACCATAATATGTGGATCTGTTACAGGTTTGCGATCATAGATTTCTTGAAATAATACTCCAAGGCCTTCACGAATAAGTGTGTCCGCGATCATGCCCATTGAACCTGTTACATCACATCCAATGATAATAGCTGTTGATTCTGGATTTTCATCAGAATCCCGCGATTCGCGGTTTATGCCCTTTGGATCAAGGTCAGCGTGCATTGAACGGCTTCTGAAAATTTCTTCTGTGCGTTTTGTTTTTGTCGTAGCTGAATAACCTTTCCAGTCTCCAGCATCCCATCTTGATGTTCCCATGATAATTCTCCTTCTTTAATATAATTGACTAATGTCATAATTGAATATAGTAAACTTTCGTTTACCGTAACAACGTTCTAACGTTGCATTCCAGCCTTCGTATTCTTCAAGTGCAGAAAAATTAGAAGGTGTTCTTATCCAGTTTACCATTTCAATTGGAATGTCCTTATTGAATAATAGTTTAGAACCACTTAAAGTAGGATCGCCTAAACATCCAATAGCAACAGCTTTCACAGCTTGCCTATCATAACATGTGTTAGCATTTTTATCAACCAACAGTTCACTGGGTAAAATCTTTATTAACTCAGACGGCATCGCCTTTAGTTTTGTGTTTTCTTTTACAGAATACCACCAACCACCCAATAACATACACGTATGTTCTTTTGGGTTAACAAATATAGTTGATGGTAAAATAGAATTGTGCGTAATCCCACTAAAGTTTAAGAACATGGCGATGTTATATAAAGAACTAACTACCCATGCAGTATGTTTAGGTGGAAGTGTTTTGTTTGGTAGAAAATCAATCAAATCTTGCAGTAAGACGGCATCTTTAGGCTTATTCATTACCACAACATAGCCAATATCAGTTTCGTCATTGCGAACGATACTTGGCATTAACTTCTTGAATTCGTTTTCAAATTTGGAATTTTTATACTTGATGCCTTTCATGGCGCTGATGCCATTAGCGTAAAGGTCTTTGTTTTCACCATCAATCACATATAGTATATATTTGCTACCAATATAAATACGGCCAAGTTCAAAGGTACGGAATTTTTTATAAGTGAACCTAAAAGTCTTGCCTGTTTTTGTGGTATATTTTAAAGAAGCTAATCCGTTCCAAGTATTTGTCGCGATGCGACCTTTGGCGGTTTCGGCAAGTGCCATTAAGTGAATGAAAACATCTTTGGCTTTAGGATTGATATTTGTATCAGGATGCCATTTACCACGCAACTTTTTAAACTCGAGTTCAAAACTATCACGGGAAAATATCTTTTCGGGTGACAAAATGTTAACTTTTAATATTTCTGCTGCTGATAAATCTAATATTCTTGGCATTAGGAAATCCTCCTTACGCGTTCGGTGCGAGTGGAGTCTTTCCCCACTGCATATGTTTCTATTTATACGTGTGTCATTATTCTGTAGATTCTTACACCCTCAAATGCTCTTACTCTTGGGTGAGTCCTTCCGCTACAGAAGTCTTCATTTATTCGCCTACCCACTTACCGAAGCATCATCCGCAGCGGAGCAAATACGAGGTGGTCTTTCCACTATCTCTGAATCTGTGTACACTATACATTAACAATTTTTAAATGTCAAACATTATTTTGATAACTCATCATCTACCCATTTATTGAATGTTTGTAATTTGCGATTACATCCAAATAAACATTCTTTAGATAATGGTACTGAAAATTGCTTCTTTGCATTAGCCACAACATCTGCCAAACTACCATCGGCAATATTTAGACCAGTGCTTGGAACATTATCACGTAACAAATGAGAGCAATTCCATACTTCACCTATTTCATTAATCGCTATTTCACTAAGTTGAATATAACACGGCAATTTATCATTAATCGGAAAACGAATTCTTGGGTCAAATGTTTCAACATCATGCGCAGTGTCAAATAATACTTTTGTTTCAGCATCGTTATTTTCTTCTGTTAATGCACGCAATTGTGGAACGATTTCAGTAAACAGTTCGTGAACCTCAGTATTGTTTAGTAAAAACTCACCACCTACGCCTTTATAAGATGAGAAAAATACAGCATAAAACTTTGGCCATCGCTTGTAGTACATACGAAGAAATTCAGGAATCTGTTTGTAATTTTGACGTGTAACTGTATACGTTAAACTAACGATTGGTCCACCAAACGGAATAACAACATTATCATGTATAAAATCTAAGTTGTCCGTCACACGTTCAAATGCGTTCTTGACTTGTGTGATTTTGTTGAAATATGCAGCATCTGTAGTATCCAACGACACTTTAAGTCTTTTGATAGAACGATATTGTTCAATAGATAACTGCTTCAAATTATTTGTATTAAGATGAAACTCAACATTTGGATATTCGCTAACACATGGGAAAATCTCATCAAAGAATTTAACAACGGTTGGTTCGCCACCAGTAATATGTAAAACACCCCCGCCCATGTCAGAATATTCTTTCACCATTTTATTGAACATGGGGAATTTCATTTCGGACGCTGTATGATGTTCATTACAATATGAACAATTCATGTTACATCTGTTAGTGATGTGTAATGACAGTCTACGTAATGGAGGACATTTGTTTTCACGAACCGCAATGACAGTTTCCCCTGCCCTCTTTTCGAACAAATCCCAATACTTTCCACCTAAATTTAAATTATCCATTATAGTTAAATTCCAATCATTTCTTTAAATTCGTCAATTCCAACAATGCGCGTTCCATTGTCACGCGCTTTTTTAACCTTGCCTGAATTACTATTAGGATCTTTACAAATAAGCATAGTAGTCTTACCACTAACGCCACTTTGTACTTCACCGCCCAATTCTTCAATCTTAGCCCCCATGTCTTTATCACGGAAACCAGTCATGCAAATCTTTTCACCTAACAAGATGGCATTCAAACTAACAGCTTTATCTTCCGCTATAGTAATGAATTCGTTTACATTTGCAAAGAAGTCTATGAATCTACTAATAACCATCACTGCTTGTTCTGCAGTTTTTGTATCAAATCCATCAACACTGGTAATAACATCAGGATCGTTACATTTGTACAACCCATCGCGACCAAATGCCGTTTGTAATTTTTTCATTCTACGAACACCAATCCCGCGTTGATTTGATATTGCGCCCATGATTTTATACAGTGGAATATTTGTTAGTTTTTCATGAAGACCATTGAATACTTTTGTACCATTCTTACCAAGAATATTTACCAATTCAGTTTCTGTGGCTGTAATAATACGAATAACATCGTACCCTTTGTTGTGAAGTTTTTCAATATTGCCCAATTTTAATAATGGGGCGTCAACTTTTTCAAAGAACCTAGTCATGCGCTTAATTGCAACAATGGGTAGGTCTTCTGGATTATCGAGAATCGCATCAACTTCATCACCATCGTCGTTTACGCTCCAATGCCATGGGTATTCGTCCGTTGGCATTTGTGGCTTGATGGCAGCGGTGACGACCCCCATGATGAATGGGATTACATCTCCAGACCTTGTAACGCGCAGTACCGCGCCAGGTCCAATATTGTTTGATTCAATAAATTTAGCGTTGAAGCCAGTTGCCCAACTAACAGTAACACCGCCCATTTCGGTTGGTTTAAGGTTAATACGAGGCTTCCAATATCCATGACTTGATGCATTATATTCAACATCAATCACAGGAATTTCCATGATATTATCGGCAGATGTAATCTTATATTTAACCGTAAATGCGGGATTTAATGTGTCCCGTGTTGGATTCATTTCTGCACGCTTTGCTGCACTAACAACGTCCAATACAATGCCATCAATTTCATAAGGGGAATCTTGTTTACGTAATTTAAGCAGATTGGTTAATTTTTCATCAGTACAATCTTTACCATCATATACAATATAATATGGGACTTCAAATCCTAATTTTTCAAGTTTTTTAAATTGTTCTACCTTAGATAATGTACTGCCTACGATTTCGTAAGCCACGAATTTAACAAAATCATAAATTTCTGGATCTTTTTCTTCTGCATTCATCACACCCGCAACCATGTTACGCGGGTTTTTGTATCGTTTACCGTCTTTGCGGGTAAAAGTATTCCGCAAGTAAGGGAATGAAGCAAATTCAAAAATATTTTCGCCACGAACTGTGATTGTTTCTGTAATATCAGGAAGGTTTTTTGGCACCGAGCGCATTTTACGCATATGTCTGGAAATATCTGCACCTTCAACACCGTCACCACGACTATATGCAATTTGAAATTCACCGGTATTATCAAATACTATCATTCCACTGGTACCATCCAGTTTATCAGAAATAGCAATTTTTTCATCATTAAGCTTCCAATCCGATAACCATTTAGCCATGTCACCGACATATATTTGGTCAAGTGAACCCATGGTAAACGGTAGTTTTATTTTTTCGCCACGAACATCACTTCCAACACCAGTGAAGAATTTGTCGGATGGAACTTGTGCATACACGAATTGGTACAAGAAATCATATTGCGCGTCTATCAGATACGATCCATTATCATCAATTTCATATAAGGTATTACACTCAACCAATATGTTCAATAATGTTGATATATCCACTTCGTCAAAAGTTTGATCTGCAAATAAAGATAATGCTATTTTTTCGTATTTGTTCATAAATATCCACCAGTAATAATATTGATTCAGTAGGTTCCCTACCCTATTAAGAACATTATATATTAATTGGGTTAAAAAGTCAAGACCTATATTCAATTAACATAAATAGGTGATATCAAAAAGGATTTATTAAGAATGTGGACATTTAGAGATTACCTATTAGAAGCTAACCAAACCCCTGAACAAGTCGCACAGACATTATTAAGCCAATGTATGCCATTTGTGAACGCAGTGGGTGATGTTGAGTTTGATACTGTCCTTTATCGTGGAACTAATGCGAAAATTGAAGATTTCTTACCGCGTGAACGTACAAAAGCAGGTGGAGTAACGGGCGAATATTCTGGTGATAGAGGTGAAATGTTACGCAACTATTTTAATTCTACATGTGGCATCAATCTTGATAGTATTATTTTTGCTACTGGTGATCCTGCCCTTGCCAAGACATTTGGTAATCCTTACGTTATCTTTCCAATAGGTGCGTTTAAATTTGCATATTCAAAAAGTGGAACGCCCTTACCACATATAAACAACGAAAAAGATTTAGCAGCCGCAAAGATTGTATGTGGTATTGCGGACGACGTATCCGACGAAGGAATGCCTAACCAAGATTTCCAAAACGCAATAAGAAGCCATAACGAAGTATTGGTATATGCTAAGGGTTACTTGCCTATTAGTCTTTTGTTCTGGAAACAGAACGCACAGGCGATTTTAGAAGAACTGTCCTTTAGATAACGTATTATGCTGCAGTTGGGTTTATTGAACCATCTTGTCCTGGCGCATCAATACCAGCCATACCACCAAATACATCAATAAATGAATTTAGTTTAGTTGTTTTAGACTTTCGTGGATTGGCTTTCCTTTTCTTAGCTGCTAAAATTTTAACCAACACCAGTTTATCCACCGCTAATATTTCATTTACTGTCATTTCGATGCCATCCTCATGCCGACTGTTCCCTGATGTGGATCTACTGCCCATCCTGCACGATCTTCGGTAGCCCCAGGATTACCCTTTTTCGCTTTATCTTTCATAACAATACGAATCTTTTTGGCTTTCTTGGTATTTGTCCCAGTTTTGGGGAATAAATCTTCTACTTTCATGTATTAAATAAGGTTATTACTACCTTGCCTCTCAAAATATTAACATATGTATTTATTAAGAGAGGTGCAATAGTTAAATTTCTATAGTAAGCGTATCATTGAAGTCTTTATTTAAACCATCCTCAACTTTGTAACCACGTGGATTACAAAGAACACGGGTGTCTCCAATCAGATAATCTGAACTACCATGTGTGTGACCATGCACCCAGATATTTGGTTGTGTTTCCATAATATCTTCAAACAATTCAGATGCGTATGCACCATTTAAATCATCATTACGAAATCTTACATTAATAGATTGAAAACTTGGAAGATGATGCGTTACTACTACAACTTTCTTACCATTTTCTTTCTGTTTGGTGATTTCGGGGAAGATATACTCTATTGCTTTGTGATGATCTCTCAAGGTATCCGCAGGTTCCAATTTACGCTTCCATGCTTCGCCTATAGGTCCAGTACGAATCATTTTGTAATCATTCATCCAATGCCTCGCTTTTTCCATTGTCATTACATTGTAGTTATCGAAATTAGTCCACATTGTAGCACACACGAACGCAACGTCATTGATCATAACAGTTTCCTTATCAACAACATAAAGATTTTCATGATCCAAGGTTGCATTCCATAATTTCGCTAATGCTGTTGGAAAATTCGCACGGTAATACTCATGGTTGCCTAAAACCCAGATAACATTCTTAAAACGATCACATGTGTTGTTAATGAAGTCGCGGTAAGTGTAATCTTTTTTTATGAGACCAATGTCACCCGCAAGGACAACAATAGTTTCCTTTTCATTTTCCACTTCTGGAATAAAAAAATATCCAAATTCGAGATGGATATCGCTTAGAATTAAAATTTTCATATGTTTCTCTTAATAAATCCTTAATTTCCTTAGCGTAACATAAAAAACGGCAATATGTACACTAATTTCTTAAATTTAGTTAGAAATTGTTAAATTTTTAAACATGCGCGAACTGACTAATAAGAAACATTTGAATATTAACGGGAATATTGGGTAAATTTTTAGATTTAAACGTGTCCGCTGCGGTTTCGGAAGAAAAAAGAAGTGCAATTTCTACATCTGTTGTCCACAACATTCGTTTTCCAAAGGAACACTGTTCAACACTATACAAATATTTGTCATCCATTCCATATTTAGTTATAACATAAAATAAATTATCATGATCCATGTTACTATATCCTAAACTTACTTTGCGCGAGTTTGTACTAGCATAATATCTGTGCGATTATGTAAATGTTTAAGAATAAAAACATTTAAAGTGCGCTCAGACTTAAATGATATTGCGGACTTTTTATTTTTTGTCCACGTGATAGTATTATTAACGTCGTCGTAATCCGCAACATAGAATATTTTACTATTTTTTCGTTTACCTATGAACCAAACCAAACTACCAGATTTTTTCCCCGCTGCTTTCCGTACAAGGTTAATTTTTTTACGGGCAGCTCTACTTTGGTTGGGCATGTTAACTATTTAATAACATAACAGTTGCGGTGGCTATTGTAACTACGAATGCAACAATAAATATTCCACCTACAACATGACAAAGTACCCTGTGTGGATGACATCCAGTTTCTTCTGGACATATTTCAGCATAATCTAATGCTTCTGCTTCTGCGTTCTTTTCTGCGACTGGTGGTTTTGTTTCCATAACTATGCTCCTATAAAACAATATAAAATTAATAAACCCATGAATGTTGCCCAAGTAATAACAGAAAACATTTTGAACCATAACATTAGTGGACGAAGATCAACTTTACTAAAACATTTCGCCGCACATTTCAAACTTAACCATATAATGGTAAAGTTAACGCCAATTATAGTGAATAATATTAAACCAATTTCCCAATCCATAATTATTCCCCTCAAATATATTTAGTAGTATAATTTATCCTAATGTGATTACAGCATCATCGAGAGCATTTTCAAATGCAACTTGTGCAATAATAAATTGTTTAGCAGCTTCTGATAATTTTGTATTATCTTCTATCTTTTCAGCACCATAGGCAAAATCTTCCAACGTATATGGTGCGTACTCGTAATCTACTTTATATTCATCTAATGTCATGATCTTTTACCTTTTATCTCATCATACCATACAGAAATGCCACATATTATAAGGCCACATATCCCACAAAGTATGAAAGTTATACCCAATGTGATTGGCCAAAAAATAATACAACAAATTACAAAATATCCAAAATAGACAGGAACTCCTATTATTTTAAGAAATAAGAGAATTAATCCCAATACCATTCCGTAATTTATTGATTCCTTCTTTTGCCAATTGCCCATGATTGTCATTATAACCCCATCTTAATTCAACTATATTGCCCATGTTACTGAAAACATTGGCAAAGATTTCTGGATAATTACCAAAGTAAAATATTGCAGAAGGTCTAGTATTTTGTTTCGCTTCTGGATTTTCACCACCAGATACGAACTGGATACGCCGTTGTACTAAACAACAAACTGCACAATTACTAAGATAATCATTAAAATAGCCAGTGTCTACGTTAGCACCAACAAGTACAATACTTTCTATTATATTTAATTTCTTTCTTTCAGTTATAAATTTATTACACCAAATTTTGGAATTAGAAGCCCCATATGGGGGATTCATGAATATTCTACCTTTCCATGGACTATTAAGACCATCATCCTGTTCAGTATAGTGCATACTTGCAGGGACGGTTTTATCAGGATTGGCACATGGATCTAAGTCTATTCCACCTAAGACTTTAACAACCATGTCCAGTATATATTTTGGGGTATACCATTCTACGCTTTCTGATGATAAGTATTTAGCCTGTTCTTTCATATTTTCTCTTTTTTATTTTTATTATGTTATTAATTTAATTATATTGTGTTCTGGCATACGATCCGCACTTAATATTTTTTCGACAACTTCTCTTTTTGTCCAACCTATACAGATTGATTTATTTCTAATCCAGATACATTCTGTTCTTTCAGGCGCAATATCGTAATCGAAAAGATACCACCCTATTTTATCCTTATGTTCGATAACAAATAAAGTATCTCCGTTACCGAGCGCACGAGCTACTAAGCCTTCGTTCAAACTTTGTAAATATGTCATTCTTCTTCCATTAATAGTTTCAGGTTTTTTAGCGTTCTTTCTTCAAGTTGGCGAATTCGTTCCATAGAAACCCCATACTTTTCAGAAAGATCTTTTAATGTGAGGGGAATATCTATGAATTTCCGCCAGTGATTTGCATTTTTCGTAAATTGAAAAATAGCTTACGTTGTGGTTTTGTAGTAGCAACTTTTGATATCTTCCAATTATTCACAACATATTCATATATTTCAGCCTTAATATAATGGACGGCATATGAAGTCAATTTTCCTTTATCTGGCTCAAACCGATGAACAGCTTTCATTAAACCAACGTTACCTTCTTGGATTAAATCTTCCAATGGTAAACCATAGTTTACGTATTTTTTAGCAATATAGACGACAAATCGTAAATGCGCTAAGACCATTTTCTGTGCTGCATCTAAGTCGTCATTATATATAAGACGATTCGCAAGTTCAACTTCTTCTTCCCTTGTCAACATAGGAATTTGTCCCAATGACGCCAAATAAGAACTTAAATTTCCTGTCGTGGTTAATCCTGTATTCATTTAATCCTCAACTAATCGATGTTGTATTACAAATTCACTACCAAAAGAAGTGACAAATTGCAATACATTGGGTTTTTCGACGCGAATCGCACCATATTGCACATCAAATCCACAACTAAAGTCTTCGCCTATGATTGCGAAGTATGCAGAATCGTTGCCATTGGGTTCAAGTGTTATGTCTGTAATACGTGTTGAGGTTGTTTCATCCAAATCAATTTCGGTGAGTATTCCGCCAATCCACTTGCTTTTATTATCAATAAATCCATTCCACATTGGATATGTTTTGCCGTTTATTTCTTTCATTTGTTCTACCTATTAATTTCAAAGTCAAAATATACAGTATTCTGACCTATATGTCAAGTCTAACATGCCTTTGTGTTAGAACTCTTGACATAGCGTTTGGTTTCTGTTAGGGTAATAAAGTTAGTAAAATATATTGTAACATTATCACAACATAAGGTATAAACAAATGACTAAAAAGAAAGATATTAAATGGAAATACATGAAGTTAGACGGTGCATTAAACCGTAACTATAAAGTTTCAGATCAAGGCGACATCGTTGCTTCTACAACAATGAAACCATTAACCCAGAGCGACATGGGTAAAAAATGTGCAAAGAATGGCACAGATTACAAGAGTGTAAGTATTGTAGGCCGTAAAAATGGAGTTCGAGTTCACCGTATCGTGTGTGAAACTTTCCGTGGTGCTCCAAAGGGCGATAGAACCCAAGTTGGCCATCTTGACGAACACAAAGATAACAACGCGTTATCTAATCTAAAATGGATTTCGCCAACAGAACGCTCCCGCGCTTATTTCGCCAACAACACCCTACCACGTTACACAACCGCTGTTGTTGTCCGTACTAAAAAGATGATCAACAAAGGTTTAACAAACGATAAAATTGCCCAAAAAACAGGCATGAGCGATTCTAACGTATCTGCGATTAAATTAGGCATCATCCATTCAGAAGTTAAACCATATACATCAAACCAGTTCGGTTAATATGTTAGCATCGAAAGAAGAATACAAGGATTTGTTAGAAGAAACTAAGGACAAGGATTTGTCCGCTTTGGATGATACGGTTAAAAATACTGTTTCCAATATCATTTCCCGCGCACGAGAAAGGCGCAGCGATGGCAAGGAAATTTCCGATCCTTTATTGAATACATTAATTGAACAGTTGAGTAAAACAGTTAGGAATCGTAATAACCTTGAACATTTTCTTGAAAGTATCGCATGGTATGAAGAATATACTAGAAATAGGTAATTAAAAGCTTGCATTTTACAAATATTTAGGTTACAATGGTGTATATTTGATAATTAGGATATTTTATGAAACTTTTAACACACATCGGACTCATCTTACTGTTACTATGTAATGTAGCAACTGCCGAAGAATTTTCAATTGGTATTAAAGAAGCTAAACCCCTTGCTTATCAGGAAAACGGACAATGGAAAGGTATTAGTGTTGATTTAATTCAAGAACTTTCCAAAGAAATGAATTTTACTTATAAGTTCGTTTCCGTTAATAACATTACATCTTTAATAGATGCATCATCTAATGGTGCTGTTGATATGTCAATCGCTGCAATATCATTAACCCCTGAACGCGAAGAAGTTATTGATTTCTCGCACAAATACTTTACCACATCCATTGGTATCCTATCGAATGTAAATGATTCTTGGATAGACACTATATTATGGGTAATATCAAGGGTTGCATTAATTTTAATCGGATTTATTATCTCACTTTATGTAGTAGGCTATATCATTGATAAGGTTGATGGTAATGCCAATATTAAATCGCCACATGATGGTGCATGGTGGGCATTAGTAACTTTTACTACAACAGGGTATGGTGATGTTGTTCCGAAGACGAGCGCAGGTAAAGTCCTTGCGTCCATTTGGATGATAGCCAGTTTATTTTTATTATCAGCGTTTACAGGTTACGTGGCATCGGTTTTAACTGTTAAAAATTTAACTGATACGCCAATGACACTTTCCACTCTATATAACGCTAACGTAGTTGCCGTTAACGGCTCTACTGGCCAACAGCGACTAAATGCTCTTGGTATTAAACACATTACGGTACCTGATCTTGAAATGGGATTAGAATTATTTAAATCTGGCAAAGTAAATGCCGTAGTACATGATGATACTATGTTAAATTATGCAGCAAAATCAATGGATAATGTTCTAGTATCGTCTATCGCTAATAGCGAAGAAGATTATGCAATTACATTACCACCAAATTCCAAGTTGACACGCCGTGTTAATTTAGGTATACTACGCGTTCTTGCTTCCCCTACGTGGAAAGCGATTCGTTCACAATATAACGTCCTACAATAGGAGATACACAATGTTTAAGAAATTAATCACTACGTTTTTAACAGCGGCCATTGTAATTGGCTTTACTATGCCAATTATGGTTACCGACGCAGGCGCGAAAGGCTTTAGAAGTAGTAGCAGCTTTTCACGTTCAAGTTTTCGGTCATCAAGTTCCGCAAAAAGTTCTAGAAAGATGTTTTCATCATATAGATCAAAATCAAACAATTCATCAAAGAAACGCTTTTCTACATCAAAAGCAAAATCAACTTCTTCTTCAAATAAGAAGTATGCCACCAATAAGCGCGTTTCCAGTAATAAATTTACAGGAAATAAACAGACTTCTGGTTATAAAAAAGTAGGGGCTGGAAAACAAACCCGCCGAGCTAAATCAGCCTTACGATCACAACGTGCCAAGTTTAAGAAGCCTTCTTATAGTTCAACAGGTAAAATATCATCTGCCAAATATAAGCAATCTTATGGTAACCGTGCGTCATATCGTCGCGCTTCAAGCTATGATCGTAGCACCTATCATACCCGCCGTAACCAATATTATGGAGGTTATAGTGCACCTAGATACGCGTATTATGGTTCACCGTCGTATGGTATGTGGGATACAATTTTCTTGTACAGTATGTTAAGTAGCATGAACAATAATAGTAACGCTTCACAATTCGCATATAATCATCAAAACGATGCTGACTATCGTCAATGGCGTCGTGAAGCTAATAAACAAGCGCAAGAAAATGCTGAACTTCGTGCACAACTTGCACAAATGGATGCAGGTGCTTCTAAATATAAAGGTAACCCAATCAATGCAGATTTCATCCCTACTGGGGTTGATGCCGATGTTGCTATGTCGCAAGAAGTACTTGCTTCACAGAAACCAAACTTACGTGTTTGTGTAGGTAGTAAGAATGGTACATACTTCCGTGTAACGGCAGGCGTATTAATGCAGGGCATTAATTCTGTTAATATTATTCCTGTTATAACCACAGGTACTGGTGAAATTCTTGATAACGTTGCATCTGGTAAGTGTGATGCGGGTTTTGTGCAAGCTGATGGTTACTGGAACTATGTTGAAACAAACCAAGTCACTTCATTACCATTTGAACGCGTTAGTTCACCTTATAAAGAAGCGGTTCATTTAATTTGTAACGCAAAAGGTCCAACTGCAATTAGCAAACTTTCTTCAAAGAATAAAGTTTGGTTCCCTGCTAAGTCAGGTGCTGCTGAAACATGGAAGAACTTCATTGGTGAAGACTCTGACTATGGAAAGATCCAAACTGTGTTAACAAACAAGTCTATGACTGTTGGTTCATATGAAGAAGCTATCATGAAAGTTGGCAATGATAAAAATTCTTGTGCAATGTATGTTGGTGCACCAGGCGCTTCTAAATTAGTACGTAATATCGATGCAGCGGCAAAGAAATCAAATCTCGTATTGATTGATATTAACGACAATGACCTAAATGATACTACCGATCCATCAGGTTCATCAGTTTATAAATTTGGTGACATTGATGCGTATAAGCAATTGAACCGTCAAGCAAGTTGTTATGGTTGGTGTTCAGGTGATATCCAAAGTCTTTATGTTAATGCTGATTTCATTGTATCCAATAAGTGGAAGAAAGTTAACAGTACTACATATCCATCATTAGCAGTTGACCTAATGGGTATGCAACCTGAAATTGAAACTGCAATTCGTTATTAAGGAAATATAATGTTATCATATTTGAAAAAGAAACTCGGCATGGAAAAGGAAGTTCCTGCCGCCGAACGGTTTTATTCACCACTAAGGATTGGTTTGCATAGTACTATTGATATGTCTACTGTTGATTGGTTAATGGCGCAAGAAGGATTGAACAAATCCATGAAGCTTCCCGTACCAACATTTACAATTCTTGCAATCGGTGAATCAGATGTTGATGGTGATACAATATACAACATCTACATGATCGATCAAGCCGATGAAGAGTTTATATTACAATTATTTTGTGTAACAAAATCTGGTACAATGAATGTTGTTGAAGCCACTTTGTTTAAACAAGTTGTAAATATAGTTCCATTGACTGAAAGTGATTGGTCTGAAAACATGGATGCAATTGGATTCAATACTATCGAATTGGATGACAATACATACAATAGATTGTGGTCAGAAGATTATGATGGTAAAATTGATTTAATTGACTTTAATGAGAAAGTTGTTGAATCTGATAAGATAACAAGTTATACTAACCACTACATGCTGTACAGCAGAAAGTTCATTGGTATTACTGGTACAGAAGAAACAGAAATGCTGCTCGCTGGTGTTGAAGAAACAGACGAAACAGCTGAAATCACGATGATGTTGGGACTACCTGTTCCATTGTCAAATATTAATATACAATAAAGGATACAAATTATGTTAGGTAAATTTTTTAAACATTACGGTAAAAGTAAGATCCAACAGGGAATCCAATCATTAAATGATGCTATTGTATCATTTGATCCAGAAGGCGCTACAAGCGCAGCCATTGCTGAAATGGAAGAAAATTTTGATTCTATTAATAAAGAATTTTCTAAAGCTAAACAAGAATGGGCACGTGAACAGAAAGAAGCAGATGAAATTGAAAAGCTTCGTGACCAACGCATGGCTGCAGCAGAACATATTTCTGGTCAATTAGAAGCCAGTCCAGACAATGCACAATTAGATGCTGCATTGACGCAATTGCTTGATTCGCTGGAAGAAATGGCCGACGATATTACGCGCGAAGTTGAAGAAGCTGTTGACGCTAAAGAAGTTATGGATGAACTGGATTTAACTGTTAAGATGTATGCTGATAAGTTGAAGTCTGCACGTTCTGATATGAAGAAAGCAGCTAATTCAATGAAGAAAGCTCAACGTCAAGAAGAACGCGCTGAAGAAAAAGCCGCGCGTGCTGCACAACAAGCAGGTATTACAAGTTCTGCTAATGGTTTATCATCCGCACTTGAATCTATGAACCGTCAAGCACAAGAAGCACAAGCCAATGCCGATGCCGCAAAACGCAAGGCTCAACTTTTAGGTAAGTCAGAAGTTGAAGAAAACGATGCTATTGCCGCAGCCATGGCCGCTGTTTCAGGCGAAGCACCAAAGCCAACGTCTGCAAAAGATCGTCTTGCTGCGCTTCGTAAGTAAGTAAAAACTGATAAAAGGGAGGCACTATGCCTCCCTTTTTATTTCGAGGAAATAGAATGGAACACTTTAATAAATTATCACCCAGTGAAGCAGAACGTCTTGCTATATTGCTTGAAGAAATGGGCGAAGCACAACAGGCCATTGGAAAGATATTACGCCATGGTTATGAAAGCACACATCCTGATGGTGGCGAAACCAATCGTGAAATGCTTGAAAGAGAATTAGGCGATGTTCACTACGCCGTTGTTAATCTTTATGTATGTAATGACATAAACGAAGTCGCTGTGCATGAAGCAGCTCGGGAAAAATCTGAAAACATAACGAAATATTTACATCACAATGAATAAAATTACAACCACTATCAAAGCTGCCTTCGCTAAATATTTTTATCCAATTACAGCTACGGTAAATTGGTTCAAAAGATTAAATTATATCGTTAATCATTACGATCAAGACAAGATTGAAATGATAGGTAAATTAGAATATGCTGAATCAAACGCCGCTGAAGCAGTACAATTAATTAAAGAACGTACTAATATTCATGCTGATGTTGATGTTAAGTTAAATACTCCAACACAAGTTATTGCCATTGGTCGTTACAGGAATCATGACTATATTCAGGTATTTTCTATACATGCTAATGACTTTAGTGAATTAGTACTTCGGCTAAAAAGCATGGAAAAATATGGCAATCTTCAACGCATTGATTCGCCTATTGAATTACGTGGTGTTTTTGAACGGGATGTTAGTTGGTAAATTATAACTTACTTGTTAATTTATCAATAGTTGCTTGTTGTTCTTCAATCTTTCCTTCTTGCTGCAATAGAACGCTATTGACTTCAACTAATAATTTAATCGTCGGCGTATTAAGCTCTGAACTAAGCCCCATTATATGATTAGTTATTCTTTCTGAAATTTTATTAAGACTCATAAAGTTTAGAAACCTCATAACACCATTGACACTGACAAACTTCACCATCATTATCATAATAAGCGCCTGATTTATCACCACATTGTGGACAGTTAGCAACGTCAAGTAAAGTTTTAGCTTCGTTAAGTTGTTCTGTTTGTTGCAGTAATGCTTTCTTTACTTCTTCATAGAAACCAACGTCTGCAAACTTACGTGTTGCCGTCGCGTATTCAATAAACGCATCCAAACCATTTAATACTTTATTCATTGTATATTCTCCATAAATTTTATTCTTCTAAAGCCCATAGTAATCTGATTATTTCAACGGCTGCTTTACTTCTAGCGGTTGATTTACTAGGACACCCGCAATCGCATGGTTCCCATAAGAATTCATCCTTATTATCTTGTACAATTTCTACAATAGCTTTATGTATTTTAAGCTCTTGTTTAAGTTTAATATTTTCTAGTTCAAGATCTGATGGTTCAAAGTAATCATCAAATGTTGGAATTTTTGGCCATTTCTGTTTATCATTTTCCATATTATAACACATCCCAGAAAGTAATCCACCAAGCTGTTCGTTGGCTTCCTTTCTTAAAATGTATTAATCCATCTTTATAATACATTTGCATTGGTGGTTCAAATGGCCGTTTACTGTTTGCTATTTTTACAGCAACAACAACTTTATTAATTAAGGTTAATATTACCATCAAAGACATGAAAATTGCAAATATTGCAATAACATTTTCACCATTTAATATTTTATCCATTATATATCTCCCATGCTGCAGTAATAATCGCATCTTCTCTGGAGATTTTTGATATTACACATCCTGATACATTATCCAAGACATTAGCTTTATAATTAACGACCCATGTATTGTCCATAGGGAGTTCATTCTGTTCAATTTCAATATATTTAAATAAATCAAATAACTTTAATAATTGATCATTGTTTGTATAGGGATCTGGCATTGATTCAAGGCAATAAGTGTAATGACCAAAAACTCTTGGTTCATTTGTCTCAACAAATACATCTATATCGCATACACATTCTCTTAGATACACAGGCCAAAGAATCGTGCGTTTATCTTCTTTCTGCCATGGATCAATTACTATTTGCCCAGATTCAAAATCTGGCGAACATAATGCAGTACCAAGTATTTGTAATCCTTGTGCTGTATAAATTGTTTTAAGTTTATCTATTTGCATATTGTTATCTAATAGTTTAATTTTTCCGCAAGAGTTTTAGCATATTCAATTTGTTGTTCAATGTCTTCAAAGTCACCATTAACGTAAAGACGGACATCGTGCGTGAAGTCTTCTGATCCAATAAAAACTTCACCGCGCTCAGAACCAACTTCCCATTCTTTTGTTTCATTTCTTTTCTTATTCATTTTTAACCCTTGCTATTTTCTCAAACATTTCTAGGCCACAATTTTGGCACAGGTCAACTTCAACTGTATTCATATCACCCCATACTGAACTGTAACCACCTGTAAAGTCTATATGAATAAACTCTTGTATATTCATAATATCATCATATACTTTTTTACATTTATCACATTCGATGGAAGTTATTTGTTTATATGTAGTTGGAACATCTTTAGTGTGTATCATAATGTTTAATTCCCCTCTTCCATATCTAACATTATTCTAATGTAAATATATACAATTACTACTACCCCTGTTGGCACTATAGATATAAGTACAAGTGACACCGGCATCTCATTCCACATATGAAGAACTACCCCATCGGCTCTACTAAAGTATAATAGTGTTGTTAAAAATACACCAAGACATAATATGATAAGGATATCAACGCGTTTCATCTTCAATCCTGAAGTTTGCACGACCATTTTCTACAATATCATCGACGAAATCTAAACACATGTCAATTTCTTCTGGTGTGGCATCATATAAATCATCTGAATATCTAATCACCTCACGATCAATATATCCTTTATCAACATAATGTAGTGCTATCTTTTTTAATTCTGCTTCGGTCATAATTATTATTCCTAAAAAGATGACAAGATGTCGGTGGCTTGGTGGTAATCCTGCAAGTACAAGCCCGTTAATGCTTCCATCTTGTGCTAGGATGCCAACATCTTGTCAAAACTGGCGGACGGGTAGGACGTTACCCCTACTGCTCTCTTTCTACTGAATCCGATTCCCCGCTTAAGTTCAGGGTTCGCGCGATGGACTTGCCCTCGCTGCATGTCTAACTTTCCACACTGCCGTCCATAAAATATTTTATATCTTACCATACTATTAACTACCGTGTCAACTACAATAGTTCTTGACAATTAGGTTATGATTTGATATAGTAAGGCTGTGAAATAAACATTGAATTAAAACGTAAAGGTCTTAAACAACATATGCATATTAACACTATACTAACAGATAGAACTAATCTTAACAATTATTTGTTCATATCTTTAATCGTGATGAATATTTTTGATTTTATTACAACCTATATAGGTATTATGTATTTTGGTGCAAGAGAAGTGAATCTTGTTATGGCTACAGCCATTGAACTAGTCGGCACAGTATGGGCAATCTTTGGGGGTGAAGGCATTGGTTTTTGGATATATCTATTATCATTATTACCATACAGTCAAAGGAAAGACGTTATGGGTAACTCCAAGAACAACGTGGTTCCTTGTTGGATTTAATATAATGTTTTTAGGTGTGGTTATCAATAACCTTGTTCGTATTTCGATGAAAATGTAAGGAAATAAAATGGATAACGGAAAATATATTGTATTAAACAGTAATAACATCATCATCTTTGATGCTACTTTGTCGCATAAAGAAGTTGCGGCAGGTTTTACTAATAGTGAAGTTACATCTGCAGGTTTCATTGTGACTGATGTTGACAGCGATGGCGAAGTGCGTGTTCAATGTTTCGGTAAAAGTGTTACGTTAGGTGGGATACCTTCTGATCCAGAAAACGATACCAGCCTTGCTAAGTATGCAATTGGTCGGTATTAATACAATCCTTCGCTAAATAATTCGGTGTCACTACCATTACGATCAGCATTAAAAGGTTGGCCCGATTCTTTAACAACTTGAAGGGCTTCTTCCCTTGTCAAAAACTCACCAAATTGATTAATGAATTCTTGTTCCCAACGTTCATTTTTTCTTAATGGTTTGAATTCTTCATCCATGTGTTGAATTTGGTTGCGCATAACACTATCAAAATGTCTTGCACCGCAAAGAATCACGTCATTAAAACGATTCGCAGCACATACAACAATTTGTTGTGGTTTTATAAGCCCATTATCTGTCCAGTAATCACCCATTAAATTTGTTTCATCGTTTTAGTTGACCATGCCTGTGCTAAAGCATTTACCTCATTTCCTAAAATCCATTGACCTGTTTCCACAAAAAACCAAGTACTGAAAAGTAAGGTTTTGCGTATTTCTACGGTTCGTTTCTTTTTCCACCAGAATATACCAGTTTCAATGTCGATTGTAGCATGGAATACTTCATTACCAACATTATTCTTTGTAATGGCTGTTAATTCAAAATTACTAATTTTCATACTGCTTCCCTACTACCAAGTTAATGTGCTAATCCAAATCTTAGCATCTTGGCCTGTGATTTCCTTAAATGTTTCTTTTAATCTATCAATTTCCCCTTGATTCCATTGAAATGGATTGGGCTTGTCTGTGCCACTAGTAGCATAGAAAAAACCTATAACAGCAAGTGGATCGTTACGACCTTCGTGATAAGGTGCACACATTTGTAATTCTTCATCTTCAACCAATTCGTCTACGTCTACGTTTTTAAAATCCATACGATGCAATCCTACCATGATGGCAGCTTGGTAATCAACTTTCATTATTTAATTCCTGTACTTTGTTTTAGTAATTCGTATGCCAATGTTTCCAATGCAGTCCATTCTTCCATTCCAACCTCAACTAATAATCCTTTAAGTTCAAGATCATTAATGGCTTGCCTGATTAAGGTTGGATCAAAGACACCAGATAGTTCTGATGGTGTTTCACTTTTTAACACTGTTCGCATTTGTTTTGTTATTTCGGCCATGCTTATTTTCCTTAACCCTGTTGATACCCGGTGATACTATAAGTAGGCAATATCCAATAATTCCATTCAAATGCTTCGTATTTACCTTTACGGTCGCGACGCCGGAACCAAACAGTTGCAGTTTCATCGGGTTCCATTGTTGGAAATATTACTTTAATGCCACCTGCGCGCAGTTCTAATACTTCTGCTTCTTCACCGCGACACAATTTACCATCTTGGAATACCCAGATTATATCACCTTTCTTCATGTTATTACCTATTAAGTTAATAAGTCAATGGATATTTCATCCGCGACTTCTGGTACGTGTTGCTCTTCTTCAAATTCAATTTGTGAAGTATTACATGCACCTGTTGATTCCAAGAAACGTTTGATGGTATAATCGTCCCCGCGAAAGCGGACACGATTGCCCACTGTTACTATTTTACCTGTACTATCATAATGCATTGTATTATCCTTATGTTTCTTTGAAAGTGTAGCTTAACACAACTTAAATCATAAATCAACCCTTGACTTTGCAACCTAATTTTATTATAGTGTGTACCTTAAATAAAAAAGAGGAAATAACATGGGATTTTGGAAATCATTAGGATATTCAATATCACTAATTATAGGTTTACTATTAGTGGTATTTGACTATTTTTTAGTAACGCCAATGAAGGCAAGCACGGCGGTGCTACAACTTGAAGATTCAGCCGCCTTATATGCTATTGGTGAAAAGGCTGCTACGTCAAATGTAAGTACTGTCATCTTTGTGGTTGGCTTACTATTGATTACAGGAAGTGTATATAAACTATTAACAGGAAAAATCAAAAAATGAAAACATCAACAAAACTATTATCAATGCTGGTACCAATCGCCCTATTAACAGGTTGTCTTGGACCAGCAGAACTTCCAGTTACGGAAGAGATTAAACCAAACGAAACGGCTTTCGTGATACCCTTAGAAGGTGCGTCAAAGTCTGGCCAAGGTAAATTTGATTCAGTAGATTTCTTACAAGAAAAGAAAGTTGCTGCCAAACGCATCTATATTCCACTTAAAAAGATTTCCACTGGTAGAATGTGGTGGAGTTATAGATGGATTCCAACAGTACGTGTTATTAAAGTTGACCGCGCCCCTGTTACTTTAGTATGGGAAGACGATAACGCGATTAAAGTAGAATCAAGAGATTCTATTGGTTTTGGTGTAGGTCTAAATATTACCGCCATGGTTAAAGAATCTGATACTGCCAAATTCTTATATTACTATCCGTCAGGTGATCTTGATATCGTTCTTGCTAATATTGTTCGTTCTAAATCTACCGAATTATTAGGTAATAAGTTCGCTAAATATGACCTTGAAGGTGGTGAGATTACAGATCCTGAAACAGGCAAAAAAGTACTTGTTGAAGGTGCACGTCAAAAGAAAGGTGAAGTTGTCTCCGAAACTAAGGTAGCGTTAATTGAATACTTTGTTGAAACTGGTGTTACTATTTCTACTTTTGGTTTAGTTGGTGGACTGTCTTATGAAGATAATGAAATTCAGATAGCAATTAATAAAAACTTCAAGTCTGAATTGGATATTAAGAACAAGGCGAATATTCGTCTGGGACAGGAAGAAACTAATGCCAATTTGATTGCTATTGCCACCGCTGAAAAAGAGGCGGCTAACCAGTTTAAACTTGCCGCAGAGGCGCGTACTAAACAGGTTCGTTTAGAAATTGAACGTATGGCAGCAGAAGCTGATCTTGCTCGCGCTAAACGATGGGATGGTAAGCTACCAGATGATATGTTGATGTTACCAGCAGGCGCAGATCCTGGATTCATATTGAATTTGAAAGGCAAACCTGCCAAGTAATCTTATCCTTAATAACCATAAAAAAAGGGTGCCTTTAAAGGCACCCTTTTTTATTGCTTGACAATTAGGTTACAATTTGTTATAGTGTATACATCTTAACAAATGAGGTAAAAATGATGCAATTAACTATTATCGGATACCGTCCTAATAACAACGAATATGCTTGTGGTTGTCATGTAGGATCTTCTGACTCAGATTTTCAAATCAATTACCCAAAAAGTAAAGTTTCTGCAATTAAAGATCTTGCAAATATTTTATTTGATGACATGTGCGGTGACTGTGATGATGCGCCATATGAAATTACTATTTTAATTGATGGCATCGAACCTTCTAACAAAGAACAAATGGATATTGTTGAAAATGTTATGGAACAAGCTAAAATTCGTGCAAATGAATTATTTACCGAACATCAACGAAAAAATGATGAATATAACCGACGCATTAAGGAAGAAGAAGCTAAGAAACAGCGCGAACGGGATCTTAAACAGTTAGCTGAACTTAAAGCTAAATTAGAGGTTGAATAATGGGCAAAATTAAATCCACTGAACATACAACAAAACGAATCATAGCCATGGTAGAATCTGGGGAGTATGATCCTGCTGTCATTCAACATATGATCGATTCTATTATAGTGAATCGGGATCAGCGCATTCAACAATTGAAAAAGAAAATACAACCAAAAGAATTTAATATGTCCATAAAGATTGTCACTGGAGCATTGCGAGCATGTATTAATGATCATGGTCCAATTTCATCAAAGTGGATTGGTTCCGCAGCTAAGCGAATTTATGGCAATTGTCAGCAAGCTGTCAATGAATCCATTCCCGTGGTAAGAATAGATAACCCTGCGGTTAGTGTTGTCTACGATCAGACTACTACCCATAAATTGACAGTGGCACGAGATGGTAATATCAGGATTAAAATAGCTAAAGGGTCTTCTGATGCGGTAGGTGATTATATTATTGACGCATTAAAAAAGGTAGCAGAAAAAGCCCTTGAGTTAGACATGGGTACGTTACGTGGTAGTGTTGATAAGAGCGATTTACATAATAAAATCACTCTTTACACTAATTCAAAAAAAGAATATGTTACGTTCACTTATTAAATCCTTGACTTTGTAACCTAATTCGGGCATAATATACACATCTTAACGATAAAGGAAAAGACAATGTTTGATGAAAAAGAAGAGAAACATGAAAGCTTTGGTATGATGGGATTTTCCCGTGTTCAATGTTCTGGTGATGGTCAGGTTCTACATGGTTCTGATTTGAAACATAACACCATAATCCGCATGACTCTTTCCCATGGTACAAAGAAACGTGGTCTGTCACATGACTGGTATCATGCAGAAGACACAATCGTAGAAGTTGAAATGTCACAGAATCAATTTTCTGAAATGATTACTTCTATGAACATGGGTTCTGGTATTCCTGTGACCTTGAACTATACAGAAAAGGATGGTCGTTTAGAATCCCCTGAATTTGTTTCTGTTGTAGAAATCCATGAAAATGAATTTAAACAACAGACCAAAGATACTGTCAAGGATATGGAAGACTTGCTTACTGCCATGAAAGATCTCTTATCAGGTTCTGGTACTGTCAAGAAAGCAGACCGTGAAACCATGATTAATCAGGCAGAAAAAGTTGTCCGTGAAATCGGTTCTAACATGCCTTATATGGAAAAATGTTTCGCTGAATCCATGGACAAAGTTGTTACTGATGCCAAGGGTAATATCGAAGCATTCTATCAACATCGTGTTATTGCCGCAGGACTTGAAGCCTTAGAAAATGGCAATGAACCTAAGTTAATCGAAAAAAACTAACATGTATAGTATATTATCTTATATCGCCATCTTCATAGTAATAACGATAGGTATATTACTACGTCGCAGGAAAACCCGCGTGCGCAAAATTATAGTTGCATCTTTCAATGAAATACTATATAATAGATCTAGCGTAAAATTGTTTCTTCAAGGTAAACTCAAACAACCCGATGGAAATATCACATTGGATGAGTTCTATGAACAATGTAAGAAGAATAATATTGAAGAATATATGCCAATGGATAACGAAAACAAGAAATATGTTAATAGTATACTATATCAACATCTTACTGGAAAGATGTTAATTAAAAAAGAATAATCTAAAAAATAATAATTAATAATTTAAAAGGAAAATACAATGAGTGCAAAAGAAGTTAAGTTTGGTAGTGATGCCCGTGACCGTATGTTAGCGGGTGTTAATATTTTAGCTAATGCCGTTAAAGTAACATTAGGACCTAAAGGACGTAATGTTGTTTTAGACAAAAGCTTTGGTGGACCAACGATCACTAAAGACGGTGTTTCGGTTGCGAAAGAAATCGAATTAGAAGATAAGTTCGAAAATATGGGTGCGCAGATGGTGAAAGAAGTTTCTTCACGAACATCTGATATCGCAGGCGATGGTACAACAACAGCGACCGTACTTGCACAGTCAATTTTAACCGAAGGCATGAAAGCTATTGCGGCAGGCATGAACCCAATGGATTTAAAACGTGGTATTGATAAAGCAGTTATCGCAGCGGTAAAAGCATTGAAAGAAATGTCAGAGCCGTGCGCAGATGATGAAGCAATCTCACAGGTAGGTACGATTTCTGCCAATTCTGATAAAGATATTGGTGATATTATTGCTGATGCAATGGGTAAAGTAGGTAAAGAAGGTGTTATCACTGTTGAAGAAGGTTCAGGTTTTGAAAATGAACTAACTGTTGTTGAAGGTATGCAGTTTGACCGTGGTTACTTGTCGCCACATTTTGTCAATAACCAACAAGACATGGCAGTAGATATGGAAGCGCCTTTCATTTTGTTATATGACAAAAAAATCTCAAATATTCGTGAGTTACTTCCTATCCTTGAAGGTACCGCCAAAGCAAATAAACCGTTGTTAATCATTGCAGAAGATATTGAAGGTGAAGCGTTAGCAACACTCGTTATCAATAACATGCGCGGTATCGTAAAAGTTGCAGCTGTTAAAGCACCAGGTTTTGGTGATCGTCGTAAAGCCATGTTAGAAGATATTGCAGTCTTGACAGGCGGCAAAGTCTTTTCTGAAGAAGTAGGTTTAACTTTAGAAAAAGCAACGATTGAAGATTTAGGTTCGGCGAAAAAAATCATTATAACTAAAGAAAAAACAACATTAATCGATGGAGATGGTTCACCCGCTGCTATCGAAAAGCGCGTAGATCAAATTCGTGCACAAATAGAAGAAACTTCTTCTGATTATGATAAAGAAAAACTTCAGGAACGTGTTGCTAAATTAGCCGGCGGTGTTGCAGTCATTAAAGTGGGCGCAGCAACAGAAGTTGAAATGAAAGAAAAGAAAGCGCGCGTTGAAGATGCATTACATGCGACTCGTGCGGCAGTAGAAGAAGGTGTTGTACCCGGTGGTGGTGTTGCGTTAATTCGTGTCGCTGGTGGATTAAGAGATCTTGAAGGTGATAACCACGACCAAAATATTGGTATTGACATTGCACGTCGTGCAATGGAAGAACCTATGCGTCAAATTGTAACTAATGCAGGTGATGAAGCTTCTGTTATAGTAAACAAAGTTGAAGAAGGCGAAGGTAATTTTGGTTACAATGCGGCCAGTGCAATTTATGGCAACATGATCGAAATGGGTATTTTAGATCCAACTAAAGTAACGCGTTCAGCTTTACAAAATGCGGGTTCAGTTGCAGGTCTTATGATCACAACAGAAGCCATGATTGCTGATTCATCAAACAACAATGATGGTATACCAACGATGCCCGATATGACAGGTATGATGTAACACAGGTATAAACGGGAATAGACAATGGACACGATGACAACAAATGCAGCCAAGATTTTATTGGCAGCAAATTACAAAGGTGCGGAATACTTAGGTATGGATGGTTATATGAACCCGTGCATCTACGTAGGCCGCGAGCCAATTGTCATTGAAGCTTTATACGATACTGCCGAAGGCAACGAACAGGCTGATGTTATTGAAAATTGGTTAAAAACTAACTGTTATCAACTATGGTCAGATATGATGCCAGACAGCGGTACTCGTATTGAATGGCTTAAACTTTGTTTGGAACAGTTAAAATTTACAGTGCATGATTAATTATGAATAACGTTAACGCCCAAAACTACTGCGATGATCCACCTGATATCGAAGCTTGGTTTGATAAAGGCATAGAACAAGGTGCAACGCACATGTTTGTGGTGTGTGAAAACGTAAACATTAGTCCTGTTTATACAATACCCCCTAACGACATTAGTCCTGTCTATGTAATACCCCCTACCGATTTTCATCGTATTGAACAACTATGTTGTATTGCTGGACATATTATGAATCTATATGACCTTTCACGACCATTTAAAGAACAGAAAGGAAATTATGAATAGTATTGAAGATTGTTTAAATTGTTTGGTTGAGACTTTTAGTGAATGCCACGATGTCAGGTGTGTTCCCAGTGTACTTATAGGTGGTGGGTTTGTATATCGTGTAACTGTTACTAATTTGCCCAACGCAAATGTTTATTCTTGTAGAGATACGTCATATTTAAAAGCGTTCATTGGTGTCATTGGTAAAATTAAATTAGATGTAGACATGTCCACATGTCGGACTTCAAAAGATGTTTAAATAAATTTACGGACGGAGAAGCGGGGTAAATGCGGACATGGAAACTAAGCTGACTTGGAATACCCGCCATAATTGTGCATGTCGCGGCCATTTGAGCGTACAATCTTAGGCAAGGTTAGCGATTGGGTTCGAATCCCACCCGTCCACCATTTTAAATAGAGTGATGTATATGAATACAGATCAAACCATAATATTAGCAATCTTCTTATCATTTGTTCTTTTTGCAGGCAATCCTGATTTAATGGACGTGTTTATACAATGGATAATAAAAAATCATGATTAAACGAATCATTCCTGAACACGATCTTTTGGCATTAGAAAATGCAAGGGTTAAATTATATAAATTGTTTCCTGATTTGGATCCTGCTACTATTATAGAATTACATAGCATAACTGCCCCAATGTGGAAAGTTGCCAACAAGAAATATCCTATAGTAACGGATAGTGATTCTTCTGATAATGAAGAAAAAATTCGTACTTATGAAGCGTTTTTGCATAAATTGCAGATGTTTGTCCAAGTGACACTGGATAAGAAATCGGTTAGCAAATTAATATCAAATGCTTGTGATTGGAGTTATGCTCATCGTGTAGGCAATGGTCAATATTCAGACAGAGAACAACAAGCTATTATTGACAAAGTATTTAAGAAATTAACCGATACTTAACCATATGCCCATAACCAATCAAACTGCAGTAATTCAAGCACTTGCTAATATAAGATTAGAATCCCTTATAGTATCAGACGATATATTAAGATTGATTGAAAAGGGGATGACTGATGCCGTTATTGATACTACATATATTTTAAATTATCTGCGCAGTTAATGGGCGATTATGTATAAATAATCAATAACAATGAGGAATTGATTATGAAAGTATCTGATATCTTAAAAGAAGCTGTTATTGATATTACTCCAGAGCTTAAACAACGACAAGATGACCGCGAAGAACAGGCACGCGCTAAACGTTCTAAAGACCGTCTGGCCAAGCAGCAAGCCCGTAGAAAGGACAAAAAAGATCCAGATGAATTGGGTACGAAACGCCGTTCTAAACTAAGTCAGGTAGACCAGTTAAGGGATATTGCCAGACAACTTCGTAACCAAAATACTTAATCTACCACCATCATTGCATCTTCAAAACTGTCCGTTTTGTCTTCTGGAAGCATAATATATTCTATTGATAATTGTTGTTTGCCAGTGCCGCAACTAAAATCCACAAAGGTCGCTGAACAGATAAAGCAGCTCTTATCATTAATAATATTACTAAGATGCTGTTTCATTTTTGTTTGATTTTCGGCAGTTGCATCGTTTGAATTTTTATTCGCCATTCTTCAAGCCCTTGATTTTATCAGATAAATCCTTTGAATATAGGTATACCCACTCGCTTTCATTTAATGGATGATTTGTCATTGCAATCCAATCGTCTTGCATCACTACCAGAACTGCTTCAATTGCCGCGTTCCATGCTTCGGGGGTTGTGGAGTTTGGCGCGCCACTGTATTTTGATTTCCACCATTCTTTAAATTTTAGTTCACTTTGGTCATCCAGTGGCTTGTCTATTAATATTTCTATCATCTTTCTTTTCCATTCTGTTTTTAATGGGCGTTCGTTTTCAAGGATATCATTACAAAAATTAGATAATAAAACAAAACATTCACTTTGTTGTTCTGGTGGTTTGTATGTTGCATTTGTAATATGCCAATCAATATCATCCTGCCAATGTTCTGGAATAACTTCTTTAATTTGTCGTGCTACTTCTGCTGCATGTCTCATATTTTATTCTCACTTATTTTATTGCGATAGTGTTATGAAAGTTTATAACAACGATTTTCATTATTCGTCTTTCAATTCTGGGTTTTCATATATATTGCCAATAATTTCAAAATCAAAGTCAGGTATTAAACCACACCCAAAATTTATAAAGTTGAATATTGGAATACCTTGTGGTTGTATTGCACTTCTATCTTGTGCTATACTAACATCAACATTTCTATAAACACACCACGATCCGTTAAAATTTCCCATTCTAACTTCACCCGTCCATGTTTCTGGAATTTCTTTATTATGTGATTTATTGAGCACTGTAATAATATCACCTGCATAGATTGGTGTCTCAACCTTGGTTTCTAATCCAGTGCACAACATTAAAATAAATTCATCGCTTTCGCGCATGACATTATTAGCATAATCAAGAACATCAATACGACCATTTAAGTTAAGTTTATAACCATCCGCAAGTTGATAAATCATCATATTAAAACGTTTATCCCATGCCCTACATTTAATATTCATTTTTTAATCTTCTATTACTTGAATACATCTAATTTGACCTGGTGGTATCCATACTCTACCATCGGAACCATTGGTAAATTTAAGACCAAAATTCACCCAAAATCCATCTTTTAAATCCTCAAAATTATCAGCAGTATAATCATCAATAGGCAAAATATTAGGGTTAATAGACGCTTTGTAATGCTTGCTCATTCTTCTTTCTCCATTAAATCATAAGGGCAACCGTTTTGCATACAAACATTTTTGTCCTTTAAAGACCTATCACCACAATGGGCACATCTAACCCCCTCCACTTTATTTAAAGCCCATGTCGCATCTTCATAAGGTTCTTCTTTTTCGTGGTGTGTATCTTGTTCGGGATATTCGCTCATGTTTTACTCTTTATTGGGACATCATAGGTGTGTGGATATAAATAATTTCGATTTTCGGGAGGATATCCTGTGGTCATATGGATAGAATTATCTGTAACATTCTTATCTCTTTTTTGTAAGGCGTTAATTTCACACTCGTATCTTCTTAGCCGAACTTCCGCATAATTAATCAATGTTAATAAATCGGTTTCATCATCAAATTCCGTTAAGGTTTTTATTAAACGAAGCTTTGCCGCATTTAAGTTTGGCAATAATATTTCACTAACATTACTCACCGTTTTATATGTCTCAATAAGACTATCCCGTTTTTTGATTTCGTTTAATAAAATAGAAATCAATGATGTTTCTTGGTTCCAATCAGCTACGTCTATGCTTTCTAGATATTTCGCAGCTTCATCTATTACGCTCATATATCACCTTTTCTTGTAGATCTTCAATAGTCGCGTCGGAAAACCCAGTTTCCCACCCTTTACCAAAAATAAAAAATTTACGTTCAACCTGAAGCACTAATACCGGCGTTTTACAAAATCTATTTTCGATTCTATATTGCGTCTTACCTGTTAATATAGATTTCATCCTATTGGTTTCCCAAAAAACGGCTGTTCCTCAATTTGATGAACAATACGATCATGTTTAACTTTAGCATCAAACACATGACCGCAACAATTACCAATAGTTCTCTCGCCTATGCCGTAATACGGTGTTTTTGCTTCTTTCCCACATTCGTCACAATAGACTCTGGTTACTGGTTCTGGTTGTGTTACTCGCATATATCACCTTCGTTTGATATTTTCTTAAATTTCGTTGTTACGTTTTTTCTACTTCCTGAATAGTAATAACTCGACTGTCATATACATACTTTTCCACTGATTCGCCGTCTTGTAATGTTGTTACTTCTGTATCGGCATTGTCTTCGGTAATTACAATCTTTACCTCGTTGTTGTTGGCACAACAGGCGTCAATCGTTACACTGGTTGTCATCTTCTGATTCCTTTAAAGGTTGGTTAATATTTAGAATGATACTTCTGTTCGTTTTGTTTCCCATGTCACCATGTCACCATCTGTTTTAGAGATGGTACCATTGTCTGATTCATTATTGATTAATGATCCAACTTCTTCAATTAAGGCAGGGGTACAGGACAAGTCCAGAACTTCAATTGTAATGGTTACTACTGTTTTTGTGGCTTTCATACTATTCTCACGTATTAGGTTTATTAATTAAACAGGTTAACATAACGCCCCTGATTTGTCAATATTACTGCCGAGAGTTTTTCGGTTTACGTGGATGCTTTCGTCGAATTCCATGATAAATATCCACGCAGATACGCAGGCCAGCCAAGCCAACCAATAACATGATAATATAAGGCCACTTATCGACCATACTTTTCTTCAATTGCGTTTTTTACTGCATCACGAAGTGTATTGCCTTCGCCTTCTATATAATAATTTCCAGTTGGATCATCTGTCATTAATATGTAGACAATGCATGTTTTTTCTTCTTTATCGCGTTCAACTTCCATATTAAAATGGTCAAATACTTCCAATAAAGTATCGGCATTGTCTAATGTGAAGTCTGTGTATACCCAGTTACCACCATTAGGTCTAGTTCCAATTTGAAATACGCCATCTTTCCAATGGTAGATCATATATCCCATGTCTTCTGCAAGATATTTAAGATATCTATCGTTCATAATTGATTGGCCAATAGCGCAGTATCTTCTTCTTTGGATTCAAGACCAAGGGATTCGCTTTCACCATAACAATTTCCCGCTGCATCAACAAAGCCTGCAGATATCGGCGTTCTTAAAACCCGAGTCCAGTTCCCGTAAGTCTGGTTTTTCATACCTTCAAGAGATTCCGCCATAACATCATGATTTACGGAATTTGGAAAGGTGAAAATCTCAAACTCATTGTCTTCGTTGATCATACATATATATTTCATTCATCCTCCCGGATTTTGTTTATCTTTAGTAACAGTTTTCTTAAATGTTGTCGGTCGTCTTCTGTTATATAATCAGATACCCGCTTCATGCGAGCAGACTTAAATCCACACGATGGACAACATTCTTTAGTATCCTTATCAGGTGGGTAATGTGTATCATACTCATGTGTACAATTATCACAAATCATCGTTGCAGGATACCCATAATTATAATTTGTAGCCATGGTTATGCTTCCTCCGTCGCCTTATGCCAAAGTCTATTCCATAGATATTGATCATCCTTGCCTTCTTCGGTTATACATTTTCCATCTTTAACCATCGACACGAAAAGAAACTTCTCACCGTTAACGTGGTAATGATTCATCCCACATATTGCCCATTCATTTAATGGAGAGTTTTGCCATGGCATTACTTTATTCATTTCTATGTAAATTATCCATCAATTCTTTCTTTATAATATCCCGCCTATCTTGATTACATAATCTGTGGAATTTATCAAGGTCGTAACCGCTTAATATACCATCATCGTCGATTAATTCTTTAAGTTTAGTTGCTTTGTTAGGACAAGATATGTTCAATAAGTCAGCAGCAAACTTGTATCCCGAGGCGTCTGTTTCACGCGCGTCAGGCGGGGGCATTGTTATTGTGACAATGACCGATATTCCAACCATAATGAACAGTAATATTATTTTAGTTACAGTATTCATTTTTATGTCTTAACTTTTAATGTCAATTGTCTTTTTGGAATAGACATATAAGTAGGATTTTTATTAGTGCCAAAATTAACACGCACTAAACCAGCTTTAGTTATCTTTTGAACAACCCCAGTATGTGAAATATTGGTTAGTGGGGAATAGACAACTTCCCTGCCCTTTATAAACTCTTCGTCTAAGGCATTAATTGCCGTAAATAATTGGTTTCTGCCAACACGGGTATAGCCGTTGGGCACACTCGGGTCTTCGTGCATATCCTTGAAATTCGCAGCTTTTTTAATCACAGCTGCCTGGTTTGCCATCGTATCAAGCAATTTGATTATTCCCTGTTCAATACTATCAGCAGCAGGACATTTTATATTTTGTAAGCGCATTAGGGTTTTGAATTCAAACAGTAATGTCTGTGTTTTCTTGGTCATTTTTTTCTCCGTATATTTGTTGTCTGGTTAGTCGATTATTCTGACCATCTTTCGGCAAGTAAATCTGTACCAAATTTGGAAATTTTTTGCCTAATGTGATGACCATTACCAAATATACGCTTCTCGCCATTTGGAGTCTTCGTATATTCGAGTTGTTCAATTAATCTGGAGGCTGCGTATAATGCGTTGCTTAATTCAACCTTTGCAGTTTCTAGATCCATTTGTTCAAGTTCTGCCCTTGTATAATTTACCATTACCATTCTCCATTAATCCACTTGCAGTTAATCGCCATCTATATGTCTGTCTCTTAACGCCTCAAAACATTTCTTTAGTATTCTATTTGTAACGGGCAGATATGCGTCGTTAGTTAAAACATCGCGTAATCCTTCTTTTGTATTTTTAGCGAAGATATAACCATCAGTGATAGCAACTAAAAACCATCTTTCATCGTTATCCTTGTCAGATCCTGCAATATATCCAATTTGAGCAACAGTCGTAGCAATATAATCAATAGTATGGTGTGGTTTTTCATTATTAATGAAAGTCACATAACGACCAGCTTTCACATCACTCGTACCCCAAGTAATTTTCATTTCTCACTTCCTTTCTTATGTAATTTAATCCACATATCTTTAGGATGTAGCCTTTCCCAGACAGGCATTGGCAATCTATCACCCACCACCCTGCATAATAAGCTGTCTAATTCCATATGACGATCCCCATCGTAGAATGGGGCAAATCTAATCAGATAAGCCCCATTGTCTTTAGGTAATCCAATATTTTCCACTGTTCTTTGCATAATCATTAGGTTAACATATTATACACTCTTTGTCAATTATGATAAATAGAATCACTAGACAATTGGAATTTAATCATGACGCAAAGATTTAAAGAATATCTTATAGAAATACTAGACAAGGGCATCCATTTAGATGACGTTAAAGATGACGAAATTGATGATCTTGACCATAAGGCACCTAATCCACCTAAAGGTATTGAAGATACAGCCGAACGTTTTATGCATCTACAGAACAAGGTGCTTGCCATGATTCCACAAGATGAGTTTCCTGAAAATAGCGAAGAAATGATGGCTCTTAACCGATTAATATATGATAATATCTTAGAAATTCGCACAGATATTCCTAGAAATGTTATCACCCGTTGGAAACAAATGGCACCTACCCGCAAAGCGCGCGAATTAGAAAATCCTTACAATTATACTTAAAAGCCACCCATTTGTTGCTTCTTTGATTTAAAGAAACTAATACGTTTCTTTTTAATAGGGAAGCAACTCATGTCTTTCTTAATAGGTATTAGTTTCTTAATAAACATTATATTGTTTGCGTATGCCCTTCTGAATATCCTGAATCGGGATGCTTTCCATCATACCATTCTGTGGTTCTACCATCCCGCTTATGTTCATATAATGAACATTTCTCACACTTATGTTCTAATGGGAGCATAAAGAAACTATGTGCGGTTATTTTCCATTTGTGCCAACCTAACTTACATAAAATATTCATTTTTTTATTTCTCTTTTTCTTGAGGCCGTAATGATAGTTGTTCCATTTCAGTTAAATCACCGTCACAATCTTCATTATTAAATTGTTCTTTTGCTTCCTTTTCAGCATCTTCTTTTTCCCATCCATTAACGATTAATTTCAAGGCAAAATCTTCTTCATTCATCATCCGTTACTTCCATTTTCTTAATATACCATTCATGGTTCATTATCCTATCGTTAATTAATATGCCCGGTTGTAACCTAATTATATCAGGGTGTCAAGGTCTTAATATTAATCAATACAGGGTTTAATCTTATAGTTATACGATGCCCTTTATCTGGACGCGTTCCATCCGAATTCATTTGACCTAATAACCACTCTTTTCCACAGTCTTTACAAACTATGACATTGCATATTCGTTTATTACTGGGGATATGTTCACCTTCAATATATTCAGGATATTTTTTGGTCATACATCGTCCCCTTAAAACCTTCCATATTTTTTAAATCTTTTATGTAGGTCATATTTTAATTTCATCAGGGCAAACTGAAGTCCTGCGTAAACAATTAATCCTGCTATACATAACCAATGAATCAATGGTATAATTACTTCCATTATAATGCCTCATTTAAATTGACTTCTACGCCATCAATTAATTTCTTAATATCATCAACTTCTTCCTGTGTGAATGGTTTACACACTTTAAGCAATTCATCAAAACTTAAATTAACAATTTTCTCAAATTCTTCAAGTTTATAAAAAAATTCAATGGTGTCATTTATTGCAGTTATCCTCTCATCGTATTCGTCAACACACATTTGATGAAATTTAGCATCACCAATACGTGGGTTTTCATCCCTGTATTTTTGATGACAATCGCGCCACTGTACATGTGTTTCGCGCGAATATTCAAGATTAGGCAATAATGCTTTTAATTTCACAATAAAATATTTAGGTTCATTCATTATATCAGTTTTCCAAAAATTCAACATAAGGGGCGAAACTAGCAACGTAATTCCCTATAGGTTTATTCCCATCTTCGTTACATTCTTTACATACAGTCATAGAAACAGGTTGACCCATACAACCACATTCCCTGCCATCACAACACCCTTGTAATATGTAATGCTCATCATCACAATAACTACAGATTGGTTTATTCATCCTTATACATTAGTCTTTACCCTTTACTATGTCACTAGATAAATCAGCTGCCCATCTTTCAATATCTTCGGGCGGCTTAACTTTGGCAACTTCCTTGGCTAACTCTATCATACTATCGGATAATGCAAAAGCGCCGCTGGCCTCATCTATCTCTTTTTTTGTAAAACCAAGCGGCTCAAGAACGTCATAAATTGTTGGTAATTGATCTGTGTCTTCATCATAAAAATCCTGTGTAACATTCTCCCAATAAGGGTCATCACGATCAGTCATTCTCATGATAAGCTTTAAAGATTGTTCTCTAGTAATATTAATTTTTTTCATATCTGCTTATTATCCATCTAGTTTCCATTTTACAATTCCCTTCTGCACTAATTGACATATTAAATTTGAATTGTAGATTAGGGTCAATTCTTGCCCGTAAACATAATTCTTTTGCTTCTTCATTTATCACATGAACGATCATATCTTGTTCTGCTTCGGTCGGAATCCTATCATGTAACTTTAAAGATAATGATTCGTCCATAAAATTCGCAATTTTTGTTTCTATTAATTGAAGTTCAACAATTGAAAACATAATCACACCACTTGCTCTCTTTTGGCTTCACTGGTCTGTAATTATTCACTGTCATCCCCATTTTCTAATAAATGCTCAATGAGCTTGTCCTTGGCTTCTATTTCTTCCTGTAATTTTTTAATCTTGAAAGGTGCATTTGCTATAAATTCAGCAACGGCTTCCCTTTCATCTTCTGGAACATCATCATGAATAATGGCGATGTAATGGGCACCCCAATTACAGATACGTCCAACAGAGCATTCGTCAATACAATCGCCATCAGGATCTTTATAAGTACATGATGATTGCCAACCTGATAAAATATCATCAATTGAAATATGTATTAAATCACTCATAAACCACCTTTGTTATGTTCTATTACTTATTAATTGTGACGCCATTTTTAATTGTTCTTGGCATTTACAACAAGATAAATAAGCATCACTGCGACATTCAACAACGCCTGCGCCGGTTATTCTAATACCTTCTTTTTGAGGACATTTCTTTTTAGGATCTTTATCGCAATTCGTATTCATAATCGTTTCCTTATCTAAAACTACTCATCCTAATTTCCCCATTGTAACCTAATTCTGTTTTGAATTATAATTAGGATCACGAATATTTCGTTTTAATGCTTCAGTAGCTTCTTCAGGCGTGTTGCCCTGACCATAAAATGATCTGTTGTCTGAAATCCGTTTTCCCCAACATCCCCAATAGTCCTCTTCCATGGCTTGACAACCTTCATCCCCTTGAACGTGATATGGTGTATCAAAAATATAGTCATCTAAATTTACAGGGTCATTCCTGTCATTATTAATATACGTTATGTTCTTATGAAGTTCTGTGGCAATTTTAATTTCATCTGCGACACCCGTCGATTCTTTCCATCCGTCAAGGCACAATACATAGACTTCCTTTGCACTAGCAATCATCGTTCTACAATGATTCCGCCAAAATGCATAATTCGTTGGTAAGGTATGGTTTTTAGTAAGATGATGCATAGCAACGATTGTTGAATATGCAATTTTTCCTTCTAATGTTAAATTAACAAGGAAGGTTTCTGCTTTTTCTACCCGTTCCTGTACAACAACAGGATTATCATGGGTATATGGACTTATTACAAATACATCATACATTGGAATCAATCACCTCTTGGTATTGTTGCCACCAGTGCTTCTACCGCACTTACGATATCGTTTACTTCAAAATCACGTCTAGTATCACCTAAGATATATCTAATTCGGTGGATGGCTTCTTCCCATCTGTCTTTGCGAACAACCTCACCGTCGCCACGAAATTCATAATCCGCAGGGTCTTTGCCTTGAAACTCCCGTTTCCTAAAATCATTTTCTGTAACTTCACGTTTATCAGTTGATTTCATTTAATTTTCCTATATTGCATCAATGTCAGTGATATCAGTTTTTTCACTGTCAAAGTTTTCACTAACATATTTTACATCCATAAATGAACACGGATACACATGCATAGTAATAGTGTTATGTTTAGTTTCGCCATGCTTTTTAGCGTATTCAACCGCTTGCTTTAATTCTTTTAATGTTATATTAAATCTTTCTGGTTTATTCATTTTAACTACCTTGCTTGTCTTCTAAAGCATATTCCATAGCATCTTCAAATGCACATCCCGAATCATTATATTTCAATATATAATCAATTCTATACTTGTCATAGGAAGTTATAAGGAATAGTTCACGGAGTTCTTCTTTTGTAACCTTATACAATAGACCATCCAGCACAAGGTATTCTTCACAGAATCCTTGTAACAGCTTTTCTGTATAATCTCTGTATCCAGATAGCTTATGCCCTAACTTCGGTTTAATAGAAATCAAGACACTCTGACACAATTCTTCCAGCGTTTGACCATTATGTTCAAAAGGAATAAGTTCTAAAGTTCCCCGTACAAAAGCAGTTGCCATCAGTTATCTCCAAATTTATTAATAATACAACAATTGTAACCTAATTCACTATTATGTCTTTTACATGAGGAACATTCACCACAATGTCCTTTCTTACCAGATTCACGGTAATAAATTAGATTCATTGCGTCTTCCTTGTTTCGCGTCTTATGTTAATTTTCCATTCGTTAGAATTTAACTCTGTAACGCTAGGTCTATAATTATTACCTGTTTCATCAGCTATAGTATTATGCAATAAATGGATATACTGGTGTGGTTTCCAATAAGATAGTGTAACTTCTTTTTTATCAAAAACTAGTGTTAACGCTTCATCAAATTTCATTATCGTTCTTCTTTGGTTTAGGGGTGTTATAATAAAGCTTCTTATTACAATGAATACAGTGTGTAAAATTTACAACACCAAAAAATTCAGAATCGTACTTCTTATCGCTTTCGTGCCAACCAATAAAACATAGTATTTTCGTAGGTAGTTTCATCTTAATATTATAACCTAATCCTAATAAGTTGTCAAGTCTTGCCTAACTCATCACGGTTCGTCCTTATTGAAATATTCAAACGCAGCATTACATACAGCTTCGTTGATTGTTTCTTCTTCTTCATACATTATTTGCATTAAAGCACCCCAATCATCCCAAGTTAAACTTTCTTTCAGCTTCTCCATTATCTCAACCATTTGGTCGTTGTTTGTTAATGGGTAGTATCTGCTGCCACCAAACGTTGGCGAACCTAAATATAATATTCCGTCCGTAGTGATATAGTTAGGGAAAAGTTCCATCCCTTCTGCAATCACTTTTAACTGTTCTGGTTTCATTCTATGCCTAACTCATTATCGTGCCTTTTGCACGATGAACATTCACCACAGTTTCCTTTCTTACCAGATTCACAGTAATAAATTAGGTTCATTATTTGCTCATAGTATATAAAATCTTTCAAATCGTTAATTAAATCTACCTTAGTTTTCCATTCGTATGGAAATACCAATGGCACAGTGTCACCATCACATACTAGATTATTCATCGCATCGTAAACAGCATGGATTTCGGTCTTGTAGTGCCATGCAGCATCGTATTTAATAAAGGCAATATTGACGCCACAATGAGTATTAATATTGGCGATATAAGCCACTGCAGTAATCCAAAGGGCAGGTTGAACATACATCGTTTTAGTTACCGAAATAGTATTGTATCCAAAACTATGTTCATTAACAATTTTCCCTTTAAGGTTAGCATCGTTAATAATACATCTTAATTTTCTAATGGCGGTTTTTTCATGTCTTTGTTGATTTTCATTATTTTTCAAATCAACATACATAATGTCAATATCGCCTTGGGTTAACAATTCAATAACCAGACAGGTACTATCCGTTCCACCTGACCATAATACTAATGGACGTTTATCACACATTAATTACCTCCAATAGGTAATAATTACATCCCAAAATGTAGAATAGTTCTTTTTGTTCCAATGGAATGTTCATACAATAGCCATCGCGTCATCAAAATTGTTTGAACCCATATTAACCATATCAAATTGTGCTGCAACAAATTCTATTGCAAATTTAGTGGCAAACGTACAATCATAACCCATTGGGTTATCATCAGGTTTAAGTGATATGACTTTTGATTCACCTATTGACCATATCCGAACCCTATATTCTTTTCCTTTAGTAAATCGCCTATTACCAAATTGTTCATTAAAATGGTCATATTTTGCTATAAGAATATCACCCGTTTTAAGGTTTTCTACTTCTGCTCTTAACATATTATCCTTTTACTTTTTGTACAAACATTTGCTTAACTTCAGTTAAGTGTTTAATCCAAACATCAACAGACTCTTCATTTAAAAATGTGATATTCAACACCTCAATATTGGTTGGCATTTCACCGCCTTCGACGGGCAACCCAACTTCGCCCTTACCATTATTACCAACTGATAGACAGGGAACATCGCCAAGCAATCCCGAGTGGACTGCAAATTTTCCTTCACCACATTCAATTCTTAAACTTTCCACGGTGTTTTCAGGCTTATAGCGTACGCTCATATATGATAATTCTTCACATGCTTCTTCAACACTTTCGTACATATCCCAATCAAAGTCTTCCCATCCTGTAAATGTATAAACCTGTAATTCTTCACCATATCTTAAACTTCTCATTCCAATTTCCCATTGCGCTTGTTAATTAAATATTAATTGTAATCTAATTCTTTTAATGTGTCAAGGACTAAACATCGTAGACAATTACACGGCTTTATATTAATTTTACAATTTTTGATTCTATTTTTTCTACGCATTGTTTTAAAACATATTCAGGATCGCCTATATTATCCATTATAATAGCTTGTAATGTTGCAGGTGCCATATGTTTATTAAATTCTATAAACGATGGTATTACAAAATCAGGATAAAAATTATCAAAAAATCCCTTAAAACAATCATGTGTTAAATATCCAATTTCAACACTTATATTGAACCTACCTCTGCGTGTCAGTGCAGAATCTAACTGGTTTATGTGATTTGTAGTCGCAATCAATATTCGACCATCAGATGCCATTATACCATCTATTACATTTAATAATCCAGATAATGATAACATTGAAAATTCCTCGCTATTTTGTTCATCATTGCTATCTCTACTTTTAGTTACTGAATACGTATCAATATCTTCTATTAATAATAAAGAATTTCTAGGTAAAAGAGCGAGAGCTTCTTCTAATGTGTCATCCCTTATACCAGATAAACTTAAAATGTACAGGGGTTTTTCAAATTTATCGCATAACGCTCTAACTAAAGACGTTTTCCCCGTACCAGGCATACCATATAAAATTACCCCTGTGCGGTAGGGAATCCCATGTTTCATATACCATTCCCGACTATTTAAAAACGTATCTATATGTTCGACTATTTCATTTTTCGTTTCTTTTGGTAAAATAACTGAACTGAATTTTCGTCGAGGTTGTCTAGCGTAAGATTTCCAATAACCATCTTTGTTGCCATTCCATTTGTATATTTGGGTCAAGTCCTTATCTACTTTTTTAGGGGTAATTTCAATAAGTAGTTGATGAAACTTTATTTGGGATCTTCCAAATGTAGTTAAATATATAGATTCTTTAACTTCTTTCGTATTATTGGCGTCTTTTAGTTCCCTGACAAATCTAAATGGTTTCCCATCAAACATGAAATAATGAGTACCATATCCAGATGATATATCTAATCCACGGTCAGATGTATCACCATACCAAGAATAAATTTGATTTTTTGCTACAAGAGTTCTGGATTTTGAACTTCGGCCAGTAGTATGGTACCAACGTAAAAAATTATCATAGACATCATCTACGTTGTTTAATGTCAATGTTACTGTCGTTTGTTTTACTACCATTTCCCAAATTGATTTTGGAATTCCCCGTGCAAAAAATGAAGCTGACCCTAATGCCCAAAGACTTATTGCGCCTGCGACCATAGGATTTTGTTTATTTAACCATACAAACAACGAACTTCCAATTAATTTAATATTGTCAAAACTCGTATAAGTGTAATATATTAATAAACATATCATACTTAATAACAATACAATGATTACGTTTATACGCGAAAATAACTTAATTTCATTTGTCTGCATTTTTAACACTGTACTTTCCTAAAATCGTTTTCTGTAGCTGCGGTTATTAGTCATTTTAATGATTTGAATCCTATAAACCCGCCAAGGAGGAGACCAACAATAGCACCATAATTACCAAAAATGGAAACGAAAAGAATCCCACCACCCATGGCTGTTGCTATTGTTGTATTATGTGATAATTTTGCAAAGAATGACATGTTTTTAACACGCTTCGCCTGTCTTAGCAGTCCAACTCCGTGCCAATGTTTCCACCTCTACGTTTGGTGTAAATTTGCCCGTTTCTACAAAAATCCAAAAACCTGCGTATGGCTTCTGAACTTCTAGGCGGTTTGTCTTTTTCCACCATAACATCCCTGTTTCTACATCTACCAAAGCATGATAGATATAATTTAAATAAGAGTTGCCCGTTGTTTTCGTTAATTCAAAATTTGTAATTTTCATTGTATCCCCCTTTTATGCGTTAAGTGTAAGTTAATTCAGGGATAATGTCAAGACTTTAACCTAAAACCGCTTCAGGTTTCTAGACAATACCACTGGCCTCGGCTTCAAGCAATACCAATATTCCCTTAGCCGTAATTGTAGGATGTGTCATGAATGCCTGTAGCCGTTCACTGCCTATATCAATCAGGTCGAGGCTGGCCAATGAAAAAAGCTCGTCAAAGCTACAATCTGCTTTTTTGCAAATGTCCGCACCTTCCATGTCAGGCGTATCCCGTATCACACGAAGGGCAATAAATTGTTCATATCCAAGATTCATTATAACCCCTTTAAATTTAGAATTTGTAAAACAGCGAATATAATAACCTAATTGATATAAGATGTCAAGGCAAAACTTCATTTGACATTCCGCGAAAACGCTCTAATAAAAATAATAAAGAAGCCAACCCAAACAAAAAGTGCGCATGTCTTACTTTTGAATTCGCTTCTTTAATTTCGCGTTCTTTGATACTACGTTGTTCTTTTAATTGTTTCCATTTTGCATAACGTTCTGGATTAGATGTTACCCACTTAAATTGATTATGTGATATTGTTGCGCGTTTACTATTGCAACCATTACATGCACAAGCTATATTAGACTTATGAAGCGTGCCACCTTGCGATCTCGGTAATAAGTGTTCTATGGTAGCAGTACGGTGAAATACTTTATGAAATATTTTACGATCAGTCTCAAACCACAAATTCATTTCTCTTTCACACCAATAACATTTACCATCTTGTTTTTCGTATAGGTTTTTAAGTCGGCGCATATTACTCGACATCTTGAACGTTTTCTTACCAAGTTCAATCTGTAACATGAAATCACGTTGAAATGTAATACCACACATAAACTGTACCCCTTTATTAACTTGAATACATTATACGTAATTGTAACCTAATTGTCAAATAATATTTCACAGTAAGTGTCATAATAAATTCAAAATATAACCAATATTTTCTTTTTGTTTGCCTTCTGCCTATACGGCAGTGAACAACTTTGAAGCTATCAAGCTTTTAAGTATTAACTTCTAAGCTGCCTATACGGCAGTGAACCTAATAATGTAGCAGTAATTGTTTTGTCGTTCCTTCTAAGCTGCCTATACGGCAGTGAACATGACACAACAGCGAATACACTCGTCTATGTTTCTTCTAAGCTGCCTATACGGCAGTGAACTGATAGCCGCATACCTAGTGGGTTTTTTGAAAGCTTCTAAGCTGCCTATACGGCAGTGAACATACCATTGGATAGTGGAACGGAAAGAGGCACCTTCTAAGCTGCCTATACGGCAGTGAACCTTCCCATACTTCCAACACTTTTAGTTTCGCACTTCTAAGCTGCCTATACGGCAGTGAACGATAGAACCTATTCCAGTTATTCCAGTTAATCCTTCTAAGCTGCCTATACGGCAGTGAACATTAGTTACCCATAGGTCTTCTGCACTTGACGCTTCTAAGCTGCCTATACGGCAGTGAACAGGGTGAATTTTACTAAAAACTTAACCAAAACAAACGGTTATAGCGTTTTATACTATTTGACCAATAAAAATCATGTGATTCATAACGTATTGATAATGTTAACATTTTATAAATAAAATATTTCATTGGTCAAAACCAAGGTATAGTGGCATTTTTACTTAAACCAAAGCAATCAAATTGTCCGACAGTTTGAACTTTTGTTAATTCTCCAAAAGTCAAATATCTGCGATGTTTATGTTTATTAGAATTACTTACTAATTCCATATATGGTTCATCAAGCCCATGGTTAAACATTTTATTTTTATACAATTTTATATCAGCAGTGGATATTGAGTTTCTTTTAATTAACCGTCGTAATTTAGCTTCAGTCATATTAGATTGCTTACGAGAAATTATTCTATAAAGGCCGTTATCTGGTACTTTACGTATAATACCAATTAAACAATATTGCGCCAAATTGCCCAACCATTTAGTATTTTGGAAGTTTGTTAGTTCGTTTTCATTACCATGAATTCTTAACGTTTTCCCAAGTACTATATTATAATCAGGGAAACTAACGCCAATATTAGATGATTTTAACGAAAACAATCTCCAATGAAATTTAGTATAAACTTCATTAAGTAATACATTTTGACGAAATTTCTTATTAGGTTGTATTAATATATCGATATAATGTTTCATTAGTTTCTCCTTGGACGAGTATCAATATTAGAGACATAAGCCAAGCCTTTTTTACCCAAAGGGAAACTTGACACGCCAGCATTTTCAATCATAGTTTTTATTTCTGTTGCGTCTTCACGATTAATATCTATATAAATTTCAAGTGTTCCACTGGCTTTGGTTAGCATTGAAACTACTTCACCTTCACCTTTTATTCTTTCTTTTCGGATATACGGATTACCATATATTTTCTTTTTTTCCCCCGTGGTAAAACGATCCATAAAATCTTTTTTTGTAAAAAGACGTTTAGATATACCAGATATAACGCCTGTTTTGGTAATAGCGGTAGATATATCAAATGATTCGGAAAGTCTATTTAATTGCAAATAAATGGCAGAACAATATACATTTTCAATAACAATTTCGCCTTTATTATTAACATAATTAGTGTCATTAAATTGTGTATCTAAATATTGTATGACTTTTTTTGCCTTACCTTGAACTATAATAGATTTAATCTTTCTTAATTCATCAAACTTTTCACAAATTACAATCGGATCAAGTTTAATTAATTTGTCTACTTTGGTATCATCTAAAATGAAAGAATATAATTCATCAGTATCTAATGCTAATACCCCCCATAATTCTTGTGAATAATCTGATTGAAAAATAACGTCATCGGTCTTAATCATCCCTGTAAAAGAATTTTGATCAGTACTGCCTGAAATATTTCGAATATAAGTCATTTCATTAGTTAATTCTGGATTATCCATAAATGTAACTAACTTTTCAATGTCTCGGAAATAATAATCACTTGTGCTACGGGAATGGTATAACTTTCTTTGATCACCAATAAGACGATTAATTACCCCCATCACAGTATTCAGTGTGATTTCCCGACGAATAAAATTCTTCGAGGTCTTTAAATTGGTCATTGAAGCAATAAATTTACGCCCCTTTTTAGGTAATGCCACATTATTGTCGCCATCCAGAAACGAATTTCTCCACGATGAATCATAATTAATTAATATTTTCATATAAACACCCTATTTGGCGTAGAAATAAGATGCAAATTCAGATTCAGGCATCTCCGAGATTTCAGCTTCATTGCGCTTAATACGCATCATTTTATTACTATCATTGTAATCAATTAAAATTTCATCAACATACATATATGATTTTGCTTGACGGATAGATAGTTCACTGATCATTTGTAAAGTGTATTCAATTAACGCTTTTATTGCATCATTATTTAATAAAATACCTACTTCACCCTCTTCAAATATTGTACCTTCACGCACATAGTTCTCATGAAAGATAGCCATTGAATTTAATTCAGGATTAAGTGATTTAATATAATTTTGAATAGTTTTCGCAATTGTTTCACCTTCACCCTCTTTGATGGTCATGCTTGCCCTGCCAAATTTATTATCAAGTGAGATGAATTGTAATTGTTCGATACTAATGGAACCGTAAGAGAGATATTTAGTATCACCAAACGTAGTCTTTGAAAAGAACGAAGAGCTATCACGCTCACCAGCTTGTGTCATTTGTTCAAAATTTCCATTGCCTAATTGGTCTACAAAATCTTCCATTAATAACGGGCTGGTTCGTTTACGTTGACTAGAGGGTACAACGTAACCACGAATTAATCCTGTCATAGAGGCAAGTACTTCTAATAAGTTATTTTTCGCGGCGTAATGCAAGTCAAATGCTTGATCACGAAATAAATGATGTCTAACACAGTTTTGACTAATATATAAAGGATTTTCTTTGAAATCAATATCGGTAGCTTCCTTTTTATATTTGTAACCTGTTTCATCTTTGATCTTTCCTGTTAAATTAGAATAACCACGCAATTTTGGCATTGTATGATTGTTAAAGGTTTTCCCATCATTACCTGTTAAGGTTGTTGGTCCATTCCAATTAACAACACCGTGTCCTAACGCCGTAATCTTAAAATCAACACTTTTGATGCCTGTTACTTTTTTCATTTTTTCACCCTATTAATATATTTGAAATTGAACCAATCGGCTGCTTGTCACAAATTGCATAATAAATAGCTGATTGATGTGCTTTTTGTTCGCCACCAATGGCGTTCAAATCTTCTTTTGTGTAACTTAGATAAATTGGTGTATCTGGATTTCGTGCAGCATTTAATAATATATCTTCATTATACGTTTTTTTCGTTTTTTTGATATTATGATGTTTAGTTAACATATATGATAACAGATTATTCTCAGCATTACCATACCCTTTTATTAACCCAACACTTGCTGTTAATCCTATTGTAGTTTGGGTATGATCAGTGTCTTCTGTATAAGCATACTCATTTGGAAATTCATATTTTTTCGAATTTACTACGCGGCAAATTGCCATTTGTACAAATCTGTTATCACCACGTAAAGAATTATTTTTAATTTTACTCGTCTGCTTGTTTAATGAAACTTTTTTATGAGGGTAAAATAATGGATCTATTATATTTTGGTTTATAAGTGTTGCACTGTCTTTTAACATTAATAATAATTCTTCTTTAATTTCGTTTAAAGATATTTCGTCCTTATAGAATTTTTTATATAACGCATAAAGATAATTAATATCAACAACATTACTGTTAACATTGGAACATAAAAAATTATACCATGCTTTAGTGCTTTTTAATAAATTCTGCGTTCTTAAAAACCAACCGGTTTGTCCATTATCTATATTTTCAGGTACTACCGTAAGGTATTCATTGATTGTGTTATTTTTACCAAAACGATCTAAACGACCTAACCGCTGTAACCAATTCTCTGCGGTTGTTAATTCTGTTATCATGTTATCGCAGCTAATGTTTAATGAGGATTGAATGATAGGTCCACTACGCATTATATCGAATTCACTATTACCACCTTCCTTGAAATTATCCATAATCGTATTAAATAATGAAAGTTTATCAGCTTTTTTGAATTTAGAATGAAACAATATACCATTTTCTTGATGCATATTTTTAATAAAACCGAGTTGTGCAGTAATTGCGGTATTACTAATCACAAACGTATTCTTTTTGAATATTTTTTGTGTTAATAATGAATTATTCACATCATCAATTTTAAAATTTACACGATATTTAGATTTGTTAAAGCTTTTAATATCAAATATATCACTTGAATCAATTTTTAAGACTTTATTCACAAAATAGTAATTGGGTGTAGCAGATACCAATAATGTATTTGCCTTATCTCCTTGTAACTTTTTGTTTTCAATTAGTTCTGCAAACAACAAATTAAAGGCTGGCATTGTAATTAATTCATGATATTCATCGAAAATGACATGTGAATTCATTAAAGTTATTAATGCAGTTATATCAGAATGTGTGGTAATTGTGTTTATCGCGTGATCTATCGTAGTAATAACAATATCCCCTGTGAACATATTATGTTCTGCGGTTTCCTGCTCAATGCCATTAGTTTTTGTATTTTTGTACTCACCTGTATAAATTTCTATTCGACTGTTTTTTAAATAATCCAATTGTGACAGATCGTGATATAGTCCAAGACACACGTTTACCCGAGGAGCTATCCATATAATTTTCTTAACATTACTGTTGAATGCCCATTCTAGGGCAATTTTAGTTTTACCACAACCCGCTGGCCCTTCAAGAACTGCAATATCGTTAACATCTTGACATTGTTTTGCCACTACCGCTTGTGCTTTGTTTTGTTGACTATCTGGGTATAATATAGTAAAGCCTTCAAGACATTGCGCTATTTCAGTTTGAAGCGTACTATTATTATCCAAATGTTTATTGGTTAAAAAGTTTAAACTTTTATCGTTTATACGTGTTGTCAATTCACAAGCTGAAAGTGTTGACACAATTCTATCAGCAGTTATAATAGCAGCCCTGATGATATTTTTATCAGCGTTTTCTTTAATTTCCCTAGTATAATCATCAATAATATCATTGTTTTCCGAATATTCTTTATAAAGGAGATTTTGTTTTTTTAAAGCGTATACAGCATCCTCAGTTATATCCGTTACTCGTTTCGGTAATTTGATAACATTATTAGAATAAGTTAAGAGTGAAGAATTTACACTTTCCAATATTTGACTGGCTTCTTTTAGAAATAATTCCATATTCATATCAGCATTAAAAGAATTATTGACTTTATTGTAAATTTCAGCTTGATTTTTGTAATTATTCTTTCTTATAGGTTTACTGTGATGCCAGTAAATACCATGTGTCGCATAATCAAATTGTTTTGGATTTAATCTTTTATCATTTCGATCATTTAGTAAATTAAATAGAAATAGTGAAATTTCGTTGTGTCTTGGATGCTTTTCAAAAGAAAATTTGCCCCTGTTGATATGTACCCCATCATTAACATCCACTGCTTTTGAACGAGAGTTTAACCAGTTTTGAAATGCAGGATCTAATTTACCGATGTCGTGGAAGCAACCCGCCACCAATGTAGCATATGCTAATTTACTATTATTAGTAAGTTTATTAACAATATCATATCCAATCCACCCAACAGCAAATAAATGATCGGCAAGTAAATGTTGTTTATCATTAGCATAATATGATATTAAATTATTGGTCACTATTCTGAGTATCCTACTTCTGTTTAAGTTGACAATATTATAACCTAATTCTAATAAGTTGTCAAGCCATGACTAATTCATTTTCAACTTGTTTTAATTTCTGATGATTATCAATGCGCATTAGGTTCTTTTCAGACTGTACATATACACCGCTTTCAGAATACCTTCCACCATACCTATACAATGTAAGTTGAAGAACATCTACCTCCCACAAATCAACAGCTATTAAATCGTCTAATCCACCTAAAAAATTACCCACTGTCACACACTTACCAATATTTTCAGGGCGTCCACTATTAATCACTAAGGCCAATCAACCTTTTTCTATTTTCATTTTAACTTCCTTTATAAACAATACACAATAATATCATATATTACCTATTAAGGTCAAGGATTAAAGAATAGCCATAGCATAGCCGTACCTGTCAATTCCCAACATTTCACTTGACAATTAGGTTATAATGTTATATGATTACTACATACCAACTTTTAAGGATTAAATAATGCCAGCTTATAATATATCTAAAACGTTAGAACTTGTTGCTTATTATGACGCTGATTACGGTTCGCCCACTATTCGGGAATTGTTTACCGCAAGTTTGTGTTCAGGTATTAAACCTTTCATGTTAGATAAGAATACTCCTGCCTTTGATTATAATGAATTACTTGAAACTTTCTGGATTCATATGGTTTATCCAGTATCAGATTCATCATTACAAATTCATATTAGTTCTATACTGGACAGTCTGTTCTATGCCCATTATATTAGTGGGAGTCAAGATCAAGACGGTAATCTGGATATTGATAGTTGTGATCTTCTTGAAGTAGGTGAAGTAGTAGCAGAATTACTTATTGAATTTTGTGCATGTAATGAACCTTATGTAGTACAATCTACAGATCATCATCAGTGGTTCAACCATTAACCACATGATGAATAAGGGTATTATATAACATGGTTAAACGTAACTCTGTATTTAATATAGAAGTACCACATTTAGCGATGCTTTTATTTGAATTGTATGAATATGATAAAGTTGATATTGATGCTTTTGCTAATGACGTAAAGAAACATATATTGCCAAAAAATGACAAGACTAACATTAATGATATTGTACATAGAATTAGAAATAAATCACATGTAGATAAAATAGATTTACCAAAAGGATATTATGTAAGATCTGATGGACAATTAAATACTTTTTGGTTGGATAAATCATACACGTATATGCAATACGAAACTAGTAGATGGGGGTATAGTTGGACGCGAAAACAAATACTACAAATAAACAATTTCGTTAAAAATAATGGATGGCAGATAATTACAGTCATACTCATTATTATAGGTATTATTCGCAAATAACCTAATTCTTATAAGATGTCAAGCCTTAAAGACTTCAATTCAAATTTCGTAACTATCATATAGTTGGGTATGTAAATCCTCCAACATAGAAACCATACAATCTAATCGGATATCAGACTTTGATGTTTCACGCAAGGTCTTGACATCCAGTAGGATTTCAGCACTCAGCACCCGCTTGTTCTTTAATGTAGTCACTTTAAAGAATGTGCTAACCAAGCCACTATCCCTAACATATTCATTATGCTTCAAAAAATCAGCCGCTGATTTTTTGTCTGTAAAATTGACAATAAACCGCTTCCCGCTTCCCTCTACATAATTACAGACATCATCACACATAATTTCGTTTAAGTAATATAGGTTAGCATAGTTCTCACGATGGATATCATTCAAGGCTTTTTCCACTGTAATATAGGGGGGTATGTTAATAGGAGTTCTTGTATTTTTAGCAACAACGTTCTTTGGTTTAAACTTATATAAGAAGGGGAAATGTCCTATGATTCCCAATAATTCCGTCTGGCGAATAATTAAGTCTTTGGCAACTTTGAATATGGCTATGTCAAACCATTCAGTATGGCCATCGCCTTTATATATCCTTGTATTGTATTCTTTGAAATGTAGATGGCAGAAGTTTTCTACAGCTGTCGCGTTTTCGCATTCAAACATATAGGTTTTATCATAGTTAATTTCCCCAACTACGGTGACTAGTCTTGATCTAGGGTTATTAGAAAACCCAATCTTGAAAGCGGTTTTTTCAACATTAGGGGCAAAGTATAGGTATGACATATCCTTAGTATATCATGAAGCCTTAAAGACTTCAAGTTTGACAATCACAATATTCCCATGGCATAGTCGTACCTGTCTTTCGTACTGTCAAAGACTTCCATCTCCAAGGCATGGGTCAATTCCCGACTACTCTTTCTGTCTGTCAATACATAGACCGTTCCATTTGTGCCCACCCGTACAGGATACGTCTGTCCCTTAGTAAACAATACTCTTCCACTTCCCAGACTGTAGTAGTCACATACAGCTTTTACCCTGTCACCTGTCTTGTATTTCATACAATAAACACCTCTAATACACTTCCCAGTTCAAACAGTATTTCATTAACATTAGGAAATAGCCATGTATTTTCCGCCTGTTTATTACCATAATGATTTAACATGTCAAATACATGACCTGAGAAATCTGGATACCAATGGAAGATTTTAACAACATCTATCTGTTTATCCCTTAGTTCTTTCATAAGGGTACTAACACCTTGCTTGTGTATCATTATGGAAAGAAGGTTAGGGGATTGTACGCTGGTCTTATACAGTATCAACAGTGGGTCAATATTACGATTGGCTTCAATACGATGTTTAATATCTTTGCCTAAGAAGTTCTTCCAGCCCCCATTGACATAGAAAGAAGGGTAACGTCGGGCAGGATTTTTAGGGATTCCTTTAGGGATTAGACCATCGTCAAAGGCTTCTTTATACTGATCAACGTTTTTAAATTGCATCGTTTGTATTAGATTTACCGCCTCCCAATATTTCATAAGATCTTTTTCACGTACAGCTTTAGGACTATCTGCATCGTAAACATTGTCAGTTTCAAGGAATGTTTTCCAGTCTATCCATTCAGGATATACCCTTTCTGGTCGTGTGGGAATACCCCCAGGTTTATAGTCACGTACCCATGCACGATACTGGCGAAAGGTTTTAATCCCTGCCATATTAGTTAAGTCTTTACACATATGATAAGGTATCCACCTCCAGTCCATGGGTTTACTCTTTAGGACTATCTTAGGGATGGTTGTTTTCTTACCCATTATCAGGATTCCATGTATTACCTTTTTGAAGGTTTTCAGAAGCGGTTATAATTTGTAGGTTATATTCAACATGAAGTCCACAGACATTCACACCTTGTAATGGAACAATATGGTCAACGTGAAATATTTCATTACCACCAGCGATTCTGGTACAAATATTTAAATCTTGACAATCTTCATAAATGTCATGGATTATTTTTATATTTGACCATATTGGTCTGGCTTGTATTCTCCATGCTCTACGAGAAGCACAGTATGCATTATTTTGTGCTTTATTATTTTGTCTATATAATCGTTGTTGTTTATTAAGATGGTTTTTGTTGTGTTTTTTGTATTTTCCACTACACAATTTTATCTTATCACGATTACATATATTATATTCTTTATTGTATTCGGATATTTTTTCGTAATTCTGTTCAACATATTTTTTATGTTGTTTGTTCACTTCCTTCTTGTTATTCTGATACCATTCTTTTTGTTGCATCATTAAATATTCTTTATTCTTATTTCTATATCCTTTATTGTATTGTGCTATTTTTTTCTTATTATTTGCCTTATATTGTTTATCATATGTTTTACTACATCCCGCACAACAACCATTAATCACTCTTCTTTCAGTAATATGTCCTTGGGGACATTCTTTTCCTGTAAAGTACCAAATTAAACCTGTTTCTTTTGCTTCTTTTCTTGTTATCACTTTCATAACAATATTTATAGTAAAAACAACAACATGTACCTTTTGAAGTTCAAAAGTGTGTGCAAGAATTATTATTGTGGGAAATTATGGTAAACTATGGGACGATTGTGTGATGATAATGTGACGATGATGTGATGATTACTCTATTATCATAAGGTTTTACTTATGACGATGATGTGATGATCGTGTGATGATTATGTGACGATTGTGTGATTTTGTGGATAAATTGTGGATAACTATTGTCCACTCTTAGACACTGTTTAATAATAGTTGGGTATAGCTGCCCATGTAAGCGTCAAAGTCTTCATTTGACAGTTTTTCACAGTGGGAAACCATTTTCACCATTTTTAAAACTTCAATGATTTCAATAGGTTAACTAACTTTGTACCCGTTCGCGACTCACTTTTTAAAACTGTGGAAATCGTATAAAATCGTGTAACTATTGACAATGGTTAAAAATGGTGTTACACTGTAAAGGACTGTGTCCGAAGGACGCAGGTGCGCTTCGCGTGACTGTCTCTTTAAAAATATATTTTTGTATCTTTAGGTTTCTTCACTGCGATTGTATTATCTAATACGCCATTGATATATGTCATCCCAGTCATTGTGGTTGATGTCGACATCAAAGCTTCGGTGCCTAAACGTTTATCCGTGAAATCTTTATTAATAAAATCCTTTATCTTTTCATCAGGGGAATGGTGCCGTGTCGCCCTGACTAATTCTTTACCTAATGTTAAGGTACGTTTCAACAGATTGACATTGCTACATTCAGAATAGAACAATGCTTTGGATTCCTGAATATATTCAACGCATGTCATAACTTCTGCAGTTAAGGTTACCTGCTTCTCTGCCCATTCATCTGCTTTCCATTCATGGGCGTGTGACGTTTGTGTGATGACTAATAATACTATTACTATTACGAATAAACATTTCATGATTGTCTCCAATATTGTATGCATGATATTTAAATTATTTATTCACACGATATCGCTGTTAAGGCGAATCCTCCACGTGCCGCATACCCTAGATAACATTGGCTGTCAAAATCAAATTTGATATAAATGGGTTGGACGCCCCATCTAGTAAGTGTAGCCCGTGTTGAAATGATTTCCGTTATGTCGGCACCCTGTGGAACATTCCGTAATGCCTGTTTGTAATGTGGTGATAGTAGGATTTCTGGTTTATCAGCTGCATGAGCCTGATTAATAACATTTGATGTTGCCATTAATATGGCTAACCATAAGGCGAAAAGTATTTTCATTAGGGATTTCCTTTAGTTGGGCAGTTAATATTAGCGGATGTTCCTTGTTTATGAAAGCGGCTTTGAAGGAAACATTGTCCCCTGAATTTAAATATTATATAGGCTAAGCTGGGGTTTTTAGTTGGTACCCATTCAATGATTGTAGCACCCTGTGGCAATACTTGTTCGGTATATCTATCAACCACTTCTTTCTGACTTTTAGGCATGTCACTTTGTGCCATTAGACTGACAAGTAAAATGCCGAAGAGTATTATTAAAACAATATGTAATAATTTCATAAAATCTCCTATGAGTTAGTAAGCACTGGATGTTCACAGTTTTCAAGTGCCCAGTCTGTCCAATACTTTAACCACTGGATACGTGCCCAAGCGCCGCCTAGTTCTGTGTCAAAAATATCAGCATCTGGGTCCAGAGTTTTGGCTTGCATTTTTAAGCGATTGTAAGCAGTGTCAATGGCTTCCTTGAATTCCTTATTAATAGGGAACGCACCAGGATGCCCACCACGGATGTTACCAGAAGAGCCGTCCTCAACCATATAATACATTGCGTGCAAGATCTTAGCATACTTACAGAATTCGTACCAGCTGGTATATGATGGCCAACGTTCATTTGTATAGTCCGTAGGTTCCCCAAATGCGGGAGCATCGTCCATACGAACACCTGCTGCAGTAATGCGACAATATGCTTCTAAGCCGTCTTCTACATATGATTCAATATTAGCTTCGCCAATCGTTAATGTGTAACCCATTTAATTCTCCAGTGTTAATAAGCATTTATTATATAACAATAGGTTACGATTGTCAATGGTGATTTACATTAGTAGAAGATTTTTCTATTATAATTTACATGGAACACCATTACAAGTATCAACACCTTCCGCATCACATTGGACAAATTCACTCGTGTGGCCAGCGTTTGCATTATACATATACAAAAGATGATGCACGAATTCATGTCGTAGCGTTTCCCTGTCCGAATGACAATTGCGAGGGATAAGGTCAGTATCAGTATTGATAAAGATTGTGTCAGGCTGCGTCGTGATGCCGCTGGCCATGAAAACTCCCCAGCCACCAAACTGGCCATTGTAGTCTTCCTTAAAACTAATGTACTTAATTGTTGGACCAGTACCAGATAGGCTTAAACAAGATTCTACACTTTTGTAAACGCTTTCCATTTCACCAAATGTGATAAAAGCTTCGCTTGTTGGCGTTAGTGTCAACCCTGTACTACCAACCATGCCATTTGTATAATTGTGTTTGGTATCGCAACCAGGATATTCGGGTTCTTCACAGCCAATAAGTAACATAATAGGTAATAATAACAATAGCGATAAATGCTTCATACTTTACTCCCGTTGTAATATTTGGATTTAAAAATGTATGTTAATAAGCATTTATTATATAACAATAGGTTACAAAAGTCAAGAATGTTATGGCAGACACAAAAAAGCCGCTTAAAGAAGCGGCTTTTTAATATTAAAATATTCTTTATATTAGAAAGAGTATTTTGCACCAAGGTTTACAGTGTCAAGATCGAAATCTGAAACACCAACAGTAACTTCGCGGCGTGTATATCCAACAGTAACATCAAGATTATCTGTAACACCAAGAGCTAAACCTGCACCATATGCAAGACCAGTATCATATATTGCCCCGCCGCAACAAGCGAACTTATTGCGTGCATAACCAACACGGCCAGTTACTTTAAGAGGCATACTAGCAATAGTAGCAACGGTAGGATCAACTACAGCCCATACAGCAGCAGACTGTGCAGTAACACCGTCTTCTTTACCAATATAGTCATAAGTTACTTCTGCAGCAAGCCAAGAAGTGACATCATAACCAACACCAACACCACCACCGTTAACGCTACCGCTTTCGTTGTTGATATGGGTATTAGCAACATTACCTGTTACATAAAAGTCAGACGCCGAAGCAGTACTAACCATACTAACCATTGCGATTACTGTTAAGACGATTCCAAAAATTTTCTTCATTTGTTATTCTCCATTGATTTAAAAGTTTTATTTATCACCACAATAACGTATATTGTAATGTGATTATGTATACTACACGAATAATCTTGGGTTGTCAAGGGGGATGTGATAATAATGTGACGATTGTGTGATGATATAGGGGTGTGATGATTATGTGATCATTGTGTGATCATTGTGTGATTGGGATAACTGCATTATCGGACGATAACGGGAGCATGTTATCATCCTGCAGGTTGCTGTTCTAATCATAGAACCCCTAGTAACTATGTTATTCAATAGGGACAGTGTTACACAGTTGTCAACAGTTGTCAACAGTTGTCAACAGTTGTCAACAGTTGTCAACAGTGGAAGACAGTTTTTAATGGTGACCATTATAATGAGCATAACACCCCCTTGTGCCTATTATAATAGTCATTATGGTCTACGTGTGAACCATAAGACATCCTTATGTACCGTGTGTAGACCATTTGAAACTGTGGAGAACTGTGGAGAACTGTCTTCCACTGTCTTCCACTGTTACCATAATAATGGTATATTAGTCAGTTATTGTATTAGAATACTATAATAATGGTATATTAGAATATTACCATATACTGATATATGCACCCAGGGTTGACGTGCCCCCATTATAGTATAACACATATAGAAAGCTTGTCAAGTCTTTTTTTCATCTTTTTGCCTGTGGATAACCTGTGGATAACTTATCGACCGCCCAGGGTGGGCGTACTATTATTATAACAAATTAGGTTACAAAAGTCAAGCTTTATTTCATTTATTTCTAAAGTATTCTGAAATGTTTTGGGGGAGTTTATTTAATAGGTATGTAAGCGATACGATCATGAACAATGCATATGTAGTCCCAGACAGTATTGCCCAGCCTATGCTATCTGGTAATAGGTGGATTAATACTTCTACTACAACGAAGTACACATGGCATCAGGTATCTGCCCAATGTATCTGTATTGAATTACTTTGACCAAAGCCTTCGTAGCCGTCTTCTATACACGCTTGGATATCAGCGGGGGTATAGTCTTCAAAGTTAGATAGTCGGTCTGACATCGCATCTATGAAAGCCCGTTCAGCAAGTACTACGTCATCGCGTGTAAACCTTTGAAGGCTTTCAACCATCTCACCTATAATTACTATTACGTATACATAATTACTCATAATTCTACTCCCATACCTCGAAGGCGATCTTTAGTTAAATATGTTTCCAATTATTCCTATTAACGACCATTTTAATAGCACTTCTACTAACACTATATTCTGTCCCTAGTTCTTCTTGTGTATAATTTCCAGTTGAATATTTTTCACGTATTTCAAGTACTTCGTATTCATTTAATATTCTTTGTGGGTTTATTTCCCCTTTGTTACTTCCACCCATTGCACGACCTTTGTTTACTTTGTCATTGACATTGTCAGCATGGGTGCCAAGCCATAAATGCTCTGGATTAATACAACATGGATTATCGCAAGAGTGGCATACAATTAACCCATTAGGTATTTTAGATTCATTATAAAGTTCATAAGCAATCCGATGTACTCGTGTTGTCTTATTATTTAAACTCATGATCGCGTAACCAGCCTCGTTTTTATAGGCTTGCCATTCCCAACACCCAGTATCTTGAACTGTAATAATATTTTTTTCAAGTCTTTCTTGTAATGACCATTCTCTGTTATATACCAATGTTGTTTCCTTATAAAAGTGGGGACATTATTACATGCCCCCAGTATCATGTCAAGAACTTTTGTAACCTAATTATTCAGTGAAGTCTACCATTTCATAAGTTTCAATAAACTCATTGATGTTTGCTTCCATGTAGTTACAGATGCGATCTGTTATTAATTCATCACCGTGACTACTTTTACGAATTTCATCAATGACAGCAACAATAGCATCGTGGGACATTGTTTCATCTTCGTCACTGGGTTCTAGATCTGCAAGAAAGCAGTCATAGCTTGGCAAGCCATCCAATGAATAAGTTGTTACCAGACCAACAGCTGAATAACCATTGTCACCAATGTCATTGCCGAAGCGTGAGCCTTCTGGTAGCTTTCTTTGTCCGAATCCACTGTATACTTCGAGGGTGTTTTTATCAAGGTCTACAACGTACGCCCATTCGCAGAATAGTCCATCTGTCGCAAATTCAATTTGATCGGCAAGTTGAACAGGTTCAGTAGCGTCTTGAATAAATTCCAAAATAGCACCACCCATATCACGAGAAAGTTGCGGATGTACTTTATTGAATTTTTTAGAAACCTCCATGGTTACCATGTCACTATCGTCAGCACCAAACTCTTTCCATAATGCCTTCTGTTCCTCGGTTGTAATGAAGAATGATTGTTTCAAGTTTTCAATAAACTTTTCTTTGTCCATTCTTTTCAAGAATTCTAAAATGATTTTGCCTTGACCAGACGGATAGCCGTCCCATTGGCCGTACTGTGCTACACGGTATTCGCCATTCAGCATGACGCATGTTAAATTACGTGTCCCCATAATTCTTACCTTTAAGTTTGTTTAAGTATAAAGAATTGTACCCCAATTAAGGGGTACAGTCAAGCAATAGATTAACGAAGCCAGTATTCAACGCCATCAAAATCAACGCTGGTATAATCCATTTGGATGTCACTTGCAACGCCTTCCCAATCGATATTGTTTTCAATATAACTGGGAATGTCTTGTGGTAAGTCGCCTATGTCTTGAATTAAATCTTTGGCGTATTCTTCAAAGTAGGAATCACGGATCAATGCCGTACCATATTCCCAATCAGGGGCATAACCTTCAGCATCTTCTGCTAATGATTTAATAGGTTCCAGTTCTTCATTGGCTTCTGCAATGTCGTTTTCAATCGTAGTGATATTATCTTCAAGTTCTTGAATTTCAGAACGAAGTGAATCAACCGCGTTTTCAATTTCAGCAATTTCATCAGCGTCGTCTTCATCGTCAAGTTCCTGCGACTTATCTTCGAGCTCATCAATCTCAGCTTCTTTGTCTTCAATTTCAATACGATGGTCGTTGGTGTCTTCTTCCCAACCACTAATATCTGATTCAAGTTCATCAATACGTGCAATGACATCGCGCGAATCAATGATGTCTTCTGAATTGTCTACTTCGTTTGCCATGATATTATTTCCTATATTTGTTAACGATAAGTAATTATAACCCATCCTTGGGTAACTGTCAAATATTAATTCTTAGAAAACTTAATAAATTCATCAATATTTTCTTTAGCAAAGAGTATGATTTCGTTAATAATAGTGTCGGGGGTATCTAACTTATCCTTAGCGCAATCAATCATATCAATAACATCTTGACGTTCTTCGTCTTCATCTTCGTCAAAGTTATAGCCCATTATATCTTCGGCGAATCGTTTCCATTGTTCATCATCGTTGCTTAACATGTTTTCAACTTCACCATTTGCAATGATGATGTTACCAGAGAAGTAACCACCTTCTTCAACTACGTCAATTTCAAATTCCAAAGTTGGATATAGTTCTGCCAACTTTTCAAAAATTGGATCGGGTGTTGACCATGCAGTTTGGAAAGCAAAACAATTTTCACAATGATCAGCAGGGCTATAATCATAAGCACCCCACTTAGTACCTTGATTAGTAACTTTCCAATCATACCAGTTATCGTGACCATAGGATTCGATCAAGCGTTTAGACTTCTTTTCCCATGCTTTATATTCTACACTGTCAGGTGAAGCTTCTTTACCATCTACCCGTGGTGGGCTGTTGGGCGCGCGCGTGCCAGCCAGCTCTGCAGGGAATGGAATAATTGTATCGAATTCAAAACAGTCCTTACCATTTTCGCCTTTGGCGGTAACGTGATTATCGAAAAACTTTTTAACTTCTGCATCTGTGCCATTGACAGACATAATATGGTAGACATGATTTGGCATAATTTTTACCTTTAAATTTGGTTGTGATGATTATGTGATTGTAACCTAATTGTGATAGGTTGTCAATAACTAATATTCAGCAGGTGTTACGTCCATTGGACGATCAGTCAATTTACGAGCCTTACTATAAATGTCACGGATAGATACACTCTCGCGCTCGCCCTTACTGTTAATAGCTTCGGCAAAACCAATAATGTAACGCAATTTTTCTGCCCCTGATTCCATAAAGATCGCAACCTCGCCATCTATTAAATGTTCAGATACTATTAACGGTAAATCTATTTCAGTTTCATTGTCATCTTCTTCATCATATGAATATGTAGGCCATCCAGCACCATCAGCATCATTGCCGAGAATAACAAAACCATCATCGTTATTTTGTTCAACCTCAATGCCGGGAATTTCTAACATTGCCGCTAAAAATGCTTCATCGTCTTTTACTTTGAAATAATTTGTTCTGCAATTTGCATGATAATTTGCCATGATATTTTCCTTGTGATGGTTATGTGATTAGATAGATTCTACCATATCATTAATGATAGTATCAATTTGTTCAGTTGTCAAACCTTTAACAGGTACGCATCGTTCGTAAGATACTTCTAAGCCCTTGTCGCGACCATATTCAAAGTCAAGGTTAGTACCAGCAAGGAATAAGATTTCGTCTCCACCTGATTCGTTACGGCCATTATCAGCAGAATAATACATTGCCCGTAACTGATAAAAGAACGTACCGCCTTCGGTTAAATAATCGCTTTCTGTTTCACTTAACTCTTCGGCTAACTCACCCAGATCCATATCATATAATGAATGATAATTAATGACATTAGGATTTGGATTCTTAATTTGTTCAATCAAGTAATAAAAACCAAGGCTTTCTGAATTTTTCTCACAAAAAGCTTCGAGGGCATCTTGTAAAGACTGTTCAATTACTTTATCGAGTTGGTTAGATACTTTTTCATTAGCTGACATATTACCAGAGCTAAATCCAGTATGTAAGTCTGTAGGTACGGTTAGATCAAAGCCACCGTTTGTAAATGGAATAAACCCATCATATCCTTTATGGTTAATGGGTTGTACTTGTGTATCAATACAACCACCATAATTTTCTGGTAGGTCATCCATCGCATCTTGAAACTTTGTTTCAATGTGTGATGATAATGTGACGGGTACATTCATGAGTTGCATATCTAATTACCTTTATTTGTTGACGTTAGAGCTATTATTACATAACCCTATATCTTTGTCAATAACTTAATTAAACATTTCAATTTGTTGTGGTGATTCTGTGATGTCATACTTTATAGCGGACTTAATTTCACTAATCATATGATCAGCATTGTATCCAAAATAGCCCCAGCAAGAATCGATGTCTTTTTCTTCACCAGCATCATCTTTAACGATACTAAAACCGTAAACTTCGCCAGTAAGATACTGGTCATATGTTTCAACTTCACCAGTAAGATGCGTTGCAACCTTTTTGCGCCATTTTAAAGAAACACGCTGAAGGCTATATTCTTTACGAATATCTTCATGAGATATATAGATATACCCTACGCGGCCAGAATCCCAGCCACATGAAAACCCGCCTGTGTTCATTGTGATACCTGAATGATCATATAGGTACAATGGCAATACTACATATTTCTTATGTACAATTTCCCAACATTTATCGATTTGTTTATCGGTTAAATATTCATAACATTCTTCATCATACAATCCAGACAATTCATGTACCATTGCAATTGGGGTTTCAAAATCATGTTTGTCGCCAAGATTATAACGGTTATGAAAACAGACCATAGTGCCAAGGTTATCCCACTCACGCGGGCTTTCTGACATATCATCATGTTCGATCTTGATAGTATAATCCCCGAATTCAGTAGTTTCCATATAAGGAATGTGTAATGCTTCGAGATTTAATGTATCGTGGTTCATGGTAATTACCTTTTGTTTGTTGACGTTAGGGCTATTATTACATAGCCCTGTTTGTTTGTCAATAACTAATCGTGTTGTTTATCAATTTCATTTTGTAATTGATTAAGTAAACCAATTGTAGTAACTAAGCGATCAATAGCATCACTTGTATCTTTGCGACGTGCATGTAACATAGTTTGTATTTCAATATCATCCTTTTCTGATAACATACGCACTTCATCGGCAGTAGTAACAACATCCTCTAATACTGTATCGTCTTGAAAATCGCACTGCATTTCTAATGCGCGCATTAATGAGTTCACTTGTGATTGTGTGGTAAGAGCGAGCGTAATAGTTTTCATAGTCTTTACCTTTTGTTTATTGACAGTGGGCACATTATTACATAGCGGCATATCCTTGTCAACAATTAATTTGTATATTAGTATATCTGAATATTCTAATATACCTGCCCATATTTGCCAGTTCTATGTAGACTTTTCGCCTTCGGCTTTCCTTAGCTTCTGTAAACATTATAGCCCATCCTTGGGCTACTGTCAACAACTATTTCGTATAAGTTTCCATAATTATTTCAATACATTCTTTCTGCATACGTGGTGTTAATACATATTCCAATATCATAGCACTATCGATGATAGCGTCATACAGCGCACCTTCTGTTCGTGTTGGATCATAGTCCCCAGCGTCAGCCATTTTCATTATATGTTCTGCCACTTCGTCTACAACACCTTCTGCACCAACTACATAACCATCGACACTGTTTATTTCCACAAATTGACATTTATCAATATGCCAACCATCAAGGTTATACATGATATGGTTTATCAGTTCATCATCCCGAAGAACGGTAGTACTTACATCCCATGCAGGATAGTTCATAGGGGTATGTGCAATTTGTAGATACTTTCCGTTCTGTCCAATTTCTGCAAACAATACTACGCTTCCTTCTTCACTACTAAAGGCATTGTTGCCACGTTCTGTAATATCTAAGTTCATAATGTTTCTCCAATATTATTGTAAGTATTTCTTTGCGTGATATGTTGCCATGCGTGCCTTGTTACGTACTGCACGCTCTTGTTCTCGTACACTTTCAGAAGAAGGTGCGTAAGTTAATTTGAATACCCATCGCGGGGATAAGAAAGCAATCCACGCGTTAAGTAAATGTAATGGTAAGTAATAGAATATTTTAATCATAAGTAATTGTAACCCAATGTGTTAGGGTTGTCAACAATTAATATGGATAAATATTATTATGGATATTATAACAAGAAAAGAAGCGAAGAAATTAGGATTAAAATACTATTTCACTGGAAAACCATGTAAGTATGGACATATTGCTATTAGGCTGACCACTAACTGGGATTGTTTGGAATGTAATAAAAAATATAAAAAGAATTATTACTATAAAAATAAAGAAAGTATTATTTCTTATAATATTGCATATAATAAGAAATTGTGGGAGGAATGCCCACAAATAAAAAGAAGTTATGATAAAAAATACCGCGAACAGAATCCAGAAAAGCGTATAAAGTATTTACGTAAGCAGAAGAGTGCAATACCCCAATGGCACGAAACTGATCTTGTAAAACAATTATATCTTAAACGTGACCAATTATCTAAACTGTGGAATATTTCTTTACATGTAGATCACGTAGTACCACTACAAGGCAAGAATGTTTGTGGTCTTCATTGTTGGGATAACCTACAGTTATTAGAAGCAAGCCTCAATATATCTAAACATAATAAATTTAAAGAATAAAAAACACCAGCCGAAAGAGGTGGCTGGTGCTATGTGTGCCAATAATAGCACTAAAATTGTTCTGTTTGACAAAGCAGCCCCCAGCCAATACGCTCTTTGTCCGAAGAACCTTTATAGTCCCCCTTAGCCACCTACAACCACATTCTACGTAACGTGGTCAAGCGTTCGGGCTTTTATCCCCAAAAACCGTCTTCCATTGGTTCCATGTTTTCAAAGCAACCATCCTGTGCGAAGTCCATTAACTCTTGCTGTTCTAGCAAGTGGTTATTATCTTCGTCAAAATCGTACTGTAAATCAAAATCTTCTGCGTAGTCGTCTTCCATTGTATTGTGCCTTTTAAGTCCGTTGACAGTGGAATAATTATACATGTTATTTAGGTTATGTCAAGAATTATTTTTAATAAACCTTAGTTGCAATTACCTTATCTGTGCCAGTATTAACAACAGACACAACTTTTTTAATCATGTCCTTGACATTATCAAAATCCAACATTAACTCAGGTAATGGTTCACGAACCTGCATATTTGTTAAACAATGTGCAATGCGCGTTATAGCTCCAGTCAATGAATAACTAATCATTTGATCATCGTTCGCTTTAACCATTAATGTAAACAAGTTACCAAACGGATCTTTTAATGAAAGTTTTGCAAGTACAGTTGCCATAATGTGTTACCTTGTTTGTTGACGTTAGAGCTATTATTACATAACCCTATATCTTTGTCAATAACTATTTCAGGATTCTTTTCAGCCCTTCAACCACCAGCTGATATTGTTTAGCTAATGTCATGTCAAACAGTCGATCAACTGTTATAAAATAATCCGCATAATATCCAACTTCTGTTACGCCTAATGGTGCTAGTTCTTTTAAGATACATTCAATATCTTCATCGTTTTGCTCGCTTGTGCGATTTATCACACAACCATCAGGCGTAGATATTACGAAACTTCTTATTTCATAACCATCGACTTCGTTCATAACTTTGTTACTGCTACAATTTTAGCATTCTGCGCGCGTAAATATTTCGCCTTTGCAAGTGCTGGGGTTTTACTTGCTCCATCTGGTATGGTGAAAGTATTTTCAACTTTTAAATATGGCGCGGTTGGTTTACCATCACGAATGTCTCGCACAGTATACGCTTTTACCATTACACCATTTTCTTTATTGATTGTTCGATGAGCGGCATACAATGTAGCGGCATATGAATCACCAATATTAAAAGTATCTTTTAAAATACTAATTGCATTCTCACGCTTGGTTGCTGTTTGACTATCAAGCACAGTGAATGCGCGTTGCCGTACCGAATTTGGATCTTTTTTACGTGCCATTTAAATTTCCTCTTGTTCGTCGTCTGCTTTACCATTGATAGTACAAGGACGAAACTTATACAATGGACAATTCTTTGAAGTACAATCTTCAACTTGTTTACGCCAACTACCACACCCCAATGCTTCGGGGTCATAGATACATTCACAACACATCGCATTGATGGCTGCAGCGCGCCCCTTTTTACTACGGAGTTTATTCATTACTTTTTCTTTCTGATCTGTTTTCATATTTGTTACCTGATCTGTTTTAAGAAACTTATGTAAGACCAGTGACACGACATGAATACCTAGTCGACTCCAGCTATGCTGGCTTGGTTTCATCCCGTAGCAAGGGCATTCCTAGTTACACTTGCCGCCTGTTTCCAGACTGTTGTTTTTCAACAACTACCACTTAATCTTACATAAGCTCCCTACGTTGAGAACATTATTACACAACCGTAGTTCTTTGTCAATAACTTTAAGCCCTTATAAGTGCTCTTATAGTTTATTACCCTGCGCGTCAGGTCGCGTCTATAAGATCGGCGTGGCAATTTGACGCCGATGTTTTACTTTTAACATACATTGTATGTTCTTCTTATAAGCAGCCCCTAACAGGATTCGAACCTGTGAGAAGATAATACAATAACGATGTTTTGGGGACATCAAGACAATTACCCAAAATCCTTGTCTACACACTACACTTAGCGCAATTGTATGCAATGTATTATCTAAGTCGCTTCTTCAAGTGACTCCCTAAGCCGACAGGGGGCTAGGGGCATAGATTTATTCTGCCCACCTCACGACACTGGGTGGCGATGCCGTAACATTCCTACATGATTGCGTTCCTCTTTGTTTGTTGACAGTGGGGATATTATTACATACCCCTAGTTATTTGTCAATAACTATTTTAATACATTGTCCTGAAACACCACATAGTTATCCATGCCAACGCACCCGATAATAATATAATGTCGCGTGGTAGACGCAGGTTAATCTTTTCGGTAACATGCACTGGATTAAGGAGTAACATAAAAACATATATCGCCATACTTAATACCCACCACCCAAAACATACGAATGTCATTACTTTTGGATCTAATAAAAAATCAAACATGTTATTCTCCAGTTAAGAACCCATAACGAATTTATATATTTTTACACCCCGTGGGGTCTTAGTCTTACGTGGTGCTACTGCTTCCAAGAAGATATGATGATAATCACCGGTGACCTGAATCATTTCGTTAGCGACTACAGCAAGGTCTAACCAAGTAGGATTTTCTAATACTTTACTTTGGTATGTTTTACCTTCGCCCCAAAATTCATCGTGTTCTTGTATGACCATAACCTTACCACTAACTGCAACCTGTTTAAGATTGTTTAGTGGGTTGTCAGTTGTCTTAGAAGTTTTGTACGCTGAATAAGACACGTACATCTTCTCGCCTTCTGGTAAAGCCGCATGAATAGCATCACTCATTTCATCTAGTTTTTGACCATATTCTGACATAACTTAATTCCTTTGTTTGTTGACTGTGGGGACATTGTTACATGCCCCCGTTTGTTTGTCAATAATTATTTTGAACATATCCAAACAGGTGCTGACTTAGTACCACCTAGAACTTGAACAGTGTTAAACTGTTCTAATAGTAATTGCACCATTTCAGAAACTGTGATATCAGCCTTGCGTGGCGACTGTGGAAAATTCGCGTAGAACCTACCATCGTCTTTTACTACTTCCGCAACCTGTTTAATAGTTTCACGCGCCATGTCGAACCCTGATTGAACATTCAACACGTTTGACGCATATACAATATCGTATTTCTGCATCAATGCTAATTCGTTGTGAACCCGTGGATCAATGTTGTCACCGAATTCGTATGCTGTTACCATCCAACCATCAGCCAACATTGCCTGTGCATGTGCTGCAGATTTACCTGCGCCAAAATCCAACACTGTTGCGTCTTCTTTATCGTAAAACAATTCTAAATATTCACGTACAAAGCGTGGCGTAATAGCGTTCTTGCCTACTGCACCACTATTACGTGATGTCTTGTTTGCTACTTCAATATCTGTTTGTTTGAACATACTAAATTGCCTTTGCTTGTTGACAGTGAAGCTATTATGGCACAAGGCATTGCCCTTGTCAACAAATGTTTTAATCTGCTTCACTTGACTATGTAATAATGTCTTGTTATAATCTTTATAACGTCAACAAACAGGAAGAACATTATGAAAAAAGTCAAATCAACATCAGAGATTATGCGCGCTATCTGGAAAAAACGTATGGAAGGTGGTGAAGATATATTGCGCATCGAGATAGGTCGTTACAAGCAACACCCTCAAACCGTAATGAAGTTTATTCGTGACAACGACCTTACTGTAATTAAAAATGATGGTATTTGGGTGGTATCTAAAAAGTAATTATTGACAGTTGCGTAGGGATGCGCTATAATTCTTTCAACGTCAACAAACAGGAAGAACAATATGCGTAAGACGATTAATATAAAATGGTTAATCGAACATGTCAACAACTTTAATGCTACCAGTGCTGATCAATATAAGACAGAGCGCGAAGGCAAGAACATGATGCTTGAAATGATCTTACATGAAGCGGGGGCATATAGTGGGTTTGGTTATTTAGAAGCCCGTGACCTTCGCAAAGATGCCATGTCGGTTGGGGTACGTGAACAAAAGGACGATGGTTCATGGAATTTTGATGATACAGATCATACACGCGTTTATTATTACATTAACAGGAGACTATACTAATGGCAGACTTAGCCTTTAAAGAAAAGATTACCAAACGAAAATTTGATGCAAAGATGGTTGAAGATTTTGGTTACGATAATATCTATTCATCACCCTATTCTGAAAATGGTGCAGATGGAGATGGATACCACATCGTTAAGAAAATGACATTGTACTATACTAATGAACATACACATATCGGCACATGGATGAAAGGTGAAGGCTGGATATTTGAAAAAGCATACCAAAAATAGTTATTGACAATAGTGCAGGGATGCACTATAATGGTTTCAACGTCAACAAACACAGGCAATAAAAATGTACACCTTTGAAACACATAATACTGACGAAAATATTGATCCGACTAATACTTATCTATGTGGGAACTTAGATTGTCCACGCCATGTATTGGTAGAATTATTTGGTGAACCATTTGGCCCAAGTGATAAGGTTATCAATGAATGGGACTTAGAAGTTACTGATGAAGTTGGTAAAACTGTTATCATTACCATATATGATTGGAAAAATTATCATCTAACATCTTTGCCCGACGATTACTATAATTGGAATATTGGTGGCAAAGGGTATGATGCTGTTACCTTTATTCATGAATTAATTGCGCAACTGAGGACAAAATAACATGGGATATACCACTGACTTCGAGGGTGTTATTAATATTGATCCACCCTTAAACGAAAAAGAAATTAAATACATTAACAAGTTTAGTGACACGCGGCGCATGAATCGTCGTAACGGTCCATATTATGTGGGTGGTACTGGCATTGCTGGACAAGGAGATGATGCAGATATTATCAACTCTAATAGCCCAGACCCAAGCCAACCGGGACTTTGGTGCCAATGGATGGTTAATGAAGAAGGTACTGAAATTGAATGGGACGGTGGTGAAAAGTTTTACTATGCTGGTGAGTGGATGAAATATATCATCGATCACTTCATTGGTAAAGACCCTATTGCCAAACGCAACAACGAACACTTTGATTTTCTTGAAGGTCACAATACCAATGGTGAAATCTATGCTAATGGTGAAGAGTCTGGCGACAACTGGAAGATTGAAGTAAAAGATGGTGTTGTAGTTATTAAAGAAGGTACTATCTCTTACGATTGATGTGATGATCATGTGATGCTTGACAACGGAACATATGATATGATACTATTAACATTAACAGAAGGGGATGGTATAACAACCCATTTATCTATAGGGGTAGATCCTATAGCAGTGAAGATGGGTGACTTCTTTGAAAATGTAATTGGTTTAGAAGTTGAATATGATAAAATTGATAGTGTATATCTACCCACTGTACGCAATCAAGAAGAATCACAACGCGCCGAGTATCTTATAAGAGAGTGGCGCAAATACGACAGCCACTTGATGGTTGTTAAATAGAATTCTTGCTGTTGTTTGTTGACGCTGCTCTAGCAAGAGCTGGTTGTTAGTATTGAGTTGTCACACATGGGCAACTATGCCAACGTAATAAGCCCGTATTCCTACATTTGGCATACGGGCTTTCCTATGGCCCATAGAAAATTCACGATACGAACCCCCACAATAACAAAGATAATTTTTAAAGTCAATAACTATTTGCCTGTGGATAACCTGTGGATAACTTATCGACCACCCAGGGGTGGCGTGGTATTATTATAGCATACCGCTGACCAATAGTCAAGAACTTTTTAACATTATTTTTAATTGTTTTTATTGACAAGCGCATAGGCTTATGTAATAATTACCATAGTCAACTAACAACAGGTAAGTAACATGATACATAAAAACATTCTATCTATGACCTTAAACGAGCTTAGGAATCTACACCATAATATAAGCAATACACCAAGCGCACATGGGCATGAATTATCAAAGAAACCGTTCATTGAATGGTTAGATATTGTCATGAATTGGAAAGGTAAAACTATACTTTTCGATACTACCCTTATTGATTTAACTGGCCTTAAATAATTCTTGACATTAGCCCAGTGATAGGCTAATATTACTACAATCAATTAACAACAGGAAAACATATTATGTGGAAGTATATAAAAGAAATCAACTGGGCGGTGCTTAGTAAAACCAATCGTGGTTATAAAGCTGGTAAAAAGTATATGTTGGAAAACTTTACAGCTAAACGTGGCAACGAAATCAATGAATTTGTAAGTGAACGCTTTAGTGAACTATACAAACGTATTAATGAATACGAACGTGCCAACGATACGCATTGTGGTGCTTACGGCGGCGATGATTCATTTGGTGATATGATACACCATGTTATCGGATTAGGTGAAGACAAGTTCAATGAAATCATGGAAGATCCAAGCAAATTAAACGGCATGGAATTTGTAGAATCATTTAGCTATTGTATGCCGTATGAAGAAGACTACAAAATGCTTAAAGAAGATTATCACGTTGACCGTGCCAAAACAGCCGTGGTTGACTTAGCGCGCATTGTAACAGAAAACGCGCCAAGCGGTCAAGACGTAATGGTCATTAAAGAACTAATGAATCGTTTCTTATTAATGATAGCTGGTGATATACATAGCGCACTGGAAGATTATAATTATGACAATGATTATAGTCGCCATTATCAATTTGAAGCTAATGATTGCCATGCGTCCTTTGCTAACTATATAAATGATTGTTACGAATATAAAGATATTCTTTCTTGACAAACAATTGGGGCTATGTAATAATAGCCCTAACGTCAACAAACAACAGGTAAAATATTATGTCATACGATCAAGATCCAAAATACGCACAAAAACCATGGACGATGTTTATAATGGATGGTTACGGTACTGATTTTATAGTCGCTAATCCATTACATGTGCCACGCAAAGGCGAAGCAATTATGGACTTTAACTATAATCCCGCGCCGTTAGTTCAGACTGTGGTGTATGATTACAAAGGCAAACAAATCTTTGTAAAGTGTGAATAAGAGTAATACGTTGTTGACTACGGCACATGGACGTGCTACTATTAATTACAGTCAACGAATAACAGGTAAAATATTATGACAAGAACAGCGATATTAATAATGGAAGTTGAAATGCGAATTGAGCAGGCAACACGGCGCAATGTACCCGAAGGGGAATTACAGGAATTGCGGCGCGAACTGTATTCACTTGAAGAACAACTTGAAGATGAACAAGATGAAAACTCCTAAACCAACTATATGGGGTATATTATAATTCTTACTTTTTTCAGCAACACATTTAGTACAATCCCTAGAACTAACATATCTATCATCCACATGACCATATTTACACGGGTTTCCAGTGTAGTATTTTTTTAGTCCCTTTACAAGTGCTTCTTTTCTTGATATAATATTCATTGTAGTATTTATCCGATGTGATGATCATGTGACGATGTGATGATCATGTGACGATGTGAAATCAGGAATAAACATGATAGATAATTTAATAATTGGTGAACCTATTGAAGGATTAACATTACATGACTTGGGAATAGGGACAGAGGAAACAACATTAACCATAGGGGTGAATGAAGCCATTGAAATGGAATTATTTCTACCACGAATCCTTGTACATGTTGGTATATTTAATACTACCTCTGAAATCAAGCGCATTAACAAAGACAGACAAAACAGTACGAAGATTAAAGACGAAAATTCACGTAATTTGTGGCGCAAACTCAACAAGCCAGAATTCACTTATATAAAATGCGGCAAAAAAACATTCTGGTTATTAGTCGGCGATATAACACAATAAGCGAATATTAGTACATCCTAATAAGCGAATATTCAAACGTACTAATACGCTCCCACTTTTTACAGGCAAGAGAAAAGCCCTGAATTATATCAGGGCTTTTCGTTTAATTCAAGTCAGCTAATACGTACTCGCCAGCTTGGATCTTTTTGCGGGTTATCGCGATGCCTTCACCTAAGAACTTGTTACGATACTTTCCTGTAGTTACTGAATAATCCCACTTATTCTCGTCGAGGGTGATTTTGCCGCCTTCGTTAATAGCGATAATAGACTGATAGCTCTGGAATGTTTCTTTATTCCCATCAGTAATAATAAACTGATTAGCAATATCATTGCCTTGCGCGCTTTGCATGTTTTGTACTTTCATAATATTTCCTTTCGTTTGTTGACTGGGGATATAGTACCAACATGGCGTGCAGTTGTCAACAATTATTTGCCTGTGGATAACTTATCGACCGCCCAGGGGTGGCGTGGTATAATTATAGCACATGGTCAAGCCCTTGTCAAGAACTTTTTAACACATTTAATTGTTGACAACCGTTGACCATTGCCCTATAATTACCACAGTCAACGAATAGGTGCAATCATGGCAAACCGTAAATTATATAAATTAGAGCTGTCTGGCGATGCTATAATCGTGTACAGGACTGATAATAACTATGGACGGCAAGGGGTTATATTTAAGGATGGTACTATTCGTAAAGAATACACACCATACGCCCTACCTCAATACATTCAAAGGGAAGCATTTAATATTCTGAACGCTGACAGTTTCGAATTGAGGCGCGGGTACACATACGGCGGGTATCGTTGCAGATTGATACTTAATCATATCATGTTAGTTCTTGACAATTTGATCTAAGTAGGCTATTATTACCCCAGTCAACAAACAAAGGCACGACCATGAAACGCTTTGAAAAGATTAAAAAGTCAAGATACCGCAAAAAGTTAAACGAGTCTAATGACTGTGTGGTCATTGCTATCGCTATCGCTGCGCGCATGACATACGAAAAGGCACATGGTATATGTGAATTCCAAGGCCGCAAAAAAGGCAAAGGCATACACACTGAGCACGTCTTAAAGCATCTTAAAGTTATTGGTTTTAAAATTGAAAAGGTTAAAAACCTTCGTCAAAAAAATGGATCACGTTATACACCTAAAACGATAGGCGATAGATTAAAACGTGGATATTATATAATACGCAAAAACCGTCATGCTATTGCGGTAGTCAATGGCGTAGTCGAAGACTGGACGAGTGGCAGACAACACCACATTAAAGACGCCTTTAAAATAACACGTATTAGATCTTGACAATCGCGCAGGCTTGCGCTACTATTAACATAGTCAATAAACAAAAGGAATAATAATTATGCTTTATATTCAACGTAAAGATAATAACACTCTTGAAACAGTGGACGAATTTGAAACCCGTAAAGAAGCGCGAGAAATGCTAACCGAATATCAAATGTCTGATGCAACTGCCTCTTTTTACATGTCGACACGTGCCTGTAAAGGTTGGAAATAAACTAGTTAAGTTATTGACAAGGGCAACGGATTGCCCTATAATTACCACAGTCAACAAACAAAAGGAATAACCATCATGTCTAATTCTAATAACATGCAACCGTTTAACTTTAATAAACAACAATCTTGGAACGTCCTTATCGGTGACAACGTAATCGACACCGTTTTCTATGATAAAAATCTCGATGCTGATTATGTACGAGATGGCCTTGTGAACCATGACGGATACCCCGCAGAGATTGAAGTATTAAAAGGGTAAAATAATAATTGACAATAGCGCAGGGATGCGCTATTATTACCACAGTCAACGAACAAAAGGAATACAGCTTATGAATATTTCACAATACGACGATTCAGAATTATCTAATATGGTCGATAACGATGAATACTTATACAATATTGCACTGTTTGCAGATGATTTTGAAGAACTAAAAACTGCAGTAATTGAATGCTTTGTTTTTAACGCCGATCAAATGGCAGAACTTGAACGTGATTTCAATGAAGGCCGGTGGTCTTAATACTTGACAAGGGCGCAAGGATGCGCTACTATTACCACAGTCAACGAACAAAAGGAATAAACACCATGCACTTATTTCATTCCACTAAAACCGATACCGTTTTTAACTTTTTGTTTTTAATTACCGCTATCGTGATCCCTGTATTCATCTTCATTGGTTCAAACATTCCCGCTATTTAATACTTGACACTAGCCCAGCAATGGGCTATAATGTTTACAGAGGCTAAGGAAAGCCGAAGGCCAAAAGGTCTACATAAGACTGGCCAACCTGCCTACCTATATCGGTATATCCTAATAAACTAATGTACTAACTATTTTAACCTAATTGCTTGACTTTTAATTTAAAAGATGTATAATTGCTTTAAATCAACAACTTAACACAAAACAAAAGAGGCACAAATCATGTTTAGAGAAATGACACATACGGGCACTATCGCGTTATTAAATGAACAGATGATCCAGAACGCGCCAAGTATTTTCGCAACCGAGCCGCATTCAGAAGTATCTGATCGCTATGGTTTTGTTTCCACTATTAATGTCATCGACGCTTTACGCAAAGAAGGCTGGATGCCTGTTGACGTATCGCAAAAGAATGTACGCGATAAATCAAAACGTGAACTAACAAAACACTTGATCCGTTTTCGCCGTTTAGCTGACGATATACAGATCGGTGATTCTTTTGTAGAGTTAATCCTTACTAACAGCCATGACCGTTCGAGCGCGTTTGTTTTACATGCTGGCCTTTTCCGTATGGCGTGTGCTAATGGTATCGTGATCGCAGATTCTACATTCAATAAGTTATCTGTACGCCACGGCAAAAACGTAGTATCTGATATCATCGACGGCGCATACGATGTCATCGACGATGTTCCAATGATTGCAAACGAAGTTGAAACAATGCAAAATGTTGAGCTTTCAGGTGCAGAGCGTGCATTGTTTGCTAAGACTGCATACAACTATATCAACGGCGATCAAGGTGAAAACCTGCTAACGTCTGAGGGTAATATTGTTAATCAAATGTTACGCCCTAAACGCCACGCGGATCAAGGTCACGACCTTTGGACTACTTTCAATGTAGTGCAAGAGAATGTTATCCGAGGCGGGATTCGTACCACTAAGCGCAATGATAAAGGACGCTTACGCCGTAGTACATCACGCGCAGTCAAGGCCATTGATAAGAATATTAAACTTAATAAGGCATTATGGGAGATGGCTGAACAATTCAAGCAATTGAAAACACAAGCCCATTAAAAAGGTTTAAATAGTTCTTTACATAGCCCACTTTCGTGGGCTATGCTCTTTACATTGTCAACCAATAAAGGATCGCATAATGTATTGGATTATTAAGATGTACAAGGATCATGATAGTTACTTAGATCCTATTGTTATTAATAATAGGAATCCACCGTTTTACACTGTGCAGGGGCATAAGAAGAAAGGCGGCCATTATTCTAATAGACGTGGATAATATCTAATTCTTTTAACCTAATTGCTTGACATTATCTCCCACTGTGGTATTATAGTTTCACTGTCAACAACATCACAAAGGCTTATCATTATGACTAGCAAATTAGAAACAATCCTTTCCACTGTAAACGGTGCAACCTTCATTAGTATGGACACTTGTACCACACCTATCTTAACAGGTGGCAAAAAGAACCCTATGCAAGGCCGCATACGCAAGCATAATACTGGTGCTAATATCATGGTATTCCAGAATAAGAATAGTAATGGTTATTCTAACATGGTTAAGCGCCGCCTTGAGAAAGAAGGTAAAGATCCTGTATCGTTCAACCTATCGCCGCGCAAATGGGGTACGCGTATCCCTAACCTGCCTATCGTTGAGCATAAGGGCGCACAATATCTCGAGGTTATCTACCTTAAATCAGGCCGTACAGCGTACACGTTAGACGGTCAACCAATAGACAAGGATAGTATCGAAGGCTTAAAGGATAAGCCTAAGCCTTTGCAAGGTGGCCTCACTGACAGCGTTACCGTTCGTACGTTCAAGGTCGGCAGTATCACACGCTTGAAGGTAGGCGGCAAGGAATACAACACCGTTGACCTGATCGACTAGCACACTAGCCCAGCCCTGTCAAGGGGCTGGGCATTGACTGCCCACTGTTGACACGACCACCCAGCTATGCTATACTGGTATGGGTAAAGCCTGTCAGTTTGAACTAACCCCCTTAAGCAAAGAGAAAAATGTATTAGGTACCCCCCGCTAAGAAATGTTTTTAGGAAAAAATAATTTTTTTGAAAACTTAAAATATTTTAATATACACGTCAATATTCCAAAATTATTTTTTCAGGAGAAAAATAAATGCCAGAACGTTTATGTAGGAATTGTGGTGAAACAAATCAACAAAATTTCTACAAACACCAAAAAACTTCATGTAAAAAATGTAGTAACGAAAAATCTAAAATTAGATACCATAATGGTAAAAAATCACCGAAAGTTAAAAAAACTATTCTTGAAAAATTTAATGAAAAATATGATATAGATAGTACTGGTTGTTGGATATGGAATGGTTCTAAAAATACAGATGGTTATGGACAAATAGGATTCAATTATAAACAATATTTAGCACATCGTTTAGCATATGAACTATTTAAAGACATAATTCCAGAAAGGTTATTCGTATGTCATGAATGTGACAATCCTTCTTGTGTTAATCCTGAACATTTATTTTTAGGCACTCATCAAGATAATATGGATGACATGGTGGCAAAGGGTAGATCACCTAAACAACGTGGCGAGGCAGGCTCTACGCATGTTCTTACAGAAGAACAAGCCCAATACATTTTAGATTTTAAACACTATCACGGTTCACTTACGATGCTGGCCAAAGAATTTACTGTAGATGTATCTACCATATTCTATGTAAAGAGTGGTAAATCGTGGTCACATCTTAAAAGGAACAAAATAACATGAGAATAATTATACCTACAGATACACAAACCACATATACGCCTACACCAATATACATGAGGTCAATACTTCCGATAGAAGTTTGTCCACATTGTATGATTAAACGTCCATTACTTGAACGTGTACATAGAATAAAAACCAGTGACCATTATGAAAATAACTATTATATATGGAGTTGGTATAGATGTTCCAGTTGTGGATGTCTTACAACAGCGCGTTCTGAACGTCTCATCTCTAATGATCCTGATGATATTGATGATATTGAAAAACAACATCTTAAAGTTGATAAAATCTATCCGTCTATTGTAGAAATTTCAAACGATATTCCAGATCCTGCTCGGCAATATTTACAAGAGGCAAAAAATGCAATCAACGATTCTCCAAGTGGTTCTATTGTAATAAGCGCAAGTGCGGTAGATGCCATGTTAAAAATAAACGGATTCGTCGATGGTAATTTATATCAACGAATCCATTCAGCAGGCGATGCTCATTTATTGACTCAAACAATGGTTGATTGGGCGCATGAAGTGCGAATGGACGCCAATGGACAACGCCATGCGGACGAAGGCGTAGGATTGCCAAGCAATGAAGATGCAGAAAAAACTTTTAATTTTGCATTAATGTTTGCAGAATACTTATTTGTAATGGATGCACGCATACGCCGTGAAAGATAACAACCGGCAAATATTTATTTAGTTGGTTTAAATAACCTTTTCTCACTTTTTTAATTTTTTCTAATAATTTTTTCATCCATAAATACTTTTTTCATAAAGGATGATAATTAAATGGTTTCCAAAGTTAAACCCCCTGAAGTCGCCGAAGGTCAACATACCGAAGGTTGGGGTCATTGTGTTAAGTGTAACGACTGGTCATATTTCTTAAATCGTAATAAAAAGTGTGCTACTTGTGCAAAATCTAAGAAAAAATAAAATGGCCGGTTACTTTAACGCATAACTTATTGATTTTTAAACAGTTTTTCAACATTTCCCACTGTTATTGGCCAGTTCTTTGGCCGGTTGGAGCACGATACTCCACTGTTTTCCACTATTCATACCCAAATTGTGAACCATCGTTCATAAAATGTGAACCTTTTAATTCTTGACAACTGTCGCGTGCACCAGTTGAACTTGACAACTGTTTTGCCACTGTGTTATAGTGGTAGCTTATGGAAACTGAAAGAATTAAATTAAATTCCAAATTTAGAACAGACACTCCCGTCATGCCTGATGTTAAGCTTATTGAAACATGGGCTTATTACGATGGTCCACTGTTTGGTATATGCACGAAATATAAGAGGCGAACGATTTGACACATTGGTAGACGGATTAATTGAAAATGAAAATTAAAATTTCCACTGTTATTAAACTGTTACTGACAGATCTTGATCGTCTTGACCCTATTACGGTCATTGCAGAAAATTTCGAACCTGGACAGGGTAAAATCACAATAGAATGTTATGGCCGACCATGGACTGCCTATTGGGGTAGTATGGGCAATCAAACTATTCATGAATTCTTTTGTACGTCTGATAACGATTACCTTATTGGTAAATTAGCCCCTGACATTAATAGTTCAATTTATGATGAAGGTCAGGCATTGATTGATGTTGCGTTATCTCGTGTTCAGACATTGCGAGGCTATGGTAACTGGGATGAGGCACGTTTTGCTGAAATGAACCAACGGGTTATTAATGAATTGGCTAGTGGCATAGAAGGGAATGAAGAATTATTATATCATGTATTCGGAAGTGAATGGTGGCACTGGATGCCAGAAAAGACAAATCCTGATTATGACTACCTATGGCGCATTATAGATGTTGTCAAGGTGGGACTGACCGAATGCAATAAGATTAAAAAAGAAAACCCCAAGAACAATGATAGTATTATTCATTGTCCCGATTGTGGGCAGGACACTGATCAGGATAGTAATAGTTACTGGTGTGATGGCTGTCAAAAACTGTGGGAAAAGGAAGGATAAAGAAAATGAATGTATTTGAAGAATTAGAAAATATTTTTGAAGAACAAGGTGTTGTTCAAATTTCAGGCGGAGTATTAAAAGATCATACTGGTAAAAGATTAATTCCGAATGATGACCCTGATGCTAAACCTGAATATCGCACTTTTCCAATAAAGGCGAATACCACAGTAGAACAGTATTGTAATCGCTTGGGCGAAATGCATAATGTTTCAGGCAAAGATTATGCCCTTGAATTATTAGCCATCGAAAAAGCTATTGCTTCAGGTAAAGCGACGGAAGTAGTAGGTGAATGTCGTCGCTGCTGGACGTTTATGTACAAAAATGAAGAGCACGTTTGCGATGAAACTCGGGTTAAAGAACAACAAGAAAATCAAAAATTGTGGGCAAGCCTACAGAAAAACCATGAACAGGAAATAAAATGACAGACATAACATGCGATGACTTCAATAAGAGATTCATTGTAGGACAACCCGTATTTCTGGAATTGGACGATGGTAGTCTGATGGAAACCTATCTACGTTCACCTGCATGGGTTATTGGTGGTGGGGATATTATTGCCAAGGTAAAAGGTAAAACAGGGGGCTGGCTTATTGAACGCATTCATCCGCGCACGGAAGATAACCCAACGTCAAACAATATAGACATTACAATCAACATAGCAGATGAAGATAAAGAAGCAACAATAAAACATTATATTCGCTCTACCATGAGCAGTGCGTCCTATGAAGTCTTTGAACGGGAATATGTGCCGGGTAGTTTATATGACGCCGCAGGCAAGGCATTGCTTAATGAGATCTTGGTTGAACTTATTATTAAGGGTATGTTAATGGACAAAAATGAATTATTTTTGAAGATAGAAGCCGAGAGAAAAACTGAGCTTAATAACGATGAATTATTTAATCAAAGAAGGTCGTGAAAAACTGAAAGGTGTGAGCGATGCGCCATGGACTATTGGTGATACAACTACATCAGAAGATAAAGGATATGAAAAAGATTTTCCAACTTATTCTTTGGATTTGCCCATAGACGATGCTATACATAAAACACATTACTCATGTATAGAGCTTTATTCGTGCGAAGAAGATAGAGACTTTATCGAGTGGTCGCGCGATAACCTAGAAGCAATACTAAAGGGTTGGCAAGAAGATAAAGATAAATTGGAAGAGTTAAAGAGAAGAGAGGATTTAACTAGAACCAAATGGAAAGAACTTTATATCGTAAGTATTGAAAATGCGGAAGAAGTAATCGAACAACAAAAACAAATTGTTAAGTTGCAGAAGGTTATTGAGGTTGCAAAAGCTTCACACTTTAACGCAATATTAAACAAAGACGGCAACTACGTAGTAGCGGGAAAAGACATTTATTTTTTAGGTATAGCCTTAATAGAACTGGAGATTAATAATGGACGATGAAAGAGAAATGACACTTAAAGAATGGGTTAATAGATTACCTGAGTTTCATTTAGTTAATAAAGAATATAAGGATTTACAGGAAAGATTAGACAAAGCAATTGCTATGCAACAACCTGTTGAAATGATGAATGCTTTTGGTATCTGGGTAGTGGGACATGATGCCTATCCTGTGGCAATCTTCCGATATGAGGAAGGAGCTGTAGAATGGGCTCGCGAAAATTTCTTTGGTGCATGGCTAATGAAGCAGGTACAGATGCCTGCCATGCCCTTTTGTACCGAAGAAGAATTAGCCGAAGCTAAAATAAAAGCTGAAAAAATGGCTGTTCTCTTTAAACAATCATCAGAAATGGATTAATATAAAGACATGCCAGAAATTTATGAACATCAGATACCGCATCGCAGAATGCTTAATTTTGCATACGGACGAATATGTGAAATTGATGAACAGGTAAAACAATTACAACTGGAAAAAGAATTAATGCAAACAATTCTTGAAAAATTTGAACCATTAGTTTGCCCGGATTGTATGGGCGATGGTCATATTATGAAACCAATTAAAGGTTGTGAGCTTGATGGTCCAAGATTGCATCATTGTGAAACCTGTGATGGTAAAGGTGTAGTATAATGTTAAAGCCTAATTTCCATATTGTTATTCCTGCCCGATACGGCTCTAGTCGTTTCCCAGGCAAACCCCTGGCCAATATTTGTGGCAAGCCTATGATACAACATGTTCATGAAATAGCCTGTCGTACAAAAGCCAAGTCTGTGACTATTGCAACTGACAATGTTCAAATATTGGACTTTTGTAAAACTATTAAGGCACAATGTATATTGACAGACACTACTTGCGAATCAGGCACAGACAGACTGGCAGAGGTCAGTCGAATACATGGTTGGTGCTCTGATGATATCGTGGTTAATCTACAAGGCGACGAGCCCTTGATGCCTCCAAGCTTAGTAAATCAAGTTGCGAGTTTATTAGAATATTTCACAGGCAGTGATTGTAATATAGCCACATTGTATACCCCCATAGAAAACGGTAATAACCCTAATGATGTTAAGGTTATTACTGACGAATATGGTTATGCAATGTATTTCAGCCGCTGCGCTATCCCACATGGAGCCACTATATTTAAACGCCATATAGGACTGTATGCCTATCGGGTTGGGTTCTTACAAAATTTTGAATACATGCCCAACTGTGGATTGGAACGTGTCGAACATTTAGAACAATTACGTGCCATGTATCATGGTGCCAAGATAAGGGTTGAAGAAGCCGTAGAGATTCCTGGACCGGATGTTAATTGTCCAGAAGACTTAGAACACGTAATAAAGGCAATGAAGAATGAATAATTTTGAAAAATTGAACGAAATATTAATAGCATATACACCAATACCTACACCAGGACCACTATTTTTTAATGGTATACCAGATAATGCAATAATTCCTATTATTATAATACTAGGTGTTATAATAGTATTTTGTATTGGATTAGTAATTTGGCAAGTAATAACGGTAATGAAAAATGAAAAATGAAAAATGAAGAAGAAATCATGGAAGCATTTAAAGAAGAATTCAGTCCTGAATATTTAGGATTTATGGATCTTAAAAGTACGCCCGATAATAATATAGTGGAATTGTTGTGGATGGCATTTGCGCGCGGGTATACTTGTAAAGACAAAGAAGCCGTAAATAGATCCAAAACAGAAGGTTTGGATTGACCCTGTAGTTTGTAAGGATTCTGTGCAATTATCTCTTGACTATTACAAGAGTTTAAGGTTATAATTAATACTTGAAATATTAGGAATGTTTGAATGGTAAATTGGAGAAATAACAATGCATAGTTCTAGATATGAGTTTGACGATGGTATCAAGTATGTTGTTCATCATGACGGTGACTGCACGGGCGAAGCCATTTTTATTATCGTTGAAAACAATGAGCGTGTTATAGAAGAGCATCAGGACATTATCACTGTTCAGAACACAATACAAATGGCGAAAGTAATAGGTTCTGACAAAATTAAGATTAATGATTCTACTTTTATGGTTGAAGGTATTGAATATATTTTACAAGGATTAATAATCCAACGCATTAATCACTTAATTGAAAATGAATCCCATTCACCCTATTCATTTGACACGCTTGTCGAATTGGAAGAATATCTTAAGGCTTTGGATTACTAATGAAACGCTATGAACCAGAAGAAATAACAGACGAAGATGGCACCTATGATCCTGATATGGTAGAATGTAGTGATGGTGCATATGTATTATATGAAGATGTGCTATCTGTCTTACGCAAAATTGCACAGGATGGTAGTCTTGATAAAGAAGCAATGAATATTATTCTTGATGTTTTGGCGAGTGATTGAATGAACTTGGAATCGTAATGGCAAAAGTGGAAAGAAAATTTGAAGGGTGGTCGGCTCTATGTCCTCATTGTTTTGTTCGTATGGGATATTATAGATTACGGAAACATCGTCCAACCTGCCACATGATTTCAGATAAGGAAACAAAAGATGGAAAATGATTTAATTTATTTTGTAGAAGTTTGTGACTATGAAGCCTGTTGGTATGTCAGCATTTGGGACAATGAAGAAGACGCTCGTGATCATTATAATGATTATAAATTAGATGATGGTAATTTTGAACAGGTAGTACGATTAGGTAAACGTAAGATAAACACGCGCAAGTTTAATGGTGAGTTTTTAGATACGGAAGATTAATATGCAAGAATTAGAGAAAAATTAACATGAAGAGATTACATCCATTTGTAGGCGTTGGGATTGGGATTATTGTAATGGTATTATTGCTTACTTTGCTTGTTACACTTATTGGTCATCAAATTGACCAAGCAGGTGGTACCAAACAAATCTTAATTGATGTTGGTAAAGATGCTAAAGATATTATTAATGAAATTCAAAAACATGAAGATGAAAAGCAATGAGTAACATCATTAAAGAAATCAATGTAGCATATTATGAAGCATTAGATGGTCGCATGGCTGCATCACGTAATAACGATACGGAACAGGCAGCAAAGTTTGAAAGTCTTCGGGTCCAAATTGGAAACATATTAGTCATGGTGGAAAGAATGGAGAATGAGCGTGGTAGATGAATTAGAAAGTGGTAAATGTTCATGTTGTGGAAACGTAGCCATTGTGAATCGCAAGTATTATCACTATGATGTAAACTGTGATTGTTGTAATGGTGATGAACATTTTGAAATAGTGTATTATTGTGAAGATTGTAAACCAAGACCGCCGAGTCTTATACGAATTGTATTAGAAATGCAACCAAGAGATTAAAAAATGAAAAATCCCGATAACGCAATAGAATCAAGTAGAATCAACCGCAACACGATTGAAAATAATACCCAATGTGGTTGTTATTTTTGTACGACTGTATTTAAAGGTAGTGAAATAACTGAATGGGTAGATGATGGTCAAACAGCATTATGTCCGCATTGCGATATAGATGCGGTTATTCCTAATGAAACAGACGTTGATTATTTAAAAGCTTCCTTTGAACGATGGTTTACGGGAATTGGAACTATAGACGAATAAGTGAGAAACGAAGACTAACGGAGAATCAAAATGGGTATACCGATTAACAATGTTCCACTTATTCCTATTCCCGAAGGTGCAACGGAAGAAGAACGGTTAGAATTGTTTGAAGAATGGAAGCGTCAATTTGCACAGGCAAATCCTGGACATTTTAATTCTGACGGAAGCAGAATAACTATATGGCAACAAATTAAAAATTTATGGAAATAAAAAAGAAGTGATGCAAGCGATATTTAATATAGACAATAATCAAATCAATGTTGAATTTGATCCTACAAAATTACCAACGAAAGTTGAATATGTTTTGGTTGGGGGTGAATCAGATGAAGATTTCCATAGTCGACGAAATACATTTGTTCGATGGTTAGTGGGTTTGCCCAAGAAGCGTAACGAATCTATTGGACGATTCCCTGTACCTCCTAAATATATTGACGTATCATTAAAAGTTAAAACAGAAGACTTGGAAATATTTCGGGAATGGATACATCGTGATTTTGGTAATCTTAAGTCAGAGTGTATAATCCATGCAGACGATAAAACCTATACTTTTTTAGGGGCATTTCCCTCAGAATTGATAGATGATGGTAATGTCAAATTATCGTATGATTGTTATAGAAGAGAAGATCGTCAACCACAAACTATCGGTGAATAAAATGACTAATTGGAAAAAATGGAAGAAGAAAATCATTGAGTGGATTATCTATGCACATTATGGGCAGAAGCATCCATTTTGCAAACATCCAAAAGTTGACATTAAAACAGTGTATCCTGTTACCTTACAATCTAAGACAGGTGTATGTAAGATATGTAAAAAAGAAGTTATTGCCAGAACGGTTTGGGAAGTAAAGCAATGATTACAACTATTTTCTTGTCTAAGCGTAATAGAGGATTAATATGATTAAAATACTTAAAAGAATTGTAGAAAAATATATAAAGTTTAAGCCTTGTCGTTGTCCATTCATAAATGCCGATGATCAACTATCGGGTAAACTATTTAAACATTATAAGAATGAAAAATTGTATCGGTATATGTTCCCAGCAGCTCCCGAGGCAGAACGTACTAAATTAGTCGTTGTCTATCAGGACATTGAATCGGAACAGTATTATACTCGTCCATGGAATGATTTCTTTTCTTCGGTTAAACAAAATGGACAAAGCGTTCCACGATTCGAGGCACAAGAATAATGACATCTTTAGAAGAAATTAAAAAAGAATATGAACCATTTATCGGAACAGTCGTTTTAGATTGTTGTTTGAAACCAGTTTTATTGCATGGTATTGTAGAAGATGAACGTGATGTGTATTATGATTATGAAACAATAGACAACACTCGGGTTCTTTATACGTGCGTCGGTTGGTGTATAGGTTTAAAAGGTTTAATTTCAGACAAGGCATATAAGTATGTTGAATATCAATATAATGTTAGTAAAGAACGCCACGAGTTAAAAAAGGAACAAGAATGAAAGTACGTATTATAGATGATGTGTTACAAGTAATACCAGAGACAGACGACGAAGTGAAAGAATTGAAATTCTGGAAAATGTGTAATACCCGCGTTATTGGTAAGGCTAATGCTTATTGTGCTAAAGCCATTAATATTATTGAGGAAGTACAACAATGAACGAACTTCATAATAATGGAAAACAATCTGAAAGTATGGCTAGTATGGAAATAAGTCCTATAAACGATGATAAATTCTTTGCTCGTTTAGTTGCGGCTGAGGTTGCGGCGAATTTACAAATTAATTTTGGCGACAGAGATATTGTTGTTAAATTATTAACATCCGCATTAGAAAAACAGTTATGTCAACATGGCGGACTGTTAGAACAGTATTTACATACCCAATTAGATATTCTTGTGAAAACGATTAAATTTAAATTTGATATTGCAGATGATGTAGGTGTTAACTATGGGTATGCCACACATGCTAAATTTAATGACATATTGGATATCATTAAAGAAAAATATGATCCTGAACAAGAATTTGGCACGATTTAAAACTGTAAAAACTGTAGGATAGTAAAATGAAAACAAAAGAAACGATAGCACCCTTTACAACTGACGGATGTTCTGGTGGAATGTCATGGTTGTATAATAATCTTTTTCATAAAGAATTACCATGGCGTGATGTTTGTGTAAAACATGACAAAGCGTATTGGCAAGGTGGAACTAAAAAAGAACGACGAGATGCAGATATTAAATTACTGTGTGGTGTTGCGAAATCAGGATATCCTATTATTGGATCACTAATGTATGTAGCAGTTCGTTTTGGTGGACATTGGATATTCCCTACGCCATATAGATGGGGTTATGGTTGGAAGTATCCAAAAATGTATACAAACAATTTAAAACTGTAAAAACTGTAATGGTCACCTTTTGAATAATTAGGTTACAAAATTAAAAACGCAAACCGAACCTCCTGAAGTGTGAAAAAGGGTTCTTAAATGATGAGGAAAGTAAGATGAGTAATAAAGACGATTTTGGAATGTCACCAGCGGCGCTTGCTGCTTTGTTAACTGGCGATTATAAAAATGCAATGGTAGCGACAATTCCGGGTGGTATTGAAGCACAAGAGGCACAAGGTCAGAAAGACTTTGTTGCTTCCGAAACATTGCCTATTAATTGTCCACGCGAACGACTAGAAAGCCTTGGATTTGTTTTTGGCGAAGCCGTTGATGAGCTCTTTAACGATGTACAATTTCCAGAAGGTTGGACGAAAACGCCGACTGAACATTCCATGTGGTCTGACTTGTTAGACGAACAAGGTCGCAAACGCGGCAGTATTTTCTACAAGGCGGCGTTTTATGATCGTAGTGCACATATGAGCCTTAATCATAAAATGTCATACAGTCCAGTATATGAACACCACGATGGTTATGTAGAAAATGGCATACAGTATTTCGTATCAGACGGCAAAGATATTTTATATGAAACAGAACTTGTAATGGTGGAAAAGAAATACGAAGGCGATTACTGGAAGCTGGACGATGCAGCATCAGCTAATGTCGTACAATGGCTTGAAGACAACTACCCCGATTATAAAAATCCTTTAGCATACTGGGATTAAAATATGAGATGGAATGTATTTTATGGTATAGCAGGGATGTATATTTTTATTAGCGCTCTGGAAAATTTAATATTGCAATTCGCGGATGGTATACTTGGGCGGGAACAAACGCTAGATATTTTAAATACACATTTAAATGAAATGTCCCAACAGGTATGGATCTTACCATGGGCATTGTTTTTCATTAGTCTTGGTATAATAATATGGGCATTGTTTTTTAGTAATAAAGAAAATGAATAATGCAACCGACATTATAAAGGATTGGAATCGTGAACATTCTGGAAGAGATAGTTCTGTATTTGTTGATAGGTTAGTTATTGGCGGTTTGACTAATGACCAAATCGTAACAGTTCTTCAGGTTCTTGAAAGCGTATGCCATGAATGTTGGGACGATGATCTTGATTGTCACTGTTGGAATGACGAATGAAAGAAATAACAGCATATAAATGTGAATATTGTAATATGGTCAGTATGTATAAAGGCCATACCAAACGACATGAACGCGATCATTGTAGGAAAAGTCCTGAGCGCAGATGTTGTGGTCTATGTGTATATCTTGATAATGATCAGCAAACCATTTACAATCCGATTCATGGTGGAAACCCAGGTTCAACAGACTATGAAATAGATAGTTGGTGGTGTAAAGAGTTAGATATGGATCTTAATGATCGTGAACTGAATGCGAATAATGAATGCGAATGTTTCATTTCCAAAATAGTAGTAAATACAAATAAAACATAATTTGTAGGAGAAGTATCATGTTAGAGCAAGCTAAATTTTTTATTGAAAAAGTAAATGAAGAAAATAGAAAATGTTGGGGATTTGCGAAATATTGTACAAATGTATTAACGTTTCCCATTGTTTTAACAGGTACTCTGCTTGTAATAATAAGTACAGGATTTAAACATGTTGAAGATAGTATTGACATATTAATAAGATTTATATTTAGATAACCAGATAGGAATAAAATAAAATGGTGTATGAAACAGACGAATACAGTAACTTACAAAAAGTTGAAGAAAAAGTTAGTTGTGCTGCACCTGCTACAGTAAGCATCAATCTCGACGATGTTAAACGCATGGCTGGTTTTATAAATGATGCACTACAACCCAAAGTTACATATACAGAAGATATGAGCGGGATGCGGGAAGCGGGAAGAAGCAGAACGTGTTTCAAGGCAAAGTATTAAAATGGTACGCGATATTTTAGCGCGATATGTATCACCAAAGTATTAATTACCAGATAATGGTTGATGTTGTTCCCGCCGCTAATCGTTCCACTGCTACATTATAATATTCATCATCTTTTTCAATACAAATATATTGGCGATTGAGGTCACGAGCTGCTGCTGCGGTTGTTCCTGAACCACCAAAACCATCAAATACTACGTCGCCTTGTTTAGAATGTTTTTCAATACATTGTTTAATTAAGTCAAGTGGTTTTTGGTTCTGGTGTAATTGGCTTGCGCCAACAACCTTATCAAATTCCCAAACGTCCTGTATGCGCTTGCCTTGTATCGGTGCATTGCCTTTATTAACTAATATGATAAATTCATGTTTTTTACCAAACGCGTGCACAAGGTCACCCGCAGTATGATTATTCTTAATCCAAACAATAATGTTGCGAACTGTAAATAAATTTTCCAATTCATTTATAAAGAATGCTACTTTGTTGGAATTACAAAACATATACATTGCAGTATCTGGTTTCATGATACGATAACATTCTTCAATATATTTAGATATTAGATCAGGATCATCATCACCATCTATTGTTGTGGAAAATTTATGTTTTACATCTTCCCTGTTAACGCTATATTTGTCAGCCTTATTATTTCTACGGCCTGTTTTGTAATCCATGAGATATGGGGGGTCGGTTACAACAAGATCAATAGATTCGTCTTCCATCGTTGCCATGTGTTCAAGACAATCCGCGTGTATTAATTCTTCTGTCATTCTTTTTCCAATATTCTTTTTGTTATATGTGCATTATATATGATTTCTTACGAGTCGTCAAGTTGACTTTGTGGTAATGCCGTGTTAAGATTAACACATGGATACTACTAACAATTATGAAGTTCAAAGAAAATGGTCAGATAATCTAATACCACAAGTTGCTCCGTTGATTCTTAGTGCATTAAATTGCGATCCTGTAATTTGGCGAATAGAAATCACCACCCCCGAAGTAGATATGAAAGAGGCAGCCGATTTAATATTAACCAATGGAAATGAATCTTTTTATATTGCACTAAGATTGCGCAATGAGCATTACATGATTAATTTTCCATTCGATTTTACAATTCGACGGGAATATACGCAAGGCTACAAAACTGAATATGAAAAAGTTTTAGTTGATGGCTTCGCCGATTTAATGTTTTATGGATTTAGAGTTAATAACATTGTGGTGCGTTGGGTGTTATTGCATATGGATAGTTACCGTGATGAACACTTCTTTGATAAAGAAACACAAACATGGTTACCAAAGAACTATATTAATCACGAAATTCGTGAAAACCACGATGGTAGAAATAATTTTATAGGTTACGATATTTGTTCTTTCAGAAAACCAAGTCTTATAATAAGCCATAGCCCTGGTTATTATGATGATGTGATAACAAAATGGCTTCCAAAATCTAATGGTACTAAAATACCAATGTATACTTTAAAACCTAAAGAGGAAAGAAAAGATGGGAATTGATTTTTCACACGGGGATGCACACTGGTCGTATAGTGGATTCAATAACTTTAGAAATAGTTTGGTTAAGACATTAGGTTATACAACATCCTTACACATTATGTACGAAGATGGTACATATGTACGAATGCAAAAAGAACCAATATATCCATTGATTAACCATTCGGATTGCGATGGTGTATTAACAGTTAAAGAAATGCAACAAGTTCTTCCACAATTAAAAGATATTGTTAATTGTTGGCCTGAAGGCGACTACGATAAAGTACGGGGGTTGAGTTTCATAGACGGCATAGAAGAAGCTATCAATGAAAATGAATCTCTGGAGTTTATATAATGAGTCTAGAATCTAATAGATTAGATTTTGAAAAGGTTTTGAAAGATGCAAAAGAAACAATTGAAGAGGTATGGCAATTAGAAAACTCAATAGATATTCTAATCAGTCGCGTTGAAACATTGGAAAATAAAAATATCGCATTAGAAGAAAAAAATACATTTTGGGAAGAAACAGCGACAACATATGAAGATTGAACGCATTTGGGCAATGCCCAACAAAAATACTTTTGTGATTCCGCCCATTAATTCATTAATTCGCCGACACGTCCATGGAAAGTCAATCGATCCGTTTGCAAATGTCAATAAACTGGCAATGATTACAAACGATATTGACCCAATATACCCAACCGATTACCATTTAGATGCTTTAGACTTTTTAAAGACATTTGATGATGAAAATGTTGACTGTGTTTTATATGATCCACCATATTCGCCTCGTCAAGTCAGTGAAGTTTACACAAAATTGGGTATGACAGTCAATATGGAGACAACACAGGCTTCTTTTTGGTCAAAACTGAAGAAAGAGATCAGCAGACTCACTAAAATGGATGGTATTGTTGTGGGTTGCGGCTGGAACAGTGGTGGAATAGGCAAAAAATACGGTTTTGAACTACTAGAAGTACTTTTAGTGCCTCACGGCGGTCATCATAACGATACTATCATTACCGTTGAAAAAAAGGTACAAAAATTGTATAAAAGTGACGATACTTTAATAGAATAAGGGTGTCTATCCACTAATATCACCCATAATAACCTACTTTCTGTTAAATTGTTGTAAGAATACCCATTTCTTGGCAATTTTGTATGAATCTTGCTTGTATGTCCGCATTTGGTACTATTTTTTCTACTATTTTAGTTTGAACTTCGCCATCCGATGTAATAATATCATTAAATGTGAGATCGAAGTCATTAATTAGTTTATATTGCGTTCCCATTACGTTACCTTTTGTATTTTAGATAAGATGAATATATTGTAACCTAATATGAACGCAGAGTCAAGGTTTAAGGTTACAAAAAATATTAACCGACAGTTTTGCGCTCAATTGCCAATTTTTTATTCATAATAGGTTCAATTTTTGATTGTAGTTGTTTAGTAAACGCTTCAATTGTACGTACATCTTCTACGGCTTTTAAAGCATTAGTGACAAATGTTCTTACGGATGGATCATTGCCAACCATTAAAAGACGTTGAAGTCCTGCATTGCTTTTAATATTGTCCTGATCGCCTGCATTGAAAAGAATAGTACCAAGGTCACCCTTTTCATCAAGCGCATCAGCTAAATCAGGATTAGAAATTGCTGACAATGCACCGAGTATTTTAACAACAGAGTCTTTTTTGGCAGGGTCTAGTTTTCCAGACGTAATCGTATTCCTAACTTTAACAAGCCATGTAGTAATAGCCTCGTTAAGTTGTTCTGTTGACATTGACAAATATTCCGTCAAACGGCCAATGTTACCATTAATAATTTCATTTTCTGTTAAAACAGTTTTAGTCTGTTCATTGATTTGGCATAATAAAGAATCCATTAAAATCTCCTAAGTATGGAGTATTTATACGTTTGTTATTGAACTTGCCACAATTCCCGCAGACAGGTTGCCATCAATCCATGCGTAGTAGAGACTGTTTTCTGTATCAAAAGTATGTGGGTTCGTTTTATCTTTATCAAAATACGCGCGCCAGCCTGCATTATACGCAATTTCTTCTGGCGTTGGCATTGTTGGGGGCAATTCTTGAATATCGTCCATTGTTAATCTCCACGTGAATATGTCCTAAATTATATATTAATTAGGTTACATTGTCAAGGGTTAATCGTTTATGGAAGATCCTTCTTTCGTCCATGGGCATTAATCTCAGCAGTACGATGACTTATAAAATTATGAAACTCCATGTCTGCCTCTTCCTTTTTAGAAGAATATTTCCAGTGCGATAAGTTGGGATTTTTCGCCGTAAAGTAAATCCAAATATTTTTAACATTGCGCCTAACATCCTTTGAAAATACACGAATGATTAATTGCATGATTATTGCCCCAAAAAAAGAAGAAAACATCCATCCGCGAACTGTGAAAAAATAATGGCCACCATAATTGCAATCAGTAAACTTATAATTATTTTTGCAAGTAAATCTGAAATAGCAACTACTACTTGAACTGGCAACATGTTAATGTTCATTTTTCTATCCTATTAAAATATTTAGTTTCTTGGGGATCATCCATCCAATAATCTTGCACTATAGGATAAGATTTAATCGTGTTATATTTCTGCTGAATACGCATTGCATGTTTTCGCAATTTTCGTAATCGCAAGACATTAAGAATATGTAGAATAGTAAATAGGGTTAATACTAACCCTAGAAAAATTACTGCAATTATTAATATTGTAATATTCATAATATTACCTACATATAAATTTCGCTAACGGACTGTCCGTTATTGATCCTTCTAATTGTTTCTGCTAATAATGAGGCGATTGATATAACACGTATCTTACTAGATTTTAATTCTGTTGATAACGGAATGGTGTCCGTTACGACAACTTCATCTAATACAGAGTTTTCAATATTATCATATGCAGTGCCTGAGAAGACCGCATGTGTTGCATATGCGGTCACAGATAAAGCTCCACGTTCTTTTAAGGCCGTTGCTGCTTTCGCCAACGTTCCTGCGGTGTCAATCATATCATCAACAACAATACATGCTTTACCTGATACATCACCAATAACATTCATAACTTCCGATACGTTTGCTTTAGGTCTACGTTTATCGATAATAGCAAGGTCTGCATCGTTTATTTGTTTTGCGATACTGCGCGCACGGGCAACGCCACCAGTATCGGGCGAGACAATAACAATGTCGTTAATGTTCTTATGATAATTTCTCCAAATATCACCAATGATTATTGGCGCTGCAGAAATATTTGTAACTGGAATTGTGAAAAATCCTTGTTGTTGTTCGGAATGTAAATCGACAACAATAAGTTGTGCAACCCCTGCGACTTGTATCATGTCCGCAACCAAACGTGAGGTTATTGGTGTTCTTGTATAAGAAGGTCGCCTATCCTGTCGCGCATAACCATAATATGGAATAACACCGATGACTTTTTGCGGCGCAGAACGTCTTACAGCATCCGCCATAATAAGAAATTCCATAAGATTATCATTAACAGGAGCGCATGTTGGTTGAACGATAAAAACATTTTGCATTCTCACCGTTTCATCCAATTCAATGCGAATTTCGTTATCGCTAAATTTATCGACTTCCACTCTTCCAAGTGGAATACGTAACGATTTAGCAATAGCCTTCGCCAATGCTGGATTAGCATTACCTGCAAATACTTTAGAATTTCCCAACGCTGTCATTATTATCTTCCTCGTATTCTTCAATATGTTCATATGCTTGTATTAGCATATTGTATGATTCACATGTGACATTAGTTTCTAATTTAATCTTCGTAAATGAAGGGAATATAATTATAATAAATGAATTAGTCAATGTCGCCAACCACGATATAAATAACCATGCAGGTGTTGCTTGTAATTCTGGAACTATTGCAAATAATAATATAGTAAGATCAACTAATAAAGTTAGCGTACTAAAATAGAACATTCCCTTAGATGCTTGAAAAGATTCTTGTAGTATCGGTATATCTTTTGTTGTCAATATCTCCGATTCTTCTGTATCATCATTTTCCAATAAAACATCATTTGCGTATGTTAAAAAACGTAAACCCTTTGCATTGTATAACATAATACTAATCATGTACGCGATTGTCATAATATTTGCTAACAATAATATTACTATAAATGTTATCAATTAATAATCCTTTAAATATTAGTATGTAATTCATTATTATATACGATACGTATAAAATGTCAAGAACTTTTAACCTTTGGTGTAATTTCAAACTTTTCAGTTGAAGACTTAGTAAACTCCCCAATTCCAAATACGATGATTACAAACACCGTTGGTATTAACATCATCCGCTAATATATTTTGTTGGGTTTTACCTTTCTGTTTTCATCCCCATGAATCGGGCAATCAGAATTCATTACACTTTCTTCACTACCAATACGATCAGCGTTGTCGAGTTTAGGACATTTACATTTTGGTACATCAAACCATTGATGCCAATTGCTATCTTTTTTAAATCCCCACAGCTCTTGTTGAAGGAATTCAAGTCTTTCAAACATCTTGGCAAAGTTTTTTAATGTGGTAATATTATCTGTGCGTTCCATCGCCGCAAAGATTAATGCACGCAATATATGCGTCTCTTTCAACATTTCAATGTTTTCTGATGATACATTTTGATCACGAGCCATATTACTATTTAAAGTGGTAACATAGTCGCCATTACTAAAGCGAACTTCCATATTTTTTGCGTTGTAAATGTCGTCAGACATAAGATACTCCAAAGTTGTTTATTCAGTAGGAGTAGTTTATATTAAAATAAGTTATAAGTCAAGACTTTTTAACCTAAATAATATATTAGCATATTCTAATATTAGAAATCTATTAACCCATTGGATTGGTAGCCTTCTAGCCGCTTCTCTATTATATTAATATATGCTTTTTCGCGTTCAATCAAAATAGCGTTTCTTCCTAACGATAATGCGGCTTCGCCTGTTGTTCCTGTTCCCCCAAAACAATCCAATACAGTATCGTCTTGATTTGTAGTAAGTGTAACCAACCATTTCATTAACGCCAAGGGCTTCTGTGTCTGGTGCTCTTTAATTGATTCTTTTCCGCGCGGCTTTTTTACATCAATCACGTTCGATGGATGTGTCAATTCCACAATTGATTCAGTAATTACATTATAAGGATGCCTGCCATTTTCATTCATTGTATATGGTTTATCGTCTAAAGCCTTACCATATATCTTCGCATCAGTATCACCACTATATCCAGGCCTTCCCGGATGTTTGCCAGTTGGTAAACCGGGTAATAACAATTCATCATGGAGAGTTTTAAATTCTTCTTTATATGTAATGCGACATTCTTCTATGTTAAGCGGCACTGTTTTATGTTTAACGCCAAAGTAAATTGGTTCATGACACGATTTTAAATTTTGTGCTTTGGGCATAGTACTCCAATATACCCATTCAATCATATCTCTAGTTTTAAACCCTGCTGTTTCTAATCCACAAGCCATCCAATGGTACGTTTTGGTACATCCAAATGATAATAAGTTTCCAGACGGTTTTAAAATACGGTACGCTTCTTTGCCCCATTCATTACACCAATCACTGAATTCTTTATTGGAAGGCCAAGTATCCCACTTGTCCATTCCCAAGTTATATGGTGGATCGACAATTATGGCATCGACGCTATTGTCTTCAAGTGTTTTTAATTGTTCAATCACATCACCATGAAGAAGCGTTAACATTTTGTGTTACCTATTGGTTTATTATAAAATGGTATTCCAGTATCATAGGCATCATATAATTGTTCAACTGTTATTATTAATTTGCTAAAAGGTTCGCCCTTAATAATTCCTACAATTGGCAACTCGAGGGGGGTGACGTATCCTTCCGTTTTTTGATCTGCTTGTTGTTCACGTAATTGAATTTTGGAGGGATTATATTTCGCTGGGCTTGTTGAGGGGTTTATTTTATTACTTTCTATCATATGAAATACCACAGCATCCATGTATATTAATGCACCTATCATATAATCAAATTTGGCAGGTTTTACGTGTTGATACATTGTAGAACCTTTACATGGATTAGTAGGGTCAAAGCGCAATGCACGCTTTGCAAAGGTTGAAAGGGGCATTTTGTGTTTCGGTTGCATTATACGTGATACTTTTATTTCAATTTTATTATTATTGATAAAGTCGTATCCATCGTAATGCGTATCGAGTGGTTTAGATAATCCTAACGTTGCAACAAGGGACTTCTCAGCATGGTCACCAAATGCTTTAGAATTTTCTTCTAAAAATTCACTAACGTTTGCATACCTTGTTAAGTCATCTACGAGGGTAGCAACTTTACGTGCAATGATATGATCTATATGGATTAATTCATTTACTGTTTTGTTGTCATTTGTCGTTGTTATGTCTAATAGGATCAATAGTAGCTTTTCATCGATACACAATTCTTCAGCCAAGCAAGCAAGACTTGTCATCTTCATATGTGTTCCTTTTTTGTGCGTTAATCACACTTATAATTATTATATAAGCAATATATCATAAACACATAAAAAAGTCAAGCAAAGCAAAAAGCCCACAACGTGGGCTTTTTGTTAGTTATTCGTGATCGACAATGTCACCATCATCATGATCGTCTTGGGAATTAGGCCAATCATTATCTGCCCAAATGACATCAATATCAAGAGTAAAATCTTCAACATAATTATTCGGATTGTTTGATGCCCAACGCCAACCAAAACCACCAGCAGAACGACGAGTGCCCATACATGCCTTTACAATACTCGCAGCATCAATACCGCTATCATTGCCTGCATCTTCAGGTGAATCAAACGTAGCAATAACGCTAGGATCTTTATCCGATGATAGCGCTTCTGCTAAATTCAGTTGTTCTACTGCCGAACTAGAAACTACTGTACGCGAATCGCGGAAGGAACATTCTAAATTTTCAGTTGGAAGATTGCCATAAGAATCTTCATCAGTCGGCAATTCTCTTACCACAGTATATGCACAACATCGTCCTTTGGCGTTGTCGTAATCACTCGGAATCGCAACAACATCACGTGGATTAATTTTAATCATCACCACCTTATTACTATAGCTTGTACCATAGTGTGGAAGATAACTACGTGCACAAAAATGTAAACCATGTGAGCACGTATTGTGTTTATCTTCATTTACTGTATTACGTTGCATTTCGACGAAAGCACCGGGTGTATTATCTACACGACCTGTATAGATATCTTTGAAATGTTCATTGACACGCTTATATGCGAGGAAATGACCATCTTCTGTAATAGGAAGTTTTGATGCTTCCAAGAAATCGTATAATTCATTCACTGCACGATTTGATGGATTGTCCATCAAGTTATCAAGAAAAATAGCCATGGGCGCAATATCAAAATCGTCAGCATACATTTCAAGCATTCTTGCTGTAAGTGTAGTATGTAGAGGTGTACCATTATATGTTACAAAACCACCTTCAATTGCAACGTTCTCAATTCCTGCAATCGATTTTTTTATTAATTCTACTGGCAATGCAAGTTCTTTCGCTAATTCCCAATCTTTGTTTCGTACTGCGTCGCAAACCGCGTCGTATTTGTTATTGGTGCTATAAACTGTTGCCGAATCACCGTCGTCAAATACAAGGGTTAGATGTGTGTCTGCTTTAATAAAAGCTGTCATTTTTTACTCCTGTCAATTAATTTAATATAGTCAAATAGAACTGACCAATCTCCATTATACGCTAATTCGGATACTAATGTCAACATTGGATATTTAGTAAACGCAGTATCATCATAAAATGATGGTTGATCAATATCAACCGTGTCCAGTAATCTATTGTATAACGTTTCGATTACCTTAATCTGTGACATTACTTCTGCAGAATATTTTTCATTTCCTTCGATTAACGGCAGAACTTGCTGCTTAAACACAGAATCTGAATCTAATTTTTTAATATTTTCTACGAACCCATCCTCCATGATGTGTTTCTTTATACCCAGTATTCCAGATGTCTTAGAGACTTGTTTATGGAATGTTAGTTCTTCAATATAATTGGGTAAAATTTCTTTAACAAAACTAAAAATGTCAACCCAGTCATCTAATTTCTTAACTTTATTATACGTGATTGTTGGCAATGCCATGATAGCTGATACTGTATAGTCTGTATCATTAATATCATTATATGCACTTAATATAAAATGGATAGTTGGCGCAAACATTTCCACGCCAAGATGTAACGGTTCAAGCTTGCCATCTGAATTAATAAAAGAAGGTGATGATGCATATTTTAATGGTATATATAAACCACCATCATCAATATTGCCAATTATGGAGTTCCATGCAATTTTATCATGATAATAATGCGAACCTGAGCCAGAATACGTCCCGCCATAACGATAAAATGATAAAGAACGGGAAATAGATTCTCTTATAGGTTCTTCTGTAATTTCGGATATTTTATGAACATCAGGGGAACCCAACTCTTCAATTAGTCTAGAAAATTCTAAATCGTATCCTTCAAATTTTACAGGGTTGCAATTGTTGTCCAAACGTTCAAGTGGCACTAATCGTTGTGTGATTACAATCGCATCATTATAGTGGCTCTCCATTAAATATTCTTTAAGACGCGCAAGACCACCTCTTTTTACATCATTGATAACGATAAGGGTAGTGTCATTAGGATCAACTGTACTGGAAACATCTGAACGTTTAAGCTTTGATGATTTTGTATAATAACCATTAATTCTATAACGATTGAGATCATGACCTAAGATTTGTTTATATCCAACCCTACCATTATCTTCAATATACCTTTTTAAATTTTTATTATGAACTTCATCGGCTTTAAGAAATGACCGAATAGCATCTTCCCTATTAAATAGTTCATTGGATAATTTATTTAATTCAATACATGCAAACCAATATTTTTTATTAATGTCGCCAAATTTTTTCACAACTTCACTCGTAAATTCTTTATTAAGTTTCTTCAACTTATTGGCGATAGCTTCTACAGATTTTGCATCATACCGAATTTCTTCGCGATTAGCAGATACTTCAAGCTCGCCGATATTATAAAACATAACAATATGTGAGCGATTGATAAATGCATATAAATCATCATCTACTTTGTCTTTGATTTGTTCACTATTTACACGGTAAGCGACATTTCCCTGTACAGCAATTAACGAAGAAGAACTATAACGCCCTGCAGATGAAAGCATCCATTCATCTGTTTCAATTTTATACTTCGGTAATTGGTCAAATTCAAAATTAAGCGCCCCCGTAATTTTTGGTTTAACGGGGAAATACATTAACGCGGTGGCTGTTTTATTTTTGAACTTATAAAAATCATTGGGTTTAATAGTTATTTTAACTTCAAGACCACTATGTTCATCTGTATCAATATCGCCCATTTTTGCAATTGTTGGGATACCATCCTCATTAAGGAAAATCGCGTAGGTACGTTTCTTGCCATTATATCGTGAAATAACTTCAAACGCATCAGAATAACTAAATGGACTTTTTGAACCAAGCCCCAGTGCTCCAATGAAATCATTAGAATTTGTCTTCGTAGAATCAAAATAAGTTGTATATAACCCACCAGTACGATTAAATTGTAACGTTCCATCTTCATTGGTTGCAGTTATTAATTCACCAGTGGGGTCTTCTACCATTACAGGAACCATCTCGCCTTGGATATCTTCATCAGACAATCCGATACCATAGTCCTTAATTGAAAGGAACGGCTCTAACTCATTTGGTAAATGGATCTCGAAAGGGGTATTACTATTTTTTGCGGCAATATGTGCATCGTAAGCGTTACAACTTAATTCGCGGACGATAGCCATTTCGGGATCGGTATATAGTCCGCTCGAAAGGATACTAAAAGAAAGTGCGTTGGTTTTGATAGTAAACGAAGATTCGGCTTGCACGCCGCCACGTTCAATATTTGTATGATTTGTATGAAGTTTCATAGTGTTCCTATACATTAATTATTAATATTGGAACTACTATATCAAATTAGGTTATAACAGTCAACCTTTTATTTTTATTCTTTTTCTTCTTGTTGTATATCAGTAAGATAATCTGCAACTGTCTTGCCTGTAGGTTCAGCGGGTTTAGTTGCTTCAATTGCGGCTTCAACTGCATCCTTTTCGCGTGCTGTGTTATTGATATCTTTTATTAAATCCATGGTTAATTATCCAATTCTTGTTTTATTTGTTGTTTGACTTCTTGACGTTGTGCTTTAGCTTTAGCATATTTACCTGTTTCTTTATGTGCGCCTGCGCCTGATTGTTGGGCGAACTTAGCCACTGGATTATTAGGTGCATCCATAGTTGGTTTTTCTGCCTTGTTTTTACGTGCACGCTTGGCTTCGCGCTTACGCTTTGTGCTACTTTTCGCCATTTCCAATAATTCAGCAACTTTCATAACTGCTCCACAATAAAGATTATATTGTATTTATCATACAGTAAAACTTTCCCCACATCCACATTCGGCAGCAACATTGGGATTATTAAACTTAAACCCTTCATTAAGACCTTCTTTGGTGTAATCTAATTCAGTTCCATTAATATAAATAAGACTTTTTTGGTCAACGATGAGTTTAACTCCGTTTGATTCAAACACTACATCATCTGCGTTAACAATATCAATAAATTCAAGAACGTATGCCATTCCTGAACATCCTGTTGTTTTTATACCTACGCGCAAACCTAAGCCTTTACCACGACTTGTAAGATAATCCTGAACTCGTTGCGCGGCAATCTCTGTTATGGATAGTCCCATTAGTATTCAAGGCATCCAATAAACGGTGATATTCCACCAATATTTATTGCATCGTATCCACGTTCTGAAAGGTATGAAGCCGCCGCGCCGCTGCGCGCGCCGCTGCGACAGTAAAGTAAAAGCTTACTATCTTTTTTAAGGGTTAGTAGTTGGTTGGGTAGTGCGGCAAGAGGAATATTAACAGAGCCAGTAATACGGCTGGCGGTATGTTCATTAGGTGTACGCACATCAATAACATGTGCACCACTGTTTACCATGGCTTTTAATTTTTCGCAATTCATTTATTTTTCTCTTGATAATCATTTATAGCGGCTTTAATCGCATCTTCTGCCAAAACCGAACAATGAATTTTTACTGGAGGCAGTTCTAATTCATTTGCAAGGTCGACATTTTTAATCGTACTTGCTTCATCTATTGACATACCTTTAACCCATTCAGTTAAAAGGCTTGATGATGCAATAGCTGAACCACATCCGTATGTTTTAAATACGGCGTTTTCGATTATCCCGTCATCGTTGACTTGAATTTGTAGACGCATTACGTCACCACAAGCGGGTGCGCCTACCATGCCTGTACCTACTGTTGAATCGTCCTTATCTAATACCCCTACATTTCGTGGGTTTTCATAATGATCCAATACTTTATCTGAATATGCCATAATATATCTCCTATGGAAGTATATATTATGGTAACATAGTAAAATAGTCAAGTATTATTTTAGCTTTTTATGTTCTACTATCCAGCGAGTTGCGGCTTTTACTACAGGTCTATGAAGTTCACGACCAACCCCAGAAAATTCATCTGGGGTCATCCAAGTAACTTCACCAGTTTCACTGTCTGGATCGCCAAACATATTGGGGTCTTCAATTTCTGCAAGGTAAATCCTTGTTCTTCCAAGGAAATTTCCGAGATCGTGTTTGTTTATAACATTACCGTTAAATAATCCTAATTCTTCACCGGCTTCCCTAAATGCTGTTTCTTTATCAGATTCACCATCTTCCTGTTTCCCCTTAGCTACTTGAAAACATTTCCCACCAAATTTTGGATTCGATGGTTTCATGAACATCATTTTGATTTCATTTTCTTCTACGTAGTAAGGGATTACACCCGCACGATATATTTTTTCTTTATTCATTTGAACCTACTTACCTTTGGTTACTTTTACTATATTTATCAAAAAGAAATATAATAAAAAACAATGGGTTAGGATATTACTTTTCTGCAGGTTCACGCCAAATCATCATTGTTTTAGTTAGTTTGTTTTTACGAACGAATACTTTGCCTGTTTCCACATAGCGGTCATGTCGCTTAATTTGGCGAAGAACCTTAGTAGAAACACTATGTGATTTCGCATATTCTTCAAAATTCACGGGGGTAGAAGGGACTTCTTTAAAAGCGGTGGCAATATTGTTTCCTTTTCTACCGCGTTTTTTTAGCTCTTTTGTAGCAGATTGTGCAGGAGCATTTAATACATGTGTTGTTGTGTTGTCGTTAGACATAATCATTTTTTCCTTTTAAAAGTTTTTGCAAATTAATTATATGGTAATAAAAATTAAAAGTCAAGAATTTTAGGTTATTAAAATAGGTTACATATTTAATTTTCGTGTTTCTTTTTAAAATCAAGAATAGTCCCTGATTCTAATTTTTCTATAGGTTGTGCTGATATACTAGCACAGTTTTTCGTAACCTCAACAAATTCATTTACGCCTTCCCAAAAGATGGCAACCATCCTATTCATTCGTTCTAACGGATCTTTAATCTTATCAAGTTCTTGCTTAAGTCGCCATTGTTTTCTGCGATACAACTCCTGATTTTCAGCCCGCATATTACTAATAGCGTTTTCAATCATCGCCGATGTAACTTTTTCAAATTCATCGGGACTTTCAATGTACAGATTTTTTAAGTAATCAAAATCGTATTCCATTGTCATTACCTTTAGAATATTAACATGTTATTGTCGATCCTTGTCCATGTACTAAAATCCCAACCCGTTAGAAAGTCAGCGCAAACTATGTTATGTTGCACTATTCTCCTATTTTCTACAGTATCACCAACTAATTCCAATAATCTGCGGTGACACAATTTAACGTTATCTTCCATTAAATCAATTCCAAATGTTGTCTCCAATGCTTCTTTGGGAGATTGTCCACACCTCAACTTTTCCTTAATTATTGCTAAGATAAAATTGCCATCACCACAAGTAGGTTCAAGTGTTATTTTGTCACTATCACATAATCCAGCTTCTGCTAAGTCTGCAATAATATCAGCGGTGTGTTGATGTGACGTAAAAATTTCACCTGTAATTTTTACTCTTTCAGATGAGCGTTTTATTTCACTAACAATTAAATCATTTTTAAGATTAATAGTATTATAATGATCCGAACCTACCGTTCGTACCCATTCAATTAATTCAATTGATAAATTTTTTGATTTATAATAAGCACGCTCATATTCTTCCTGTGAACGATACGCCTTGCCCGTTAATATATCATATGGCATCGATCCCAAAGATTGACGATTTACATGTGATATTGTTGTTGTCATGCACAACAATAATCCAAATATCCTCATCTTAAAATGATAATAGGCGTTCACTGCTTGAAATTCATCATCAAACGTGAGCATGTATCGTTTCGCTGCGTTGTCGGTGTGTGTGCCGTTCTTTAAATCTGGAATCCACACAACGGAACCATCTAAGTCTAATTTGACACCTGTTAATAATTTACTACCAGTTAAAAATTCAAGAGGTTTTGAACCGCCAATATAATTTATATCCAGTTTACTATTAAAATGAATCTTTGGTTTAGTAGAAGGTTGGTAAGGAACAAGTGGCATTCTTTTTTGACCAACCGTACAAATATTCCATAATTGTTTCCCTTCTTCACCTAAATATAATATAGTTCCATTAGATGTAGTAAAAACTGTCGTGGTATGCAATGCCGTGGTACCAAAATATCTTATCAACTCAGTTTCTTTTTGACTTTCGCCATTAGCGAAGAATATACAAGCACCAATACCTTTGATTGGTTTATTTGTAACTGGACTTATAAAAGCAGAGCCAGGATACGTACTTATCTTCTTAACGTTACCACTTAAAAAGGATGACCTTAATTCTTTATTACTATTACTACCACCGCGCAAATAACTGGCGCTGGTAATCAGTGCCATTTTACCAGTATCGCTTAATAAGTCATTCTTACATTTTTGTAAAAATATCTTATCAATTTCCTTGTCCCATGGGACATTTCCAACAATAAAGTCAAACATTTTACTCTGCGGTGGCATTAGCTCTAAGTTTCTCAGTCTCGTTAAATTTTTTAAAGTGTGTTTTTAGATAATCAGTTCCATGTGGATTGCATGGGATAGATAATACCTTTTCAGTTAGATCGCGGCAGATAATTGGGTCATGTAAGTATTCACTTACGACAATCTCATAAGAACTTGGATTTATAGTAAAGTGATAGTTATCATATGCGCTATGAATATCGCGTCTAAGAAAAATCCCATTATTACTATCAGAACACTCCGTTGGCGTAGCATCACCTACTTTGAGGTTTTCAGTTAATACACTATCCGGTATAATATGTGCTGCTTCACATGTGCCATATTCCCCTAAAGCTCCCGTTATTTGGCACATGTTGTTTGCATTATCCGCCACCTGATTTTTAAATTCGGGTTGATATTGCCTCACCGGTCTTGCGGCACCTAACTTTATTTTATAGTTTTTTGGGTTTTTCACTACATGATGATATGGATTGATGTTATTGCAAATAATCGCTGGCGAGGCCGCATCGAAGTCCAATAACTCTTCTTCTTTAGCGTGGATACGCGCTCGCATATCACGGGTCGTCCACCCTTTACTAATTTTTTTTATCCCCAAATCTTTTAATAATTTACTATTATGTGAAACTAAATTATTAAGCGCAGAACGCAAATTAGTTTCTCTAGGTTGTCCGTCAAGGCTGACAGTTTTCAAATCATCAACTTTGGGGATAAAATACTTAGACTGTACTAAGAGAAAATTATATATTTCTTTATGTGTCATTGGGCGATCAAAATGATCAAGAATCTTAGGAAAGATTGTTGCTAATTCTTTTTCAGTAGTTCGTTTGTTTTTTGTGTGTATCATATATTATCCATTATGTTATGATTACATATCGAACTTAGCAAATGCACGGAACGCAATCTTCTTATAGAGTCCTTGGAATCTACCATACATCCAATTCGCAAGTTTAACAAGTGGATCATTTAATATCGTCCAGAAAGCAGACGTAGGCCACCACAGAATCCATGTAACGATTTTTTCTTTATGATTTTGGGCAGATGGGATAACACCATCAAGTTTATCTTCGTCGTAGTCGTATCTACTACCATCTATAAAATACCGTTCTCTTAGAAACGTATTAAAGGCGGGAATAAAATGCACAGGAAGTTTTGTTTTAGTATTAACTTCTAGTTTTTCATCATCTGCGATTTCATTTTTACCAATCTGTCTATTACAACGCTTAATAAATTCTAATTTCAATTCACCAAAAGCATCAGCTTTCTTGTTAATAAATGAAAACCATTTGACGAATGACCAACCACCACCTACAACAAAATACACAACAAAGTAACCAATCAATGCAATAGGATCGTTAAAAATTGTAACGACAATACCAGAGTGATACATAATCCCCATAAAAATGCCAACTGTTAAAAATGCAAAAAAGTTTTTCTCATTTTCCGCGAATGCTAACACTAATACGAAACAAACTGCTGCCCAAATCCAAACCCAGACTCCTGCGGTAATAATTAATGCTGCTGCTAACCATTCTATCATTTCTTTCTCCTATAATTCCCAAGGGAATATTAATTTTGTATTATATTCTAAATGTTGCCAAAAACAATCAGGAACAAATCCATTACAATTAAATAATGTAATAACATTCAGTTCATGGCCACGATCTTTGTAAGTATCGGCAATTAATTCAATTTCAGATACGATGGTAACCATAGAACTTACTATGATTAATTTTGGAAGTACTGGCGCTACGCCATGGCCAGACTGTATTGGCTTACATATGTCAATAAGTTTTTCTGTTGGTCTTCTACAAAGTTCAGATTTATTAATTACGACAAGTGGTAGGCTGACTAGATTTGCAACAATGGAGGCGCTTACAAGATCATCAGATAACGCAAGAACTGCTTCTGATGAATTAAGCGCTTCTGCGTTATTCATTACAAGGGAAAGACACCCTTTAGAAATTTGTTCCCATGAAATGTATCTTTCATTATTCATATGCGTTGACGCCTATATTAGCATTCCATAATGTTCTAATTCTACGACACGAATCAAGTGCTAATCTGGCATCTTCTAATGCGTTATGACCATCTCTATCGTCGTACCCCATAGTAGAAAAGAAATCATCTGATATGAATGAGCCAACAGTCGCAAAGCCGATTGAATTAGTATCATAGTGTCTACTACCGAATGGAATCTCGACACCATGGCGTCTTAACATTTTCCGTAAGAATGGAACATCAAAAGTGTGTACATTATGACCCAGCGTTTTAACTTGCGAGGTCGGCCCCCAATACTTAACTATTAAATTGGCAATTTGTACTACGGCTTCTTCTTCGGCAATACCATACTTTTCAAGATGTTGTAATGTTAAACCATGTATTTTTGCAGCCGCTTTGCCAAATTCTGGATCGGCAATACGTGCAGCTAAACTTTCTTCATTCCACTTTATTTCAACGTAGAGTTCTTCTATGGGTTTTAATGTCTGACCATCCGCAACTATAATACCCCAAGAAATTGCTTGATGTCCATCAGATGGATTATCCGAATCCCAATCAAGTCCCGTGGTTTCACAATCTATCGCCAGAAGATGTTTAAAGTAACCTCTTGGTTTGTTTTTTAAATCTACCATGTTTTTATCCGATTCCCCAATTTACTATTTGTTTTGCCCAGTTTGGCTGTTCGGTGTGTATCCAACATTCTACGCCATCATCCCATTGATACCAAATTTCTTCTTTTGGTATTGAGTGCAACCCTTCTGGGATTTTTTCTATTATTAACCAATTGTACATGCATTCATGCATGTCTGCCCAATTTTTATCTGCAGCTTGTAATGCTTTTTGTTTATCTGAAAAATATCCAAAACAACGTTCATGTTTTGGTTGGGGTTCGAACCCTTCTTCCGCTTTGGCGAAGATTGCTGTTAAAAAATACATTATACATCCACCGCTTTTTCCCATTGGGCAAATTCTATTTCACCGTCAATTAGGATAGGTTTGTCACATGCTTCTGCCATGCGTTCAAATATTGTTTTTAGTTCTTCTATATCGTTACCTGATGGTACGATAGGGTTTTCAGTAATGGCACAAAGTTCACCATTTTCATTATAATGCGCCTCGTGAATTTCATAATAAAATTCATCTTCGCAATGGGCATCGCGTTTCCGTACTACTCTATGATTCCATGTTGTCATAAAAAATCCCCAGCTATTTTCATAACTAGGGATTATATAACACAATTATTTAATTGTCAAGGATTAATCTTTAACTTTACCTTCTTTCATCAGGTACTTCTTGATACGCTCATCAATTACTGGCATCTTCATACGGAGCATTTCTAATAACATCATTGCATGATCGGCTTCTTCATCGCGATTATGTTCAAGGAGTTCACGTAGAGCTTCATCTTCCGTGGCATTCATGCGCATATTGTAATCATTAAACGCAGCAAATTCTTCCATCATTGAATGAATAATACGTGAAATATCAATATTTTCACTACTTAATTCATTATATGGTTCATCTTCTGCTACCATGGCTTCGCTAATTGGTAGTGTGCTATCATTAAGCATTCTAAATATCCCAAATTTCTTCTTTTTCATATCCTATCCTATTTTATGATTATTTATGAAGGTAAGATAATAGTTTTCTTTGAACCATACGTCAGTTCTTGTTGAAATATTTCTTCAAGTTCATCATTCCATTCATCTAATTCTTTAAGGAGTGTTTTGGCCAATTCAAAATCACCACGCTGATGATGCATAAATGCCAATTCGCGTTTTTGCATAATTACTTGTTCACAAGCTTCAAGATAAGTAATTTCATAAATTTCGCGTAAACTTTCAATGATTTCTTCTTCTGGTGGGGAAAAATATACTGTCATCTTAATATGTTCTCATTTTGTATTGATTTTATCTATAATCAAATTTATCCTTTCTGACAAATCCAATGTCTTTATAGTAGTGAGATTATCATTAATTATCATCTGTTTGGTAATGTCCATCATTGTATGATTAATTAATTTACTATAATATTTATTAGTACTTCTAACACCATCATGCTCCACAGCATCAAACACCGTTTCTATATAAAAGACATGCGCATATGATTGACAATAATTATAACAAGTTTGAAAATAATCACCCAACCATGTATCATATTCATTGTATTGCCCAAATGAAATTAATGAATATGTGAAAAGGTCTGAATATGTTCTTTCTGTAAAAAATATTTCCGAGCTTAGGCTGGCTTCCAGTTCATCATTATATTTTCGGCGAACGAGTTCTTCTTGGAATGCCAATTTTAAATCAAAATCCGAATTAACAACATCTAAAGATACCCCCCAATCATCTAAAATTGAACGAGCTGTTTTTCTTTCTATGACAGGATATCCTAAAGATTTCAGTTCATTTAGAACTGTGGTTTTTCCTGAACCTTGTGAGCCTGATATTGCTATTAACATATTTTTCCAATTATTGTAAGCTTTATAATATTTTTCATTATCTTAGTCATTATAATTGGCTTTTTCCACTTTGTCAAGCGCTACAACTAAATCGGCTACAATTTTATTGTTCTTTTTAAGTTTCTTGAGATAAACGGCGGCTTTTGTTTTTGTTTTGGCTGATTTAATTTTAGATGAATATTCGGTTGATAACGCTATTGACGATTTCAATTCTTCCACTAATATGTTTTTTACTAAACTCATATTAAAATCTGCTCATCCTTAGATGCAGCCTCAGCCTTTTGTTGAAGAATAGCATCAATAGTATTAATGCCTACTTGTAATTGTTTGGCTATTTCTGCATGGCCAGCTTGTAATGCCATTACTGAACGATTATTTAGTATGATACGCTGATCCCAAAGAGCATTAATATCCATTTTACCCCAGTTTTCTGGAGACACTTTTTCTATTTTTTGTCGCGTGATTGGTGTGATATCACCATTAATATTTACTGCACCGGTAAAATCTTTTACATCTGCCATTATATTCTCCTTTATTGTTGTATATATCAACTTAAAACGCAACTAGTATAAATAATAGACATAGCACAGATTTTATATATTAAAGGGCATAGTATGAAACGTAAAACAACCAAGGAATTTATAGATGAATCTATAGCGATTCATGATAATAGATATGACTATTCGTTAGTTAAATATAAGAATAATAAAACTAAAGTAGAAATTATTTGCCAGCTACATGGTAAATTTTTACAAGTAGCTAAAAGTCATTTAATGGGTTCTGGTTGTATTAAATGTCACCATACAGAAACCTCGAAAAGGTTACAATACAACAATGCCGATTTTATTAAATTAGCAAAAGAAAAACATAATAATAAGTATGATTATTCTACAACGATTTATGTTAATAGCCATTCAAAGGTTAATATTGTTTGTCAGGAACATGGAACATTTATGATGTTGCCAAGTAACCATATATACGGACAAGGTTGTCCAAAATGCGGTCAAATGATAACAGGTAAGTATACAACCGCACAATTTATACAAAAGGCGAAACTATGTTACAATGGTAAATTTGACTATTCGTTGGTAGAATATAAAAATTCAACAACGCCCGTGATTATAAAATGTCCAGAACATGGGAAATTTAAACAACGTCCAGATTATCATTTGACAAATACCATATCTTGCCCCACGTGCGTGAACAATATACGTTCCGAAAATGGTATAGGTGGGTATTCAATGGCTTTATTCGAGGCGAATTCAGACTTAAAAACTAAAGCTGCATTGTTATATGTAGTAAAAATATATGACAACAACGAATCTTTTATTAAAGTTGGAATAACTATACAATCATTGAGCGCAAGATTTTCAAAATTTAATATCAATGGTTACAAAATAGTTCCAATTTATACATCGGCCTATTCGTTATATGATGCTTTTATAAAAGAACAATCTATTATACAACATTTTATTGGAAGTACTTATAAACCAAAAAGGAAATTTAATGGTTGGACGGAATGTTTTGTATCAAACATAACACAAAATATTATCAATTTTGTAGACCAACAATGTGCAGAAGTTGTCCATTACCCATAGTAGTAATACTATAAGATTGGTTACGATCTGCTGATTTCGTCTTTTTGACAGGTATATCAGTACCTGCTAATATATCCCTACGAATATCTAATTCATCATGTGTGGCATCGTGAAGATTGTATATCCACAATTCTTCATATGTTCCAGATTCGGATTGGCGCTTGTAAATTAAATGCGCATCTTTGACCGTTCTAATAATACCTGCACGATTAGGATCAACGGGTTCTTCCATATTTACATCATCAACAGGTGGGGTCAATACTTCTTCGCCGTTGCCCTGACTTGGTTGGTCCATACCACCGCCCATAGAAACCCCTTGTCCAAGGCTTTCAGCTCCTTCCTTGGAACTTAGTCCAAATTCATCAAGGAAACGGGTATAATAACTAACTGCTGTAGAATTAGTCACACCGACTTCTTTCATAAACGAATTGATTATATCTGCACGGGTTGCATTTGGGCGATTAAACATTGCTTGAAATAATTGTCTAGCTTGATCAACCTTAGCAGCCTTCATTTCTGGTTCTTCTTCTTTTGGTGTTTCGCTAGGATATGTAGTCATCCCAGCATCAGCATCATTATTGTTTTTCCCATATGCTGGTCCTGAAAGAACATTAGCCGAAAAAGAACTTGGAGTTATACCTGCTAATAATTCTAAAATGAGGCTTTCGCCCACAATACCACCAGAGGAACCTGCATACGAACCTGAGCTTGAATCAGCGCCTGCAACACCTGCGGTAAACCATGCGTCAGCTAGACCCCCTGGATTATATTCGCTTTTGTTGTATTTGATTTTCTTCAATTTTGGCTTTTTAAGAAGTTTCTTTTTAGAAATAGTCTTATTTTTAATAAAGTCTTTAAGTGATAATTTTTTGGTTGTCATTACAATTCCTCATGTACACTAGGTATTTATACAACCTGTTGAAGATGGTGAAAAATTGCAGCGATAAATATATTAAAACAACGAGGGAATGTAATGACAACCAAAAAACGCGTACGAGGTAATCCACTACCTTTAATTGTTGAAGAACATCCAGAAAATTATGACGGTTACCCATTTATAACATTAATCCAGTATCGCGACCAGCATTTATTGGGTATAATTGATAATACTACAGATAAAATGATAAAAGCGTATATTTTAGACTTGTGTGGGCCTGCTCGCGTGAATGAAGAACAGGTTATTGAGATTGCTAGTCAATGGTACGCTACAGCAAAGGATAGATACCCGTTATCGTTTGAATTTTCAAAGCGTGGACTTTCCGAAGAGGTGAAGGGAATTTATAGATCGTATGCTGTAGGATTCGTCACGCGCATTATTGGACCACTTCCTCGATTTGAAATGTCAGAAGTTAAGAGCGTGAAAAGACGCAGAAGAAAGCCAATTTCAAATAATATTGAAGTTCATAATAAAATTATGAAATTATAAGCTGGTTTTAATCTTGTGGTTTTTTAGAAATTTCTTTTCGGATAAATCCTGTTGAATATCTGAAATCATTGCCCATGATTCTGTTGCCATATTAGTATCTTCTTGTGAACTAATTCCCATAGGATTTGCAGGGGTTTCCATATCGTGATCAGTTGCAGGAAGTTCTGGTGCTTTGGTTTTAGCTGCAATTTCTTCAATAGCTTCTAAATTTTCAGCATAGGCATACTGTTCACCTAAGTCTGTTAAATTTCCCGTATCATTTGTAAGTCCTTCATTTCGCATAGCATCTTTACCTTTTTCAGTAATTGCTGCTTCATTTTCACCGACCTGCACCATGCCAAGTTTCACAAGAACGTCACGATTAGCAACGACGTTTTTATCATTTGAAATACTTGAATAAGCTGTCAGGGGCGTAGATTCAGGCAAGCTGAGTTTAGCTAACACAAATTTTTGAGCATGTGATAGCCGAATATTAGTAAGAATTTGAACTTCGTTTATTTTATCCATGAAGGTATTTATGATGATTAAATAATATTTGCTTTTATTAGGTGTAATTGTAAAACTATATTTAATGCATATGCCAGCGAATGGCTTCTTTTGAAATAATATTTCTTAGGATCTTCTGGTTTTTTATATAATTCTTCTCTAATTTTTTCTTTATCGTTTACATAATAATTGATAAGGTGTTTCTTCGCGGGTCTTATAAGAGAGATGGCATCGGCCAATTCTTCGGTTGATTTTGGTTTAATTTTAAATATAACATCAAAATGTCTATGAATTTGGAACATTTTTTCAACTGATTCACGATCTTCTAATATAGACCAATCAGGTTCCACCTTTAATAAGGTACGAATTTCTTCTTTACTTTCAAATATATCTAATAGTGACAAATGTAAAAAATCTACTTTGAAGTAACCTAATTCGTCTGCTTTTTTATACGGAATTGCTGCTAACTTAGATATTGAATCTTTGGGCATGTATTGAAGATACGCGCCTGCGGGATGTTTCTTTAATTCATCCTTGTCGACCATAGCGGCTCGAACCGCTTGTGGAAAATACTCAAGCGGATCAAAATCTGTTTTAAAATCAATATCAATATCCATATATTAATTATACACGGCTATTATTTATATGTCAAATATACCAACCGATATCATGCTAACGCCATCTCCTCGTCTGTTAGTGCATATGTCCAATCTCTGTACCTGATTAAAACACCATTCATATAAGATGTATTTTTTGTGCCAAGTTCAATACTGGATGTGGAAATATCATTCGGTGTTCCGTTATAGGTGGAACCATCCTGAACGCCGTTCAACCACATTTTAAAAACGCCGTTAGTATGTGTTATACCTACTCTTATAGGAACCCCAATAGGCAAAGGGGTTGTTCCCGTTATTCGAGCGCCTGTGTTATAGAACCATTCTAAATAGAAGTTTATACCATCAGCAGTAGTGTACACCAATGAATCATGGGTGTTATTATAAACATATATACCACCAGTGGAGAACGTTGTACCATACAACACAATATCTAAAATCCTTGTGTAATCATAAATAACTTGTAATGTAACATTGTCCTTCTGCAATGAAATTGTAGGTGAATGTTTTCTAGTTACCGCGACGGTAGTAGTTTCTATTCTGGATGATGGACCAGATGCATACTCTAGTTGATTATAGTCTATTGCTAGTTTATCACCAGAGGTGCTTATCTTAATTCCAAACTGGGGATCAAGTTGAGTTTGATTCATCCACACTCTTACCCATGGACGATTTAATATATTCAACTGAGCTGTCACATCTGTATAAGTAGCCCCACCATCCATCGTTATGGATATTGTTCCTGTACCAACCAGTCGTTTTATATCACAACTATATGCTCTTCTGGCTGAAGAAGCAGTAAAAGTTTGAAACACCGTAGCATCGGCTGCTGTTGCTAAGATAGATGATGCTGCACTCGCAACATTGTCCATACCTAGTTGATCAAACAACGCGGTCATGTTGGTCTTAACCCATGCAGCATTCGACATGTCACGTGAGTAAAGCACCTCATTAGTACGGTCATCTTCACAAACAGTACCGCGAAAATTCTTACCCTCTGTAGATATTGGGAAACTCCCAACTGTGTATGCTTCGGTAGCAACAGGAATACCGTCAAAAGGTCTGTTCAAAAATAATTGCGTGACATTATTGCCAGTTATCCAACGTGCTTCGCCGTCACCACTCCACCATACTAGCTTGTCTTTGTGTTCTCCAGGAGTCCATGTTTGTGTGGTGTCTTCCAATATAGACTGAGTTGACCCCGCGCCTGTCAGCGTACCTGAAAATTGTACAAGTGTTTCTACATACTCAAAGCGGTCTTTCTGTGTGAATGTACTTGTTGATGTAGAGTGTACTATAGGCTCTGGGAACCCGCTATTTATAACTGCGTTATAGTTTGTAAAACTATGGTCGTTAGTAGGAATTGCTATTGTACCAACAGAACCAACAGGAACACCACCTCCACTAGCAGGTGTTTCATTAACCCATTTACTAGTACCACTATCATAAGTAAGTACCTGACCATCTACAATGTCTAACGGTGAACCCGTTGGTGTAAGGGTAACATCAGTTAAACCATTTAATGAAGTAACACTGCTCGCACCACCAATACTAGTAAATTTTGCAGCTTCTATAAAGACCGCATCTGCGCTGTCGGATAAATCTATCGCACCACCGCGAATAATTAAATATCCACGGGTTATTCCTGTGGCAAATGCTGGATTGTATAGGTGATTAACATCCGGCAAATCTGCAAGTGCCTCGGCGAAGCTTCCATAATCCGTTTGCCCATATTCAATGCGATGACCTGCACCAGGACAATGGTTTATAATCTGGACTGTCCATGTGTTTGAACCAACAGTACCAGGTGCGCCGTCACCATCATCCCATTCATCAGGAACAATGGTATTAGTCTTGTTTGTTAATGTATATCCGCCAGAGCCATCTTGGTAACTATAAATCCATTCGAATGCTGTTTCTGCGCCATCTGTTGTAATATCGGGGACTGCTTTATTAATATGAAAATTGTTACCAACGCGATAACTTTCGCCAATGGATTTATCTAAGTTTAAATTTCCACCATTTGCACTATATACGTTACCACTAATGTTAAAACTTCCAAGAGCTAGACCAAGATCGGACAACCGCGCAGCTGTATCAAATGCAGCAATAGGATCACTTCTTATACCAAGAACATTAGTATTATTTGCATGGCCGATAGTACCAAGAATAATATAATCCCTTGTATTGGCGGGTGTGAAATTTGTTGTTTGTTGTATAAGATTAACTGAAGGCGAGCCGGAAATATCAATGGCAATAAAAGTTTGTGGCTCGGTCGCAATATTTGTAATTGCAACATCCGTATAAGCTGACCATGATACAAGTTGATATGTTGGATTTTCAGGATCGGTATAATTATTAACTACAATACCAGACCCTGCTGTTACTGAAAATGTTGTTGTTGTTAATGGAGAACCAGACAATGTACCAAACGAAAGCGCGCCGCCCGTAAACAATCCTGTTGAAATTTTACTTAATTGTATTGGCAATAAGCCATTTGCATCAGGAAAAACAACTTCACCTGGTTCGATTTGAAAACCTTTAATACGTGCCATTTTTTATATTCTCCTTATACCAATAATATGTTTTCAATTTGATTACCACTAGGAATAGTGTAATTAAATGTAACGTAACTAGAAAACTCACCAACTGGTACAATGTTGCCGCTTATATCTGTTTCCGCGTAATCGCCGTCTGTGCCTGCTATGGCAGCTTCTAATTGTGCAAACCCACCCATAGGCGTAAAGTGCACATCCCCATACGGCGATGGCGCGGGTGGTGTTGGTGACGGTGAGCCACCAGGTATATATGCACCTAATAAAGGTACATTTAATGTGTAATCTGCAACCCAACCGATTGGAATTGTCGTAACGCCTGGTGAGCCGCCAAAACTTGGACCTGATTGATATACCGAATAAACACTATCAAAGTTGCCATATGTAGCATCAACGGAGCCGCGAATTGTAAATGTTTTTCCTGCTGGGAAAAGTGCAGTTACATCGCCACTTATTATAATTTCATCTGGAATTATTGGCGAGCCAGAACCCATACTTGGTGCGCTTATAAAATTCGCGCTTATAATTACTGTAGGACTAGGATCGGTCGCGAACAAATATGTTCCATCAGGTGAACCAACACCTGGATCAGTTATGGCAATAGAACTAGTCGAGCCTGCTGAATCTGTTGTAAACTTTTCAAGATCATCATCTTCGAGTTCAAATAACACATGTGCTAAGTGCGGACTTCCTGAAGACATAATACTATTAATTGTTGCTATAAGACTGCCGTGTGTAACCACAGATGCCCCTGCTGGGATAGTTACGGTTACAGCACCACCTCCATTGATGCTTACGGCAAAATCATACGTCACTGTTGCATCTAGACCTGTATAAGTCGTTGAAGAAATAAGTCCTACGCTTGTATCGTATCTAACACGCTGTACACCATGGGTATGTGCATATTGTTTTAATCCATTTATCGTAATGGATAATTTGTTATCATTAACAACATGTGCTAAAATTTCATACGGCGCAGGAGTTGTAAGATCGGCAACAAGTGTTTCAAGATTACGGATAACAGAAAGTTCCGTTGGTTCCGTTGATGTTCCACCACTGCCAACGGCTGCGACATTATCAACATAATTTTTTGTAGCAAGATCATTACTGGCTACTGGTTCGGCAGCTGCCACTTGTCCGCCAAAATTAGCACCACCCGAAGATGTTACCGTACCAGTAAACGTAGGTGAGGCTCTATTGGCCTTAATTAAATCAATATTTTCAATGACAGCTTGTACTGACGCGCCCGCAATATCAAGGATTGGGGAACCAGTATTATCAAACGTTATTTCAGTCGCAGTATGGGCATGTCCTACCCGCGATACACCATCTATTGTAAGTATGCCTATATTTGGCGAGCCTGGATGTGTTATTGTAAATTGTAACGAAGTTTCAGTTATATTTGGTAAGGGTGAACCGCCAGCTGCTGCAATCCAATCGACTTGACTTAATACGCCATCGCCCCCAGCACCAGTAAGAACAAATGATTCAACATAGGCTTTAGAAGCTGCCTCGTCTGGATCGGTTGGAGTAAGTGGTAACCCTGTAATAGTACCACCACCTACAGTAACTGGTGACGCTGGACTACCAAGTGGTGCAACTATTAAATTGCCACCATTTATAGTTAAATTAGCACTGACATCCATTGTATCACCAGTGCGACTGATTTTACCATCAAGTTGGTTTTGAATAGTAATTGAACCAATCGGGGAACCAGTGACAATACCTTTTAACGTATTAACTTCGTCGGCGGTTAACGTTGGCAAATCCAATGAATCTAAGAATGTATTTTGTGTTGTTGTGAGGTGAATAGTATCAAGAACAGTATGGGCATCAACATATTGTCTAGGTACTGCTCCAAGCGCACTACTGGGGTTACCATCCAATATCAGTTCACCTGTCATAGCAGATGTGCCTGTGGCTAAAATAACAGCATCCCAAGCAGTTGCACTATTACGAATAAATAACTCTGGACCAAGAATAGGACTTCCAGTACCAATGTTGTTGTACCATAATTGGCCTTCTATCGCAGAACCAGGTTCAGTACCTGCTGCGAAGTTTTCAAGCATGTAGATTAAATCTTGCTCAATTCCCTGACCATAATCTTGCATACCTTTACCATACAATTTTAAGGTTGTAGTTGCAGCTACTGCATGATCAATAAAAATAGGATCGGATGGACTTGTTGGTCCATTCGTGGTATACGGATAAACGGAAAATTCCGGTTTCGTAGTATCTGAATAAAAAAACGTATATTTTGTTGCCATGTAATAAATCCCTATAAACCAATTACTTTCCAGTATTTATTACTTTGTAATTTAAACACTCTACTAACCTTTTTGGGGGTCAGTTGTATTGATTTAGGGGATATTTAGTACATAACTATTATTGTCTGTTTAGTCGCTCCGCAAGCAGCATTACGTCAGAAAGGGTTGGCTCTTCAATAAACGGTACGTCGTAACTATCATCAAATTCAAATGGTCGGGACATAACTCCATATAATTCGTTCAGGAATACGGGATTCTGTTCGGCAAGCAACCCATTTTGCATTTCTTCATACGTGTCTTTATGCACGAATGGGAGTTGACAATATCCGTTGACGGGTGCTAAAAATTCATCACCATTTAATAGTTTATTTGCAAGATGGCATTTTGAACAAAATTGTCTAGCTTCACAAGTACCACATCGTATATCTTTTTGTGGTACTGGAATATCCAAACTATCCTCAAGTTCTTTTAAGCTACTAACTTCAAGAATGTTACCAAACCCATACTTATCTTTCTCTTCTGGGTGTTCTTGTGCATACGCATAATACCTATGACATGACCACAAACCACCATCGGGCGATAAGGCAAGCAAGTATTTTCCTGCACCACATCCGTAATGATCTTGGTTGGTTGAACGGAATGGTGATAAATGTGTAATAAATACAGACGCACCATCTCTATAAGATTTTACGACCATATCTTTTATGCGCCTAAATTCTATGCGGTATTTTTCTGCATCTTCCATCGTCCATTTATCAACTTCAATAACAGGAACAATACCAATAGATCTAATACCAAGATTGATCATTTTTTGAATACCATCTGCAACACCATCTATTGTATCTGGGGTTACGGTAGTTTCAATATGTAATGTTCGTTCATTACCCGCTTCGCTTTCGCAACGCATACAACCAGTACCTTGGTATTCTTCTACATAACGCTTAATATTATCTTCGACATTTGTTAAATTGATGCCACCCATGGGGTGAACGAAATCTTGTCTAGTACCATCATAACTTATTTGTACCATAATATTTCTTTTAGTTTCTCTAAGTTTTTCCAATAGTGGTTCTTTCATGAAACTACCATTTGTGAAAATCTTAATATATGACTTATTGCCTTTTTCGTCTAAGCGATTAAGGATATCAATAATCATATCACTGAATAGAAGTGGTTCACCACCAAAAATACTCAATACATCGTTATCAGTCAATAGTTCGATAATTTTATCAACTACTCGTGGTTCTGCTTCTTCATTCTTAAATGGTACATAACAATATGTACATCTAAAATTACAGCGTCGGGTAAGATATAACTTAAGCTCCATAATATTTCCTTAGTGCGTAATAAACGCTTACTATTGTTTTTAGAACTTGTGTGGTACAATAACCGGGTTGTGTGGCTTCAACTGGACACGATACCCCGCAATATTTTAATACGTTACATGTTTTACACTTATCAGCAACAGAAGATGGGGAATCCTCTAAACCCACCTGTGTACAACGTTGAAATGTTGACGCTTTTGATGTTTCTGGTGTTACTACAGGAACGTCACCAACATACAATCTACATCCTCTTGCTAAGAAGAAATTAGAATCGTTGGCTTTTAATCTCTCGTAAATCTGTTCACCGCGTTCAATTGCACTTAGTGGCATTTCGGTACGCTTGCCATCAATTATTGCATTTACGTCAATAAGCAACAATGCCAATAGTGTATCAAACTCATTATCGGTTGGTAAGAACTTATCTTCTGAAACTACTTCAAATGTTAATGACAGTTCACGATTTAAGTCTGGCTCAAATTCCTTACGAATTTCTGTATAATCATAACTACCATTACACAGTGTCGCGCGAATACCAAAGTCATCGCCTGTTAATTTGGCTAATTCTTTCGCTCTGGGTATAATGTTTTCTTGGAATTTTCCTGGTCGGTATTTGTTAGTAGGGTCTAAACTAACTTGAAGAGCTATCCTATTTGGATATTTGTCTAAAACATCAAGTAAGTTGTTATATTCTTTATCACTCACAAATAGGCCAGTTGAGATCGATACCACATATTCTGTCTGTTCTAGAATATCTTTTATTAGTTCAAAATTTAATAATGGCTCACCGCCTAAAATCGTTATATCTTTTAAAGTATCTACACTATCAATAGCTTCTAATGATTTCATTAGATATTCAAATGTTACAACTTCACCGTTTATCATCCATGGCGTAGCGTAACAATAAGTACACTTTCCGCGACAAACGTTTGTAGAATTAACATAAATTGATTCCACACGGCTTGGTGTAAATTGACCCAATTCCACTTCTAACTCGGCAAGAAATTCTGTTCTTGCCATGTCTGCGTCTGTTGTGTCGCTTACAATATTAACGTCACCATGATACAACAATTTAACTGGTTGCTTTAGTGGATAGTCTGGTAGTTCTTGAAACATAGCAAGTTCTAACGAATAGGCAATATTTTTATCACCTATCTTAAACATCACAAGTTCAGGAATTTCATTTCTGCGGATCATTTATTACTCCTTTTCGTGTGATGAAAAACGTGGCATATAAACTAAATACATAATCAATAACTTTAACGTAACAATATAGTTCTTTAAATTTCTTAATCCCACATGAGCCACCACATAGCTTCAAGTAATTACATTCTTTACAAACGCCCGACGTTTCTACAACTTCCTCGACCATGCTTTCATTATATAATGATTCGTCTAAAATTGGACGATTTGGACTATCACAGTAAGATAAACTGCCGTCTGGTAATAGCGTAAAGTAATTAAAACCACAGCCACATGTGCGCATATTTTTAACAATACCTTCATCATGGAACATAGGGAAAACATTCATCATAAATGAAGTTCTTTCGGTTAGGTCGCCAGCTAAAAACGCATCGAGTTCTTTATCATACAATCCACGTACTTGATCTAATGTATTGTGATTAGATAAGCGGATATCTTCAAATCCATATCCCACCCCATCAAAGTTCACCTGAGCGCCGTCAGGAAGTTCACTACGTAAGGCATGGATGTCGTACGCTTCACGGTTTATTGTGGTTTTAACCCTAATGCGCGAACCAAGAAATTTATATAATTTATGGAACAATCTTATATTTCGTTCGCGCTTACCTTGTTCGCTACTTGCCTTATATCGTAGCGAATTGGGAGGATCGATGCTTAATGAAATTTCAACATTATCACGGAACATTAAAAAGGTTAATAGGTCATCTATCTCGCCATCTGAACAAGGAAATGATGTACAAATTGTCCAGTCTGTATTGGGAAATAAATCAATGATATGTTTTACAATTCCAATATTCTCAAGTGGGTCACCACCAAGGAACATTCCACCCTTAATGTCTTCTGGTACAATATTATATCGTTTAATGAATTCAGCTACGGTTTTTTCAGTTAAGACAGTCTTATCATTTTTTTCAGAAGCGGCGTAACAATATGAGCATTTAAGAGAACAATACCAAGATGGTATTACAGTAAGGCTAGTTATTTTGCGTTCTGCAAATTCACAACTGCGAGATTGTTGAATATTATTATATATTTCATTTTGTTTGTTTTTATTATCTTTTATGTCGTTGCATACATCCAACACTATTGGTTGATCGTATTTCCTTGGTGATACTTTCCAAGTAAGATTGATTAGATCAACCTCAACGGTAGTGTCGTCGTGGGACAGGAATGCCGTGTCCCATTTCATTAAATCTTTCATTCTAACCTTCTTTTATAAGGATGATATGTCTATATTATTATCTATAAGTGGAAGCGCTTCGCCAATATTTGCGTAAACTTCTGGATATGTATATGTTTCTTTATTTTTTATTACCCCGTATACATGTTTTGCTCTACCCATCATGATTACTCTGAATGGGAAGTTATGAAACGTATATACTGCAACCAAACTCTCAGGATCGATTTTTAAATAACTTCCTTCAACCCCGTAACTTTCTTCAAATTGATGGATTTCTAATACGCGAACATCTTCGCCATTTTGGTCTTTGACATATTGATCGTCGTTACAAAAACCATCAGTGGCCATAATATTTCGTACAGAAATTCCAATCTTTGAAAACATACGAACAATAGACATGTAAGTAAATTCCATTTGTGGAATTAATGCATCTATTGCAACGAGTTGCTCACCTTCATTTACTTTACTAGTAAGAATACGCTTAAAATTAATCATGGCATGATATAATCCCATGATGCCATTAACTCCTTCTTCTAAATTCCCACCAAACTTGTCAAGTATATTAACACCCATTATAGAATATGTCAAGCGTTCTAATATGTCATAATTTGCTGGCATATTAAATTTATTAAGAATAGAACAAACATGGGCAGTACCTGCCGAAACTGTCATTTCATTATTAACATCTGTAATTATTTGGTCATGTTTACTTAACACATCAAGATCTTTTCTAAAGGTGCAAGTAGATATTTTACCAAATTGTTTAATTACAACATTACCATTTAAGCAAGATACAATAGGAAATAGTAAGCTTGTCGGGGAATACATTTTTTTCATTTCTGGAACAACGTCTAATAGATGTTTAATATGCTCAACTTCATATCTTTCATCATTTTTCCAGAACCCTTCTATTTCATTTAATGGTTGTATTGCAACGTTAATACCTTGTCGCTTAACATCATCCATTAATGTGCGAATTTCTTCAGGTGTTTGTTTATCTGACATCATTAGGTTGGTCTGTACGCGCGTGGGATCGATATCCGACACCGCTTGAAGTGTTCGGCGTACATCAGCATATTGAATAAATCTTGGATTAACCATACGAGGGTCAGACGAAATAGTAATATATGAACGAGGATCTGAAAAATATTTAGTAATAGTATTGGTATCCATTCCGTTGGAAAACAATTCTACTTTAATGTGTTTATCAGGATCAATTTCATCAAGAAACCCATATAACTTTTTTAGAGCTGGTTCATTTTTGGCTTGTAACAGTTCACCACCAGATGTTTCAAGAACAGAAGGTTTAAATTCTGCAATACGATCCATGGTGTCTTTAAGTTTAGGGTAGTTGTTTCGCACTTCTGGGAAATTTTCAACAAAAAAACGTTCCAAACAATAATCACATGTAGTATTGCATTGTTTGTAACTTGTAATTTTTGTTTCCATTCGGGAAATATCTACTTTCGGAAGGGCGGCGATTTCGGATTTATTAAACCCATCGCCAGATCCATGAACACCCAAAGTATTTACCCAATGTTGGTCTGCTTCTGAATTACAAGGGTCGTTGAAGAATAGCTTGGTGCCATTTTTAAATGTTATCATATTATCGTCCTATGTTAAGGGTATAAATTATTATATGTTCTTAATTATTACGGAACGCGGAGCACCATCAATTAATAGTTTTAATTGTGCAAACGGTGTTTCTTTTTGAATTAAAAGATTATATACAATATCTTTTGTATTTTCGCCCGTATCTAAAGTACGATTATCCGTGAGTTTAATATTATTATCGGATATATCAACATCGATACTCATATCAAGATCAGCCGATATAATTAACTCTAACCTATTAAAACCTTCGGTATCTAAAGCGCTATTAGCAATCTCTACTACGACCACATCAGATGATGTGTTTACTACATCTACTAAAAATTTATTATTGTCCATGATATATCCTTTATTAAATTACAACTAATGTGTAGGTATATGTAGTTGGTACGCTAAATTCCATAAAATTATTTTTTGGAACTGAAGCTTTACCAATGGATATAACGTACATTCCAGATGTTGTTAAATTAAATTGCTTTGTTGTAGGATCATAATAATCCACTGTATTGCCCGTATTCATACGGAAACATTTAATAGATTTTAATAACTCTGGGGTACGAATATCAGAGAATGGACTAAGATCGAAACCGTTCAATGAATATGTTCCAATAGAACATATGTTACCATACGACGTTTTCATTCTAAGTTTTGTTGTTGTTTCCGTGATATCAATCTTCGGCGTAAGCATTTCTATCAACATAGAATATGTTCCGGCCATCATTCGTGCTTCACCAGTATCACTAAACTGTGTAGCAGGTGACAAAATAACTACCTTTTCTGAATATCCATTAAATTCTTCAATACTGCCAATTAATTCATCAGTTGGTAATATTACATCTTTAACTTCAATCGCTAACGTATTTACATTGAAAACGATATATTTTCCAACCGTACCATCACCTATCATGGTATCATCAAAACTGATAGTATCAATTGTGGCAATCGCATTTAATGAAATCTTGGAAAAAGATAACGATTCAACAACGTCTGTTAGTACAAATATTCTCATGTTATCCCCATTTAGCACATTTACTATGTGCGCAGTTACAAGTGCAAGTGCAAGTGCAAGTGCATGTACACCCACAAGTATTATTAGAACTTGGTATATATTTTGTAGTAGCACCAAATACTACTTCTAGTGAATTACCTACGAGGTTACTAGCAGAATCATAATAAGCTGCCCCATTATATGTAACTGTAGCGCCACCCGTAACTACAAAATTAAGTTTATTTGCACCATCATCATATGTTACATCAATTCCAGATTCGAAGTTTCCACTTATCATTGCACCGACAATATCCTGCAAACTTTCGGTTTTTTGTGTTTCAAAATTTGCGGCGGTTAATACTTCCGCACCACTAATGGTAATATTAGTACCATCTAATGTGGTTGGTCCAATCCACGAAATCGTTGCACCTATCGTACCTGATATTGCATGATATATCTCAATACCCGTAGTATGTATTCGCAGCATCACAGCTGGCTCGCCGGATTTTGCGTATGTGTGTACAGCACCTGTCCATGTAGCATTCCATAAATGTTCTACCCTACCTGAGCCATCGTCTTGGACAATTGAGTATTTGCCATTGGTTGATGTTTGTTCTAACAAGGTCGCAACAGCAGAAAATGCTAAGGTGCCTAACATAGTATCGCCAGTATCGTTTACATATCGTCCATCTGCATAATCTCGGTTTATTCCATCTGTGCCAACAACAGGAGTTCCAACATTATTAATTTGATTCGTTGCCATATCCAAGTCGCCTGCCATGGCATCGCCTGTTACATTAACAAATCGGTTGTCAGCGTAACCAAGATTTACAGCATCGTCTGCCGAATCAGGATCAGCAAGATTTTCAATTTTATGCGAGTCCATGTTGAGAGCGCCTTGCATAGCTTTACTACCGTCACGCGGTAAGTAATTTGCGGAAACGCGTGTCCAATCTGGGGAACCACCTGTAAAAATTCGTAAATTTCTTTCATATTCATCACTGCTAATGGCGTATGTTGAAGTTTCCCACCATAGATCGCTTATCGATGGTGCTGTTGGTGCTGTATCAGAAAAAGTAATACCACCAACACGTTTCCATATTCCTGTGAGTGGTGAACCTAAAAATTCATAAACGTAGATTTGTCCCCGTGTTTGGTTATACCACATCTGTCCTTCTATTGGGGTAGTTGCGCTAAATTGGCCTGCTTTATTTGGAACGCCAAGTTCGCCCGCACTAGCTGAAATTGCACCTGATGTAAGGTTCGGTGCAGTAAGAGGACTACCCGTAGATGCTAATGTAATTGTTGTTTCTGTAGAACCATTATATACTGCTGACTGAACGACATACGTTCCATCGTCTGTAGGTGACCCAGTAGAACCCCAAATATTAAAACTCCTTGTTGGGGGGAATGCTCGTTCAACGTCACCCACAATAGTAAAAGTTGTCCCTGTTGGAACACTAGTTATAATATGAATGTCTTCTTCCGATGAAAAATTTTCCAACATATGGATGAAGTTTTCGAGGATAGTTTCGCCCCATAGCGAATGCCCCATGCCAATAAGGTCTATGTCTGTTTGTCTGTTTCCACCGCGTGGACCAGCAACAGCATTGGGTAAAACGTTGAGAGTACTTTTTGTTGGATCAACAAAATTTATAGTGTAATTCTTAGCGGCCATGTTTATTCCTCTTATGTCCTTATGATGTATATTAAGTTATCGCCAGGTGACGCAATATTTGGCACATCAAATGTAGTTACAGACAGCGGACTTCCTAAACTAAAAGTATCACCAATTTCAATATAAAGTGCAGCAAATCGTGCTTTGTTTACAGATTGTCCAGAACATTCTAGTTCATTTGCCGACATTGTATTTCTTGCATCAATCCGTATGGTACCCGGTGAAATATTAACAGATACCCAATGGGTACCATTAAAAGTAAAGTGGTCTTTTGATGTCGTGTCGTACCAATGTTGTCCTATGATTGGTGTAGTTATTCCATTACCAATCCCAAGGTCGTTTTCGTCTTTTGGCATTACTGGATGAATAGTTTCATCATAAAGCGTCGTAGGGGAACCTACAATAAAAGTGTCGCCTGTTACTTTTCGTGGGCAGGAAAAATTTTCCAACATACGGTATAAATTTTGATCTACGCCTTCGCCCCATTTTAGTGAACCAAATCCAAATAAGCGCAGATCTGTCTGTCGGGCTAATCCAGCCGGACCATTTAACTCACCTGGTCCAATAACAAACGAATTGGCTTCCTTTTCAGATAAAATAGCTGCGTCATTGAAGGCTGTTTTCTTTATTACGAACGTTTCTGACATAATATATCCATTAAATAATTAATTATATGACTATTTATCACAGGCATATAATCTTTATAATCCTAATTCAGTCACGTATTGTTTCACGATTTCTACCTCGTTTGGTTGTTTGTTGAATCTTCCTGTCCAATAATCTGGATTTACGATAGTTTCCAGTACTATTCTTTCTTCCGAGGAAGTGGTATTAATATAGAATTTTGCGAATTTCTTACTATTTAATAACATCCATGGCGATAACCTGCGTTGATGTAATAATTGTATCACTTCATTTGGCGTTAATATATTAAATACTTCGCTTACATCTACTTCCGCCGCATCTGCGATATCAAATAGAGTTTTTATTGTTATTTTGACCAGTTCCCTAGTTGGCAATTTTCGTGTAATATATTCAAGATATTTTCGATATGCTGTGTCACTTGACCAGTAATTAGGATCTATACCCGAACCTACCATTAATTCTATAAATACGCCAATATCTGGTAATTGGGTTTTTTTCACAAATTTTGTGAAATTGAAAAATGTAGTGAAGTACCTAGATTTCTTAAAAGCCATTGCTGACGAGGGCACGCTTTTATGTTTCACTTTCATCCAAGATTTATAATAATTCCACGCAGCTTGACCTGCAACCGATTTAAAATCTTTCTCGCGAATCATTGCAGTACATTCATGTCGTAAAAATCTTGCTTCGGTTGTAAATGTTGCCCTGCAAAAATTACACCTATGTAAAATTTCTCTTGTCATATTATGCCTGTCTCGTCTTTAATTCCCTTTTTATTACAGTGATTTCTTGCGCTTGCCTGCCAAGTTGTTCTGCAAAAGAAAGTATATCGTCATTTGAGATTACGGGCAAGACATCTAATGCATCAATAGTATTATAACTAAAAAATTCTTTTATAACTCCAACAACTTTTGGCGTTGAAGTCGTTTTTTTGCTTTTTGTCTTATTGAACTTATATCGCTGAGTTTTACCTGACGCGCACAATGTTATAAGATTAACTAACAATTCTTTATGTTTGCCCAAATTAAAAACGAACGGATTAACTAATTCGTTTAAAAAATAAACCTGACGTGCATCGTCCGTACCAGACATCCATCTCATTAAAATTAATGGACTGATCTCTTTGGCTTGATCTTCGGTAAGCGATTTATAAAATTTTCTGTTCTTCCTACTTAGATTAGGAAGAACTTCATTAAACAAATCTAATTTATATTGTTTAACCATTTGCTGCGTTTATCCGACGGTTACAGAATTTGCATTCCACGTAACCATCTTTTTGAACCAAATGCTCATAAGGATGGATACAGTCTTTAACCATTACTTGTCGCAATGCTTGTATTTCATCAAGCATTGGTTGTTTTTCATCCTTAATAATATTAAGGATTTTTTCTTCAATCGGTCGAAGCTTTTCAATTAACTTTTCCATATTAGCAAGTTTACGCTTCCACGCAGTTTTTTCACTACGATCTGCATGGTTCGATATGCTCTCGAATAAATTACGTTCTACCGCCTGTTCTGGTGTTTCATTTTCTGGTTTTTTTCTTCTAGCCATTATTTTATTAACTCCTCAGAAACGACATCTTTTTCATGACAAACCATATTCAATTTTATATTAATTTCGGTTGGTAACCCAAATAACGTGATTGATGAAGCTACTGTTTCAAATTCTGTTATTGTTCCTTCAAGATTGTGTTGTTCTAAAAATACAATCAAATCTTCAGGTGTTGTTGGCATTATCATGCTTTTCATTTTACTAACTCCATTGCATCATCAAATTTGTTCACTCTAAGTTCTTTGATGAATTGTTTTCCAATATCAGAATCTTTATCAACTATCATACTTGGTTTAGTTTCAAGTTGTGCTTTTAGAACCTCATATTGAAGTTTCGTTCTTTCCATGTAAGATTCTGGAACCCTCATGGCATCAGAAACTTTGCGTTGGAAATATTCAAGATCATCTAACATACCAAGACCTTGACCACATGGTAATGTTTCAACAAGTGAACCCCGCCCTTCTGGATTTGATGAAGAAATGAAATCTTCTGTTATCCATTTACCATCACGGACAACTTTTGAGGTCATTTGTGGTATATACGGTGCATAAAAATATCCAGTATCTAATTGTTTCGGTTCTGTTTCAAAATCAAACACGAGTTGTTTTTCACAATTTTCTTCGTCTATATTAAGCAACTCTACCCCTAATGACTTTATGTGAATTGGTATGTGAATGAATTCTGCGGCATCATTTGGTTTAATAGTAACATCAACGTGCAATTTATTGTTATCAATACGACTAGGCGTATTATTGGTTTCATCACAAACTACCGAATAGTCAACGATGCTACTGTTTGAAAGAATATTAGTAATATCACATCTCACCCGCTCGTGGGTTAATGAATCATTTGGTTTGTCTATGTGGACTGCCAGTCCCGCTTGAATGTTTCTTTTAAGATCTATAAGCTGTCTGCGTACGTTTACCTTATCGAAAGATGAAGTGTCAGATAGTGCTTCACTTTTTATAGTTGTTAAAGTTAAAATCTCTGCTTTCAATTCAACAATCTCATCTTTAAGTTTACAAATGGTATCCTTGTCGTCCCTCATGTCGACTAAATCATCATAACTATACCCAAACGCCGTGTTATAATGCGTATGGTCAAAAGACCCATAAGGTATATTCATTAATGTATTTGTTGTAATATTATTAATTTGCGTTTGCACATCATCTGTGATTTTTGCTGTATGCATTATTGGAACGTGAACGTCTTCGATATGTTCGGAAGATGGTTTTGGCATACAACCACGTGATGATACACCGAGACTAATCGGTTTATTGAGCAATTTCATTGCTTCGTGTATTGTTTCTATATTTACTTCTGGTGCTGGGGTATTAGAATAAGTGCAGGGCGAAGCTGGATAATCAAACATATTTAAAAATGAAAAATTATCATCTATAGCCGATACACATGGACTTTTTAGTTTTGGTTTGGTTTCTTTTTTGTTAATCTCTGGTAAGAACTTATCGAACTCGTCTAAGAAATTTTGATTTTTTATCATTATTGTTCTCTTATACTTGTGATAGCCGTATGAACATCGCGGCGGCGTTTATTTCCTGGTCTGCAATGACGGCGTTTTTGTAAAGATGATCGGTAAGTATAACAATACCAGCTTCCCAATTATCTTCGTTGCTATATTTTTTTGATTTGTGTAGATTTTCATATAGGAATCTATATAGATCTTCCCATTCTTCTGTTGCAACATTCGCACACGTGAGTGATCTGGCACCTTTCCAATTATCTGCGCTAATCATATCCAATAACTTAAATTTATAATCACCTGATTCACTTTCCATGACAAGGGATTGAAGACTACCATCAATTGAATTCTGTTGTAATAGATTTATAATTTTTCGGATATCGGGATATCCGACTGCAATATACTTGTCTAATAAATCAATACCGAATTTTATTTTTTCAGATAACAATATTGTTGCACAATATTCTGCGATCTCATCGCGATCTGAGGCTTTAAATCTAAATTGCTGACTGCGGGATTTAATTGCTGGCATTATTTTATTTTCATAATTACAAGTAAGTATGAAACGTGCTGGACAATCTGGATCTTCCATGTACTTTCGAAGAACAGCTTGAGCGTTTTGTGTAAGGTAGTCCGCTTCTTCTAATTGTATAACCTTAAATTCGCCCATTGCGAAAGTGGTTATAAAACTTTTGATTCTATCGCGCATGAAGTCAACAGAATTATCGTCACTTGCATTAATAAGAAGAACGTCTGTTGGATCAACATCGAGTTCCTTTATTAAGATTTGAGCTATTGTAGTTTTACCACTGCCCTGCACGCCAGATAATAGTAAATGTGGAATAGTTTTATTTTCGACCATTTGTTGAAATGCTTTCTTATGGGATTCGTCATGAAAAATATACTCGTTGAGAGTAGCAGGTCTAAATTTTTCAACCCATAATACGTGTTTATTGGATTTCATTATAATTATTATTCTCCGTATTATGGATGAATAATACTATAATGGGTAACCGTTGTCAACTACTTTTGTTTATTAAAATTAATTTGTTCAGTGTTGCTTGGTTGCTTGGTTACTTTTTCATGAACTGTTCTTTGTTTTGTTAATCCTTCTTCTACCAATTCAGCAATTTGCCATTCTTTTAATGTTGGGTTTGGGATATTACCTACTGGTTCAGTTTTATTAGTTGCAGGAACATCAGCGGGTCGCTCAGATTTAATAGGCGCAATAGGTTCATCAAGGGTATCGTCATCTGATAACGTATATTCAACAATCTTATGTTCATGTTCTACATGTCCAAATTCTTTCTTGCGCTCACGTATTGCATGATTCACCCCTAACGTGAGGGCAACAGCTAATGGATCAAATGCAAACATTATTAATATTATCATCCATTTAGTTGCATCATCTGTTTCAGTTGAGAATGCTTTGGCAATGAAGATAATTGGACCAGTATGAACTTCGTTTATTAGTTTTTTCTGCTTAAGTTCAGAAATTTTTATTGTTTTTTCACTAATCTGTCTGGTATATAATTGAATATCATTGCGCAAGCGATCATATTCCGCCGCATTTGCGGCGATAAGTCGTTCTCTACCCTTAATATAATTATTTGGCAGAGATGCGATGTCAGCATCTATTTGTTTTCTTCGGACAAGTCTTTCTCTCTTAAAGGTTTGCAACTCATTACGTTCTGTTTCCAATAATAATATTTGCTGTTCTTGCTGCTTTAATGGTAGCGCATCTTGTTGGTAACCCATTGAAAGAAATCCGAATATACCTGCAGAGGTAATTAACATCAATACCAAAATTGCTAAAATAAGGTACCATTTCATTGCTTGTGAAATACTATCACGATATCGATAAATATATGATACTGCAACTAACTTACCGGCTTCAAGCGATGTCCCCATTGTGACAACAGGCCAAAAAATTCCTGAAAATATGGCAGCTAGGCCGTATATACTAAAAAATGCGGCAGTTCCCGCAATTGCAAGTGTGGTTAATATAAGAATGACGATAAAACCCATAAAAATTCTCCGATTTTAGATATATTTATGGGTTTAGAAAAGTTTACACCAAATAATCTTCGTCGATTGCCATCAACTTAGAATCATCTGTGCCCCAATAAGATATACCATCAACTTCTAACGATTCTGTCCATTGGAGTGCTTCTATTAAAACTCTTGAGCCAACTTTAATATCTGACATTACTTCATTGCCAATTGATACAACTATTCCCCATCTTGGACCTTTTGCGCTTTCATCATAACTAGACATCTCAAATCCCCAGTCAGTTTTTTCTTCAAATTGTGAACGACTTTGGCCGAAATCTGATTTTCTTACAATACTATCTTCAAATTGGAAGATGATACGATTGCGAATAGCTCTTAATGTTGACATTATTATTCCTTATTTTTTATAGTTTTTTTCTTTCTTGCTTTCTGTTTAGTTGTTGGTGGTGTATCCGCTACCACGTTGTTTGTTACTACTGCTTCGGTGGCAGGTAAATTTTCTTCTGCCGCTGGAAGTATTGGTGCAACCTCAACAGCCAATTGTTCAACAACAGGAAGCTTCTTCTTCAATCTACGCTTTAATCGATTTTCGATAAAGTTTTGACGGTTCTTAACTTCTACTGGCGTTGGGGCAGCTGCAAGTTGTGCTTTGATTTTCAAGTAATCAAAATCAATAATTTCGCCTTTTGCGCTTTTAACCTTCTTTCCCATTTTAATCTCCTATTAAACTGATTAAGTTCGTAAAAAATCTTTTATATCTAGGTCATAGTAGAAACTGTCAACATCATGAACACCAATGACGTATAACACGTACGAAGATACACTACTTCCACGTCCTACTCCCCAAACTATATTTTTTTCTACTAACGTATTTATAATATATATCACGGCTTTAATAGTGTCAAAAAGTCCCATTTTGTCGTAAAGTACTAATTCTTCGGCACATCGTTGCTCACGAAGCGTAATATCATCCTCTGAACCCGATTGTTCTAATAATTTATCTGCAACATACGTGACAACATTTAATGTTTTGTATTTTTCAGGCATATTCCAATCAAATGATAATTCACTGACGTTGGTTTTAACTGAAATCTTTTCCGACGCTGGAACCAACTTATTATATTGTACAATATCGTCTGTTAAACTCTCAACGAATAAATGTTCAATACTGTTACCATTCGTAATATTATTGATTATATTATTAGCATCAACGGTAGAATCTCCATCAAACCATAACGTGCGATTCTTTAATTTGATGCTATTATTCGAATGGGCTTGAAACATTTCCATCCGACGTATCTATATTTGGTGTTACTGCCTTACCGCCATTTGCCGCAGGATCTAATAGTTGACGAGCAGCCGGTGTCATTTCCACGTTGGTTGGGATAAAACCACCAACAGGTGGTGGTGGCTGAAACCCCTGCGGAGGTGCGGGTGCAGGCGTTGGCGTATTATATACGGGTGGCATTGGTTGTGTTGTTTGTACTTTTTCGATTACAATTTTCTCTTCTATAATTCCATCAATTTTATCACGGATTAATTTCCATTGATCAAAATTAGGACTCCATTCATCGGATTGTAGTTCTTCAACGCCCTGTAACCACGCTCTAAATTCTTTTAAACTTTGTTTAATTTTTCTTCTTCTTGTCGCTGCCATTTTTATTATTATCCTACATTTATTAATTTATTTCATGTTACTTATATTATGTCGCCGACAACTTTATCTTTAAGATACTTATTGTATGAATCAGACGGTGAGATATTTATCCACGCATCTGGTGATATTGGGTGACATAGCATTTGATATTTATTTAAAGATGGTCCAATGTTTTGGAAGTTTGGATAATAATCATTTACCGTAATCGTTTCCAGTTCTGGTAATTTCATATTCATGCCATATATCATCGCTTTAAATTCTTTGCCTGCCAATTCAGCAACTTCTACAACATCCAATTGGTAAGTTTCATCATCTGAAACCAAAATATTCCAATTTGCGGGTAAATTAAAAGTAAATCCTCTAATTGTAACCGAAATAGTTGGACAATTGATTTCTTCAAATACTAACAAGGGCGCGAGCGTGAAGTCCATCAAGGTCAAATCAAGAACATACATATATTCAGATAAGGTTGGACCTTGAATACTATCGAGAATTATTGGATCGTTATTTTCATTAAATATTAACATTATTATTCTTATTCTTATTTTATAGTTATTATATTATAATACACTAATATACTTCAATAGTCAATCTTTCTTTTATTATGAGGGTATTTAGCTTCAGAATAATATCGTATGCGTTGTCTTAGATGTTTTTTACTATATTTTAAATCTGAACATATATCGCTAATATTAACAAAATCCTTATCATGTGCTTTTCTTAGACCGCGACCAATCGCCTGTATTACACGAATGAACGATTTACCAATGTCTACTAAGACAAGATTAAAGATCCTTTTAATGTTTAATCCTGTGCCTGCGATATTGACAGTAGCAATAACAACAAGATTATCATTATCGTTAAAAGATTGGTATATTTCTTTTCTAACATCGTTGTGATCTTTACCATGTAGGAATACTGCTCCAGGTATTTCTTTAGCCAGTTTTTTACCAAATGGAACCCCATTGACGAGACATAACACATTTCCCTTGTCCAACAAACTCTTAGACGCAATATGGTTTGCAATCCAACGTAAACGCGATTTTTCGGAATGCAGAAATGCTTTTTCAGCGGTAAAATCTGGAAAATATGAATCTTTAAATTTCGTATATGTTAACTTTGGTACATCTGGATCATCTTTCGTATCCTCTACAAATTGGGCATATTGTGCTGTTAGATTGACTTCCAATTGTACTATATCGATTTCTAAATTAGATAAATGTCCTTGAGCAATTAGTTCATGGGCAGGTATCGTATATTGTACGTCACCAACCGCGATTCTTATTGACATTGCATCGTTTTCATCTTCAGGCAATGTACCAGTACAACCAAATCTAATCGGAATATGTTTTCCATGATCAATTAATAATTCATTTAATACCGGACCACGTAAGCCCTGACATTCATCAACGATTATCATATCAAACTGGGATATAACAATAGGATTATTTTTTAACGTCTGCCATGTCGATACTACATGGGTATGATTCAAGTCTTTAGAAGTACCACTATATTCGCCAACGTCTACGCCAAAAAATTCATACTCAGTTTTTGTTTGATCGGTTAATGTAGTATCAGGAACAACGATAATAGAACGATAATTCATCGCCCTTTCATATGACAGTGCCAATGCCGCACACATAGATGTTTTACCACCGCCTGTTCCCGCGATGCCAATTCCACCGCCGTTATTTATAAGGGCATTAACCATATCCACTTGATAATCCCTGACTTCCCATGGTTTATCTGTATCAGGATCGATAACATGAGAAAAGAAATCTTTAGTTATCAGAGGGATAGAAACAGGCATCGATTTACGATGATCTTCAAGTTCTAATTTATACCCAAGGTTAGCAACCTTGGGTATAATTTCACTAAGAAGATTAATAAATGTTTTGCCGCTTTTATGAAAATACCGAATTTTACCATCCCATGAACCTAATTGAAATTTGGGATTGAAAAAATGACTAGCTGTAAAAATACCATACATTTCATAAAAATAAATAATATGATCAGGATGCATCCCTACAAATATACAGTTTACTTCATCTAATAGTACTATTTTACATTTTTTATTTTTTATCATTAGTTTTATTAAATTTCTACAAATTCTAGCTGTGCGACTCTAATTTTAGTAATATTAGATAACGCATAATTACGTGAAATAAATGCATTCACTGTACTTTGATATAATTCGTATCTTTCTTCGACTTCAAGCAACAACGAATGAACGTATATATACGCGTCTTCATTGTCAATATATTTGTTAATTTCGCGTTCACCTAACGCTCTTGAATAATTTTCTTTGTATGATTTAAACAGACTGCCGCGTACGCGTTCTTCTTCAGCCGCGAAAAATTTAACCAATGTATGTAATTCAATCTTGCGCTGATCATAATAATGCAACCATGCAGAATTCTCACTGTTCGCAATTTCTAATTTCTTACCTCTTATTTCCAATTGTTCACGTGCGTGTAGAAGATCGTTTTCATATACTTCTAATAACGCGGGTAAATTTTTATAATCCTTACCTACATCGGCTATTCTACTCATTTAACTGCTGCCTTCATGTTGTAAAATTTTAACGATTGGAGTTGTTTATCTGATAACTGGGTTAAATCAAATTCCGTGGCAACAGGGTTGGAATTGTCTATTGTTTCCGAAAATTCCTCCATGCTTTTTTCTTCATGCATAGTATATAAAAAATCCATAATAGCATCTTCATCATTGGTGGTTGCCAGCTCGAGAGGAATATTCATATGCACTACCCGCTGAAAATATTCAAGATTTTCTTCTGTAATAGTAATCTCGTTGCCATCTGATTCAAATGTAGTACCTGGCGCATAATCTACCGAGCCCATGACAACTAGCAAGTCATCTACTATATTAGCGTCTTCCCACGTAAACGTGCCTGCACCACAGAGGGGATCGATATCTGATAGGAATGTTGTAACACAAACAAGTGTTGTGTTGATTAGTTTAAATATTTCTAATGTTTTTTCTTCGAAAGCAGAATTCCTTGCTTTTAACATTTTCTGTAAATCTTCCATTGTTAGTTACCTTATTATTATTATTATTTATGGTAATTTTATGAGTCACAATAGTTCCCTAGTTGTGTTATTGCTTCAAAACCTGTAGCTTTGTTTTCCATAATACTTTTTAAAACATACATCTTACCATATTTTTTAACAGCATCGCTCATATCTTTACAATTTGATCCAATATCTGGTGTAGATATACTCCATCCGAATTCAAGTGCTTGTTCTGCTGGTCTTTTACCATCACCAAACTTATCTGGAATATATATTTTTTCGCGGGACGAACGATTTAACCATTGTTCTTGATATGGTGTTATAACATTACCCAATGTAGCCACCCCATCAATCGCATATCCATCAAACCATCCTTCAGTTATTAATAGCGGCGATTCAACATGTTCAAACAATCTATCGAACCCATATAATACGCGTTCTTTTGGTGAAGCGGGGGTTTCGTACTTTTTGGCGGCATCGTATAATGCTCGACCAACATAATATATTAACTTATTATTTTTATATATTGGCATAATAACACGTCCAAGCCATTTATGCAACTTAGGATTTTCGGCCTTAGTGGATAGCATAAAGGGATAACTATCAGGATCAACGCCGCGCTCATCACGAAGATATTCGCGGGCTGCATCTGCAACATAATCATCTGGTTTGGCATCTTTTAATAGATAAAATATTTCAGGCAATTTTAATTCTTTTGGTTCAATGTTAGTAAACTTGGAAGTTTTATTGTTGGACTTTCTTGCGCCGTTAATGTAGGCATGGCTTGTTAAAATAACCTGTTGCCATTCATCCGCAGGAATGCCAAAAGATTCCAAAGTTTTGATCATTTTCTTTGGCATATATTCATGTTCATATGAATCATACACGGATGTATGGCCACAATTCCAACATTTGTATACTACTTTATCGTTATCGAATAAAAATGCACCACGTAACCCTTTAAGAGTGTGATCGTTACAAACAAGACATCTAACTGCGTGCCAGCCTTTGTGATTTGGTGTTTGAAGTTGAACGTATTGTCTTATTATTTGTTCAAGTGTTGGTAAATCCATTTCAACAGCATAACACAAGTACGATATTTTAGCAACTTACTTTCGTTGTTTTCCCTTATGCGCTTTCGTCATCATTTTAACCATTTTATTTAGGCGCTTACGAATATCGTCTGCTTGTAACCATAAATCTTCACCCTTTAAAATATCTACAAGCTCAGCTTCTGTTATGAATGGGATATAATAATCGCGCGTTAAGGTATTGAACCATTTAATAGTTGCTTCAAGTTGCTGTACTTGCTCATTTCCCTTGCCATATATTCCACCACTAAAATTATGAATCATCATAGTGCTATGGTCATGTATAAGAAATTCATCAGCCGCTAAAAATATTAGTGAACCAAGCGAATAGGCTTCACCTTCTAAGCTACAGACAATGTGCGCTTCTGAGTATTTCATAGCATTGATAAGTTGGATACCTGTGGATAAATCGCCACCTTGTGTATTTAGATGAATAATTACGGTTTCATCTGAACTGGCAAGGCGAATTTTGTGTATCATGTCAACATACAAGGCGGGAATATCAATATAACCACTTAAATAATAATGCTGAATCTTTGAAACTAACGTCTGTTCATAATATTCATATGCTTTTATTTCACTTTCTACTTCTTCTTCCGCGATTTCTGCTTTCATATATCGACCCGTGTTAAATTAGTATAATAAATGTATTTATACACTAGCGAGTAAGGGGTTTAATGCTTTTTTAGGTTATTTTTTAAATAAATTATGGTAAATAGTTAGGCTGCTAATGCAATATACATATATACATCAGAGGGAATTAACTATGGAAAAGTATTATGGCTATGTCTATATCTGGAGAGATTCTAAATGCAATATGTATTGCATTGGATCGCATTATGGAACCATTGAAGACAGTTACATTACATCTACGGGGTGGATGGTAGCCGCTTATAAGAAACGACCAAACGATTTTAAAATGCGAGTTTTAGAATATTTAAACGAGGACGATAAATCGCTTTTATTGGATATTGAACAAAAATACTTAGATATGATAAAGCCAGATGAATTAGGGAAGCGTTACTATAATCTTAAAAAATATGCATCAGGCGGCGGAAGGATAATTGGTCAAAAAAATAAACAAGACCATTTAGCGGGTGGTTGGAATAGAGGTTTAGATAAAGAAATGATGCAGTTGCGTAAAACTGGCAAATTTTGCATTTTAATAGATAATCCAAAAAGGAAAGCACCAGTAAGGCGAAAGAGTGGATGGCAACATACAGAAGAAACTAAGCAAAAAATATCGAAGGGGCTTAAAGGAAAGCGAGCGTGGAATAAGGGAATATCACTGACTGATATACAGCGGGCTGCATTGTCTGCTTCATTAAAAGGCAGAACAGCATGGAATAAGGGCAAATCTAGTTCCGTATCTGCGGATAATGGTAAAAGTGGTGCAAAGAAAATGAGTAAAACCGCACAGGGAAGAAAACGGCATTATAAAGAGGATGGTAGCTGGACATGGATTTATAATGTTAACGGCGAGTGGAGATTAACCCCACCCACCAATAACGATTAACTATTCTGTTGCCAGGTCGTCAAACCCCGAATCGATCACGCCGCGAGGCGAGTTTCTTCAAAAAAAGCGTCATTAGCTGCTTTTAATTTAATTTATGCCATTTACGATGGTCATCTGTCGTATCATCCACTAGCCGTTCTTAACCACGTCGAATCCATTTCATCCCCGTTGTACGTCGGCTGAGCCTTTTACAGCGTCGTAAGGCTGGAAGCCGTTCCAGTCCCCTTACCAGTTGTTCGGTGGAGATGTGGGCGTCGAAGCCCAGTCCGCAATTCTTACTAAATTCGCTTCATATGATAGTATTCTTATTTATCATCCTTCGTATTATCTTTTGCCCAATCTAAATTAAGGTCTTCGGCATATTCTTCCACGATTTCAATAGGTTCTTCAAATTTAGGAAGATCTTTACATTGTAAACTACCAACATCATAAGAAAGTGTTACATGTGGCTTATAGTCAGGAAAATCGTATGTTGCCTCGTGCTCTTTCATTAATTCCTTATGTCTTTTTGATAAAGCAGTGCAAGTATACTTCAAAACCAAACACATTGCAACCTTTCCATCATCATCAGGTTGCGACGGCCATTTTTCGAAGCCCGATGGTGTACCTTCTAATATATCATCATACTTACCTTTGGCCTTATAGTCTGGTAAATATTTTCTACTGTATAATAAAGTGGTATGCATTTTTTCGGGTTCTATGGGATTTGGTATATCATTATCTTTAATAAACTTTTTAATCGCATTGATAGTTTTGTTACTTAGTCTTACTCCAGCATAAGTTCCTTTTTGTATTTTTTCTTCAATAATCTCGGTCAATTTCATCACTCTTTTCTTCTATTTTTATTATAGTGTTATTTACCCAATCATGGGCAGCTTGCCAACAATTACATTTTATTTTATGTATTTCAGTTGGTGTAGTTACTGTGGCATTAAATTCAATACCGTGTCTTGCGTCATATCCAGAATCTTGTGGAAATATCAAAAATCGTGCAAATTTGACACTTCCAACACTTACCAGTTTTGTCAATATATTCTACCTTTTCTTATAAGTTACAAAATATAATTTTTCAGTTTCTTCGCCATTTACTATCCTATACTCTTTATTTAGTATTTCTATAGGAAATTTCTTATCACATTGATATCTTTCATTTTTTATGATAGTTAAATATATTGTGGTTGTCCATGATAACGCCTCAATGAACATTCTGTGGCCACCAACCACAAAAATCTCACGATTATCTTGTTCATCTAGTTGCTGGATTGCTCCCCGAATGGTTTGTACGGCAGTTGCACCTACTGGCGTATATTCAGCATCGCTTGTTACAACAAACGATTGCCTACCATGTAGGATTGCATCTGGTGGTATCGCAGATTGTTTTATATTTACTGTATTCTCAATAGTTTCTACCTCTTCGTCGACATCAATAATTTTTGGCTTCTTCCTATCCATAAACATGGCGTGCATATCTTCGTATGTCTTTCTCCCCATAATACAAACACCACCAGACGTAACTTCTTTGAAATGTCGTAGATCTTCGGGGATATCCCATGGGATTTTTCCATCTTTGCCAAAACCACCATCCTCGTCGACTGCGACTACAATTGATAAAGATGGTATTATTGTTTTATTATTCATATTTTTGTGCCCGCATTGCTTCTTCTATTCTCTTGTGATTTTGGAAATACTTTTCTGATGTTAAATCCACTATAATTCTAGCATACCTCATGGCACGCGTATTCACACGATCTGCTGTTGTAAAGTAAAAATTAACTGCGGGGATGGCTGTCGGTTTTTTAAAGAATGCAACCAGTTTACCTATAATGGACGTAGGGGAAGGGGGTAATGGAAACTCTGCATTAAATGTCAACGTGGATGGGGAATATTGGCAATAAGCGCCACTATCCAGAATCCAATGGTGGAACGTATGATAAATGTCACGTACATGGTTTTGATTTTCCCCAATAAAAAGATATTTATTGCCACCGTGGTGTGGTTGTAAATAGGAAAGCAACGTCACCATTTTTTCTATGGTTTTACCACAACCACGCCCGTATAACTTTTCGTCACGGACAAGCTTAACGCGTGCTGGATCTACTTCGTATAGAGGTATCATCCTGTAATCGTGTAGCGTAGCACTGTAACGTTGTAACAATTACGTTGACGATAATATACGTCAAGATGTGTTATTTTTTTGTTAATATCAGATTGTTTATTATTTCTAGTATCACAAATTATATTCCATTGCTCTATTTTATTTTCATTAACCATATATTCCATGTGGTCATCAAGAATTCCCAATACAACAATGCGGTGCGGATCACTATCCCATATGACATTAAAATCTACAATCAACACTTCAATAAAACTGGATATGTTATTACATAATTGTTTGCTATTGACATGTTGTGTTTTTAAAATAAAATCGGTCATTGCAATTACTTCTGTATAGTATAAGATAAGTGCGTTGTATTAAAACAATTTTTATGTTTATAGTAAATGTCAATAATGAATTTATTTTTTTTAAGTTCTGAAAATTTATTATTTCTCGAATCGGCAACTACATTTAATTGTTCAAGTTTATTACTTTCCGCTTCGTCTTCCAACATCATTTCAATTAAATTAATCGCAGAGTTCATATCTATCGATAAATCAAATAACATTACCACCGCACGCATATGTTCATCAATGCTTTCAAAAATTGATTTACTATGTACGTTTTTAGTTGTTGATGTAATTTTCACGTTATAAGGTTCCATTAAAAATATACCTATATTTATACACTAAATGCATACTTAATTGCAGGGTGGTGTTCATACCCCTCAAGTTCAAAATCTTCTAATGTTACCCATGTTTCCAAGTCTTCAAGACTTTTAATATCTGGATTAATTTTCAGAGTCGGCAATGCCAGTGGTTCTCTATTAAGTTGAACTTCTGTTAATAATTCAAGTTGGTCTTCGTAAATGTGAGCATTTACAATTTTATGAAATGCCTTTGCAGGTTTAAGTCCTGTAATCTGTGCCATAATAATAAGCAACCATGCGACTTGCACTTGGTTGAAACCGTGTCCTAACGGAATATCATCACTACGCTGATAACTGGTAAGATATAAGTTACCGTCTAAGATACTAAAAGTGTGCGTATGCATACAAGCTGCAAGACATGCCCTGTTTATTTCGGCAGGATTCCAAAATGTCAAAATTTCACGCCGATCATCATAGCCTTTACTTAGGTTATTTACAATCTTTTTAAGTTGGTCAAATGGCTTGCCGCGGCGATCCATAAACCTACGGCCTTGGGCACCATAGCAGTCGCCCATGTCATCTTCGCCCTTTCGGTAAGGATTATTAAGCCATGCTTCATTGTCGTTAGCGTTAGCGTTCCATGTATTACAACCAAGAGCGCGAAATTGTGCTGCGTTGGTATACCCACGCAGATAACCTAACATTTCTGCGATTGCTGGTTTCCAAAATAATTTTTTGGTTGTTAAAACAGGTAATTTTCCTTCACTAACATCGTAAGTGAAGTTTGCATCAATGACAGTTAAACAACGCTTGCCCGTGCGTTTATTTGTTACCCATTGACCTTCATTTATTATTCTATTGCATAGGTTAAGATATTCTTTCATTTATTATTATTCTTCTATTTCATATAAATCTGTTAGGCGAACCCATTTCTTCCATGAACCATGTTCCGCATTGGCAGGTTTTACTTCGTGCCGTTCATCTATTCTATTATTTTTTAATTCGCGCTTAGCAGTTCTTCCCGTAAAAACAACTTCAATATCATCCAATAGGTATGTCTTTGTCTGCTCTGATGAGTTTGGCATATTTCATCCCCTTTTTCTGTACTGCTGCAAACAATTCATCTGTTAGTTCGCGTGGTGTTTTATCGGGATTATGCATGGCCAACGTACCTATTAACACATTTATAATATCCGCTGCTTCTTCGGCAGGCGTATCTTTCCATTCTTTATCTTTGTGGCGAAGGTATCCCATTTCATGAAGCATTATTTCGCTAAACTCACCAACTTCTTCTGCCAATTTAATCGTCAATGCTTGTGGCGGCATGGTTTCATATGCGTGCGTCATTTCAAATAAATCACCAATTAACTTATTCCAATCTTGTGTTGTATCAGTCATCGTCTTTTTCTCCGTCACCATTTCTATATATTTCAAGCATATTTTCAAGCTTGTACAGTAAGTCTATCTGTTCTTCATCGTAACACCCAATATGTAAATCGTCGGCGTTATTAGTTAGAAAAAATATCGCTTTTTCAAGATTATATAGATGCCATTCAAGTTCACGAAAACCTTTTTCTGTAAATACTTCTTTAGGATTCCGCATCTTCGTTTCCTCTGAAATTGCGTAACGCCACGCTAATATCATGCCACCAATCTGCTTCAATTTGAAACTCTAAAGAAATTCCATCTTCATATGTGGTGCCTGGTTCTTCGCCATATTCGCTATCAATTTCCGCGCAGAATCTTGATTTGTAATATCTGTCTAACTTTTCACAGGCTTCCATTAATTCGGTAATGTTTGCTTTTTCAGGTGCGTTCTTCAAATCTTCTTCAACAGTCGATAATAGTCGCTTAGCTTGTTCAATGTTCCATAATACGGTAGTCATTCATCCGCTCCCAGTAATTGTTCAATGTAATTTCTATCCTTCGTAAATATAGGAATATCCTTATCATATCCACTAGTAGTGACACAAAATCCGCGTTTTTTCCAAGTATCCACATCGTTCCAATTTTGTTGATGTGATTTCATTAACATGTCTTGTACTTGCGAGACATTCTTACCGTGTAATTGTTTATGCGAAAAATAAAACTGACCAAGCATATTAATACTATTACGTGTAGCATCTTGTTGACGCCAAACGAAGTAATTAACCACTTCTTCTTTAGGAACATTAAACACTCGTGCATCAAATAACGCTGTACTTAAATCTGTGTCTTGGTTAAAAGATGCAGTTGCCAAAGAAGATGAAATGGAAGTAATTTTTTGGATATTACCATCAAACCATTGATCTGTAGCCAATCGTTTCCAATCGTTTAATAAAATTGATATTTCGTCACTTTGTGAATAGGCCAATACCGCATTCTGGATATTGTCCATTAGGTACTGTGTAGTCTTGCGCATTAATCTATACATTACACCACTATATGGTTCATTATTCAATGATTCATCCACAGAAAATAATTGCCGCGTCCATGTATGAAACGCCTTACCATCCAAGCGAATGATGACAGGGGTACGGCGAAGCAATTTAGATTTTGAAACTGCTTCATATCCCTTCATACGCGATCCTAAATTATCTGATTTGTGGCTCATGACTCCCCCAATTTTGATGTATTTTTTTGTGACATGTTCTGCATAATGTTAACCCATTTTTTAAATCTTTATCTGCAATTTCTGGTTGAATAATCAACCAATCAATTTTTTCTGATTCCGTTACAAATGTATTTTCTTTTAATAAATTTACTATAATCGTAGATATTGGTGAAATATGGTGTGCATCAAGATTCTTAGTTGCACCACAATGTTGACATATACATTTATCTCTATCCATAACTTTGTGAAACCATTTATTTTTTCTTTGTAATGCGCTTTTAACCCTTTGGTTGAGACTCTTTTTGCCGCCCTTCCATGCTGTTGCATTTTCGCCAGTTTTACCAATTCGCGATTTTGACATTTTATTCTTTGTTTTTTCTGTGTGTCTTTTCCCCCACATGGGATTATTTTCGCCTTTAAGGGAAGGCCGGTTCGCAATAGCATTATAGTATAGAACACTCGATTTAATGCTCTTACTATGATTTCTCTTTCTTTCTTCGTTTTGCCAAAAATCTTTACCACATTGTGGATTTTTTCTCGATGCAATTTTCGCAGCACAGTTGACACAATAATCTTTATCTATTTCTCTTTTCTTTCTACTTGCTTTTACTGACGATATTCTTCTATTATTAATTTTCCCACAATCGTCACATTTTACTGCAACTTTGATTTTTACCTGCAGGCCTTCAATATTGATCATAAACATTATAGATCTCCTTCTTATAATATTTATAAGTTATATTAATTCAATTACCAACAAATGTCCGTTTATAAGTTATCTTTGAGATATAACCATCGTGTTACGGCAAGGGATATAAAATATGCCCATCCCAGTAAAGATATAATGGCAGCATCTGCGGTTATTAATAATAATCCCACAAACATTACACCCCATAGCGGCCAAAACTGTGAAACTTTGCCTTGATCATCGTACCATTGGTTATATTTCTTTAAGTTATTTTTTATTGTCTTCCACATAATTTCTCTTCTCAAAACAGAATGTTGAACCTTTATTTGTACCTACGATAAAAATGCATTGCATATAATGTGCAGTCTGCAGTGTAAATTCATAAAGGCGCATATCGCCACCTGCGGCGGCGAGACGTGTTACACTGTCGGCGCTAACCGTAGCGGTCGTAAAAACACTACCATCATCAAACCATTGCTTTTTCACATAGTAAAGACCTGATAGGATAATTACTGTTGCTACAATATAAAAAGTTATTTTAAATTTGCTCATTTTGCCATCCCAAATGTGTTAAGTTTATTCATGAATTTTGCTTCCCATTTAGTATATTCTTCTACACGCGCAAAACCTGTGTCAGAAAAAAGAGTAATAGTACCATCTTCTGTTAAACTTTCTGACGCCAATTGTGAGAATCCTGAACGAAGAACCGCTGCCCCTTCATAGATCTTCTCGGGAAGAACGATACCTGCACAGGTTAACGCCCCATCTAGCGCTTCGTGAGATTCACAGAAATCTGTCCATGGGTATGGGTTTTGAGGATCATCTAGATCTACCAATAGATTACGAATGTTATCACCGTATCCACCATTTAACAAAATCATAGTCTTGTGATTTTTCGCCCAATCATATAATATTTCGGTTTTTTCCTGATGAAAGGCGATATTATATTTTACGAACATGTCAGAAATGACATGTGCACTTTGCAACCCAACCTGTATTGACGATAAATACATATTAGAAAAAGAATAGAATCTCATATTTTACCTCTTAATTTATAGTGATAGCATAACATGAAACCTTTAATAGGTCAACAAGAAAGTAACAGAAAACACCAAGAAAAACGCAGACGTGCGGCAGGAATTCCAACAAGAGAACAAATACGTGCAAGAAATATGCAAATATTCGTTCAAGTATCTGAAAAGGTTCATAAAAACAAATATAATTATTCGGATGTTGTTTATGTTAATAGTTTAACAAAGGTAAAAATTAAATGTCCTAATCATGACATCTTCCATCAAATCCCGCACGCACATAAAGATGGACAAGGGTGTCCAGAATGCGCATTACGAAAAAAACATAATGGTTTTAGAAAATCATTAAAAAGTTTTATTAGTGAATCTAATATAGTACATGACAACAAGTATGATTATTCGGAAACATTCTATGTTAATAATAAAACTAAAGTTGATATCATATGTCCTGAACATGGAAAATTTTCACAACAAGCCAAAGCACATCTACATGGGCAGGGTTGTCCTTGCTGTGGTGCGGCGGCGAGAATATCCATAACAATGTCAAAAGGCGAGACAAAAATCTTAAACTTTTTAAAAAACCACCATGTTGATTTCATACCACAACAAACTTTTAAGGATTGTAAATATTAAAGCTTTCTCAGCTTCGATTTTTACTTACCAGAACAAAATATGTTAATAGAGTTCGATGGCAAGCAACACTATGAATTTGTTAAGAAATTCCATGATAATATAGAAGGGTTTAAAATACAACAGGCGAGGGACAAGATAAAAACACAATATGCCCTTGATAATAATATCACGTTAGTAAGAATACGCTGGGATGAAGAGAGCGCGATCCATGATATTCTTTACAAATCAATATTTTTCCATTCCAAACAAGCGTCGTTATCTCAAGTCTAATAATGCCTACTTATGAAAATGGACTAACGGGATAACAGATGATTGTTTGGGGGATATTTTAATATTACAAACTGGCTGCTGTGCTGGCGCATATGATACATGATATAAGAAAGTAGCATACCAAATTTCAAGAAATATAATGGTCGACATATGAAATGCCGCGAAGGTAGTAAAAACGAACAAAATAAAAATAAGGGAAATGGCAATAACGGCGATTAGCAACATGCACCACCCGTTTGTAATCTTTATTGTTGGGTCAGTGGTTTCTGAATCACCAGTGAGTTTATATAATAAATATGTACTCCACGCGATCAATATTCCACTCATAAAACTAAAAATCGTAGGTAATAGTAAAAGTACTGTTTCCATGATAGTTCCTCTTATTGGTTTTCATTATTTAATCGACGCTTAACTTGTGTTAAATTTTTTTTAATGCCGACAATGTTTTTTTCTATATCACTAAGTTTTTTCAATATTTTAATAGTATTTTGATCATGTGTGTTATTTTGTTCAATTAGTAGCACATTGGGGGGTAATTCAACAACACGCAATGCCGCGAAGCCGATTACGCTTCCAATAATTATAATAATCATAATCTTAAAACCAATACCATGAGCACAAGATTTACACTTTTCGGTATTATTTCCAAAATGTAGCATGTATTCCTCCTGATGAATATTGTGATTGCAATTATATTTATAATAGTTGTATTTTTAACCCAAAAAATATTATGTATCAAGGTTAAAAATGTCCATAAAGAATGTAAATGAAATAAATAATATCAAGTACGCAAAGGAGCACATGATGACCAACCCGAACCAATTAGAAAATAACGATAGCGATCACGATAAGGCTCCTATGACGTTGACTCTTCGTGATGTGGTACTTATTATCGCTGCGGTAATATCAATGGCGACAGCATGGGGAATGTTTGGAACGCGACTATCTGTGGTTGAGCAGAAAGTTATATCTATCGGCGGGAATTTGGTACAAATAAGACAAATAATTAAAGAGCTGAGAGTGGAAGATATAACCGATCATACAGGATTGCACCTAGAGTTAGAAAAACTCGAGGCCAGGCTGCGAGCGATTGAGAATGAGCAGGCAGAACTAAAAGGGTTATTGCATTTAAATAAAATATAAACCCCAAGTGGGGTTTATATTTTATTTAATAACCGCTATGAAGTTTCTTCTGATGCAACAATCCAAGATTTAACAAATTGACTTCGTACAATATCATGTTTCGTGAATTGTACTGATTCAAATTCCGTCATCCTATCAAAGACATTAAGAGCGTGGCGCATACCAGACACGCCATTTTTCTTACCATCTAAATCAGATTGTTTTATATCACCAGTGAAGATAATACGCGTATTTTTGCCAATTCTCGTCATAATAGAATCAATTTCATGGAACGTCATATTTTCACCCTCATCAACAATGACGATTGCATTATCCCATGTTAATCCACGGATAAATGATGTTGTCATGAATTCTATTAGTCCGGCTTCTTTCATATCATGATAGGTAGAATTTCGTCCAATAAGTTCATACATAATATCATGGTATGGTAATTCGTATAGGGCAGTTTTTTCTTCAAGGGTACCAGGAAGATATCCGACTTCCCTTGTAGGAACTGCCGAACGAACTATTATTATTTTATTTTGATGTTTTCCGAGGATTTCGTGTATTGCTAGATATAGTGCTAAGAATGTTTTTCCTGTCCCTGCTGATCCGTGAGCACAAATGTGTTTATCATCATACCAAGCGTGGAACATGTCTTCCTGCGTTGGTGTGAGTGGTTTTACTGCCTTTACGTCGTGTTTTGACCAATGTTTCCTTTTGCTTCCTTCTTCCATTGCTCTCCCATTTTGAACTAATGCTAATGATATTGTTTCTAACTCAGCCTGTCGGCCATTGCGATGCTTCTTTCTCATAAAGTTAACCCTCCGGTTTTGTTTTAAAGAAGATTATACTTATTTATGTTCTTTTGCTACAAAACGAAAAAAGGACGCCATGTGGCGTCCTTTATCGGATTTATTAAATAAATAACAAGATTGTATTACTATTAATCATCTTCTTCTAAGAAAATATCAAGGACAGGTTCATCCTTCTCGTCAACGTAGTACACTGCTCTAACTTCTTCAGATTCATCAACAGATTCAAGAACTACCTTATAACCCCATAAATATTTCATATACCGTAGGGTATCTATTGTTGTTTCAGTCTCCAATGGTCGCTTATTAACCATATAATGACGAAGCGTTAAAGTACGGTCACCCCATCGATCAACATCATATACCTGAATATCAGGTGTCTGATATCCAATATTATATTGTTTCGAAAGTGCAGAACGTATAGTGGCGTAGCCTTGTTTATTATGAATTCCGCTAATAGTCAATTTTGGATCTTGTTCATCATCATGGACAGCAAACATTCTAAAATTACGCATCACCTTTGGGGATAAAAATTGTTGGATAAAACTTTCATCTTTGAAATTTTCAACTGCCCATTTCACATTTTTCAACCAATCGCCATTACCAACCCATTCTTGGTTACCAAACCACTCGCGGTCTTCTTCTGTTGGTTCCATTGATATGCGTTCAATATCTTGATACATGGCGAAGCCAAGTGCATATGGGTTAATTCCACTAAAATAATCATCATCAAAATCACGTTGATGAATTACACCAGTATGTGAAGTATAGAATTCAAGCATAGCTCCATCATCCAAAATCCCCTTATCATATAAGTCATGTACAATTTTATGATGAAAGAACGTAGCACACCCTTCATTCATGACTTGTGTCTGACGTTGTGGATAAAAGTATTGTGAAATTTTCCGAACAATGCGGATAATTTCACGCTTCCAATCATCTAAGCGTGGAGCGTTTTTTTCAATAAAATAAAGGATGTTTTCATGTGGTTCTTTTGGAAAACGATCTTCTTCTTTTTCATCTTCTTTTTCTGTTGTCCCTGGAACCGTCTTCCAGATATCGTTTAATTGTGATTGGATGTAGGCATCGCGTTCTTTTCTAAGTTCTTCGCTTTTTTCAAAAGAAAGATGATTAGGACGACTATACTTATCAACCCCATACACTTGCAAAGAATGTGTAGCATCAATTAAAGCTTCTACTTCATCTGTGCCATATCGTTCTTCACAATCACGTATGTATTTTTTAGCAAATACAAGATAATCAATAATACCTTCTGCATCTGTCCATTGTTTGAATAAGTAGTTATTAGCGAAGAAATGATTATGTCCAAACGATGCGTGCGCAATAACTAGCGTTTGCATCATCATGGTATTTTCTTCCATTAAATACGCAATACAAGGGTTAGAATTGATTACGATTTCATATGCTAATCCCATACGGCCACGCTTATAAGCTTCTAATTCTCGCACAAATTGTTCACCAAACGACCAATGGGGATAGTATAGAGGCAATCCTACAGCAGAATATGCATCAAGCATTTGTTCTGAAGAAATAATTTCCAATTGGTTAGGATAATAATTTAATCCGTATTTCTCGTTGGCAATTTTCTGAATTTCAACATAGATTTCATCTATTTTATCAAAATCCCATTCTTGTCCTGATGTAATTTTCATTGTGCTTCTCTTTTCTCGAATAAACTTCTAAAAATAGGATATATTTCAGTAACATCCCGAACATTTGCCATTTCAAGGTTTTTAAATTCGCCTTTTAGTGCTTCATAGTGCGGCCACAAATCACTTTCTTCACCATTGCGCCACTGGTCAACTTCAACGTATGCAAAATATTGGCTTTGTGGTAAAAGATATTTTCTCATAATATCACATGCTTCAATATTATCGCGACCCCAATTATCGCCGTCAGAAATCTGACAACCAAAAATATTCCATTGGTTTGTTGGATATCTTTCTGCTATAATTTCTTTCATTAATAACAACGCAGAGGATACAACAGTACCACCTGTTTCATGTGAATGAAAAAATTCATCTTCATCAACTTCCGAAGCACGTGTATGGTGGCGTATCCAAACAATATCAACACGTTCATAATTATAATGAAGAAATAACAACATCAACATAAAGAAGCGTTTTGCCATTTCTTTTTCCCATTCACCCATACTTGCCGATACGTCCATAATACCGAACATGACCGCTTGCGTAGTAGGCGTTGGAACTTTTTCCCAGCGATTATAACGAAGATCCATATCATCAATAAATGGCACTGCTTTAATCTTACGCTTGAGTGCATTGATTTGATCGTTTAACTTCTCAATACGAGACATGTTTTGTTCAATAACATCAATACCAGCTAGTTCCGCAAGAAGCAATTTTAATTTTTTCTTCTTCGGAGAACGGAGAGCTAAACGTCTACCCTTTGCACGCTTCATTGATTGTAGAATATTTAAGCGACTAGGGTTACCATCTACGGAAAATCCCGCCCTGTGATTTTCATATTCTTCTATCTTGGTGATAGTCTTTTTTACCATATCTGGTAATTCAAGGTCTTCAAAAAATAAATCAAGAAATTCTTCTTTTGTTAAATGAAAAGAAAAATCGTCTTCGCCTTCACCTTCTGGTGTACCTTCTTTACCAGCACCAGCACCACCTTCGGGCGGGCGGGCATGGCGATCACCTTGATTAAATTTTTTATTTCCTGGAGCAACAAAATCTTTAATACCACCTTTTTTGTCGTGGTGAAACGTAGGTTGATCTAGCCCTTTTCCTGGAATTTTAACTTTCTTTTCTTTACTATTAACGATATCGCCAATACTTCCATCGCGAATGGTATCTTTAACAGCATCACGTACTTGTTGTTTTACGCGCTTAACAAACCGACGACGATTATCGGTACTTTTACCTTTATCGTTCTTTCTTCTGTCTATTATAATATGTGCCATATAAACTCCTAGTTTATTAATAGAAGGGGCATTGCTGCCCCGAATACTATTAATTGTTCTTAGTATATCGCATATACCATTCTACGGCTAAGCGGACTTGCTTTTGTGTATAACCTTTTTCCATCATACGACTTACGAAATCGTTATGTTTGTCTTCTTCTTCGGCAGTCGATTTGGTATTAAATGAAATTACTGGAAGAAGTTCTTCTGTATTAGCGAACATCTTCTTCTCGATTACTTCACGTAACTTTTGGTAGCTCTTCCAATCTGGGCTTTCGCCATTATTGTTCGCTTTTACACGAAGAACAAAACCAACCACTTCATTACGGAAATCTTTCGGATTTGTGATTCCTGCAGGTTTTTCCATTTTTTCTAATTCAGCATTTAATACTTCGCGATTAAACATACTACCAGTATCAGGATCACGATAATCTTTATCTTGTATCCAGAAGTCAGCGTATTGAATATACCGTTCAAATAAATTCTGACCATATTCGTGGTAAGATTCGAGATAAGCTTTTTGTAATTCATCGCCAAGGAATTCAGCATATTTTGGTGCCAATGTACCTTTAATAAAGCTGATACGTGCTTCTTCCTCGTCTGATTTAAGTTGTTCTTGTTGAATCTGTTTCCCTAACACGTACATTAAGTGGATTGGATTCGCAGCAACTTCGTCAGAATCATAATTAAATACTTTAGATAAAATCTTAAATGCGAAACGCGTAGACGAACCATTCATTCCTTCCGAAACACCACCGGGTACGTCACGATATTCGTCTAGTGATTTTGCTTGCGGGTCTTTGTCTTTTAGATTTTTACCATCATAGATTTCCATCTTTGAAAATAATTTACTATTTTCAGGTTCAATTAATCGCGTAAGTACAGAATACTGTGCCATCATTTCAATTGTTCCGGGTGCGCAAATTGCATCTGATAATTCTGAACTAGAAATTAATTTTTTATAAATTTCTGCTTCTTCTGTGACACGGAGACAATAAGGGACTTTAACAATATAAACACGGTCTAAGAACGCTTCATTGTTTTTATTGTTGCGGAAAGTTGTCCATTCTGATTCATTAGAATGTGCAACGATAATGCCTTGGAACGGAATAGCACCAAATTGTTCAGTACCATTATAATGGCCTTCTTGTGTGGCAGTTAATAATGGGTGGAGCATTTTAATAGGGGCTTTAAACATTTCAACGAATTCCAAAATACCTTGGGTAGAAACGTTTAAGCCACCTGCCCAATTATATGCATCTGGGTCATGCTGCTCATGATCTTCTAATTCGCGAATGTTGACCTTACCAACCAAAGATGAAATATCTTGATTATTTTCATCACCAGGTTCTACTTTAGTAATACCTACTTGTTTTAAAATCGATGGCCAAACTTTAACTACTTTAAATTTAGAAATATCGCCTTCTGCTTCTTCAAGTCGTTTAACTGCCCAAGGCGACATAATGTGTTTGATATAGCGCGGTGAAATATTGTATTCTTCTTTTAAAGTTTTAGCATCGTCAGTAGAATCAAATACATTAAGTGGTGATTCATAGATAGGAGAAATTTCCCATTCATTTGTTTCATGGTTCAATGCCTTTAATGCAAATACGGGAATATCTTGCATAAGTTCTTTAAGACGTTCTGCTAAGGATGACTTACCGCCGCCCACAGGACCGAGTAAGTAAAGGATTTGTTTTGATTCTTCCAAGCCTTGTGCGGCATGGCGAAAAAATGCCACAATCTGTTCAATGGTTTCTTCCATGCCATAGAAATCGGTAAATGACGGATAAATTTTGATTTTGCGATTAGTAAAGATACGACTTAAACGATCATCTTTGCGGGTATCAACGATAGTGGGGTCGCCGATTGCCATTAACATCCGTTCTGCTGCTGATGCATAGTAACTTTTATCATTCTTACAACCTTCAAGATATTCTTCAATAGACATCTCTTCGGTTTGTTTTGTTTCATAACGTTCGTGATAGTTGGTAAATATATTCATAGTAACCTCTTTATTGAGTTGCTCTTCTGTTAGCAGGGACTATATAACAAAAGTGTTGTGTTGTCAAGATGTAACAAATAAATTTATATTAAATTTATTTAACATCCATCCGCTCAAGGACTTCACGTTCTTTATCTAAATCTCGATTGATTGCGTTTTCGGAAGTAAAATTTTGTGGATATCTAGCTTTTAATTTTGCAATAACGGCTGCAAGAATTGAATCCCATTCAATATCTAGTTCATCAACACCAATTGCCTTATACCAGTCTATGTCACCAAATTCTTCAGCAATATTTACATTATCCATAGTTGAGCCTGTAACATCAAGAGCTTCTAATAACTCAGTTGATTCGGTGGCAATGCCAACAACAGAATGAAATATGCGTGGGTTAATATCCAATTTTGTTTTATCGTTAACAGTATTGTCCAACTCAAGGCTGTCAAGAGAAGCTACGGAATCTTTCAACCCCGTGATGAGAAGTTTCAATTTAAAAATATCATACGGTTTATCGTAAAATACATTCTTCTTTATTTGATCGAGAATATTACCGGCATCTATTAATGCATGAAGGGTGTTTAAAAGAAGTTCTATATTTGCATTAACAGAATCAATCCTGCTTTCTGTTTTGATCGCGTCTTCGACGAATTGGTCTAATTGTGTCATTTTTTATCCTTTATTATTATTTTTTATATTTTTATATAGTGGCCTCAGATAGAATCGAACTATCATCTGTAAGTTAGGAACAAACTATGTTATCCGTTACACTATGAGGCCAATAGGTAATTACTTACGTTGTTTTTTGCGAGCTTGTTTTTGCGCTTTGCGTTTTGATTTGCGTTTCACATTAGAAACTTTTTTTCTAGTAAAATCGCTTTGAAAAATGCCCATTTCGGTACGCATCTTCGTTACCTGTCCTTGGCCAATATGGCCTCTATCAACAGCTTCGCTTAGTGCTTTAATGATTTCACTTTTTGATAGTTTAGGGGCAGTTGTGGATACTTCTTCATTTTCTTCGGCTTGTACATTGTCGTCAATTTCTTCAAAATCAGCATCAACGATATTTTCTTCTTGCATCTGTATTATCCTTTTTTATTGTATTAATTATAAATGTGCCTTATTAAAATAAGGCACATTTATCTACCTCGCCATCTACAGAACCGACAAGTTTGGTTAAACCATAAACCCTTACTCGCCGTTGTCCTTTTATCCATTAGAATCATGCAAACGGCTAACTTTTGGTACACGCTTCATTAAAAATTCCATTTGATCGGCAAGTACTTTACGGTTTTGTAATAACAACCATTCTGCGCGATTTGGAACATATGGAACATAAAGCAATTGCATATTAGTATCAGCGAGTAACTTATCGTCCTTCGCTTTATTACATCCTGCACATGCAGTTACAACATTCGTCCACTTATTAAGACCACCACGTGATACAGGGTGAATATGATCACGAGTTAAACGTGCAGACGAAAACGTAGTTCCACAATACGCGCATAAATTCTGGTCACGACGAAACAATGTCTTGTTCGTTAACGGAACTCTGTTGTAGTGCTTCATTGCCTTTGGATTAGGATGACCTTTAATAGCAATAATGGTATTAATCGTCAATATGCTTTTGATTCCTGTTGCAGCACAAACACCACCATGGAGATCAAAATCCACTTCACCCATTGACCATGCAATATTACCTTTAGAGTAATGATAGGCAGAATCCTGGAATGTAATCCATTGTTGTGGGTTACCTGCAACATCAAGTTGTAATATGGTGGGGAATTCGTTCATTTCAATCTCCTATTAATATATTTTAGAATTTTATCTTTTGTATTTATGGTAAAGCATTCAGTATAACCACCGAATTTTATATTGGGCGTATGTTTATCCATAACGAACATTTCTAGAATTGCATTTTCTATTGAAGCAGCGGTTGCCATTGGCAATTTTTCTTCAAATAAGTTATTAATTTTATATCCTCTGTGGGTAGTACCAAAGCGCGTAATTACACCAGCACCTGTCGTTATTCCTATTTTTACGAATTTTTCATTTTCTTGACTAAATTCGGCGAGATATATTATACCACTTTCATTCTTATTTGCAAGCCTTATTTCTCTACCAGCGTTATATGTTTTCGATCTGTTAAAATTTGCACATATTGGGCATCCACTACCATTACGCATATGATTTTCTGGAGTTTGCCAAAAACTTCCATGTTTATCACAAACTATTTCAATTTTTTTCTTTGAATTTATATACTTAATTTTATGATATTTATATAAATTATCATGACGAAGATTTGCTTCAATTATAAATTTTGATGCGATTTTAGTTCTATTTGATATATCGCATTTTGGACAACCAACAACAGATTTTAAATGTACTTGTGGTATCTGCTCAAAAATCCCATGATTTTGACATATAATTTTTATCTGCGTATAACTATTTACGTATACAACTTTACTATAATCATAAGTATCACCATGTTGTTCCTTTGCCCTGTCAACAAATACATTTGCACCAGATTGTGCTTCTCTGCTACATGTTGGACATCCACTACCATGATAAATGTGATCATGTATGCGCGTCAAAAACCTCCCGTGCTTGTTACAAATCGCAATAATTTTATCTTTTACAATAACAGTATCTTCGTATATTTCATATTCGTATAAGTTATTATGAATTTCTTTTGCACGATTAATAAATTTTAACGTTAACATAAATCATCCCCATAATAAAGTATATATGGGGATTGTTATTAAGTTATCCAATTTATACCCTATCTTGTAATGCTGCGTGAATCTGCGTAAAATTACTAGGTTTAAACTCCCCATTGATGATTTTATCGGCAACCTGTTTACTTTTACCATAATTGGAATAAAGTGGTGCCACGGTTGGCAATTCAAGGGTTGCTAACATATTTACCATATCAGCAACCATATCGTCGGTAATGCTATCACTTAATGGTGCAAAAAATTCGCGCAAGCGGTCAACTTCATAATCTGCTGCCTTCTTGCCAAAAAATTTATTACCTGCACCAATTTTTTTAGCAAGTGATTGCATATATGTAAGATCAACCATGGCATAATATAACCCATGGTTAAGATATGTACCATTTTTTAGTTTGTTAATATTTGTTATCGGCGTAAAACCATTATCAAATGGTTTGTTGCAAAGAAGATTGAATAATATATGATGGCTCGCATGTAGCCAAGCAACGGGTGGTCTCGCCTTGTTGTTATTGACGGCTGAAGCCCATGATTTGCGGAAAGTAAAGTATTGTTCTTTAGTTTTAAAAATTGATGTAGTCATTGTAATTCTCCTATTAAATGTGTTGTATTTGACTATTAAATTTGATTTAAATAGAAATACACACGGAGGATCGTGACCACTATGATGGGGATATACCTATGTGTGACTTGTTGACCATTCTTTAGTCATGGGTTTTACCTTTCTAATTGTACCAGTGTCAACTGGATCTGTTAATATTGATTGTATCATAATTGTATATATCATCTGCGCAAAAACTGGTGCCCACGGTGGGATTCAAACCCACGTACAAGGATTTAGAATCCCCTGCTATATCACTCAGCTACGCGAGCACTTCAAATTATTAATATGGTTTTATCGTGCGTACGGTGCTTTGATGTTGTTTTTCGGTACGTTTTTTCGCTGCTGCTTTAGCGCGTTTACGTTTTGAACTCGGTTTTTCGTAAAATTCGTTTTTACGGAAATCTTTTAAAGTGTCTTCTTTATCAACAGCCTTTTTAAAACGGCGTAATAATGAATCAAAATATTCGTTAGGATGTTTAAGTTTTACTTTTGGCATATTGAATTATTAGTCATTAAGTTAAATGTTGAACTTCTATTTATAATCAAAAAATTAAAGGTTGAGATTATACCTTCTTCATTTGTACCTTCGAGTCATTATCCCATCACCTGCGACAGTTAGGGTTCTACTCTTATCCACACCCCCAAGGGGTGTCTACAAACATGACTGCATTTTTTAAAGGGATGCGATACCCTTACCATGATAAACTACTCAAAGTTTTATCTACCGTCAATCCTATCGGACTGTTAAGGGTTCGACCCCAACGTGCGACTCTGCTTTAAAACCATAGACCTTGCGGGTTGTCTGGTCACTACATTCACCGAAGTGTGTAGTATTAAGCCATTTTAATTTATCACTGGAAGTGACTTTGCTTTTTTAAAAGATAGTCGGGATTGAACCGACAGTCTTCTGCTTTAGAGGCAGATGCCTTACCATTTGGCTATATCATTACCAACGACGATGTGCACTTCCAATAGCTTCATGTCTTTTTAGGACACAAAATACTACACACCGAATGTCTTTCTCCTACCGGATACTTGACTGTCTTTCAAGACTCATGGGTTTTTACACCCGCGAACCTAACAGGAACATCCGAAGATGTCACCTAAACTGAAACAACGCCCTTGATTGTAGTCTCGGACTATTCATTTCTACCCTTTATTCCTTATGGTTCGTGTTTTTGCATGATTGGTGATAACTGCTACACTATTCTTAATTAGCTCGTGTTCCCTATGTATCCGAAGATAAACACAGGCACGTCAACTAACATTCTTTACCAATCTAACACTTCACCACTAGCACCGCTGCTCTTGTCAACGATGCCACCCTTTCAGGGGGAATGAGGCTTGCATTAGTTTACCATTTCTGGCGATGGTTAAGTTGGATTACCATCTTTCCCCCTGTTGCCAAGGTTTATATCCCAATGCGATAATTCTTAAAGTTCGTGCATTATATAGAAAAATCTACCAATGTCAAGAACTTTTTGAAACTTATAAAAAAATATTTTAAACCTGCGAACAACTTTAAAACATTCCCCTAATCAGTGGTTGGCATTATACACAGTTTTTCATGTTTGTCAATACCTTTTTAAAATATTTTTAAAATATTTTAAAAATTAAAAAGTCGTTGATGGTGTAACTAAGAACCACCAACAATATCTATCCTCCATCTTAGTATGGTGCTGCCTTTGGCGGCAACGTACCCCCTCATGATCTTCGGTTCTACGGGACGAATCCCTCCCCCTACATGTCACACAGGCGTCTAACACGTCACGAACAAGGAAGTGCGCATTCCCTATCGTCCAATCGCGCGCTGATTATATATCAACGAAAATATGAAGTCAATATTTAATTGTATTCGGTTGCGTTTTTTCTAAGAATATACTTTTCGCTTACGCTTTTTAGAAAAACCCGACCAATAGTAGTATCACGTCGTTCAACCATAGGCTTAATTACAATACCTTCGCGCATATGCGAGCCAGAAATGGTATCATTCCCGTCAGTATGTTCAGCAACAACTGTTTTACTATATTTGCCAATATAAAGAACAGGTACAGTTTCAAGTCCAAGAAATGAGGCAATGGCACGCATCTCTAATGGATCAAGATAACGTCCTTCGCTAGGATTACCAATATAGATGTCAAATAAACGAAAACTTGGTGCAATCCCACCATATGTTAAGTCTTGTATCCCAGCACCAAAAATTTCACCAAACAAATAAACTGGTTCTTGTGTTCCCATTATATATTGTGCATCTTCAACAATAGTAGCACCATCTTTGGTTAATGAATGAAATGCGCGTACATATAAATTGTTGTCATTAGCTTCATTAAATTTAAAGGCTAATCCCTTATTACTTAATCCTTTAGATGTTACAATTGGGGTATCGACTTCTGGATGTGTACCCATGCAACACCATGTACCATGAAGTTTTTCAGTAAACGAAACTTCTTCACCATCTTGGAATATATCTGGGAAGCGTTTTATATTTTCAATATCGTACTTTGGCGTATAACCAAATGCATTAAAAATTTCACCTGCCATGTGAATTGGAATAGGCGGTTCCCATTTTGTAATACCAAGAAATTCTGTTACGTCCGTACCTTCTGGTGCAAACTCCACATACGATGCGTCATCCCTTTCAAGGTCAGGTTTACGTAGACCAAGCATCATACCTTTCGCATCATATCCAATTTTATCAACGTAAGTATGGAATGGATATTCGACCAAAGGGACGATTAAGCCTTGTGATAATATCCCGCGCAATTTAATCGCCTTAACGCGATTCTTATCTTTACCTGCAAGCTTACCTTCGAGGCCAAGTTCTGCGATTAACCAATCGGGCACAATAGCAGCTTCTGGAATATAGACACCAAGGTCACCAGTTTTAAACTGTCCCTTTCTTACAATTGAACGATAATCCCCTACTCTTGCTAATTCAATAACATCAGCGTTAGGATGTTCTTCAATTTCTAAGCGATATACTTTTACTTCAAACGTTGCCATTTTCATCGGTTCCTATATTTAATAAACAGTCATATTCTTGAGCGCGCTCTTCTTTAGTTTCAAAATACCATGCTCTACTACCCTGAGAAAAATAAAACACAATCGTATAAACGGTTGCTTCGGGTACTTGTGGATTCTCTTTGTGTCCCTTTCCGAGTGCTTCTACTAAAGATATATTCACGGGGATATTACTATAATCTTTATTAATAACAACGGGACGAATTTCAGGATCTTCACCATAGGTGCGCACCGTGTACGTTCCCAATGTAAACTTTGTAGTTTTTGGTAATATAAACATACAGGAAATTATATGTTATTTTTTAGTCAATGTCAACGTTTTTTATTTTTGCGTTTCTTCTGTAAGCGGAAATTATCCGAAACCATGCGGATTGCGCGCCCAATAGTAACAGGATTTATTCGTGGGTCTGAACCCGTTTCTTGTAGAACCATTTTATCAACATCTTCAATGGAAACGTAATTAGGTTGTACAGTTTCAAAGATGGTACATCCTTTGCGGGTGTCAGTATAAGTGTAATGTTTGGCCATAGTTATGTCCTTATCTGGTTGGTTTTACTTATAATAAATACTATAATATGACGGTATATATGTCAACTGATATACAACAATAAGGCTCTAATATGTTTACACACATTGAAATTCCAGAACTACCTAAAATTATACAACATACACTACCGAATGGCAAGCGGCATTATATTACCCCCGACGGCAATAAATATCCTTCCGTAACGACAGTATTGGGGGCAAAACCTAAGCCATATCTTGATAATTGGCGACATATGCTTGGCGATAAAAAAGCCGACAGGGAAACAAAGCGGTGTACTGATCGTGGGACTGCGGTGCATGAATTGGTCGAAAAATACCTAAATAACAATGAAAATTTTACTAAAGGGTATAAACCTGAATATATTAGCGATTTCAATAAACTAAAATTAGGGCTTAATAAGATTAATAATATTCGGGCACAAGAGGTTGGTTTATATAGTGATCGGCTAAAAGTTGCAGGAACCGTAGATTGTGTTGCTGAATATGCAGGGGTGTTGTCTATTATCGATTTCAAGACATCTACGAATAATAAAACCAAGGATATGATTGATGATTACTTTAAGCAATGCACCGCATATGCTATTGCTTGGCATGAGCGCACAGGTGAAGCAATCGAAAACATTACCATCATCATAACAGTGGAACGGGCATTAATGCCTTTAATTTTTACAGAAAGCATTGAAAATTGGATTTCTCCATTATTACAAGACATTGCAGCTTATAAAGATTAAGAATAAATAAAAGAAATACATAAGGGAATTCACATGGAATTTGCAAATTTAGACGAACTAAAACAACAATTTATTAGCGGGGGCGAATTTGCCTTCCCCGAAGAACTTACAATTGCAGGTATTAAATATAAGACTAATAAATCATCATCCTATACCATGGAAAAAATGATAAAAGATGGAATTAAAGCAATGTGGGTATTTTTTACCCATTCCCCTGAACAAGCAAAAGAAGTGGGATTAAATCACGCAATTGTATTTCTTTGGGGATTTGTACCTGATAAACATATCATGGTTCCGTACGATGTTCGTACTACATCAAAGGCTCGACTGGCTGGTCCAATTACAGAAAAGATCGATAGTGGTAATAGCGTCAATATTCCAAAAGAAAAAATCATTGGGGATGTAGTGGATGTTATGATTACGAGTATTCCTGGCAGCACGCCAATGAAAGGCAAAGTAGATACTGGAGCTGATGTTTCTTCGATCCACGCAGAAGATTGGCAGGTTGATAATGGACAGGTCACCTTTAATTGTCCAGAATTGTCAGAGAATAAAATAACCCTTCCGGTTATTGAAAAACAAGCAATTAAATCATCAAATGGTGATACCGAATATCGTCCTGTTATTGAATTAAATATCCAAATTAATAATCAACAATTGCCGAATGTTATGTTCAACTTAAATGATCGTGGTACGATGACATATCCTATGCTGGTTGGCCAAAATATTCTTGAGCGTGGTGGATTTATGATAGATCCAACTATAAACGATCCCGATAAAGTCAATGAAACCATAGACGTTAACTGGAATGCATTACAAGAAGAGTTCAAAGACGATATTATTCTAGACGTTATATCCGAAAATAAAAATGGTCATATGGAGAAAATTATTGATTTCATAAAAACAGAGATTGAAAATGAAAGTTAAAGACATCATAGTAGAGAGGGATGAGGGCGATGAAAGACAATACCCAAATCCAATTCACTATGATTACGAAAAAGCAACTGAAATCTATGATTTAGCAGATGCTGTTGTTGGTGAACTAGTATCATTATATAATAAAGAACATGGGATAACCGAATTTGTACCTGCCCTATATAGAAAGGCTGCAGTTTTACAAAAAGAAAAATATGGGAAAGTGATGGATGTTCCTGTTGATAATTTAATATCAATGGAAAGTCACTTATATGAACCACATATGAAAAAGTTATCTAAAAATGTACCTGAGCAATCTATAGGTAAACTTCCACATATTTTCAAAGTAGAAAATGTTTTATTGGTTGCAGATGGAAATCATCGCATCGTAGCTGAAATGGAAAAGGGTAATAAAACCATCAAAGCAATTGTACTTGATATTGTAGCACTAGCAAAACAATTTAAAATATAACATAAGGAATATTATATGGCAGTTCCAAAATCACCATTCTACGTAGTACAAAATTTTATTTCCCCAAAACAATGCGAGATGATTGTTGACAACTTAGGATATTATTCACCTGATGTTGATAAGGAAGGGAAGCCCATAAAAATGATGAGGCATCATGAAGAATCTGAAAAGATAGTCTATGAGAAATTCGCACCATTAATACCTACGCTCGAGAAATATTACGATTTTGAGCATAGAGGTACAGAACCCATGACGTTTGAATTCCATGCAGAAGGTGTTGTTCCAGAAGCAATTGCCGATAATTCTAAATGGATTAAAAAGAAATGGTCGCGTACGCGTGATAGAGATTTTAGTGCCGTATTATTTTTAAGTGACTATCAAGAACAATTACCGTTTGATTCCGATTACGAAGTATATGGTGGTAAGTTAGAATTCTTGCAGCACAAATTTGGATTCAATCCAGAGCGTGGAACTCTTATAGTATATCCGAGCAGTCCTCATTTTATTAATGCCATATCGGAAATTGCCGCTGGTGATTTGTTCATGGCGAGGTTTTATATGGCAGCACAAGTTCCATACCTATACTTACCAGAAAATTTCCCAGGCAACTATTTAAGTTGGTTTAGTGAATTATAGGCTTGACATCGGCAACTAAATAGGTTATAATTCTTCAAATTATGAAAAATGGAAAAGGTAAATATATGAAATTCATCAATATTAATAAAATTAAATCACAATTTAAAAAGTATATCAACGCCCAAAACTTTAAACGGGCATCAGCAGCGGTTAATGAAGCTGGGTTAGTGATACGTGAAAAAATTTCTATTTTAAAACATCACATTGATTCGGGTTCCTTTAATGCGGTAACAATGATAATGGTTATTACTATATCGGTTGTATTATTAACAAGTACTACGCATCATTATAACATAGTGATGGCTGAGGCAAAAGCGGAAGCGTCACATGCTAAAATTAAAATCGCACAAGAAGAAACCAAGCGAGTAGTTGCTGTTGCTAAAATTCGCGCAGATGCAATGATTGGGGTTGCCCATTATCAAGCGCGCACAGAAGAAGCGCGTGCAGCGAAAAATCCTTATATTGCTGCGGCAGAACACAGTAATACTCCCGTCAATGTTTATATTAATGATAAAGATTTAAATTATGTAATTAATACATCTGATGGTGCTACTGAAATTGCCATTAGTACAATTCACGTAAAAGGGAAAAAATATACACCCGAGCAACGTAAATTAATGACAATTGCCTTTTATATAGGTAAAGAAATAGGTTATCCAGAAACTATTCAATCTTTATTGTTACAAGAAACCCGTGCAGGGGCGTATGGTGATAGAATTGGCGATACTAATTTACCAATCGGCAAACGTAGTTATGGTGTAATGCAAATGAAAGTTGCAACCGCACGTAAAGTATTAAGAAAACATCCTGCCCTCGTACCTAACTATTTTCCAAATCGCAAAACGTATAAGCGCATACGCGATGAAGAAATTATTATTAAATTGATTCAAGATGATGAGTTTAATATTCGCTTGGCCACGTTGAATTTTGAGATCCACCGCAGATTATCTAACAGTTGGGCATTATCTGTCGTCGCTTACAATACTGGACAGGGTGCAGCTAATCACATTACTAAACCTAAAGAACATATTTATTATGGTCATATTCTTAATAAATTAATTAAAGATGTTCGTCCTTTCAATAAAGAATCAAATTTAACAATATAAATAGTTGTTTTTCTATTCCTGTTATGTTATATTATAAAAAAATAATAATAACAGGAGTAGAAAATGACAATAGTTGTAGATCCAGATGATCGCAGAGCGATGAAAGCAATGATTGTAGAAATGACATATTGCTTACAAAAAATAGAAGATCAAAGAGAAGCGATGAAAGATATCGCAACCGCAGCAGAAGAAAAATTCAGCATCAAGAAAAAGTTTGTCAATAAAATGGCAAGAACAATGTTCAAACATTCATACGCCGATTTGCAATCCGAAAACGAATCCTTTGAACTGTTGTATGAAACTGTAATCGAAGGTGCAGCAAACCAATAAAATTAAAAAAGGGGCATTTAGCCCCTTTTTTAATGCATTACAATTAACCACCAAAAAACACATCTTGACAAACAAATGAGTATATTGTATTATGCAAAAAAGAGGATAATAAATGGGATATATCGGCACAATAAAAAAAAATAACGATATTTTAGTCTGGGAACGAAACAACGGAAAACGCGAAGTAGTTAATTATAGAGCACCTTATTATTTCTATACAAAATCCAAGACTGGTACATATACCAGCATGTATGGTGATAAATTAGAACGTCATGATTTCGCAACAAGTAAAGAATTCAATACGGAACGGGCAAAATGTAATAGCATGGGGATTGAGATGTTTGAATCGGATATCCCTCCCGAACTGAAACTATTATCAGAAAAATACTATAATAAACCTGTTCCAGTTCTTAATGTAACCTTTTTCGATATTGAAGTAGATTACGACAAGCAACGCGGTTATTCGTCAATTGAAGATCCATACGCCCCGATTAATGCTATTGCATTATATAATACTTGGCAGAAGCGAATGTTGGTATTAGCAGTACCACCCGAAGAATATGATGGACCGACAGACGAAAAAACTATCATTGCATTAATGAATGAAATCGCCGAATTATCAACAGATTATACCATTGAAGTAGTTTTGTTTGATAGCGAACGTGAATTATTAATTCGTTTTTTGGAAGAAATTGAAGATAGTGATGCTCTTTCGGGTTGGAATAGTGAAATGTACGATATTCCAATGATGGGTAAACGGTTGGAGTTGTTAGGGAAACAATATTTCAATAAATTATCGTTCCCAGAAGGCAGACCCCCAAGGTTCAGAGAAGTTGAAGATCAGAATAAAAGAATTAACTGGGTATTAGATTTATCTGGTAGAATCAGCGCGGATTACATGCTTATATTTAAAAAATATGAGGTAGTTGAAAGGCCGACTTATCGCTTAGAAGCAATTTCCGATGAGATATTAATTGATGCAAAAACTAAAGAACCTATTCTACCAAAATTAGAATATGAAGGGTCGTTGGCTAGTCAATACCGTAAGGATTTTATTTGGTTCTTACGATATAATCTCCGCGATACTGAAATCTTGAAAGGTTTTGAAGACCGTTTAGGATATGTTGAACTTGCAAATCAAATGTACCATCTTTCAACTGGCCAATTCAAACACGTAACAGGTACATTAAAATTATCAGAGCTTGCAACGATTAATTACTGTCATTATGAATTAAACGGCGTGGTTGTTAATGATGTACATGTTCCCGATCAAACAGAAAAAGCTAAAGGTGCGTTTGTATTACTTCCACAAATTGGGGAACATGAATGGATTGGAGCAATTGATATCAATTCATTATATCCGTCAGCCATTCGTTCAAACAACATTAGTCCAGAAACTATCATCGGACAATTCATTGAAAACGAACGAGCTTTTGTAGAAATCAAGAAACGGTCTTTTGTCCAATTGACCCTTGAGATGGATAGTGGTGAAAAACTAACTGCAAGTGCCGACGAATGGCGCGAGGCATTGTTGAACAAAAACTGGTCAATTTCTGGTTACGGAACTGTATTTTCCCAAGAAAAACAAGGGATTATGCCAGCCATTCTCGAATATTGGTATTCTAGTAGAAAGAAATATCAGAAATTGATGATAGAAGCTAAAGAAAACGGCGACCAAATAAAAGCCACATATTATGATAAATTACAATACGTTTATAAGATTAAACTGAACAGTTACTATGGTTCATTGTTGAATGGATATTTTAGATTTTACGATAAGCGCCTTGGTGAAAGTACAACTGGTACTAGTCGTGCTATACTTTTACATCAATGCGCAAAGGTTGCCGAACTTCTTGACGGTGAATATGCTCAAACCGACAGATTGGAATATGATAAGCACGGTAAACCGCATATTGGATATTCTGATAAATGGTCAGTTCTATATGGCGATACTGATTCAACTTACTTTGAAACACATGCCACATGTGAAGAAGAGGCAGTTATAATCGCAGACGCTGTTGGCGAAAAGACAAGTGAATCTTTCCCAGAATTCATGCGCGAAACTTTTCTATGTGCCCATGGATTCGACGACATCATTAAAACAGGACGCGAGATCGTTTCAGACAAAGGAATCTTTGTTGATAAGAAACGTTACTTCTTACACATCGTTGACAATGAAGGATTTAAATGTGATAAGATTAAGGTCATGGGATTGGACACGAAAAAGACTACACTACCAAAAGAAGTATCTAATACATTAAATGGATTTGTTGAACGGTACTTAAAAGGCGAAAATTGGGATACGATTGCAACCGAGATTGTTGATTACAAAGATGTACTTTTTAACACAAAGAATGTTATGTTTATTGGGTTACCAAAAGGCGTTAAAAATGTTGAGAAATACACACAAGCATATGAGGATGATAAAACTACTAGACTTCCTGGTCATGTGGCTGCTAGTATATTTTATAACATTTGTCGTCAATTATATGACGATAAGGAAAGTTTTGAAATTAAATCAGGCATGAAAATAAAAGTATTCTACTTGAATAAAATGTATGGTAGATTTAAGAGTATTGCAATTCCTGTTGACATTGAAAAAGTCCCTGATTGGTTTATTGAAGACTTTACTATTGATAGAAAAGCACACGTTGATAGGTTAGTAGATAATCCTATGAATAATATAATTAAAGCAATAGACAAGGTATCACCATCACACCAAAGTCTATTGACGGATTCACTGTTGGATTTTTAAATGAAAAAGATATACACCTCAAATTATGCAAGGCATGGAAATAATCCCAACGCGTTCGCTATAAGTTTAACCATACCTGAATGGTATGAAGGTAAGCGACTTGAATATCTCGCACCAAAAAGTGACATGGTTGGTAAAATTAAAAAAGATTCTGCAAATTACAATCAACGAAAATATACAAGAGATTATCTTGATATTTTGAGGGCACGTAATGTAGATCCAAAAAAATTAATCGAATCTTTACCAGACGGTGCTATTCTGTTATGCTACGAATCCCCTGGTGAGTTTTGCCACAGAAGAATTCTAGCAGATTGGATTGAGCGGCATACAGAAGTTATTGTACCCGAGTGGAAAAACGAAAAAGAGATTGAAGCAGAAACGCAAAATAAAGTAGTTGACAGTATATTAGATTTTTAGTATACTATGAATATAACATAAAAATAATAAAAATAGGAAATAAATAAAAATGAAACTTACTCAAGATCTCATTGATTTCATCGAAACCGTAGTTAAAACTGGTCAAAGTGTTAACATTGATAATGTTATCATCGAACCTGATATGGTAAGAGCAATTGATGACGCTCGCACCGTAGTTCTATATCAAAATACTAATGTACCTGAAATGCCATTTGGTTCTGTTGGCTTAAACCGGATTAGTGTTTTATTATCACGACTTGAAATCGCAAAATCACAAGACAATTTCACGCTCAATGTTGTTGTTGATAATGATAGTGAATACGCCCGTTCTATTACTATGAAGAGCACAGGAACAAAGATTGATTACCGCTGTGCTAATCCTTCAACTATCCAAGCTCCTCGTCAAATAAACGATAATCTGATATACAGCATCCAATTAAATGCCGAAGCGGTTAGTTTGCTTCAAAAGGGGCAAGCTGCAATGGGTTCAGAAACCGTAACAATTGTGAGTGCAGATGGTATTTCTTTTGAATTAACCGATATAAACAGTGATGTTTTTAAACACACTTTCGCGCCTGCAGTTGATGTATTAGATGAAGATGCAAATCCTAATTTTTCGCATCGTTATCCTGTAAAAACGTTACTAGCATTGTTTAAACAGAACCCAGATGGCCAATTTAAAATTGGTGAGAAAGGTATTCTTAATATTAATGTCAATGGTCTTGACATTTACGTTTTGCCACAAGTATAAACAATACATGACATAATGCGAACCATTGAACGACTTATAGATAACGATTGGTATGTTTGTCGATTGTCAGAGTTAAATAAGGGTGACGTATTTAGAATGCATGAACCCACAGGTGAATTAGTCGGAGGTCAAAACTGGATCGCAGAAAGCGAGCCAAGCCCCGACTATTCCAATGATGTTGGGTGACCCATATGGGGCATTAGAGCAAAAGGAGAAAATGATAATGACTAAAAAAAATACAAAATCTAATCTAGATGAACCGATAATTGATATCGATGAAAAACCTAATCTAAACATAGAAGCACCAGAATTTGATATAACCACTGAAAGTTTTCCACCAACGAAAGTAGATGATTCTGAAAAAAAATCAACAAGCTCGCTTCTTTCAGGGGATGATTTAGCTGAAATAAAAAAACAATTAATGGAACAGGTCGTTGATGAACTCAAAGACGACAGAACGCGAAAAATAGAAGAAGCAAAGTTTCGCCGCGAAACAGAAGATACTGAACAAAAAAGATATATTGAAAAGATGAAACAATCCCCAGATCCATGGGTCGATATTATTGGTTGGGTTCGCACCGATGAAGGTGTAAAAGTTGAACTTGAGTGGAACGAAGCATTTGTTGATTACTTGCGTGGCAATGGAATTAAAGGTGCTGACGATGAGCAGGTTGTTCAGAAATGGGTAACATTATTACTACGTGACATGGCCGATGAAATGGAAGAACGTTACGGTAGCGATTACGAATAAAAATAGGTAACATATAATGAAATTTCTATTATTAGATATTAGCAATCTACTATATCGAGCGTTTTATGCAAATAAAAATGAAGACGATATTACAATTGCTGGTCTGGCAATGCATTCAGCCCTCTTAACATTAAACAAATACTATAAAGCACATAAACCAGACAAAGTAATTATGGCGTTTGATCGTCCGAATTGGCGTAAGGGATATACCAAGTCCGATAAATGCGTATCTGGTAAATTGTATAAGGGTAATCGTCGTAAGGATATGACGCAAAAGGAACGTGAAAAATATCAAATATTCATGGATCACTTAAAAGAATTTGAAGTATTAATGCAAAAACATACTAGTGTTATATGTTTGGCAGCTGAAGGATTAGAAGCGGATGATTTAGTCGGTGGATTTTGTCAGATGCACGCCAACGAAGACAATCAAATTGTTGCTGTTAGTACAGATAAAGATTATATTCAAATTCTTGGGTTCCCTAATACCAAACTTATTAATCCAGCGGACGATAAAGAACGTACATTAGATGAATGGAATGGTGATGCAGAATTATTCATGTTTGAAAAATGTATTCGCGGGGATGCTGGGGATAATGTTCAATCAGCGTATCCGCGTGTTAGAAAAACAAGAATAATGAAAGCTTGGGAAGATCCATTAGAACGCGTCAATATGATGCACGAAACATGGACTAATCATGAAGGCAAAGAACTCATGGTTAAAAACGTGTTCAAAGAAAATGAAATATTAATGGATTTACGTAAACAGCCTGATAAGTATCGTGAGTTAATTAAAGATACAATAAAAAAGGAAATGGAAGATCCCGGTGAATATTCCTATTTCCATTTTTTAGGTTTCTTGGGAAAGTACGAGATGAAAAAAGTTGCAAGCCAAGCCGAAGTATTTGCTACCATGTTAAGTAGGTAGCTATTCGCTACCTTTTGAGTTTTCTACATCCTGTTCGGGTTTCTTTTTCCATGAAGTAAACCCGTTCCAGTTCTTACCAGTCCCAACATATAAACCAAATACTGCTGCCGCAATCCCTACTACAGCTGTAACTACCGCGACATGTTGGTTGGTAGGTGCTTGTACGATACAATCTGTCACTGTTGGCGATGAACACTTTTCCAAAATATATGGGGCAAGATCCATATACCACACAACAACCTTATAAAGCAAATAACAATATCCTGCTGCCAATGCACGAGGGATAATGCGCCAAGCATCTAAGCTTTCGGCCATTGCCAAATGAATCCGTCTAAATTTATCTATATCCATAGTTACACTCCTTGTAATCTGTATAAATATTTATCATAAATATGTTAAAATAGGAGAAATTATGACACTTGCAGTTGCTAGGATCGGCGATACGTTTACTGATACTGATGTTATTAAGGAGGGCAGTGGAAATGTTTTCGTCAACAATATCCCTGTCGCAAGATTGGGTGACCATACAACAGGACATACCTTGCCATTTCATACTTTTTATCCTTCTGTCCCAATTAATACTGGTTCGGGTTCTGTTTTTGTAAATAATATATCAATCGCTAGGCTTACTGATACGCATATAATACATTGCGATTCACCACATCCTAGTTCTGATTGTCATGATGGCGTAATTAATAGCGCATCAGGTAACGTTTTTTCGGGGTAATTTATGAGTATTTGTGTTCCAAGACATATAGCGTGTGGGTGGTATGAACCTAATTTTATCGCAGGTAATGAATCCTGTGAATTGCAGATATTTACTGAAAGTAGATCAAGATTATTGGAGGGTGGTACATTTTTTCGCAGCATTGAAATTGGCCAACATACAGAGAATATACAAATTGGTTGTAAATGGCAAGTTGCCACAGGAGGAAGTCCTGCGTGGAGATATTATGGTGGTGGGGATACACTAGCGGATGTTGGACAAGTTGAATTAACAATTACCAACGGCACCACAACTGAAATCTTTTTTGCTGCACAGCAGATAGTAGGTAGTCCTAATGGTAGTCCTATTATTTGGGTGAATGCAATTCCCAATCTTCGGGCGCAACTAATAGGTTCTCCTAGTGGTTCGCAGCTTGTCGACATGCCCGAGGATGACATCCAAACTATAATGGGTGGGAGTCCTACAACGTGGAAAGCTTCATTATATGACGCAGATTACATTGGTGAATTTTTATTGAGCAATTTGGTAGGTGGTTCAGGTGGACCAACGACTGAAACAGAATTGGATAAGATTCGTACTGGTTCAGTAATGACAATGTTGTACATCGATCAAAGCGAAAGTGATAACCCAGATGGTTCATTATCCGATGTTAAAGAAACAAGATACTGGAATGGTGCTTGTTGGAAATATTATGACCCCATAGCCATAGCCCCCGACTGCGATGGTTTATCTTTATGTGGTTCACCATTAGGATCGCCTTTACCACTTCCAACCTGTCCGTAATTTTGATTGGTAACTCTCTAAATTTTAATGGTAAATAATAATAGAAATTTTGTTTACAATATGAATTAAGGAGATAATAATATGGCTATAACAAAAAGAGCAGGTGGACATCAGCATGTTTACTGGATGGATTTAAAAGGAAATGGCGTATTAACAGAATGTGCTGTTTTTAAAGAAGATGGATTTGGTAACATATTCTATCTTGAAATTCCAACCTTGGATGGAATTGATAAAAATCGTTTATTGCGCATCATTTCTAACCGCAATGCGTCAAACTTTGAACTATGGGATTTAATGAGTCAAATAACACTTAACAATGGTCTTAATGCTCTTGAGTATTTCCATCAATTAGTTAAAGTTATTACACCAGATGGTGTTGTTATGAATCCTAAATCTGGTATTGTTGGTACCGGTTCTGTTGATACTACATCAGCGACCCAGATGGCTTCCATTGCATTAAACAATGCACCAGTTGAAAGTGTATCGGAAAGTGTAGCACTTACCCCTGCCCAGAAACGAGCAGCCACTATAGCAGCCAAAAAAGAGTTGCAAAAGGAAGCAGCAGCTAAATAATATAGTGATATATTAAAACATAAAAAACCCGCTTTCGCGGGTTTTTTATGTTTATTATTTTCTTATTACGTTTGTGTTCTTGCTACGGAAATTGTAAGCGTATAGGTAATCGTAAGAGTCCTATTTGCCGCTTTCAATACTGGCGCAAAAATTAAATGGGTAAGAAGTCTTTCTTGTTCTGTTGCGGGCGTTATTGCATTATTCTGCACGCCTTTATCTGAACCATCTATTGCTGGTGTTACTATTACGCCCGGTAAATTCGCAAAAAGGTCACTTGCGGGTGGTGAACCAGCACCACCTAAACCAAGACTAATTGAAGATGTTGCTCCAGAAGTACCACTTGTAAATCTCACAAATCCATATGTTTGTAATCCTTCAATTGATGGATATGTTCCAAATGTAGTATCCGTGATAGAAATAGTTGCACCACCCGGCAACGGTGCTGACACAAGCCATGCAATACCTGCAGCAGTTGTTGCATTATTTAACGCTTCACATAATTCACCATAGGTAGGATTGTCTGCAGGTGGTGTTAAATAAATAACAGTTTCTGAACCACCATCAACGGTAATTCTGAAATTATATTCCGTCCCACCAACTAAAACAGTTTGATCCGTTGAAGATTTATCACTAACATCAACATCCTGAACACCAGCCGAAGCTGCGGCAGGTTTGCCTGTTGTAAAAAGCCCAAGTTCATCAAACGTAAAAGTACTATTAATATTATTTGGGGTTTGGTCATTCTCTAATTGCCCTGCGGGTTCAGTCGGGTTAAGCACTGCAACAACCACGACTTCCGAAGTTAAACCAAGTTCTCTGCTGCGAGTGCCCGGTCCTGAAACATGTTCGACAGTAGCAGGATCACTGGAAGGATCACCACCGCCGCCGACTCGTGTTCCAACACTTGGACCTGCTGAACCAGGATCTGTTCCTAGTAAAGAAGAATTAGAATCATCTATTACTTCTGAATACGTTTCATTGTATAGGCGAGATTCCCATGTTTGTGTATCTGGTGGCTGGCCATCATTTGGGGTTTTAAATGTGATGGTAAACGCCGCATCGATTTCTGTACCGCCGTTACCAAACGCTATCCTATGAATAAGATAATTATTTTCATTAGAAAGGGCTCTAGCAATGATCCGTGCCATGTTTTGCGGATGTACTGCGTTCCATTTATCTACATATACTTCGCCAAGGTCATCTTCGATCTTAACATGTCCATCTATTTCAAATGGTGAATTCGTTGAATACATTAATTTAACTCCTGTTTATTCCCTGTATTTATGTAATTAGTTGTTACGATTAAACGACACATTGGTGTTATCTCTGGTCATTCGTCTAACGCTCGTAGTTAACTGTTTAATCATATTGTTAAATGCTACAGGTTCTACCAGACATTTTCCAAGATCGTATTGGCTAATAAAGCCATCATCTATATTAGTGAATACAAATGTACCCTTATTACCTACAACTTCTATATTTATTAATTCAACATCTGTTAGGCGTAAAGTAGCTGCCAAAATAATGTCTGACGTTCTAAACGATTCCATCTTATTTCCTTTTTATATCATTTATATTATTTATATTAACTATCATAAAGACTCTACCCAACCACCCGTATTACCTGTATTTGGTATAGTTTCAATAGTAGTTATTGTAGTATTTCTACCATCATACGTCGGTGTTACCGAAACAGTATAAATCCCATCGTTATTTATTTCCGGCGAGCCAAATATAGGCGAGCCGCCCGCATTAGTAGAATGTGATATTCTAATGCTATCACTCGGTGAGCCGCCAGTAATATCCCCAGTAGCATCGCCCAGTACGACAATTGTATTTGCCGTAGTACCGACAATTAAATATTGGAACCATTGTTGGTATAGGGCTTTGCCGCTTTCTGTAAGTGGTGAACCACCGAAAATGCCGGTATTGAGGAGGATTTCTGCCACTGTTAATATTACATGGCTATTTGGTGAACCATACTGCGTAGCGTCTAATATTGTATAAATTCCATCATTGTTTGGGGAACCTATAGAGTTCGTTATTTCGATTACTGTATCGGCCAATGTGGGTGGTGAACCAGTCTGCGGTTTAAAAATATTAAACACATCACCAGAAGCGGTATCTGGAATGTATATCCTATTCACTAATGGTGAACCTATTGATTCCGTCCCATCAATGTGAAACTTATACCCTTTTAACATATCAAAGGTTTCAGCAATGGCCGCGTTTGTATCAAATGCACCAATGAATGTATTACTAGGATCAGCAGTACTGTCGAAAACACGGGCTTCAATAAAATCATCTATACGAAGTCTTGGACTTAATATTTCAAAAGAAGTAGTAGATAATATATTAACACTCGCAGGCGCGCTATTTACATAAACTTCCAACATTAGGGGGTTCGGAAGTATAGGCGAGCCAACTAGTGGAATCGTTAATGTAGTTAAATTGAATACTGTTTCCGCTACAAATATACTCGATTCTGTCGCAAAAAACGTTTCAATTCCAATTCGTTCTCTAGACGAGTTTCCTGTAAGAAGATCATTATAACCAGGAATTTTAGTATATTCCAAAACCCAGCCAGTATCGAGATTGTTTCCAATTGTTGGCGATGGATATTCTGGAACCGAATTATCATAATATTGATATATCATTCTATAATACATATATCCTGTATCAGTATCAACCCAATGTGCTGTGTTGCGCGGGATTTCTACCCAACCTTCCGACGGCGAACCTGTAAGTAAAAAACTATATTGTTTTAAAATACCGGGGGCTGACAATACATCATCATTCGGTGAAGTATCAAACCACATGGTATCTTCTACGGGTGATATTGGTGCGGTATCTGATACCGTTACAGTTGGTTCACTACCACTTGTAAAAATTGTGGATGGTGGAAGATCAAACCCAGCATGGGAATCTTCTATACCATGTGCTATAATATCATCAGAAGCCCATACACCAATATTGTCAATATATAACCTATCTTTAATTCCAATCTTTATGAGTGTTTCAGGTACGACTTCACACAATTCTGGTGTTTGTCCGAAACCAGGCGATAAATATGTTAGCACGCCTTTTACAAATTCGTGGAGTTCACCTGTAGTATCCGTATCGTCATATGCCTCAGCAACTGCAATTGTTGTGCTGTTTGTACTAGAGCAATATATTGAGTCTGTTGCAGTATATGAACCATCATTTCTAATAGAAGATGTAACATTAAATTGCGTACCTTGTTTAAATATTGTTTGTACGTTTCCTTCAACAATAAAACCATTTAATAATGGACTACCACAAGCAGAGGCACCATTGCCAATAATTAATCTACCACGTACGTGGCCTATAATATCTTCGTGTACGCGAATGTGAGTTTCATTATTTGTAAATGTTGAATATAATGTTGTATAATTGCCGACTTTGCTTCCTGTAATTACTTTTATTCTGACGCCTTGTTTAAAGAAACTAATATAATTACCATCGACGATAAACACATTTGATGGTATTTTTAATTTTACGAAACCATCAACAGAGGAATCGTGAATACTACCTACACCAAATGTAGTGATGGGATATTCTGGTGAACCTAAAACACCATGGGCGATGGATTTTATTATATAAGTCGTATTGTTATCTGTTGATTTAACAACAGAAATCTCATCACCTACAAAAATATTACTATTTTCATAATTTCCTTCTACTACAAAATATGTTGGCGAGCCCTGTGAAAGTCCTACAATAGTAGCATATGCGACACCTTCATTTGGTGTCTGTAATAAAGTGGCAGGCGATGTTGAATTGTAATATCGCAATGCGTTACTATATGATAATATCTTTTTGTATTCAATTGCGACAATAGAAATCAACGATACATATCGTTGATTCTCCGTAATATTTGCTACAACAGGTGGGACTAAAACCATTCCTGTAATAAACACGGTAGTATAAGCACGGACAGAATTAGTGCCTTTGGTAAATACCGAACTAACGATCAACACAGATCCATTATTATTAACATCTACGGTTTTTATAAATCCACTAACATCATCAGAATTTACAATTTGGCCGTCTACTTCTAACGTTGTTGATGGAATCGGTGACCCAACATTAGGCGTGACTGCGGTAATTTTATATCCAGTATCATTATATAATGATCCTGAAACGGTAAAAATATCATTTACACTATATTGTGCAGTTTTATCACCTAACACTGTAAATAATCCACCTGTAACAGGCGAGCCTGAACTTGCTGTCACATCAATTATTCTATCTTCAATAAAGCTCGTTATTTTAAATGTAAGATTAGAGGATGGTGTAAATAACGCACGTTGATCGCCAAGAACAATAAAAGAATTACTAGTAATTGCAGGAAATTCAGGAACTGTTTTTGACGGATCAGGTGATAATATAGCTATAACATCTGGATCGTCATATGGCAATGAGCCAAATCCACCATCAGAACATCCAAGTTTATTAATATCATATAGGTACTCCATTTCAATATCGAGTAAATAGTTTTCTAATAAAGTAACATCAACCAATTCTTGACTGACGTATTCAACCAAAGACTCAATCACTTTAGTATGATATGGTTTTATATCATTTACGTAATCTACGAGTCCTTGGACTGGATCTAAACCTTTAATATTACTTGCCATTCTATATTGCCTTATAGTTAATCATCGAAAATGCCACTAGTTTGAAAAGGTCTGATTCCGTGAAGCGATATCATTGACGTTTTAAATATTTCAACATATTTTGACTTTGTGGTAAATGCGTCTTTTAATACAGAAAAATACATTCTATTTACGTTCGTAAACGTAAACGTGTTATATATTTCATCCATTGCTTTAATTATATTGTCTGTCGTGTTGAAATTATTATTTTCAAAGAAAATATCAATATCAATTGGAGTAAAATCAATATTAGGATCAACAAGATAACTAACGATAGTATTTAGTGCTAAGTTACCATTCACAAATGACTGTCCAATATCTAAACCATATTGTGTGTCTGTGTCATATTTTTCATCATATAATTCGCGTTCATATGAAGGGACACGAACAGACGGATCTGTTAATTTATATCCAACTATAGATTCTGTTATTTTATCCCACTGCCATCTATCTATATTAAACTGTTGTTCTTGTCTAAATATCTTCCATTCTTCATGTAAGTTTTTTAAACCAAGGTTGCTAACATTTTCATTCTCAACATCTAATGTATCACGCAATGTAAAGTTTCTAGAAAATCTAACAGTATAGCGGTTGTCTGCATTAACAATTCCCTGTAGACCACGAATAACCGTCTGTGTAAAGCGGGTTGGTACATCTACACCTTTATTATCTATGCCAGTATATGTAATCGTAATATCGTTGAGTGGGCTACCTGTAGCTACAAAAGAACTCGGGCTACCTACCTCAGACGTAAATGGTGGCTCATGAAGTCTTACAAATGTTTGTAGGGGTGAGCCGGTATTATAAACATCATATTCCGTTGATGGGATATTCACCCCATTGACTTCTACTATAATATCATTTTCAAAGTCAGGTGATATCAATAATGTTAGCGCGAAAGCATCTGGTGAACCCGAATGTGCAAAAAATTCCGTACGTAATACGTTTATATTATCCGTTGGTATTGTTGCTGCTGGTTTCACTTCTTGGAAGAACATATGAGCAGTTGGAATACTTACTAATTGATGTTGTGTTTCTAAGATCGACATAGTTCTATTTTTACCAGATGGTTTAGTTCCTTTATTTCCTACCCAGAAGTAGTACTTATATGTAATATTTCCCAATTTATCATAATATGGAACCTGTGTATATTCATATTCTTGACGATGTGTTTCTGGAGAGCCTGCTAATAATAAATCAATTCCTGTTTGTGATTTTGGAACTAATTGTACAAATCTTACAATATCCGCCACGTTTGCGGCAACAATCGTACTAGAAGTTAATGGACTTCCAATTGGTGAAGTAAGAGGCATGTTCTCTACGAGAAGTGAGCCATTGACGTATACGTTCACTAAGTATTGAAGAGGTGAGGCAGACTGTACAAATTGTGACACAGGAACATCGAAAGTAAATGTTCCATCTAAATTATCAATCCCATCTGTTGCTGCGTATAATTCTTCGAACTTATTAACTGATTGTATCCAATCAACTCCATCTTTTTCAAGTAATACCTTCCGTGCAATACCTGCCTTACGAAGATGTTCAACAATTGTTTTATCACCTTCTTCTTTCGCAGCTAATGCATCCCATTCTGATGGTGGTACGTCGGATTCTACCCATTCAAAGATTTCAATATCAGCCCAGTCAGTAAGTTGTCCCCAATTACGGAAACGTTCTGTGGTATCTGTAAAAACTTCCTTACTGTAATACGGAAGGTAATCTTGGTTTTTTGTGTTTAACCATGTAGTTCCCACGAACGATTCTTTCCAGATTATAGTATTCGTAATTGTTTTTGATGTATTACCATAAAGTGCAGGATCATTATCATTTTGCAAATCTACATTATGTATCGCATTACTGTAGTGAATGCCACGCGCTGGATCCCAATATTGTATAGGCGAAATATGTGTTGCTGATTTTCTATCAATTATTCTTGCAGGATCTTGAGCATCATTGTTAAATACCATACCCCAAATAGTAACATCATCAGTTAAAGACATCGTAGGTGAGCCACTGAATAACATTTCAATTATATTATTATTAATAATCCTATAATGAATTCCTTCCTTAAGGGTTTCTGTTGTTTGTGTAGCACTTACATATTGGGTGAGTTCAATCGCATCTGCATCCAAATCATGTCTAATATAATTAAGCATAGGCGAACCAGAAATACTAGCAACCATTTTATTCTTTACTTTCAGCGCAAAGTACAAGATCTTACCATTGTTACGCAGTACACGTGACTGATCCGGTTGGTTGTACCAACGATCAGTATTTGCCATTTTTATCGGCGTGAATGTATCTTCAACAATAGAATCGTCGTCTTCGTTGCTAATAAATTCTAAACGAAGTTCATTAGATCTCGCATCCACAGTAGTAACGTACATTTCAGGAAATTCTTTCTCGGCAATAGAACCAAAGCTGCCAAGTTTAATTGCCCAAAAATCATCAATCTTCGCATCAATAAATCTTCGCGAATTAATAAATGCATTAACCGCGTTTATGGAACCTTTACTTTGGATTTGACCTCTCCAAAATAAGAACTGTGATTTTTGTGATAAATTCAAATTAGATAGATATTCTACTGGTCCGTCATAGCCTAACGTTTTACGTGAATATTGCGTCATTAAATTACTTTCAAGAGTGTTATGCGTATCATAAGCATTTCTTAAATTTTCGACTCCGGCTTCAATATTTTCTTTAATATTTGCGCCTTGATTAAAGAACGTTTCGAGGTAATAACCACCAACATTTGGTCGTTGCGTAAACTCTGGCTGTCTATTAAATAACATTTCATATTTAGTTACATTTAATCCGATAAATGGATCGTATAATAGATTTCCATCTGATGTATAATTGCTTAATATCATAGCATGTTCATAGGCATCAACAAATAGGTGTAATCCACCAAGATGTGTAAGCGTATATTCTGGTGATATTAGTGGAATCGTAGGTGTAGCATTAATCGCATCAATTACACTGACCTTGGTTTGCGTATCTTGACGAAATACACGAAGTTGATCTATATTAATACGATTACCATCTTGATCGAATATCAATTGCGAAGTTCTAATATCTTCTGATGGACCTGTAATAATATTTGAAACTATACCACGCGATGGATTGAACCACGCAGCATTTCTAAACGGATTGATTTCAAAATCTTTAATGATTGCACCGTATTCAGTAGGACTAGAAACAGATAAACTACCAACGCTTGTAATTGATGTTATGTCGATGACGATGCCATCTTTTGCATCTTGTTTAGATGCTGCTAATCTAAACGTATACATGTCGTCGCGTATTAAATAATAACGTATACCACGTGATAATGGTGTTGGGTATATTGAATTTGAGGATATGATAGTAACAGGCTCGCCTGTTATAAAAGTTTTATTATCGCTCACAAATGTCCATATATTAGTTGCCGCATCGACAGTAACAGGATATCTATCATTAACCTGTTCTCTTACAACTCGTTGCGAATATGCATAAGTAATAAACCGTTCTATTTCAATCTGCCAATTAACAAGGCGGCCACTATCAGGATCTTGTAATGAACTATCTTCATTTATCTTCCATCCACTGTCTTCAATATATGCATCGTATCCATGAATGACATTAATAAGCGTTTGCATTCCCTGTACTGCTCTTGGAGTAATCGCCTGCAAGACATGGGATTTATCTATTGAATAAAATCTCCAATTATTTGTTGTTCTTTCGCCTGCGTTTACTAAGAATGTATTTAAAATTTCACCAATAAAATGATCTTTGTTGCCAGTTGAAGTTATATCAATTGCGAGATTCGTGTTTGCATCTTCTAATGTTTCAGAAAGAGCAAAAGTATTATTAGATAATCGTATAATAAAATACTTCGTTAATCCATTTACCGTATCACCTTCTAATGGTATTGGAAGTACTTCTGCGGTTGATAAGTATACACCATCCCCCGTGCTCCATGGAAGTGAACGATAGTCCGCTGTAATTGTTCCGTCTTTAATATTAGACAATAATGCCGCATTAACAAATATTGTAGTGTTTTTTGTTATACTATCGTATGTTGATAACACAACAACATAATCGCCATTATTACCTGTAGAATTTGCCACAACAAATTGTCGTCCTGCTGAAAATACATACGTCTGGTCACCCTCAACAGTAAACGTTTTATTAAAGGTATCGAGGTCAGAGATTTCCCAAGTATACATTGTACATACATTGGTTGTAGGATTTGTGTAAAATTGGTAATTATGTACATCATAATACTTAATGGTTCTACTAATCGGCAAATTTGTTTTTAATTCAAATCTCCAATCAAGTTGATTATCATACCGAGCAATATTATAAGGGATATTAGTAATTCCAATTTTAAGGGCATCTAACCAAAAATCATCAACGCCTGGAGCTCGCTTTGAAGTTATATTATAATCAAAATTAGTAATATTAACATATCTATGTGCGATATTTAATGATGGGGTATCGACAAATGATGCAAATTGATACGTTAATGGTGCTTTCCAACCAGTCCACAATTCACGGAAATCAGAGAAATTTGCATCGTAGCCCGTGTACCTATTGTAGTTTACATACCATTGATTTAATCCATTACTCTTAAATTGTGTGTTATTTACAATTTCACCATGAAAGGTAATTCTATTATGACTAGGTGTATTTTTTGCATCTCTATCAACTTGCAAACCACCAACCTTAGTAAAGTTAAATCCAAATGTTGAAGACACATATCTTACAGGATCGATACGATATGCTACAGTTAATTGGTCATATAAAAATTGTGAACTTACTCTCCAATTCCATTCAACATTACCAGAATCCCCGAACGCGTAACTTGAATTTGGTGCGATAACTTCTGTACTATAGTCAAAATAAATCGACCGTATGATACGATCAAGAAATAATGGCACTGCTGTAAACGCACCAACAAAATCCCAATAAGGCGGGAATACGCTATCAGGTTCATATGTTGTTGTACCGCCGTCGGCGCTAACAGCAAGGTTGCTTATATTAACACTAAAATAATTAAACGTAGGTAACTCTGGAACGGATAAGAAATATGGCGAGGCGCTATCCGTTGCAGGAATGCCCGTAATACCAACAACCCCATTAGGATATGCTCTACCTTGTGGAATTTTACCAATACGAATATTCTCCCACATACCGTAGGCTTGCTCTATTCTTCCTGAAGGAATATCATTTGCAACCAAACCCACAATTTTTATTTCTGTTAAGTTTGTGGTTGGATTATATAACGTACCATTAATAAAACTAACACCTGTCGTAATATCACCAGTTACTATTTCTTCTTCTACTGTAATAGTGAAGGCGTTTAACACATGATTCACATTTTTGATAGTATATGTTTTTATAATCTCGTTCGTACTAGAGAATCCTATTGGCTCCGCAATAGAGAAAACCATTCCAGGAAAATATATTCCAGCAGCAGGATCTGGTGGGAAATCATCAATAATAATAGAGGCGGTGCCCGCTATTCCTACGCTTACCGCCGTAATTATATCATGTGCACCAACTGTATATTGTCCAGTATGTGATGGCGAGCCTGTTGCACTATCTATATTAAACGTGGCATTTGAAACGAAGTTAGCATGATAATCCCCTTTAATTGCGAAGATACCGTAGGTGCTTGGACTTCCACTACCAATGTTATTGTTGTCCAATGCAATAATTTCAAACCCGTGTTTATATTTCCACGTTCTAATACCCCATTGATTGATATCATCGTTATAGTATTCAGCATCCCACCAGTCAGGTTTATCGCTATACCCTTGAAGTATCCATGGCTCAGCATGTGGATATGGTGTACCATATATCTTGGTGTATAAATCTTTCCAGTATCCACCAGATTCAGAACCATCATTTAAGTTATTTGGTTCAGATGATAATATTGGACTTGGAAGGATTCCTGCGTATATTGTTCCTTGAAGTGCGTCTAATACATCGCCTTCTACAAATACATATGTAACGTCATTTATAGTATCATAATATGTAGCGGGCTTCGTTGGGGTAGAAATGAGAGTACTCCAAGAACCATCGTTGTTGCCTGAATCTTTAACGTAAAAATCAACTTGTGAGTTACAACTAGCAAAAGCGGGTGAACCAGTTCCTGATGCCGTGCACGGATCGAAGAACCCAACACGGTCACCTGAAACAACAAATGCGTTAGTAAGTCCATCGGCTTCTAATATACTAATCCCACCACCTAATACAGAACGGGAATAATTCCACGTAAATGCATCAGTTGATGAATACTCAGAATTGCTATATGGATTTGATATTTCAGCTTGCGAAACATAATCTAAAAACGCTTGTTCAAGATAAGTCAAATATTTAGTAGGATTATTTTCTTCCATCTGCGTAAAATCATATGCTAAATTAGGAAACGATGGAACGTTATCATAAAGACGGTTTTCCAATTCAAATACAGTATCAGCGAGTAATTTATCAAGATCTATTTTTTGCCAAGCAGATATTGTGGCAGTTGTTAAATCACTTGGGTCTGTTCCATTGTGTAGTCTACCATCACCGATTGTTACACCATCTACAATATCCCATGTAATATTTCCAAGAAAATCAGTATCCTTTATGCGCAACGTTTCAGTACCTGGCGTTAGATCCATCCACAACGTTCCGTCAGGATATGCTGGTGATGGTATAATGATGCCAGACTCTGCTACAACATAACGATATAATACATTAGTGCTGCTAGCTGCCATGTGATACCAATAAACGCCTTCTCTGCTTAACGTAGTATCAAAATTGGCATCAAATTCGCCAATATTGTTGGGCGGTAAGTTTGATGAAGTTCTGCCAATATCACTAGACGACGATCTTGAATCAGGGGATTTTATTATTAATTGTGAAATAATGTCTTTTGTCGCAGTAGTTAATGTATATTCCTTACGATGTCCGTCATGATGAACAACTTCATTAACCGATAAATTATCATCTATAATACGATCTGGAACATATCGGTTTACAAGATTGACATACGGTAATGTTGCGATCCAGTTTCTTACGCCAATATCATCTGATCCAACAACATCTGTAAGTGTCGTAGAATCGCCGTATATGAACTCGGCTTGATCGTTTAATTCATGTATATTAATAACATTAGTTGCAACATAATCGGATAAGTTTAAAATATTATCTGTTTCTATATTAGTAAGAAAAGCTATAGCATTTTTACGATAAATTTCACTAAGGGAATTTAATAATCCTTCATACTGATCATGCGCGAATTCTATTAACGAGCGCGGTGTTACGTTATTAACAAACACAGATGATAAAAACGTATCAAACCCATCATTGAATTCTTTTATCGTTCCACCATATCCATAATTAATTTCATTTATTGGCAATAAATTAAACATTGCATCTTTTGCGCCAATAAATCCTGGTATTCTTGGTTGGTCTTCAATAATAGTATTGAAATGTGTTAGCAATTCACGCGTATCTAAGTATTTACGATTTTCATGTAAATGATTGAAATATAATGGATCGGGAATTTCCCAGTCACCAGTCCATACACCCGATGGTGATAAATTATTGGATTGATCGTCGAGCCATTCTTGTGTTGCTGTTGTTGTTGCTTGTGATTCAGATAATGTTGGATCTGTAGTGCGTAATTCTATTACACGAGCAATAATATATGTACTTTTTTCATCTTCATAAACTTCACTAGAACGACGTTCCCAATCAACCTTATTAGGAATATACAATTCATTATTGAGTCCTATTTTCCAAATTGTTTGTAAGTTTATATCAGTCACAAAATCATCAATTGGGGTGATTTCATTCCATGTCCCAATAAAAGTATTAGGGTCAATGAATCGTTTAAATAATTTATTTAATGTTGTATTATACCAATACACTCCATCTATTTCACGCTCACGTATGGAAGGTTCAATATTACTGATGACGGCCTTCCGATACTGATTAGACATTTCAGTCTTATTGCCCCATTTAGTTCCGTGCCAGAAATTTAACGTATTGGTTTCTGGGTTATACCAATAATCCTCTTGCTTATTAGCATAATCGCGGTAAGCAAGCAATTCCCCATTATCTTCGGTTAATAGAAATTGATCAAACTCGTATATGACATCAACTGGGTCAAACACAATTCGCAAACCCGTATTTAAATTAACATCATATTCTGATGATGTTCTATACCCGAAAATAGGGTTTGCTTTATATGCTGGGTCGCCGTTAACGGTAAATATATCAAATAATGGATATTGGTTAATTTTTGTTTTTACTTGCTCTACGCGCCGATATTGTATTTGGCTTACAGTAGTATTGCCGTTAATAAGATACAATTCGTCGTCTGGTTCCATTCTAACTTTACTGAAATTATTTTGCAATTCGTTCATCGCAGCAGGACCAACTTCAACCGTTACGTTAAGTCCCGCAGGTATCAAATCAAAAAATTCAATACCCATTACATAAACAGTTACATTTTTTGTATTTGTAAATTCATCGCCCTGTAATGGATTAGTAACATTGGATAATTCACCATCAACAGCAACATCACTAAAGGTATCTGGGCTGCTAATTGGATTTACCCTAATTCTGGTAGGATGGGTTGGTGCTGTTGAAGAAACAGTAAAGTCTAACGTACCGACAGCAGTGTTCCCATGTAAACGAATAGTATCACCAGCAGTGAAATAAGATGTCCAATCGCCGCCGACAAGAAATTCATTAGTACTATAATCTATACCAACAACATCTAATACTGCTTCACCAATTTCATCGTAGTTACCAAATTGCCGAGTGTATTCTTCCCCTGCAGCGTCGCTGATATAAACACGAATATCATCAAATCCATATAACGCTTTGCGGCGTAAAGATCTTGTGGTTATTGATGTAGTAGGGGAACCTGTCCCTAAATCATCAGAAAACACAAAACTTCCATATCCTACTGGCAATGGCGAACCTGATTGTGGTGTTATTGAGTAAGTTTGTGAATATAATGATAAACGGTATTCATATACTTTTTCAGCAGGTGAACCTACCATAAATTCTATCGGTATCGTCCCTTCTATAATCGGGATGTACGAATTATCTACCTGATGGGGGACTGGTAATGCGTCCTTGGCACCAAGGAATAACCAATGCGTACCATATTCATACCATGAATCGCCGAATGTCGTTTCAATAGGATAAATTTCATAAGTGTTTGGTATTTGATTAACCAAATCACCCGTTGATGTTACAGGTTTCGTTTTCAGCGTTACGTGTGTTCTATAAGGGTAATTACTAGCCGACGTTTTATATTCAGCGTAATCTACTTCATATACTACAATATCAGTATCCTTGCTTATGTGTATTCTTTTTTCTGGCTCAAACCAGTCGGTCAAATCACCGTAACGATCATCAAGAATTATAGTATTGTTGTTAGCGTCAAACTCGTCTTCTAATTCCCACCATGTAATAGACTCTAATTCTATTAATGCAGGGGTATTTTCTGTTTCTTTGAATGTAGCGTCAATTTCTTTTCTATATGCCCAACGATAGTCAACATATGTCCATTCATTTAATTCAAGATCCCAATCATATTCTATAATTGGTTGTAGGGCGCGTTTAACAGTCGCAAAATTTGTAATATCACTTTTATGTAACCACTTATTTGCACGAATCCATTGTTCAGTTGCTTCTATCCTTGGACGGGTATCACATGATGGTGTTTGATCCCATAACGCAAATCCTGTGGTTGCGTCAAGAATTAAATTGAAGTTATTCCAAATTATACTCCAACCTATAGTTGTATCATATTGATATAATCTATTGCCTAATGTATCATACCATACTTCGCCTTGTGTACCTGCGGTTGAAGGTGGCACTAAGTTACTAATACGATCAAGAAAATTTTGATGATCTGAAATACCATCGGGAATTTGCTGTTCTAATATATTTTCAACATCACCCCATAGTGGCGATGAAGGATTATCATCCCATAACGTTCCATCATCCCAACCACCTAATATAGAGCATTGGCAATTCTGTTCTGCTACATAAACAGAGAGTTGTTCTTCAAGGGAGGCATCGCCACCAAGAAACGTATTGTCAGTGACAAGACTGTTTATCGTTACAATTGTTGTATTGTTGGCAATATCTGCAACTGAACTAACTACTTCAACGTACGTATTGTTCAATTCAGTATTACTTATGCCACGTAAAAAGAATATAAATCCTTCTTCAAAAAGTTTAGTGTAGTCTCCGATTGGAATAATTTCATTAGCGCCAAGAATAATCTTATCAAATCTACGCAATGTTACGGTACCGACATTTTCATTGGCGATTAATCCATCGACTGCGATTTTCGTCAAATTAGTAGTACCATCATACGTTGGTATTGTGGTTACTTGATATGCTCCATCATTGGATACAGTACCCGTAATATTTAAAAAGTTGGTAGTTAATATGTAATCGGTAGCATCGCCTGTAACAACAACGAGACCTAGCCCAACATCTATTGAGGTAATAGTATACGTTGGTAAACTGCTCACTATATCTGCTGCAAGAATACCCTCTATTGGGAAAGAGGAGCCATATTGGGTAATTACACCATTCCAAAAAGTGACGCGAGAAGTCGCATTTGAACACTTATTACGAATTGTAATATATTGTGGGCTTTTTCGTTCACTATCAACCCAATAATAATCCCTATAATTTATCAACTTATTAATATCTATAGGCGGTGCCCAGTTGAATTTTTCGGTCGCACCCCAAGAAATAAAATCTTCCACGTCAATTTCCAGACGTTCTAATTCATTTTGAATATCTTTCCATGAAGCCATGTGCTCAATAGAGCCGATTTTATTATGTAAGATTGGCTGCAATTGGTATGCTTGACGATGGATATTGACTTCTTCGATTTGACGAGAAGCGATTGCGCTTTTATTACCAGTTCCAATATATCCAGATATCTTATCGATTTCTTGCTTTGCTAGAAATCGGTTAAATAGATTATTAAATAAACTAACATTTGTATCAGATTGGTATGGTTCTGGTAAATATTTACTCAAGTCCATAAAAGGTTTATTATAATCTGATTTATTATTCTCGTCTGCCACGGCTTCATATTCTCCAATAGTTGCAAGTATTTATACAATGCTCACATGGAGAAAAAGTGCACTATTGGCGAATGTTTTCCTTTGTAAAGGATTGAATAATTTCAACGTTTTCCGTGGAGATATCAGGGATGAATATTTCATTTTCCCTGGATTGCACCTGGAACATATCACCAAATTGATTCGTGGTATACGATGGAACCAATACAACTGAGTTTATTTCTGGTCCTAATGCTGAATGTATTGCGGTTGATAATTCGGTAAAGAAAAACGTGCTTCCGAAATCCCAATCTGAGATATTAAAATAAGTTCGTATAACATCAACGATTTTAACTTTAACTTCATTATCCGTTAAATTGTTGATTGTAGGGCGGATTACTTTAAATTTCGCACGAATTTCAGGTATCGCTCTACTTCCAAATAATAATTTAAATTTACCAGCCTGTAAAATTACAGTATCTGATATCATACCATGTTGAAGTAAAGTATCATATGCCGTACGTAAATCCAATGGACTTGGTTCATCGGGTTTAACGTCAGTCTTGTTTTCAAGCCAGCGGGTTATTCCTTCATAATAACCAGTAGTAATAATGAAGGTATCGATTATGTTTGATGCGGTAGGATCAACTAAGTGGAATCGTGGTGTAGTATAGAACCATGCAAAATTTAATGGGTATCTACCATATTCGCGTTTATATAAGTTCGTCGTATTTGCTAAGTCTGAATACCACAATGTCCGTTTTATTGATGTATCATCAACAGGAACCCATGTATCAGTGCTTGATGCTCTGTTAAAATAAACATATTGTTTAGTACTAACCGTCACAGAAACTGGTAACGGTGAACCCGTTAATACGAAATTTACAACCAAGCCCGTTAATTCAGTTCCTAATGGAGAACCCGTAGGATATCCCCATTTTCCTACAGCAGGCGAATGTGGGTCAACACTATCAAAAACATATGTAACACCATCGTCAGTAGTAACTGTTACACTTTCAGCTTCTTTGCCTAATGTATAGTACATTACTGTATTAGTAAAAACAATTTCGCCATTTGCAGGTGAACCACTTACTATAAAAGTATCCGTCGCATTTAATAACGTTGATTGTGTTAAATTATCAGGAACGCCGTCATCATTTGTGTCGGTAGGCAAAACTGATAATCTATTATCATCCGGTACACCTGCGTTTGGTAAACTCTGTGTTACTAATTCTTGACCTAGTACATTATAATCTTTGTTCTCGCCCATCATTCCTGTTTTACTACCATCTAGGTTAGCACCAAGAATCTTAATATTATCATCGCTCGACTTTAATGTATTAAAATTTACTATACTTGTAGTCGTATTACTGTGTCTAAATTTAGTAGTTTGACTTTGTGCGTTCATACGCTTCGTCTTCCATTGTACTACCCAGCCAGATAATTTACTCGCAGAGAATTGTGCCTCAATACGAACCATGAAAAGGGATAATAACGCTGTAGGATGTGAATCAACTGTCCATGCATCTGCATCTGCTGAAAAATATAAATCAACGCGTGGGTTTGCAGACGTGGCAGCGTTGTCAAGGGCTGCTTGTATTGTTGTCGATTCGGTGCTAGTAAAAGTACAGCGTAAATCATTGATTGTGTTTGATGATTTTTCAAATTCTTCTATCATTATATTATAGAAATCAGCACTACATAATAATGGCTCAACTAAATTCGTTAATATTTCATTGGAAAGTAATGCCCTATTAGATGACATAAACCCACCGTTCTCAACGTCATTTTCAAGCCAATAGAGAGCAAGATCATCGCCAAAAATTCTAACATCTTCATAATATTCTTTTGGATCATGCCAAGTAATATATTTAGAATCACCAGAAAATGTTCTATTAACTGATTGAAGTTTTAATATTGAAGGGTCTTGTAGCATGAACGAATTATAATCGCGGCCATTAACCATTCTATCTTGTGTGTAATATACAGACGGTGCCACTCTACGAACGTGTTCAATATCTTCTGATACAGATGCATTCTGTAAAGAATTTATTAACGAAAACGTAAACGTAAGTGTTTGCGTAGTGTTAGTTAAATCAAGATACGTAAATGATGCTATTTTATCTACGACGGATGTCTTTTGTATGATGCTATTACGATTGGATGATGTTCTATACCAAACATCAAAATCACCCGATGGAATATCTGAAAATTCACCGTCACCAAAAACTAAACGAACCTGATCATTATCAAGTGTTTCGGTTTCAAACTTCTGCCTATTCTTGTTCGTATTAAATAATATATTTTGCGCGTTCGCTAATGCTACTTCTATCCATTCACCGTACCTACTTGAGCTATCATCTAAGTGTGGTAATATTTTGGCGTACGGATTTGTTTCGAGGACGGCACGTGTATTAGAATCTACATTATTCATCCATACATCGGTTTCATTTATGTTATTAATTGCGAGATCAAATGTTTGGTTTGGGGTTATACCATCAAATGTTTCTTCTTGACGCTGCAGCGTACCTTGTTTGGTAAAACAGAAAAAGCCTGTTGTATCTGAACCATCACCAAGTCCATCAGACCCGTATAATAATGAGAATTTTAAATTTCGCTCTGGGCGTTTTTCAACCGGCGAGGTGTCGGTAAGTGTTACAGGTACCAATTCCATTGGAAATGACGTACCAGCACTAGAAGCTGAATAATTGAAAGTGGTAATACCATTACCCCTTAGTGACAAATTGCCCCACGTATACAATTCAAACAATACATCTTCTATCTGCACGCGCTCATTAGGGGCAATTGTACCAAAATCTTGTTCTAATACTCTATTCATTACAAGAAGAAATTGTTCTTTCCAATCAGGATTATTTAAATCGTTCCAAACTATTTTAGCGTTTGATAAATTTCTTCCCTGTGCGTCTGTTACTAGTTCAGTAGTCTGTATGGTCGTAATTTTTACTAACCCACGAGCTGCAATGTTTCTAGATGCTTTATATGATATAAGTTTAGCTAATCTAAGAATAGATTCCTTACGCTCAGCAGTTGTAATAAAATTTTCATGGGCATTTAAATCAAGACGATATGCCAACACTTCACCAACATAGGCGAAGATTTCAAGGATGGCAATAAATTCGCTTGATTCTATATAATCATTGAAGTCTTCTGGAAAGTATAATTTTACATAATCCAATAAACTTTCTTTAATAGTACTATAGTCGAATGCGTTGAAGTTTACACGTGTAAATACTTCATGTGCTCGTGTCCAAGCTTCCGCTCTTGAAATTTCTATTGCCATGTTAACCCTCAAATTGGATGTTTAAATTTAAATCATCCACTGTATTTAATTCTACGTAAAATAATGTCGCTTCTACGTATACTGAATTTGTATCAAACTCAGGTGTTAGTACTAAATTAACAATATTCACCCTTGGATCATAATCAAATATCATAAGTAATTCTGCGTATAGTTCATCCACTAGATCGCCATCAAGCTGTTCAAATGCTAATTCAGGTATACCGCTGCCAAAATCTGGCATCATTACACGCGTTCCACGTGAAGTGAAAATATGAGATAGTATATCCATTTTTACTAATTCAATATCCCGAATAGATAACGATTTAGTGTTTTGGAACTCAAAACTAGAATATCCTCTGTATAAATTAACGCGATTTGTCATATTAAAACCTCAACATTTTCTAATATTTATCTTTTGTCGGTTTAGGAATTATCGATGCCATTTTGGGTTCCTATTAAATGGTGGTTCATCCCGTTCTGTTTTACGACCCACATCTGTGCTATCATATAGATACTCTGCTGAATTCTCATGAGTATTCTCATTTGCAAGACTACTAGCATTGACACCATTATTATCTGTTGAACCTATACCTGTCTCCTTTGTCATGACTCTTGCCCATGGTTCATGTTCTGGAACGCGACTTGTCCACCATGCTTCAAATGTATTAGTAGGGTCTGATTCTATTGCCGACGCGGTAATAACAGCTGGCGGACCGTTAAAATGTATCTGTGCGCCTTGTTGTATAATGTTACCACCTGCATTCATTTTAGTATCTGAGCCAGATTTTAAATTTAATATACCACCTGCAAGAACGCTAGTGTCACCTGTAGCTTCTAAAACCAAAGCACCCTTGGCTTTTATGTCAATATTTGTAATCGCTGTCAAGAGTAGATTTGGAACTGACATATTCATATTACCAATGGAATGCATCTCTGTGGTACCACCTGATTTCAAATGTAAGTTTCCTGCTTTCGCATGAACCCGCACCTCATTTTCGGATATCAAATGGATACCATTGGCCTTTACGCGAAAGGTCTCACCTGCGGTAAAGTTAATATCTTTTTCAGCATGTACAGAAATATTGCGTTCGCCGTAGATATCAATGTTTCCTTTTTCATCGAGCTCAATCCACGTCTTACCACCAGCCGTACTAATATATACGCGCTCGTTGGTATCATCCATAATGATTTGGTGGCCGTGTGTTGTTCTAAAGCGAACACGACAATTCGCTGCACTATCTGACATTGATATGGAGTGAAATCCTGGGGATGACCATGAATATACTTGCGAATCTTGCGCAAATTCTGTGGCACTTGACAATAATCCTTCTTGGGTTCTACTTTTAGTATAACCCTGTGTATTCTTTACTTCGTTTCCATCTGCTTCTGTAAATGGTTCTTCTTTATCATCAGACGAAGCACTGAATACCATATCTTCCGTATCAATATACTCTGAATCAATTCCAGCAACGGATGAATCTGCCCCACGTGTACGATACTCGAAATTTTTTCTTGGTTCAGATGGGATGCCTGAGCCTGTCGTATCATTTAATCTGGTGAATGCATCTGTTTGTGTATCATATAATGGTTGTATCTGATTTTCCGTAGACGATAATGGTCCAGATGGTTCGTCTTGTAAGTCGTCGGTTTTCTTGTAAGTATATCTACCATGCGGCAATGTATGCACCATAAATTGGTCATGCATCGCGCCTAAATATATGCGGAATCTTGGATCGCCTTCAATACATGCCACTAAAACATACGATCCAACTTTGGGCGTATTAAACATACCATATGCTACAGGTCCATTCGTTCTATTATTTTCACGTCCTCTTGTGGTTGTTGAAGAAGATCCTGCTAACGGCGAAATCGGCGATGCCCATGGAATGCTATCAATTATTGTATTTTCAAGATCACCAAAAAACGGACAAGCTACACGAACCCTGCCCATTTGTTGTGGATCGTTTGTATCGACGACTTCACCTAATGTTAATTGGTCGTAATTATCATCAGCATCTAATAATTTTTTTACGTCATTAAATATAACCATTATTATTTACCTCGTTTTCCGCGATTTACCCGTTGGGATTTTTGTTGACCAACTGTTATTTTATCGCCATCTGTATCACTTGTTAGATTTTCATAAATATCGTATTCTGAATCTTTCATTCCCTGCCATGTAGATCTATCATCTTCTGTTGCATCTACTTTAGTTGTAAGTTTATCTGCCACAGGAATACTCATCATGTCTAATTCTTGTAAAAATTCACCACCTTCAAATAGTTGTTTAACCGCAAATAGTGTATAGTAACCCGTATACCAAAAATCTTCATATTCAGTATTAACATCATTTGAATCCGTTGGCATTTTAATATTTACCTTTACTAATGTGGGCGTATCAATCCATCTTGGATTTATTGTTTTATGTTTCTCTGGTTTTTCCGCTTGCCGATTTTTTAAATCGCTTGGTATCATCTGCATTTCACTTAACAACTGCGGGTTTCCAAAAATCAACATTGTTGCTTCAATGTTTTCTAACGCTGCATGTCTATTTAATAATGCTTGAAATGATGCGCTATCGCCTGGACTTTTAGTGTTTCGAGCAATTGATTGTTTTATCTTACTACCAAGAAATAGAGGGGTTTTAGGTCTCTGTTTCTTACCTTTAGATGCAATATAATTTGCGCCTGTTGTTCGTTGCATGGTAGATGTCTTCTCACCTGCATTGTTTTGTTGATTAGACAACGTATCCGTTGTTGCGGCGATTTGAAAAAATGACATACCCATTTCCATTTTGATATCAAAATTCTTAATATCTATATTTTTACCAGTAAAAATATAATTAAATTCTATAGATTGGCCATCTTTTGGTTTGAATTCTTCGCCATTGAACGCTGCATCATATGGGAGTTGCGCTACTTCATATTTATTAACGTAATATTCTACAACAAAGTTGTCATGGGATGATTGTAAACCAGACACAATTTTATAAATATACTTTTTACCTTCGCTACCCTCGACGCCATCCTTTATTACACCCGTAGAAGATGCCATTAATTTTTTAATTATATCTTCTATACCAACATTTTTACCAAAGTTAAAACTGCCAACTTCGCGTTTGTTTGCAATTCTAACACTCTCATTATCGCCTGCTACGTATCGCGCGTCGTCGTAATCAGGAGCGATAATTTTATATGTAACCCCACGATAATTGTTTTTGAAAAATTGTTTTGCGTCTACTTCTGCTTGTTTGGACGTTAGTGAATTTCCTTCCTTCTTAGCCTCTTCATATAATGATATTGCGAATTCTTTTATTGCTTGTTCCTCATATCCATCATAGGATGCATTTAACTGTTCTGCCAATCCATCAAAAGTTTTTGCTAACGTATTGCCTTTATTTACAGTAAATGAAAGGCCGTTGGCGATTTTTTGGGTATGAGGGAGTTTACCTAAACCATTTACCGCACCCACAAATAACATTTTATATTTTGCGCCTGAGCTATCAAATATTGAACTAATGTCATAAACAATAAACAATAGTGGTTTTATATTTGATATCATTTCAGTGGTGCCGTCGTCGTTGTGGCCAATAAAGATTGTTTTTAATACAAAAACCAATCCAATGGGATCTGATTCTAGTGCATCACATACGTCTGTTAATCTATTAAGAAATTTTGCTCCCAATGGTTCAATGATCTCGAGTTCCCCTTCTAACGACATTGATGTTGACTGGGGAGTATCATTATCACCAACATAATTTTCCATTGCGATTATATTTTCCCATGATGCGACGGTTATATAAAACCTCGCATCTGTGGTACCATCTATAAGTGTAATGTATTTGCTGTTTGGATTTCTACCGATTTGACGCGGTGAATATCTAACGTTTTCACTTGGATGTTGAAATGTTGTTATTTCGCTTGTATTTGTTAATTCTTCTGCTGCTTCCGTATTATTACATACCATAAGTATGTGATGGTAGGAATAAGATTTAAACTTTCCAAGAATATTTTGTGGGTTTGACATTAATTTCTCTTTATTATGTTATGGGTTTGCCGCCAACTGGTTTAGTAATTATATCTAATACCAATCTCGATTGTGTTGGTAAATAAATTTCCGCACCCGGAACTAATTCAGTTACAGGATCGACAATATTATTATATTGTAGAACTAACCACGCATATTGGGCTTTTCCATATACACGATACGATATTAAATCTGGGCGGTTGGCCTCGTATTCTTGGATGGTAATAATGAAATCGTTATCTTGACGTTCAAGAATTCTTTTTTCCCACCAACCAAGACGGTTATTATATCTATCAGTCAGACCACCTTGTACCATTCGGGAACTGCGGTTATCTGTTGAATTTTTATTGATATCGGTTATTGTAAATGCCATAATTAAAATCCTTGTAATATTCCTTGTTTAAACGCATTTAAGTTAAATCCTTCATAACTATTCGGCGAATGTGTTTCTATTAATGTTAAGTCTATATTCATGATTATTGGCATTGGTACACCTGTTGACGTAGTAATATAGTCTACATCGTTTGGGTACGGTATCGTAAGTTGTTGTATAACGACAGGGATTCGGTTTATATGTTGCGAGACAGTCCATACGTTAGAAACGCCTAAGCGTGTTTCTTTAGTGGCACTAGTAACTTCTTTTGAATATGCGCTTAGATATAATATCGGTGGTGGTGCGCCTAATAGTTCCGCACCAAGCGACAAATTTTCGCCTGTGTTGGGATCTTTTTGTACGGGATTCTTAATACCCGCACCTTTCTGTGCATTATAACCAACCCGTGCGTTATATTCTTCTGTCTCAAGGGTAGTACTGTTTAATCCAAAACGTGGCATACACCATCCACGGAGCATCCATAATTTTTTTAAATTTACATCAGCTTCGGTAATAGTTCTTGATATAAGACGAATATCAGATATTTGAAAATTTCTAGACGATGTATTTTTATACACCTGTATTTGTCCAGGAGCATGTAACGGGTCTAATGAACCATAATTAATATTTCTATTTTCCGATACGGTTGGGGATGCGTCAAACGTAACACGCCCTCCGCCCTTCGATGCAGATGTTAATTTAACTTTATACGGATTTTCTATTGCCATGTGTATATCCTTGTCTGTGTTATTGATATTTATCATGGTTGACATAGTTTAAAAAGTGATATATACTGTCAATTATTGGAGAATAAAATGGCAATAAAAAAAGAAGAAAAGCCGCCAGTTAAGAAAAAAGTCAATTATATAAAGAATAAAGACCTCCTTGCAGAAGTAATAGTTTGCAAGGAGGAGGGTAAGATGTCCGATAAATTAGCGAACATGCTTATTCTTCTAACTGCAAAATATGGACGTTCATCCCAGTTTGGTGGATACACATTTAATGATGATATGCAGGCATATGCCTTAATGATGTTGTGTAAAACTTGGATTGGATTCAAACCCGAAAGAAGCAGCAACGCATTTGCATATTATACACAAAGTATTAAAAATTCATTTAAACAATTCTTAAACCGTGAAAAAGTACAACGAGTTGTGCGTGATGAATTATTAGTAGATAAGGGATTAAATCCGTCATTTACATATACAAACGAACATACAACTAGCGATTCACATTATGTTCATGATGAAGAAGACCATGGTCAATCTGTGGAAGATCTGAAGAAAATAAATGAAGATGCTAATTCAGAAGAATTAATATCTTACAAAAAATAATAATAATAATACAGGAAATAACAAGATGGGTAATAGCACCCCCGCATTAAGTAAAGGTGCGTACTTTACTGACTTGCATGTTGGGGCTAAATCCAATTCACAACAACATAACGAAGATTGTGTCAATTATATTGATTGGTTCTGTGCTAATGTAAAAGCAGACCCTGAAATTGATTACATTTGTTTTGTAGGTGATTGGCACGAAGTCCGAAGCGCGATTAACGTGTTTACATTAAAATATTCATATGAAATTGCTACAAAAATCAATGACTTAGATCTGCCTGTATATTTTATCATTGGCAACCATGATCTATATCATAGAAATAATAGGGACATTTATTCAGTTGTCCCTTTTAATGAGTTTAAAAATTTCAATATAATTGATAAACCTACGGTAATTGAGAATATTGGGGATGGTGTATTAATGTGCCCATTCCTGTTCCATGAAGAATATACCAAATTATCACAATATAATAAGATTCCTTTCTGGGTAGGACATTTTGAATTCAAGGGGTTTGTTGTTACTGGTTACAATATTACAATGAAAACCGGCCCAGACCATACGGACTTCGATGGACCAGAAAATATTATATCTGGTCATTTTCACAAAAGACAAACTAGCGGGAACGTAACCTATATTGGGAATACCTTTCCGACTAACTTCAGTGACGCTGGGGATGTTGAACGCGGCATGATGATTTTTAACCATACTAATAAAGATATGAAGTTTCTTGATTGGGAAGATTGTCCCAAATATATAACAGGTACCTTATCCGATATAATAGCTGAAAAAATCAAATTGTATCCAAATTCACGAGTTCGTTGTGTAGCTGATATTCCCATAACATACGAGGAAAGTTTAGAATTGAAGAAAACTTTCATAGAGGGTTATGATTTGCGGGAATTTGCTATTGAGGAATCTAGTGAAATCCAAGAAGCATTGACCGAGACAGAAACAACCATCAACGAAAGAAATCTTGGTACTGTTGATGAAATGGTAGTAGAAATGTTAAACGACATCGAATCGGAACATATCGACAATGATTTACTTTCCGAAATCTACCAAAACTTATAACATAAAAAAAATAAAAAAATAGGGTTATGATTAAATTTAAACAACTTTCAATTAAAAATTTTCTGTCATATGGCGAAGTTCCAACAATAATAGACCTTGACGATACGGGCACTACGTTGATTGTAGGGGAAGATCTGGATAATACTGCATCTGGAACTGGGGCTAATGGCGTCGGGAAAACTGTATGGATAAATGCGCTTATCTACGGATTGTATGGCAAACCAATATCTAATATATCATTAGATAATCTCGTCAATAATATTAATAAGAAGAACATGGAAGTTATTATTGAATTTGAAAAAGATGGAAATGTGTGTACTGTTAAACGTGCGCGCAAGATAACGGGTTCAGGTAACTATGCTAAAGTCTTTATCCGTCCATCTGGTACAGATTTAGATGAAAATAAGCACGACAAGACACCAGATAGTATAAGCAATATAAATGATTTTATTGCCGAGCTACTTGGGATTCCCTATGAACTATTTGTTCGCATTGTTGCTTTTGCGGCAACCCATACACCGTTCCTCGATTTACCTGTTAGACATGCGTCACAAGCAAATCAATCTGATATTATGGAAGAACTATTTAGACTAACACAATTGTCTGTTAAAGCAGAATCCCTTAAAGTTGAAATTAGGGATACTAAACAATCGTTAGAAATTAAAACTTTACATAATGAACATCTCGAAAAAGAACATGAGCGCCATAATAAACAATTACTATCTGCAAGAAATCGCGTAGATGATTGGGAAGATGACCGCGATGTTGAAGTGATTGCTCTAAAAAAAGTATTAGAAGATTATGAAGCTGTTCCTATTGAGGAACAAGAAAAACTATATGAGCGCGTTGCAGAATTAAAGATTACGCTTGCAGAAGAAAAAGAAAAACAACAGACCCTTGAAACGATTATTACTGAAATTAGTGCAGAATTCACTGTATCAAAATCAAAGTTAGTGGTTATTACAGAAAGTAAAGAAAGAATTATAAAGTGGAAGGAAGAAAATATAAAGAAGATTGCTGATTATAAAGCAGCAGCTGAGAAACTTCCTACTGCATATGTACTTAGCGAACAACAAAAATTACATCAGAAACTAGATACTTTAACAGAAAATTTAAAAACTCTTACGGCTAAAGAAAAAGAAATAGAAGGCGACATTACACTTACCACTAATGAGTTAAATGAAGCCGAAGATGAATTAGTACATCTAGAAGAAGCAAAATGTCCATATTGTTTACAACAACTTGAAGATGCTGCAGCGAAAATTAATAAATGTAAAGATGATATAAAAATTAAAGAACAAGAGTTGTTTAATTTTTCAGTGCTTTTAGATGTTGTTCAAAAAAACATAGTAGTTACATCTAAGGATGTTAAAACAGTTTCCGATGATATTGATTATTCTATAAACGAAATAAACAATTATGAATATACGCGCAATGAATACGTTGTAAAATTACAAGAGTTGTTTAATGAACAGTGTCCACATGGTAATGCTAAAACTGTAGGTGATATGATTTCAGTTATTTCCGAAATGACCGAAGAAAATATGCACTTAAAAGAAACCCTTGCAAAAGAAGCCGACGGGTTAGTTGCGATTGACGATGTAATTGAATTAATCAATAATGAATTAATAGAATGTGAAAGCAACATTACAATTTCATCCTTGAATGAATTATACGAAATAAAGAACAAAATTAAACAACAAAAAGATAAGATTAAAGAATTAAAATCTGCTATTAATCCATATCTTGCACCATTAAATGAGTTACTAGATATTAAACTGGAACCTATTGATATGGATGCAATTAATAAACTAACTAACTTGATAACACATCAGAATTATTTAGTTAAATTATTAACCAAGAAAGATAGTTTCATTCGTAAAACATTGTTGACTAAAAACCTTGTATTTTTAAATCAACGATTAAAAGAATATCTATTAGCTTTGGGATTGCCACACAAGGTAGAATTTACCCATGAAATGACTGCAAACATATCACAATTTGGTAGAGAATTGGATTTTGGGAACTTGTCTAGTGGACAAAAAGCGCGCGTAAATCTCGCGTTGTCTTTCTCGTTTAGGGACGTATTACAAAAATCACACGATAGTATTAATGTTTGTATGCTTGATGAAGTTCTTGACGTTGGCCTTGATTCGGTTGGCGTACAAAACGCAGCACGAATGCTGAAGCGCAAGGCACGTGATGAAGATTTGGCACTGTTCATTATTTCACACAGGGACGAAGTTAGTAATATATTCGACCGAAGAATGACAGTCCAAATGGAAAAAGGTTTCAGTTCTGTGAAGGTAGAAGAATAATGGGAAACAACAACGAATCATATCGCATTGTGCAGGATTTTCAACTTATCAGTGTATCGCTTGTTGCTAATCCTGAAAAAGGGATGGAAATACAAACTCTAATGGAACGCGACGTTAATATTCTCATAGATAAATACGATAGAACTATGAAATTATTGGAGATGTATATAAATGAATAACGTAGAAGCTGTTGATTATATCAACCGTGCAAAACAAGCAATGACAAATGTAATGGAATTTTTTCTATTTGAACCGATAAATGATAATTTAATGGCACGAATGGAAACCGCCCTTGTTGGCGAATTAATTACCGAAATTGATATTGATTTTGGTGTTGATGTTAAATATGAAGACAATGATGTATGTGTGGTAGTTTCACTCGACGGAATTAAAGTTGATAAAGGAATTCTAGAAATTGAAGGACGTTATACAAACTGTCCAGCATTATTTGCGGAATTGGAAACGTTAGACGCTGCTATTGAGTTTACAGATAGTGAAAGTAATATCGCATTTGACAGGGCTATGGAAATAGTTTAATGAAATATTGGAGAGATTCAGAAGCCGAATATCTTGAATATGAAGAAGCTGGACGAATACTACCGTATAAACATCCTGCTGCTATAGCAGCGTCTGAGGACATTCGTACAGAAGTAGAGATAATTCCTAATACTATGGAATTTCGTGACTACCTTGATCCAACAACATTCGTTACTAGTTTACGGAAATGTGTTAAGGTAGAACGTAGGTTGTTTCGTTTTGGCAAAGACATGCTTGAACAAATTGCATGGATTCCATTAGATATAATGGGTTACAAAGTACCACCTAATAAATTTGCGGCCTTTGAGCGCGCAATGGAGATTATATAATGAACAATGAAATAGAAATTTCAATGTTAGATTTTACGAATATGTCGAGTGAAGATACGCATGTATTAATTAACGTGAATATTGGGGCAATGCCTCCTAAACGAGCGTACGATTATCTTGTCAATATCAAAACAACACTTCCACTATGTAAGATGTTGAATGAAAGAGGTATCACCTATTCCCTGATTGGTTGTAGATCTGATGGGGCTGGTAATATTGTAACAAGTATCGAATCTAATGATAATATTGTTGATACAGAAAATACAAAGTTTGATGACGCAATGAATATTGTTTAATTTTAACATATTTTAAGTTATTGATTTTGATAATAAAAAATTAATTAAATATTCCTTATAGGTGGTATACTAAATATTACCAATTATAAGGAATATTTCAGTGTCATTAAAAATACTTGGTATAGATCAAAGTTACAATTCGAGTGGACTAGTAGTTTTAAGCGATGATAATATCATACATTCAGAATGCTTTAAATCTAATAAAGAATCAAATCGTTTTGGACAAGCGCACGAGGTTGCAATGTATATTGCATCTATAATAGATACATTCAATCCAGATGTTATTGCCATTGAAGGCTTGGCGTTCGGCATGAAAGGTAACGTCACCCGCGACTTAGGTGGTCTACAGTTTGTGATTATTTCGCACTTACAAGAAGTAAAGAAGCGCGAAGTAGTAATCGTTGCGCCGTTGACCGTAAAGAAACATGCGACGGGTAATGGTAGGGCTAAAAAAGAAGAAATGATAGAAAGTTTACCCAAATATGCATCAGATATTTTTCTGGCATTAGGGGTGAAAAAAACAACTGGACTTGCAGATTTGGCAGATGCGTATTGGATCGCTAAAGTTGCAGAACAACTACATAAAGAAGAAAATAATTAATATGGCCACATACGTATATAAATGTACAAATAAAGAATGTGAAATACATAACATTGAATGGGAAGTAAAACAAAGTATGAAAGATGATGCTTTAACTACATGCCCAGAATGTGGGAAAGAGAGTTTGATTAAAGTAATATCCAGTGGTGGCGGATTCCGCATTGGTGGTCTAGGCGTACAAAAACCAACGGCGCACTGGGGCGATTGATGCGCCATTGGAGCGAAGATATTGTAACCATAACTTCCTCCAGTAATATAATATCCTTTTTTAATAAACATAAACACCAATTAGATCTCGAGGATGTAAAATTAATCGTTGACAAGTGCGAAGAATGTAGATTATACTTGAATGAACATAGTTGTTCGTATATAGAACAACACGAAGTTAATCCAAATATTCGTAAATATTTAGAAAAAATAAAGTAGAAGTGACATACAAGTCCCATATTAGGACAATCTCATTGCCTGTCACCAATGAGTCGGTGTACGTTGCCCAATTTATCGAAAGACGTTGAGGCTAGTCCATCGTAAGATGTTAAAAACATTAAAAGGTAGAAGTTAAATACGCTACAGTATTCCAGACATCCCCCGTTATGGCTGTAGGCAGCTAGGTCCGCTTTACCCTTCAGCGACCGACCTTGGTTATTTTTTGACCTAAATGGGAAGGGACTGTTCTCTCAACTGTGTTGAGACTGTGTTTATATAAACAATAAATTATATATTAATAACAAGGGGGGGTTTATCCCCGAAGTTATTAATATATAATTTCCGTCAAGCGCAGCGATGGCGGCATTATTGTAACTATTGCTTTTTTCATTTTTTTGTGGTAAACTTCGTAGATGGATAATAAAAACAACATTTTAAATTACTGGCCAACGCCTGAATTCACACCCCGTACTAATCAAGTCGCTGCACTTGAATGGATTACAAAACAAGAAGCCAAATACATTATACTTGAATTGCCCGTTGGCTCAGGTAAAAGCATACTTGGTCTTAACTTATCAAAATACCTTTCAAATGGACAAGGTAGCTCTTTCATATTAACCCCACAGCGTATTTTACAAGATCAATACGAACAAGATTTTCTAAGTAAAGGTAAGAGTTTCTTGGCATCGTTACATGGCAAAGGTAACTATAAATGCAAAAGCAAAAATACCTCTTGTAATATTGGTTCGTTAGTTAAACCCCGTTGTAACAACTGTCCCTTTGCAGATGCAAAAAAAGAAGCGATTGATTCACATAACACCGTACTTAATTACAAATTGGCATTAACTTCTTTTTCATATACAGAAACTTTCAAAAAACGGAATCTAATGATTATGGATGAAGCCCATACATTAGAACGTCACTTAGTCGACTTCGATTCAGTTGACATATCATATGTCAGATGTAAACGATACGATATAAATTTTCAAGTACATACGTCACTTGAATCTGCGATGGCGTGGGTTAAAGACGCATATTTACCAAGAATTGAATCTATTTTTAATGACATGGAAGAAGAAAACGAATACCTATATGAAAAGGCGGGTACTGATATTACGCGCAAAGAACTCAATAAATTGAAAGAACTAGACGAGCTAGGTGATCACGTAAGTGAAGTACTATTGATGTCAGCCCGTACTACTGAATACCTAAATGAAAACTTTGTGTTGGTTTGGGATAAAACAATGTTCAAATTTAAACGCCTCAAAGGATCTTATTCATTCAGAAAAATATTAGAACCTATGGCTAATAAGTTCTTGTTTATGTCTTCAACTATTTTGAATAAGAATACATTTTGTCATGACCTTGGTATTAATCCTAAAGATACAGCTTTCTTATCATTACCTTCCGATTTTCCTGTCGAAAACAGACCGATTTATTATATGCCTGTCATGAAAATGAATGCATCGTGGAATAAACCAGAAAATGTCAATAATCGTAAACTGATGCTTTCACGTATTAAAGATTTATTAGAAATTCATAAAGACGAATCAGGTATTATACATACTGCTAATTATCAAATTGCTATTTGGTTAGTGAAGGAACTTACTGGAAAAATCACCCATGATATCCATCACCATAATCCAGATGAAGATATTAATCGCAATAGTGCCATTGGTAATTTTATTGAATCTGATAGACCTTCAATTTTAATTAGCCCTTCTTCTACAGAAGGACTAGATCTCAAAGATTCTCTTGCAAGATTTGCCATTACGGTAAAAGTACCATTTGGGTACCTTGGTGATCAATGGATTAAGCGTCGTATGGAAATGTCAAATGAATGGTATCGCCGCCGAGCCATTACGGATATTATTCAGGGGGGTGGTCGTATTGTTCGTAGCGCAGAAGATGAAGGTACGGTATACATATTAGATGGTAGTTTTGCATATTTGTACTCCCAATCAATGGCAATGGTACCACAGTGGTGGAAAGACTCATATAACGTATTGTAAGTTATTGATTATATTAGTTAAATATTATAACCTAATTGCTTGACTTTTGTAACCTAATTTGTTATAGTAAGTTTAATATATTAATTAAGGATATACACGATGTTAACTAAAATCATGAACCTCATATCATATTGTATAGTTATTGGTTTTGGGTTTATATTACTTAGTCCCTCTATACCATTTTGGGAAACATTCATCGGCGCATTAAGATTTGTAGTTTGGGGTTTGCCTTTTGAAATTATAGCAAATCCGTTCGCGATATGGATGGACACGCTTGGAAGTGCACAAAGCACCCTTGGTTTGTTTATTTCTTTTGCATTTCTTGCTACATATTATCTTGGCTGTTTTGTTGCTTTCACATCGTGGGTACATGTCCCAGACGCACCACCATCAGACCCATTTTGGGATAATGAGTTTTATTGGTTATTGGGACTTAAGAGCACGAAAGAATTACAAGATGTAGAAGTTCAAGCGAATGCAATAGTTCACGCAATGAACAAACAGAAACGAACACAATAAAAAAGGGGGCATTGCCCCCTTTTTTTCACCTTATTATCATTAAAATTAGTAGGTAGGATTTGGTGACTTACTTTCCAAGTCTAGTCTATTTTTTAAGAACTCTGAGACTAATTGACGTTCAGCATATGACATGGTTAAAAGGATACTTTCATACGACATCCCGCCTCGCATAAAATAAGTCATATCAATGATATTATTAATTAACATTTTTGCTTCATCTTGTAATGTTAAAAACATATGTTGAATATCCTTCACTGAACCTGATTTTAATGTTACATAAAATAAGATAAGGGATTTATCGGCGCGGTAACTTTCATCTTCTTACCACAATCTTTACACTTTGTTTCGTATACGAAATCAGGACCCCAGTCACTTGTTTTTTCTATAGCTTCTGACAATTTAGTCATCCAACCAGCAGAAATAGTAGTCAACCATTCTTTGATCATGTCCTTATTATCAATATTATCTACTGAACTAATTACACTCATTATTGTATCAACAATACTCGCGGTTTCTTCTTCTGGGGTAAGATTAGCGCTTGGATCATAGCTTTGCATCATTTTAATAACATCTTTAAATCTTGGTGGATGCATTTTTATTACTTGATCGTTGGGGAGTTTGGTAGTATACATTTTTCCAATTGTTGTAGGATCTATACGTTTAGTGTTGTTGATAAAATAATCAATACTAATACTATATTCTTGTGATTTTGCATCCTTACAATCATGTGTATATATTAATTGAAAAGTATCCCCGTATGTTATTTTTCTCAAGCACACCATAAGAAAATCTATATCTTTACTAAACAACTCCTTCGGTTTCATAATTTGTGGAATACATCGCTTGAATATTTGCTCAACCGCTTCACCTGAGAATAATAGATCTGGGGTTTTAAGTAATACTTCATCAAATGCGGTCATCGGATGTATGTGTACTTCACCGTCAACCACTGAAGCATCTAACTCATTATCTGTATAAAAAATCCCACCAGATGGCAATTTGAACGTAGAACCTGGCATGTGCACGCGCGCCAGAAGGGGATTAACTGTTTTTTGTGCCGTTTCAGGCAATATTGTTTTCTTTATTTCATCTACCCTATTGTTTTCAGGTGATGAATTATCCATATTATCCATTCTTTTCTCCTATGGTCGTATGTTTTTATATTTAGTTTATATGCATTATATTTATTATGGGGTTTTTCCGTATGGTATATAGGATAAATATAGAATAATAAGTATCTATTTAGGTTAAAATAATGGCATTTAGTTCTGAACAAAATGAAATTCTACAAGCATTAGCGGCTATGATTAAGCAATCAGCAGGTGTACGTGAACCCATTGTGGGCGTTGAAGCGCGTGCGGAAAAAGAAAACGCAGAAGCGAATAAGAAATTACTCGAAGCAAATAAACAATTAATCGCTGCCCTTAAGAAATATAAAAATGTAACAGAGTTATCCAATGATCAATTTGATGAAATTGCAAAGGCCGCAGATAAGGCAGGTGTTAAATTAGATGACTTAATTGACGCCACCACATTGACAGTTAAAAGTTTTGACGATTTGCAAGAAGAAACTGACGAACTTGCCGCTGCAATGGACAAGACAACAGATAAAACTAAGAAACACACAAAAACAGTACAGACCGCAATCAACATATGGGATCAACATTCTCAGAAAATAAAAGATTCATTTGGATTATTTGTTGAAGAAAATCGCATAATGAAAGAACGTGCTGCAAACGACGCAACATATGCTGATGCTGTGATAGGGTTGGGAATATCAATGAAAGAATGGTCAACTATTCTTGCTGATAATCGTGGCGTGCAACAAGCAATGGCATCTAGTGGTAGGGATTTTACAGAAGAACTATCAGCAGGTTCTGAACGTATGAGAAGTTTTAGTAAGGATAATGTTCAAGCCGCAAAAACTACGGCAGCACTTATGAAAGGTATTGCAGGATTCGGTGTATCGCAAAAAAATCTTGATGGCGCGCTTAATGAACAAATAAACATGTATGAAAAAAATTATAGAGTATTTGGAATAACAGCTGAAGCTTTTGCTGAATCCACCGCCGCTCTCGTTACAGATACTGATATTCGCAACAATCTTTCAATAATGGGCGAAAAGGAAAGAAAAGCATTTATTGTTGGTCTGCAAGCGCGCGAAGCCGAAAGACTTGCAATGGGTTATACCGCAGAACAAGCACGTGAATTAACGAAAACTTTTGCGGCGTTGGCAGGCGAAACACCAAAAGAAAGAATGAAAAAGGCAGCTAAACAAAGAGCATTAGCAGGCGCATTGGGGATGGGCGAAGAAGGTGCTCGTTTGCAACAATTAATGGTTAATATTAATCAGTTACAAGGCAAAGAGCGTACCGCAGCTTTAAAAGAAATTGAAGATATTCAACGTGGAATGGCGAATGCGTTACAAGTCAAAAAAGGCCAAGGTATTGCTAGTGAAATGTTCGCAACCGCATTTGCAGATAAAGCAGGATTTCTCGAACTTGCCCGTACCCTTGAAACACGTTCAAAGGAAGGTCAAAAAATTGATAAAGCACAAATGGCAGCAACTGCGGCTGGTCGTGAAGTTCCATGGTTAATAGATAAAGGATTAACCGTTCTTAGTTGGATAGAAGGATATCAAGCAACATCGGTTGCCTTGCTTGGGACTATTGCCTTTGCACTTACAAAAGGCAAAATATTAAGTCTTATTTCCAATGTATTTAAAGGTGGCGGCGGTAAAGCAGCTGCTGCGGGAGCAGGCAAACTGGCATCAATGGCAGGTGGCGCGAAAAGCGTTCTTGGTAGTGTTGTAGCAAAGGTTGCAGCACCTCTTGCAGGTGTTATCGCGGGCTATGAAAAATATGCAGAATTGAAAGACAAAAAAGAATTAACCGCAGGACAAAAAACTGCTCAAATTGGCACGACAGCAGTCGGTGGAACAGGCGGCGCATTAGCGGGTGCTGCGGCGGGTGCTGCTATTGGAACACTTGCGGGACCAATTGGCACAATTGTTGGTGGATTAATCGGCGGCGCTGTCGGGGCGTGGGGCGGCTCGGAAGCAGGTGCATCTATTGGGGAAGGTATTAGTGACTTAATGGCTAAACCTGAAACACAGCAAGCAGCAAAAGAAAAGATCGCCGCTGAACCTGCTGTTACAACAGAAATTTCTAAAAAAACCACAGACAATGATTCACTAGTTGCAACATTAAAAGAACTTATGAAATATATTAAAACTATCAACGAACAAAATAGCGAACAAGCCGCTGCTATGAGAGCATTGGCAGAAGTAATAAAAGACAATAAAAGGTTCGCAGTTAATAATAGATCAAGAGTTTAATTAAACGCAAGGTTTGCTAAAAAATAGTCCTCATAAATATAATTATAATAGTAAACATACACTAAGAAGAATTAATTTTATGACAGCAAAATGGACGGGATATTTTAAGGTTGTTTCACCGCAACCCTCTACAACCAAAATGACAGATAGCCAGGAAATGGCTGACTCTGGCGCGTACAACAACTATACATGGTATCAACGATTAGTACAAGGTTCCGCATCACGTATGACGCGGTATCGTGAATATGATCTCATGGATAATGACATTGAAGTCGCGCGTGCACTTGATACTATCGCAGAAGAAATGACAGGGAATAATCCTAAAACAAAAGAACCTCTTATTCTTGATATTATGACAGAAGATGAAGACAATGTTGAAGGCATTGCGGTTCTTACGTTGAAGGCAGCATTACGACGTTGGGCACATTTGCACAATTTTCCAAATCGTTTATATGCCATTGCACGCTTAACAATAAAATATGGCGATGTTTTTTTCCGCAAAGGAAAAAAACTAAATGATAAGTGGCAATTCATTCATCCTAAAAATATAATTGCAGCCGTTGTTGATGAACATGATGCAACTAAAGTTTTGGCATGGCAGATGAAAAAAGATATAGAAAAACCAAGAACTGGTGGTTATGCTATGCCAATCGGCGCTAAAGAAGATTCTGCACATGAAAGTGAAATTGTTTCAACTAATGAACTTATTCGCTTTTCGTTAAACGATGATATGTCAGATACCCAACCATTTGGTGAATCTGTTCTACGTCCAGTTTATCGTTCACACAAACAAAAAGAATTATTGGAAGATGCTGTTATTATCTATCGTGTACAACGTGCACCTGAGCGTCGTGTATTCTATATTGATGTTGGTAAGATGCCTCCACAGCGTGTTAAACAATACCTTGAAGGTATTAAGAATGAAATTAAACAAAAGAAAATCCCAACACAAAATGGTGGACAATCAGAAGTAGATTCCGTTTATAACCCACATTCAATGAGTGAAGATTTCTTTTTCGCGTCACGACCAGATGGTCGTGGTTCACGCGTTGAAACATTACCAGGTGGTCAAGGTCTTGGTGAATTATCCGATCTTGAATACTTCCAACGTAAAGTCTGGCGTGGTTTGAAAGTTCCAGTCTCTTATATGATAGAACAACAAGAAGGTGGCCAAGTCTGGAATGATGGTAAAGTCGGCATCGCATATATTCAGGAATTGCGTTTTTCATTATACGTAGAACGACTACAAGGTTATCTTGAAAGAACATTAGATGCTGAATTTAAAGAATTCTTACGCAAGACGAATATCCGCATTGATGAATCAATGTATCGTATTATGCTTCCAGAACCTTCTAACTTTGGTAAGTACAAACAACTTGAATTAGATAGTCAGTTACTTAGTGCATATACAACTCCAGATGGAATTAGTTATATGTCTAAACGATTTGCAATGAAACGCTATTTACAAATGTCTGATGAAGAAATGATTACCAATGAACGGTTAAAGCGCGAAGAATTAGGTATTGATGCTGATAGTACAGATCCTGCCGACTTACAAGCAATCTATGGTGCACCAGAAGAAGGTGCCATGGGCGGCATGACAGGTGGCCTAGGTGGTGGATTTGGTGGTGCAGAATTAGGCATGAGCGGTGAACCCGCAACCCCAGAAAGTGGCACTCCACCCGCTGCTGCAACGCCAACAACATAAAAGTTTACATAAATATAATGAACCGTATAAATAAAAGGAGATAACAATGGCTGATACTGAACAACTTAGTAAAATGCTTGATAATTTAATTAATAAAAAGGATGAACAGGCGCAAGTTCACTTCCATGATTATTTGCAAGGAAAAATGCAGGAAGTAATTCATGGTGATGAAGAAGTAAGCGAAGAACCTGATAATTCTATTACCAAATAAGGGGAACACAACATGAGCAGCGGCACAAAAAAGGTATTATCTGCCACTAAAATAAAACAACAAGCTATCCAAAAGATGCTTGAATCTTTAATTACAGGTAATCCAGAAGAAGCAAGTGTGCAACTTCATGAATATCTTCAGTTAAAAACACGCGAATTAATCATTGGTGAATCGTCTGAAAAGGATGAAGATGAAGATGATAAAGAATGTGATGACGACAAAGTCGATGACAAAGATGACAAAGATGACGACAAAGATGGTAAGGAAGATGTAAAAGAAACAGTTACACATCATCCTGACGGCGCAATGTCGCGTACGATAAGTGGTCTTTTGAATTTTGAAAATGGTGGTAAGAAAACACTTAAGAAGCATGATAATTCTACCAAAGAACTTGATGGTACTAAAGTTGTAAAAACTAAATTCAAGTCTGGTGGTAAGCAACCTGCTAAAACACTTGAAAAAACCCCAAAACCTGAAAAGTTTAATGATGGTCGCTCTAAAGATTTAGGTACTACTAAATCTTAATGTGGTGGTTTAAGGCACTATCTGTAATCAAAACAACATATACATGGATTGGTACATTACAGATGGTAGCCAAAATGGTTAAATGGTTAAAGAGATTTAAAAAAGAAGCAAAGGAAAGCTAAGGAAAGATTATGTCACAACAATTATTATTTGAAGAACTAACACCATCGCAGGCAGGTTTGATTAAAGAATCATCTCATGATGGTAAAGACACATGGTTAAATGGTATTTTCATGCAAGGTGGTATAAAGAACCGTAATGGGCGTCTTTATCCTATGAATGAAATCCAAGCCGCAGTATCTTCTGCACAGATGCGAATTAAAGAATCAAATGGTATATTTGGTGAACTTGATCATCCGCAAACACTAACAATTAATCTTGATCGCATTTCGCATGTTATCACTGAATTAGCAGTTAATGGTAATAATGCAGTCGGTAAGGCTAAATTACTTAATACCCCTATGGGCAATATTGCAAAAGAACTTGCTAACTCTGGTGTTGCGTTAGGTGTATCTTCGCGTGGTGCAGGTCAAGTGAATGAAAATGGTGGTGTTCAAGGATTCAACTTTGTTACTGTTGATATTGTTGCACAACCTTCTGCACCGAATGCTTATCCAACTACGGTCATTGAATCATTGGACATTGCAAAGAATGGTCATAATATTCTTGATCTTTCCGAAGCAGTTCGTTACGACCCAGCAGCACAAAAATATTTCAAAAAAGAAATTGAAAAGTGGTTAAATACTGGACTTTTTGCAAAATGCAAATAAACAAAAATAAAAGTTCAATTATTTTAACTTTTTATTGCATCGTAAGTGCATGAAATTATTAAGGATTTTGTCTGTTAAAAGACAAGATCCTTTTTTTGTTGCGTCTTTAATAAATATTTAACATAGAAATATTACTAACTACTTGAAATACAAAACAGTTTTAAACATTAGGAGAAAAAAATGGAAGAACTACTGCAAAAACTATTGGAAGCAGAAGTGCTATCTGAAGATACTAAGAAAGAATTAGAAAGCGCTTTCCAACAAAAGTTGGACGAAGCTATAACTGCTGCCAAAGATGATGCAGCTGCCGATGTCCGTGCCGAGCTTACTGAACAGTGGGTTGTAGAACGTGATCAGCTTATAGAAGCCGTCGATTCCAAAGTAACAGAATTTCTTGGAAAAGAAGTTGAAGAATTAAAAGAAGATATCGAACGCTTTCGTGATCTCGAAGCTGAATATGCTGAAAAATTAGTTGAATCTAAAGCAGCTATGTCAGATGAGTTGAAAGATGATTTGATGGAACTTGTAGAAAAAGTTGATGCGTTCTTAGAAATCCGCCTTGGTGCTGAAATCGAAGAATTACGTGAAGATCTTGAAAGCGTTCGTAAGAATGATTTTGGTCGTCGTGTATTTGAAGCATTTTCTGATGAGTTCATGGTTAACTACTCTGATGAAGAATCAGCAGAAGTATCATTACGTGAAACTCAAGAACGTCTTCGTGACGCAGAAGACGCATTAGTGGAATCTGAATCCAAGCGTGCTGAAACAGATCGTACTATCGCAATGGAAACAATTTTATCATCACTTGCTGGACGCCAGCGCGAAGTGATGGAAGCAATCCTCCGAAACGTTGACACGGATCATTTGGAAGAAGGCTATAAGACCTTTATTGGTCGCGTAATCCGTGAAACAGATAACTCAGAGAAGGAAGGTTCAGTACTAGCTGAGAGTGAAGAAAAAGATGACGACAATGACGACAACGATGATAAGAAATCTAAGAAAGCTAAGTCTAAAGAAGGTAAAGACGAAGACGATAAGAAAGAAAAGATCGAAGAAGGCACAAAAGTCACAGGCAATACCGAAGAAATGATTATTGAGACTGCAGATCCTGCAAATAAAGCTCAACTTGATTATCTTCGTAAACTCGCAGGCATTAACTAAAAATTATTTAAACTTCTAGGAGAAGAAAAAATGAACGAATTATTCGAAAACTGGGCAGAAACTAAAGCAGCATTGCTTGAAGGTCTTGACGCTCAAAAACAAAAGGTCGTAGCACCGCTGTTAGAAAATCAGAAAAATCATTTGATTGCTGAATCTGCAGCCGCTGGTTCTACTGCCGCACACGATATCGCTGGTTTCAGAAAGATTTTAATCCCAATGATCCGACGTATCATTCCAGGTACAATTGCTACTGAGCTTGTTGGTGTTCAACCAATGACTGGTCCAGTTGGACTTGTATACACTTTACGTTACCGTTATACTGAAAGCGTATCTGCTACTTCACATGCTAACCCATTTGGTCTTCCAGGTGCAATTACAGCTGGTGATGAAGTATTTGGTAACAGTTCACCAATCCGTCAATGGTATTCTGGCGCAGCTGGTCAACCTGTAGGTTCACCGTTAGTTGCTTCTGATGCACAGCCACAAGCACCTGGTGCCGGCGCTATCGCAGGTACAGACGCAGATGGAACAGTTGGTGCTGAAGCAATTGATACTGCATTGGCTTCTGGTCAAGCATGGCCTTCAAGCTTAGGTGCTTCTGCTGGTAACATTGGTTACGTTGACGGTCTTGGCCGTACAGTAGCTGGTTCAGTTTGGGGTGGTTCTGGTAGCTTTATTGAAGGTTCTGGTGGTCGTAAGATGACTATGGACGTTGTTAGTCAATCAGTTGAAGCTGGTTCACGTAAGTTACAAGCTGGTTGGACTATTGAAGCTATGCAAGATCTTAATGCACAGCACGGTTTAGATCTTGAATCTGAAATGACACAGGCATTGTCTGCTGAAATCGTTCAAGAAATTGATCAAGAAATCATTACTGATCTTCTTGCCCTTGCAGGTACAGTAGATACATTTGATGGCGCTGGCGCTGGACAGTACAGCTTTAACAGTACTTCTGGTAACTATGCACCTGCATATGTTGGTGATCGTCTTGCTAACCTTGGTGTTATCATCAATCGTGTTGCAAATGAAATCGCACGTAAGACTCGTCGTGGCGCTGGCAACTTTATCGTTGTTTCTCCACTTATCGTTTCTGTTCTTCAGTCTGCTGCTAAGTCAGTATTCGCACCAGCTGTTGAAGGTTCATTCAAAGGTCCTAACAACTCTATGTTAGTTGGTACTTTAAACGGGACTATCAAAGTATATAGTTACCTTTGGAACCAAGCAGGTGCAAACCTTGATCTTGGTGGTGGTGCTTCACCGCTTGAAAGTGCAAATGATACAATCCTTGTTGGTTATAAAGGTGGAAACGGAGAAACTGATACTGGTTACTTCTACTGCCCTTACATTCCATTGATGTCTTCTGGTGTTGTTGTTAATCCAACTACATTCCAACCAGTTGTTAGTTTAATGACTCGCTACGGTAAGTCTGTTTTCACTAACACTGAAACATCCTTGGGCAATTCTGCAGATTATTACGGGAAAATAAATGTTGCAAATCTTGACCTTGTATAAGGTTCTTGATAAACTACATTAAGTTTATTCTATAATATCTACATGTACGTAGAACAAAAAAGCCACCCAACGGTGGCTTTTTTGTTCCTAATTGTGGATTCGCACATACTATTATGGTTGTGATATATAATATCGATAAAGGAAATAATATGACATATAACTATCCAAAAACTAATGCAAATCTTAATACAACATATCCTGACAAATTGAAAGATATTGGATTAACGTTATTAGAACAATATACTGGTTCTAAAAAACACCATTTAATGAAATGTAACACATGTGAACATGAATGGTCGGCAACACCAAAATCTAAGATTGCAAACTTCAAGAAATTTGGAAAGGGTGGATGTCCAGAATGTACTAAACGACTAAGAGAAGAAAATGATTATATTCCAAAACGCAAAGCATTCATCCAAAAAATTCTGAATAACGGATTTGAAATATTATCAGATTATGATGGTAGTCAAGAATTAAATAATAAATTTACTGTTCGTAATATTAAATGTGGTCATGTTTTTGAAACAAGACCAAAGAATATTATATCAAGAAACGTAAATTGTCCTATCTGTAATACGCAACGCAAACGCGAAGCTTTCCAACAATTCAACATAGAAAGACAAGAAGAATACCAAAAAACAGCATCTGACTGGAACATCTATCGTCATTGTGTATATCAACTTACGCGTCAAACTTATAAAGAACACCAATCTACTATAAATCCCACAAACCTTCCACGAGGTAAAGCGGGAGTTGATGGTGCTTATCATCTTGATCATATCGTACCCGTTCGTTATTGTTTTAACAACAATATACCATCCGATATCTGTGCTCATTCATCAAACCTTCAAATGCTTAATTGGAACGATAACGTAGGTTCGCGAGATAAATTAAAACTCGACTTACCAATCCCAACCATATTACAAGAATATGTAAATTCAACATCATAACGTTCATAAATATAAATATAATAAACAACAAAAACAATATATGGATTTTTTATAATGGGAATCAATTTAACCTTTAAAGAATATCTTGAATCGAAAGAAAAGTTGCGCGAAGCGATTAAAATCACTCCTCAACAAACCGTCCAGTATACGGTTAATAAGTATTGTAAACTTATCGTCGGTGAATCTAAAGATGAAAAGCAACAGATAAACTTAAAACCAAATCAATCGATTATAGTTGAATGGCTCTATAATGATATTGATAATCCAACTCCACTAAACATCACATTTGAAGGTGTTTGTCCTAATATAGATACACTTAAATATAGTAGTTATTGGCAACCACATAAACTACAAAAATGGTTATTAAATAATACCCGCGAACAAAGATCTTAATTTTTAACACCTCACGTATAAATATAATAAAGCCACAAACGGGGATTGGTCATGACTAAATTTAGTACTTTTAGAGAATTTTTACTTACAGAAAAAAAGAAGCCAGATGTAGATAGCGATGGTATTCCTGACTGGGCAGACAAAGACAGTAATGGTAAGGAAGAAGAGAAAGCATCAGATGATAATTCTAATAAATCTGATAAAGCTACGGAAAAGAAAAAAGACTAATATCTTATTTTATTCTAAATCCTACAAAAGAACAAAAATGTCGTCTTCAAAACAAACTTTCACCTGCCAATAGTATAAATACTTTGTAGCATACTACAGGAGTATTATATGTCCGGATTTGACCCGATTGGCGATTCTGCAAATAGCCTACGAACAGAAGGCCAGGAAATAAAATTAAAATTCAAACAAGGCGTCCCTGCGACTAGTCAAGGGACGATTGAATGGAATATACCAGTACCCGCACATGGTTGTGTTTCTGGCGAAACAGGCGCATATGCAGGTATTATATTTCTTCTTAGCACTGAACCCCTTGATGCCACAAATATTCCACAAGATGGGACAGTTTATGTAGCAGATCCAACCGCAGATTTTGATTTAAGTACAGCAGATATGATTGGCAATGCCATTGTTGTTGGTGCGGTATACGAATGTGAACAGAAAGGCCGTGGTGAAACATTAACAACTTCTCTTGTTATAAGTAATTTACAACAAGGTATATCATACTACTTGGGCGGTTACGCAGTAGATTGTCAATATCGTTATCATTCCGATGGTATCCGCTCCTATTCTGATTCTTATGGTGAAAAGGATGGTACTAGTATACCATCTACCCAAACTATTAGTCTTGGCAACGAGTCAACAGGCGTGTTGCCAACAGATGGCACAGGATTAGTTCCCAGTGTTAATTATGAGTTTGATTTGATCGTAGATAATTCATTCCCTAATGGGTATGATTATAAGACGATACCGATTACAATTGATGGTATTAACGCAGGCACGTATCAAGATTTATTAGACACAATTAAAGCACAGATAAAATTATCCGATAATCCACCACAATCGCCTGTTCCACCACATACTAATGATTTTTATTGGAACGCAACAGAAGAAGAATTATATCAATACGATGGTACTAATTATAATTTAATAGACGTTATAAAAGAACTTACTGATCCTGCTAATGTAGTGGTAGGTACATATTGGTATAATCCTACTAGTAAAGTTTTACAGAATTATGATAGTCTCGCAGGCTCACCAATACCAGCCGCCACGTGGAACGTTGTTAACTTTTTGGAAACTGAATCTGATCCAACAAATCCAGCATGTGATTTATATTGGTACGATAGTACGCTCGCACGTAAATGGGATGGTTCTACTTGGTGCAATCAAGTAACATTAATATCATCAACAGACCCAAGCGATTACCCTACATTAGATTGTGGTACATATTGGTACGATTCAACTAATACGACATTATTCGGATGGGACAATATATGGGTAGAAAAATCAGCTATTTATTGGCCAGAGGCTCCCACCGCGTTATCTAATGGTACTTATTGGTTCAACAATACGTCTTCTGAAATGTTCCGTAGGGTTTCATCTGCGTGGACTGACATTACAATAACCACAAAGATTCAAGAAACCGAGCCAACTGTTCTATTGGATGGTATTGTATGGTATAAACCATCAACAGAAGAATTAAAAGTATATTCAACAGGCTCACCTTTTGGATGGATACTAACAGACGTATTAGTTTGGGCAGACGATCCAACAGATATAACATCATGTGATTTATGGTGGAACCAAACAACAAACGTTTTATCTGTCTGGGATGTTGTTAATAGTGAATGGGATGCGGTTGTCAGTTTTACTATTTCCGTATTAGATCCTGCTTTACCTGTAGTAATAGTAACTGATACTGTTTGGTATGAACCTACTAATGGTGTTTTGACGCGCTGGGATGGTAGCGATTGGGTTTCTACTACACATGTAGAGAAAGCAACCGATCCAACACAACCTAGTGTTGGCGAAGGTTGGTATAAACCATCAACAAACACATGGAATATATGGAATACTCCAGTTGCAGGGTGGAATATAATAGATCCTATTGATGCCATTATTGATCCAACTAGTATACCAAATGGAACTTACTGGTTTGATACCACCACCATTGCATTAAATGTTCGCAACGGCATTAGTTGGATTTCTGTAACATTTTCTACAGTGCCATTCGTTCCAGCAAGAAAAAGTTTATGGTTTGATACTTCAACCTCGGTACTAAATGAATGGAATGGTACTATGTGGACTGAAGCCACTCCTACTGTAGAAGTATATTTTAATACGGCAGGTGGTATAACTTTCCGTACAGTAAAAAGAGGAAGTGATACTGCTATTTTAGTACCAGTACCTCCTGGTTCTCTTTCAGCAACTGATACCGTTGTTAATGGTTTTGCAGATTTTTCTGAATTCGATATAGACCCCGTATCAGGATATACATTCGAGCGTGAGACATCTGGACGAATATACACAGCACGAAATATTCCAGCTAATTCGTTTCTATGGAGTAATTTAAAATACGTAGGTAAAATTCAATTTCCAGGTGCTGGTAATGATGGTAAATCTGGCGTACCTTCTTATGCTGAGCTTGGTGTTGGTGATGACGGAACTCCTGATGAACGTCGTGAATTAATGGATAGTATTCGCTCCCAACTTGGTTATCCCGTAGTCGATGTTGAGTTAACCAATTATCAATTAGATACTGCAATCCAAGGTGCACTTGAATCATTCAGAAAACGTTCTGGCGCTGCTACGCATAGAGGGTTCTTTTTCTTAAATATTGAACCAGGAAAACAACAATATATATTAACAAACAAAGCGTTGGGATACAATAAAATTGTTACTATTATGGAAGCTAAACGCTTTACATCTGCATTCTTATCATCTGCGCATGGTTCAGGGGTTTATGGTCAAGTAGTATTGCAGCATTTATATAATATGGGTACTTTTGATTTAACTAGTTTTCATTTGGTGGCACAATATGTTGAACAATTGGAACACTTATTCTCGACTAGGTTAACGTTTACATTCCATGAAAGTGATCGTGTTTTTTCATTGTTTAATTCTTTTACCCGCCCTGAAAAGATATTACTTGATTGTATGGTCGAGCGAACAGAACAAGATTTACTTAAAGATAGATATATTAAAACATGGATTGAGCGATATGCGTTATCAGAAGCAATGATGATGTTAGCGCATATTCGTGGTAAATTTGCATCATTACCTGGTGCAGGCGGTGGTATTGCATTAAACGCAGGCGAATTAATTTCAATTGCGCAATCTTATCGCGAAGAATTATTAAATCAGATAGATGAATTTATAGTTGATTTACCAGAAGAAGTTGGAATGTATAGTACGTTTATTTTAGGATAATACACGTAGTACAAAATTATTTTACAAAATATAGGTTAAGGAGAAAAACCAAATGTCAAAACGGTTAGATAAAATTATTGAAGAAATGGGAAACTATTCAGATATGGGAATGCCCGATGGACAAGGTGCCATGGGAATGGGTAGCGCAGCATCAATGGGCGGTTTACGAGGTGGTTCATCAGATGGTCGCCCAAAATTAAAAGCATATAAGCTTAATGATCTTCTTCGTTCACGTAATCGTGCAGAAGAAGAAGAAGGTTTGGATGATAACGATAATGGTATGGAAGATACTGGTATGGAAGATACTGGTATGGAAGATATGGACATGGAAGACGAAGGAGGAACAGCAGAATTAACGCAATTCTTTACTGACAATCCTGAACCAGCTGATGACGAAATCGCTGCATATGCAGAAGAGCATGGCATGGATCTACAAGAAATGCGTCTGGCTGTTTATCGTTTAATTCAATCGTTACTTCCTAGTGATGAAGAAAATATGGATGATGAAGACACTATGGGCGATGAAGACACTATGGGCGATGAAGACACTATGGATTTCTCTGTGTCAGGTGATACAGGTGAAAAACCAGCATCTAATGAATTAAACATGGGTTCACGTCGGACATCACGCGATAGAATGTAAATAGTAACATGAAGTTATTTGAAGTAATTGGATTCGAAGACAAAAAAACTGGTATGCCAACATACGATGATATGATGGCAGACCCAGATTATTTTGCACGTGCCAAGCGCAGAAAACATGGGATAGTGATGATGAGTCCTGATGAATATATTAATAAAGCCGTCAAAGGATTCAAGCAATCTGATCCAGATGCTACAGCTGAAAGCGTTATTAGAACAAGAGATCCTGACTTAATAAGTAAATATGCTAAGCAGATGCAAACAGGAGCTAAATTTCCTACTATAATGTTAGATTATTCAATTGGTTTTAGTCAAGAAGGATTGCATCGTGCTCTTGCAGCTAAACAACTCGGATTAGATGAAATACCTGTTATGATAATTAGTATGACTAGACGTAGTGACAGAGGAACTAAAAGGGCATCGTATTAAATGAATGATTATAAAAAAGTTAGTGACTCGTGTAATGGAACAATTGGTCCAGATTATAATTTAAACCCAGATGGTACTATTAATACTGCCGTGTCTGGAACACAAGCGTGCCCAACGATTCAAAACGATAGTCGCCGTTTGCCTGATCAAAGCGACGACCTTAGATGTAGACCGTTCCAATTAGAAAATGGAAAAAGTAATCAATATGTTGATCGTTTAGTCAATGAAGCATTGAACATTGGTGGTGCTACTTTAAACATTTATAAATTATTAGGAGTACATGAACAAGGTAAACTTGTGGATTGTACTGGTAGAGGTGAACCAATATCAAATGGTGATTTGCCTAATTTCCCTGCTAGTAATGCATTTGATAAGTACGTTACTGAATGGCGATCTATTCAACGTGGTACGGGTGTTCTTGTGTCTACTTATATTGGTTATGATTTTGGTAATATTAAAACAACCAATGGCACAGAACGCGCCTATGGTATTAATACATCCATTTATAAACATGTCGCAACAATTGCAATTAAGCAAAGCGCACAACAATTACGTCGTGTAACGCGCGCAAGAATCGAGCGTTCCGATGATGGTATAAAATGGTATGGTGTTAATATTGTATTATTTCCAGATGATGATTGTTTGAATATTATACAATTTAAACATTCAGTGCCATCACGTTATTGGCGCATTCGTCCAATGGATTTCAATGGCGTCGATACTAATGATGTATGGGCAGTTCCTGCAATTCAAATGTTTCATAATTATACTGGCACAGACGAATATAATATTCAAGATAAGGTGTTGTTGGAAAATAGAGATCGTGATTATTCTACCGATGTGATTTTATTAAAAGGATATTATGATTTAACCGATAACCTAAGCGAACTTACAGCACTAGGTTTAGAAGTACCATCTATGACAATATACATAACAGTAAGTTTTTCTGCATGTGTAGCAGTACTTGGTCGCCCTCTTGTCGTAGGCGATATTATGGAAATTCCAAGTGAAGCACAATATTCAGCAGAAATGAAAAGAATTTTAAAATGGATGGAAGTCACAGACGTTTCTTGGGCAACAGAAGGGTATACTCCTGGATGGCAACCAACGCTACTTCGTATAGTAGCACAGCCAGCATTTGTTTCACAAGAAACTCAAGACATATTTGGTGACCTTGGCGAAACGTTACCAGATGGGGTTGGCACAGTATCTGGTGAAGATGGTAAAAATCCTATCTACCAAGATTATTTTGATGTAAGTCAGACAATTGAAGCAGAAGCACGTGATGCTGTTCCTGAACGAGGAGCTGAAGGGTCAAGTACTATTAGGGCATGGGAAGAATCAGAGATAGAGGCCGCCACAGACAAAGGCGTAAACAATCTTCAAAAGATTGGACTAAATCCAACAGGATTATATGTTGAAGATGCGATGCCACCAAACAATTCACCGTTTACGGAAGGTGACGAATATGAGGCAAATCCAACCCATGGTGATTATCATAGATTGACTTATTCTGGGTTAGCAGGCGATATACCTGCAAGATTATATCGTTATTCTTCATCTAAAGGACGGTGGATTTATTTAGAAACTGATTTGCGTGCGCAATATGATCCCGCCAAACCAACAATGAAAGAATTTATAGTAAGTCCTGATGCAGTACCAAATAACCAAATAACCAGAAACAGGGAAACTATCGACAAGGATTGTGAGGAAACTTAATGGCCACATCAGTATTAGATAATTATCATTACGACGCGCAATTGCGTAAGTACATTGTACAGTTTGCGGCAGTATTTGCTGGCATTCAAGTAGAAGTTGGAAAGCGTGATGATATTGAACCGCATTTAATTAGCGTGCCTATTAAAAATGCCAGCGTGGATCGTGTCGTTGGTCATATTAAAAGCGAAAACACCCAAAATAAACCAATTAGATTGCCTATTATGTCATTCCAACTCGTAAATCCTGACCTCGCGCCAGACTTACGCAAAGGAATTGGTACGAAACGTCGATCCACATACATGCCCACTGGTGGATTATTTCCAGATGACATGAAAGTAGTAGAACAACGCCAGCCCGTGCCTTATCGTGCCTTATTTGAATTAACTATATGGGCAAGTAATCAAGATCAACATTATCAGATTGTGGAGCAAATTCTTACACTTTTCGATCCGATACTTCAAATCCAAACCACCGATGATATATTTGATTGGTCTAAATTAACATCCATAGAACTGACTGATGTTAGGTTCGATGAGACTGTTCCACAAGGTTCAGATCGTCGAATCATCCAGAGTAGACTCGGTTTTTCAGTACCAATATATCTATCTATTCCTGCGAAAGTACACAGTAATTATGTTAAGGATATTTACCTTAGAATTGGAGCGGCGGGCACAGATTCCGAATCTTCATATGACATAATTGCAGATCTTGATTCTCAAGGCGTTGAATATGAAAAAGTATTCTCTTTAGATGATATCGATATAGATAAAAAATAACATATTTTATCATTTTTCGGTACGTCCGTATAAATAGTAATAGCCACGTTATGTTAGTGAAGAAATAACGTTTAGTTAAGGAGAATCCCGATATGGCAACTTTGGTAAGCCCAGGTGTAAGTGTAACAGTAACAGATGAAAGTTTTTTCATCCCTGTATCAGCGCCTACAGTCCCTTTGTTTTTTATTGCGACAGCCGATGAAAAATTCCGCCCTGATGGTTTAACGCCAGCAGAAGGCACATACGAATATAATGTTGTTCGCACCGTTACATCTTTAAATCAAAGTACACAATTATATGGTGTTCCAAAGTTTCTTGAAGATGATACATCAGGCAAACCACATCATGGTGATGCCCGTAACGAATACGGATTATTTGCTTTAAACCAATACTTGGGATTAGGCAATCGCGCATATGTTGTACGCTCAAACGTTAACTTAAATGATAATATTACAGATATCCGCACTATGTGGGATACAAAAATTCTTGAAGCGCAAACAGTACTTCAAAACTTAATTCAGAATTTTTTAAATGAAAAGGATGCAATTGGCACACCAGCGCAAGTACCTGATGGTTCACCTGTTGGTTCACCAATAGTATATGTAGACGGCTCACCGTTAGTATACGTTCCGAATCTTCCAGGCACATCAACAACCGTAACCGCCGCCGAATTACAAGATCTTGCAAGAACTGCAACTGCAGAATTGTTTTCTTCATATTCGTTTAATATCGTAGATACTGATTTCTTTGGTGCCGTGGGCGTAGCCTCTGGGCTTCTTGTTTATGCTAATGGATATTCATTAGCATCAACGGGGGTCTTTGATGGATTTGATTACATGACATCTAATATTGGCTCATATCCATCTTATCCTGGTGGTACAGGTTCACCTCCTGGTGAATTTACTGCAGTAGAGGGCGCGGCGTTCTTAGTTGCTGCTGCTGATGATATGAAATTCACGCTTGAATTTTTATCACAAACAAGTCTTGGTGCTAATGATGCCGCCCGTCGTACAGCGATTGTAACAGCACTTCAAGCATCTATTGTTTCAAATACAGATATTCGTGCTGAAAACTTTGATTATAATTTAATTACATGTCCTGGTTATCCAGAGGTTGCAGACGAGTTACTTAGTCTTGTTGCAGACATGCAGGATGAAGCATTAGTTATTGCTGATACTCCAATGAATTTAGATCCAGATGGTATTACCAATCCATCAACGGGTTGGGCTGGTACTGTTGCTCGTCAACGTTCTACGCACATTGCATATTATTATCCATCAGCCCTTGCCTCAAATCTTGATGGTAAGAATGTTGTTTGTTCGGCAGCAGGTGTTGCTCTTCGCACATATACTTATAGTGATAATGTATCATTCTTATGGTTTGCACCAGCTGGTATCCGTCGTGGTCTTATCACAGGAATATCAAATCTTGGTTACGTAACAGGTGAATTAGGTACCCCAACAACATTTGTTGAGGTAAGTTTAAATCCTGGTCAACGCGATGCGTTGTATCAATACTTGGCATCTGGTGATATTAATCCATTAGTATTCTTCCCAGGAAATGGCTTCCTTGTTTGGGGACAGAAAACTTCTGCACCTGCTGCAAGCGCAATGGATCGTGTTAGTGTTTCACGGCTTATGAAATACATTAAACGTCAACTTCGTAGAAATACGTTAAGTTTCGTATTTGAACCAAATGATCAATTAACACGTGATAATTTAAAAGCGGTTATAGATGGCTTCCTCGGTGACTTAATTGTTAAACGTGGATTATACGATTACGCTACTATTTGTGATGAAAGTAATAACACACCGGATAGAATTGATAGAAATGAATTATATGTTGATATTGCATTGAAACCCGTTAAAGCGGCAGAATTTATCTACATACCAATTCGTATAGTTGCAACTGGTGCAGAAATTTAAAACTTTATGTAAACACGTAAAGAAGACATAGAGAAGGAAAAAATAAAATGGCTACAATTAATGATCAAGGTATCCCAGGCGTAGGAACGGGTATCCTCCATCCTAAACAGAAGAATCGTTGGAGAATAACATTCGCTAACCTTGGCGGTGGTACAGACTCACAACCGCTTAGCTTACAAGCGATAACTGTTACTCGTCCCGTGTTATCCTTTGAAGAAGTTCAATTGGATCGTTATAATTCTCGTGCGTGGATTGCAGGTAAATATACATTTGAACCTATAACGCTTAGCTTTGAAGATGATGTTTCTGGTACAGCTACACAGGTTATTCAGGAACAATTACAGAAACAACAATGGTTAATTGGTGCAGAAGGTCAATTTCTTGCTGCGGCAGGAGAAGCATCAATTTATAAATTCGTTACGTATCTGGATATGTTAGATGGTAATGATCAAGTAACGGAAAGATGGACAATTGAAGGGTGCTGGTTCCAACAGGTTGATTATACTGATTTGGATTATGCTGCATCTGATGTTGTTATGTTAACTACTACAATTCGTTATGATCATGCACGTCAGAACATCGGCGGCTATAGCCAAGGCAACGGCGTAGCAACTGGTGGTGCTGGTAAGATAGGATAACATTATAAGATATCATGGACGATAATTTCACAGGGATGTGAATATTTGTAAAGGGGGACTTGTCCCCCTTTTTTGTCTGTGTGTTTTATATAAATATATTATTATAGGAGTTCAATATGGCACAAGATCCAAGAAGATTTACAGTTAAAAACTGTCAAGCTGCGAAAAATAGCGTAGCTTCTGCTGATCAAAAAAGGAAAGATTTTTTTGGTAGTTTGGGAAAAATGGGCGATATTGAAATACTAAACAGATTCGGTGGAAGTAAGATAACTGCTGGATTGCGTGCATTAGCAAAAACTTCTGATTCAATAAGAACAGGCGCAACGAATTCTGTCATAATTCCTAATGATAGGGGTTACGTTCTTGATGCAGTTGGGATAAATCCAACTGCCGCAGTAAAGGCTGGCGAATTCAACCCAGGTGTATTTAACAGAGGAGTTGCTCAAGCAGAATCAGTGCTTGACAGCGTTAAGGGTGGGGATTTTAAACTTAACGATATCCCCGGTGCATTAACAGATCTTCAAAATTTGGGATCATTAGTAGACGGAATATACACGGATGATTCAGGACAAAGTAGTACGAAAAGTATTGAGGTTTGTGGTGCATCACCATATGCTGTCGATCTTGTTCAATATGCACCAAAATATAAATTTCTATTCATTGTACAAGTTACCGTTAAAGAACAATATTTAACAGCATTGTCGGAAAATGCAAGACAATTGGCTTTCGTAGTTAAAACGAGCACCCGACCAAATGTTAATATAGAACATGAAGAAGTCAACGTATATAATTTCTGGACTCGGGTTCCAAAAAGAGTCGCATATGAACCAATAACTATGCGTTTTTATGATGACAATAAAGGATTAGCTCATCAATTCTATACATCATATTTAAGATATATTAGTCCGATTAGTAGAATCGGTGGAAAAGAAAGCGGATATATGAGTACTAAATGGCTCGAAGAAAACGGCATGAATTTTAATAAATATAGTGAAAAAAGTTCCGCGTCATTGGGAGCGCTAGAAGGTGATATTACTACTGTCATAGATGAAATAAAACTTTTTCATATTTACGACTATGGTAAAAAAATGACCGCCTATCATTTTCATCATCCAAAAATTCTTACTATGAATCTTGATGATTTAGACATGGCCGATAATGGCAATGGTAGTGAAATAGAATTACAATTTGCCTATGATGCATTGCACATAACCCCTGCCATTTCTATTGTTGGAAACCCTAAAGGCGTTGCCGAATTAACAGGTGATAAATTAGGCGCACTTTATCCTATTAGACCAAACATTAAAGCGGATGAACCTGATGCATATCCAGAAGGTAGTGATGACGAAGACGGAATACCAGAGCCAAACGAAGAAAATATTCTTCAAACTGCAACTTCTGCTGTTTCGTCGGGAATTTCCTCTGCTACAGGATTAGTAAGTAGTGCCTTTAATAGCGTTTCTGATTATGCAGGATCATTATTCAAATAATTAATGGATTAGAACATGGCAAGGAAAGGTATAAGAAAAGGATTATTCACTCCAAGGCATCCTGGAAAGTATGTTGGTAATGTAAACAATATTGTTTACCGTTCTTCTTGGGAACTTTCCTTTATGAATTTTTTAGACAACAATACTAACATAGAAAAATGGGGCTCTGAAATTATTGCTATTCCTTATCGCAAACCAACTACAGGCAGAATACACAAATACTATCCAGATTTTTGGATAAAATATAAAAGTAAGAACGGTAACGTAGTTCAAGAAGTTATTGAAGTTAAACCAGAGAAAGAAACCCGCCAACCTACCACTGTAGGTAAAACTAAAAAAACACAATTATATGAAGCTATTACATGGTCAATAAATAAAGCAAAGTTTAAATCGGCGGCTCTTTTTTGTACTAAGTATGGGATGAAGTTTAGAGTGTTAACCGAAAAACATCTTTTTCATTAACCGAAAGAACCATCCTAATAATTATTGATAAATAGTTACATTGCCGTATTATAGGAATTATTTAAATGACTACTGACACTACTGAAGTTGAAATGATTATTGAACATCCATTAGAAGAAATATTTGATATTGAATCAGGTACGACGCTAATACCTCGTACGGAGAAAACTACAGAATTAGTAGCGGGAGAAGAATATGATGATAAAGATAAAGAAATTGAAGATCAGTTTCAAGAAGTATATGACCATGCCCTTTCCGCATTCGAAGATCAAGTAGCAGAAGCAGAAGTTATTGAAGGAAAATATAAAGCACGCAACATGGAAGTTGGTGTTCAGTTATTAAATACCGCCCTTGCCGCAGCAAAAGAAAAATCATCACTGAAACAACATAAAGATAAGACAGCACTCGCCAAAGGAAAACTTACAGGGAAAACGGTCAACCACAATAACCTCATTATAGCTGACCGCAACGAGTTATTAAAAACGTTGATGAATAAAAAAGATTAATCTAATATTTTCATCGCAGATTCAAAAGCATCAGATATTAGTTCATCAACTTCAGTCATACTTTCAATATTATCCGATTCTTTTTTTTCTTCAATCTTAAATGTTATATCTTTTAGTTTCGGTAAGTTATCCAATGTTAATTCGTAATAATAGTTACATGGTTCTTTTGTGATTGTAGTTGTCGCACCATCTTCCGTAGTAATTGTTTCTGTCGGCTGATTAACGTATTTACCGTAGCGTGACATAAATGTTGCAAAAGGTGCAAAAGTATCAGGATCTACTACAATCTGAGCCATTGTTGGAATATATGGTGCGTAAATGTAACCAGTATCAGTTTCACCATTACCGCCTTTATATCCAATAATAGTTTTACCATGTTCAAGTCCGAAATCACAATATACTTTTATAGAACCATACAATGTTCCAATGTATTCGATGTAGCCATAATCGTATTCATTAAGTGCTTGTGGTATAAAGTTGTTACTATTTTTTAGGATTTCTGCAACGGCTTCAGACGCGATTACAAAATTACCACAACCTCGACGTGATTTCCTTGCAATTGAATTTGCGCATGAACTTATAGATATCCCAATCTTCACAATTTTATTTTGATCAATATCCTTACCATCCCCTACGATTTTTTCAACGTCAAGTGACGCTTTATGTGCAATCCCAGAAATATCATTTCTAATTTCTTCGTATATTTCTTTGGCGATTTCTGTACAAGGATTTACTTTATCATCAAATACCCCTGCGTTTATATCTTCTAAGGCTTCAAGTGATAAACGTGTTTCTAATTTTCGCGCCCCTGCTTCTACTGCTTGCGAATTTATAGTTAGACTAATTCTGGTACCTACGTTGTTTTCTTCGTCTATAGGTTCTTCGTCTGTTATTTCATATTCTAATGAAAATATTAATCCAACAGGCGCTGTCATTGGTTGCACCCCAACAAAATGTCTGACAGCTAGACTATCAATCACTTCTGATGTAATATTTCTAATCATGTCTGCGCTTGAACTTGCACCCATGCCCGCAACGCTTTCAAGATAATCGTCTGTATTTTTAAGCAATGTATCCTTAATTATGTCTTTTGTCTGCTCTGTATCTACTACGTTCATAATTCTATCCTCTTTCTCTTTATTTACTACTTTAAAAATTAGACATCCCAATAGATTGGTAACCCAAAAATGTGTGGTAGTAAATAAAGATATGAAAAAAGAAATATTAAACGAATTACATGAACGACAGAACTTGCTAAATCTTGTGATAAATTCTGCAAGAGATCCGTCTTATTTTATAGAACACTATGCGAAGATACAACATCCAACAAAAGGTGCTGTTCCTTTTAAACCATATAAAAAACAAGAACAGTTGTTATATTCGTATCAGGAAAATCGTTGGAATATAACATTGGGTTCTAGGCAGACAGGAATCACTATAACTAATGCACTATACGCCTTCTGGTTTGCTATGTTTAAATCAGATAAAACTATAATGATTGCGGGTGAAAAGTTGCGACATTCTAAAGATATTTTACATAGTATTAGATTTGCGTATGAAAATTTACCCAAGTGGCTACAAGCCCGCAATAAATTAGTGATCAATAATAAATGTATGATGCAATTTGAAAATGGTACAAGGATTTTGGCGATAGCGCCGACTATATATGCAGTTAGAGGATTTTCGGTCGATCTTATGATATTAGATTGTTTTGCATATATGTCACCAAATAAACAAGAAGAATTTTATACGTCACTATATCCTGCAACAATGGGTTCAAAAAATAGTGTAATGATTATGAGTTCGACTGGCGGCGGATATGACGGGGTATTTACCTCCATTTGGGATGATGCTTTGGCGAAAAAGAATAAATTCGTGGCAAACTTTATTAAATGGAATGATGTACCTGAACGGGATGATGGGTTCAAGGATTCAATGGTTTCCATGCTTGGAGAAACACGATGGAAAGTGGAGTATGAATGCTCTTTTGATAATTAAGGAAGATTATAATGGCGCGCGCAAAGAATGATAAGTTAAAAACCCCCGATCAGGAAGTTGAATTTACATATGAACAGGTACAAGAGCTAAAGCGTTGTGTTCAAGATCCTATTTACTTTATAGAAAATTACGTTCAAATACAACATCCCGTTAAGGGTGCCGTTCCCTTTCGGTTATATCCATATCAAAAAAATATGATTCGTGCATATCAAGATAACCGTTACACTGTAGTACTTTCTGCACGTCAAACTGGTAAATCTATAACATCCGCCGCCTACCTTCTTTGGTATGCAATGTTCCAGTTTGATAAAACCGTCCTGATTGCAGCCAATAAAAACGCAAATGCAATGGAAATGATTTTACGTATTCGTTTTGCATATGAAAATCTTCCAATGTGGTTGAAAGCTGGCGTTAAAGACGATGGTTGGAATAAACATGAAATTGGCTTTGATAATGGTTCCCGTATCGTGTCAACCGCAACATCGGAAGATTCTGGTCGTGGTATGGCTATTTCACTTTTGTTCCTTGACGAATTTGCATTTGTAAAACCTAATATCCAAGATGAATTTTGGACATCAATAGCACCTACATTATCAACTGGTGGTTCGTGTATAATGACATCAACGCCTAATGGTGACATGAATATTTATGCTCAGGTTTGGCGCGGTTCGCAAATGGGTACTAATGGATTTTTCCCTATACATGTTAAATGGGACGAACCCCCAGGCAGAGATGGTAAGTTTAAAGAGGAGGAAACTGGAAGGATTGGTGTCCGTCGTTGGCAACAAGAATATGAATGTGTCTTTTTGTCATCAGATTCATTGCTTATTGATTCGTTATTTCTTACGAACCTAACGCCGTTAATTGAAGCAATCGTTCCTAAGCTTACTGTAAACGATGTTGTTTTGTTTGATGAAATAAAACCAGCAAATACATATTTACTGGGTGTCGATCCTGCTACTGGCAGTGGTGAAGATTATAGTGTTATCACTATATTTGAATTTCCGTCAATGACTCAGGTTGGTGAATATCGTAGTAATACAATGTCCACAAATGATTTATATGGTGTTATGAAAAATATATTAAAACATATAGAATCAAAAGGAGCGATGGTATATTTCTCAATAGAAAATAACGGCGTTGGTCAGGGATTAATTGCATTATATGAAGCTGATGAAGAGCCATTAAAACTTGCTGAGTTTGTTTCAGAAGACGGCAAGAATAAATTAGGATTCACAACAACAGCACGTAGTAAAATGCGCTCGTGTGTTAACCTGAAAGAAATGCTTGAAAAAGAAAATATGCATATTACTTCAAGAATCCTTTTATCTGAATTAAAGTCTTATGTTCGTTCACGTGGTGCATATGCAGCGCAAGCAGGTGCAACAGATGATTGTATAGCTGCAACGCTTATTGTACTTAGATTAGTAGAAGAGATCGCGGCGTATGAGCAGGCGGCGTTTGATAAACTATATGCAGGCGATTATGATGAATGGAAGCAATCAGACTGGGATGGATATGAAGAAGGATACGATGAAAACGACGAGGGATTGCCTAGTATATTTTAAACAACATTATCATGAATAATGTTGTTTAATAATCTCAGTGCTTGCCCCAACATCAATAATAACGGGTTGGTTTTTATATATGCCCCAATTTGCTAATCGCGTAAAATCGGCTGGCTCGATATCATAATTACCAACTAGATCTACAAGACTATTAAGAGTTTCGTTTTCTTCATAGATCTCTTCATATCTTGCTTGGGTTTCTTCATCAACACGAATATTCCATTTACCTGTCATAAATTTTACAAGGTGAATTGCTTCATCTGGCGTTAAACCATTAAAAAATTGTTTGAACTGCGTTGGTTTCATTTTTTCAGCTTTTTCAACATGAATCCATGTAGGTGGATTGTTTTCTTCATCGAAATCAATCATAGGAATTGTAATACCCATATCAGTAAGATAGTAATCGCCAAACATTTGGGATTCGTATTCATTCTGGGCAATACCTTTTTTATTTTTGGCAATTTTTAATATCGTTGCACGTCCTTCGTATTCAATTTCAAAGGCGATTCGGGATGAACCTGTTCCAATTTTTGCCGCCCGTTCTTGAGCGTAACGAACGCGTTGTGCAAACGGAACATTCTGTTTGTATTTTGATTTATCCCAATCATCGGGTAATGGCGCTTCTTTTAATAATTCTTTGATTTTCATGATATAGTATTTATCCTTGACATTTAAAAATAGTCATGATAAGCTATATAAAATTATTATGACTGGTAGAAAGATGAGAGATTTAAAAACATTATTTATTAGATGGTATTTCAACGAATTCGCAGATCTTGATCCGCTACACGTTGAAATGTCTAAATTATCCGAAGATTCTCCATGGCACAGGGAACGAACTATTGCTGTCCATACCAACATGGTAGTTGGGGAGTATTTGTCCCGTGTGTGTGCTAAATATGGCGAAAATGAATGGTCTGCTGCTGATCTTTATGGGGCTTTTGCCTGCGCTTTTCACGATGTTGGGAAGCCCGCAGCACGAACAGAAGCATATACACCAGCGCGCGGCACATACTACCGCTACGGTGGACATGAACTGATTTCTGCACGCTTGTGGGAAGATTGGGCTGTTCGTAACTGGAAATTCTTGGAAGAAGAATTTGGCCTGACATCACATGGAATTTATGCGACAGGTTGGTTAATTGAAAACCATCTTCCTTGGGATGTGAAGAAGCCAGAAAAGCGCCGTCAATTAGCACTTGGTGTGAAGCACGCTGTGCGCGATCCTGAACGTTTCATTAATGTGGTGCAAGCGGATACTTGGGGTCGTATTTCTGATGATGCCACGGAAAAGCGACAAAAAACCGAGGATTGGTGCAATGATTTCCTCCGCCTTTTTAAAGAGGTTAAGGAAGAATATAAAACACGATACGTGAATCCAGATGCGCCTATTATGTATATGCCAATCGCCGCTTCGGGTTCAGGGAAATCTACGTTGCTTAATAGTGAAAGTATGGATTGTGTGCTGGACTGTGATAATGTTGAAGGTGAATTATTGCACTTCTCATTAGATACGTTACGCCATGATTGGTATGATCCTGACGATTACCGAAATGCATTCGCCTTGGCGTGTGATGATAAAGATTTTGCAAACAAAGCTAATAAAGTTTTTGCAGACATGGTGAAGACAGGTAATAGTATTTATCTTGATAATATCAACATTTCCAAGAAGCGTCGTGCTAACTATATACGTGAAGCACGTAAGTATGGGTACGTGGTTTATGCTATTTTGCTTCCTATCGAATTGCAGACAGTCATGGATAGACAGGCTACGCGTAGTGATAAAATGGTACCAATTGATGTGGTGAAGAACCATTATATGGGACTTAGCTTGCCTTCCTTGGGTGAAGTTGATCGGATTATTGTATATAGCGGTAATCTACCTTAAAAAATCCCCGCTTCGGCGGGGATTTTTTCATCTACGATAAATAGATACATGGAAAATAAATATGAAATTATTCGCGGAAAACGCATTGAAGATCAATTAGATGGCTATGAATTATTTGAACAATCTACATACAATGATTTAGAACGGAATGTACTAAATTTCACTCCTGTTTCTACTAAGCGCCAAAATGCGGTCGATCCTGTTAGGGTAACTAGTATGGCATTGCTTCCCTTTATCGGTACAAAAAATCTTAATGTTGATACTATCGCGAGTAGTGATGGTACAAATTATAGTCCTAAAATTATCTTTAATAATGTTGAATTTGAAGAAGAAGACTTGCCAGAGAATGTGACGTTTAAAGGTAAAGATGGTAATGATTATCATATTAAACCAATTAACTTGGCTCAGAATACATTACGCGTTAGATGCGATTGTCTTGATTTTTATTGGAGATTTGCCGCGTTTAATGCAAAAGATAAAAGCTTAATCGGAGCACCGCCTAGAGCATATCAACGTAAAACCAATCGTGGTCCAGTAAACCCACAAGAAGTTCCGGGTGTATGTAAACATCTTATTGCCGCAATGAAAGCATTAAAACATTCAGGCATTGTGCGTTAATCAGATTCTGGATCTTTCCAAAAAGTTTTCAAGATATCTTTTATATTTTGTTCTTTTGACTCGTCAAAGGATATAATTTTTTTATCATTTGTAATTTTCTTAATCGCGCCAGCTTCTTTAATTTCAGCCTTTTTATATGGTGTATTGTTTCTTGCCGCAATAGTTTCTTCCTTGATAATATCTTTAATCTTATCATCGTTAGACTTTTCTTTAATCACGTCAACTTCTTTATTACCACCTAAACCAGTAACTGTTTCAATGATTTTTTCCGCTATACTCTTTGTGGCTGTTTTTTTATCTTCTGTTTTTTCTTTGGCTTTTTTAACAGGTTCACTTTTCTTAGATTCCTTCTTAGGTTTCTTGATTTCATTTTTCGCTTCTTTTTTCGGTTCTTCCTTCGCAGCATTAGTTACTGCCACTTTATCTTCTTTGGCCTTTTTCATAATGTTTAAGATTTGATCATCCAACTTATCGTTGGTTTTTCTTTCAACCTTTGGTACACTCATTAAATCATTGAATAGTTCTTTACCGTCTTTAACTTTAACTGGTTGCATCTTAAACGTACTCTCAGGTTTATTAAGTGGAATTTTCTCAGGTTTAATAGTTTCTGTTTTCGGTGGTATTTCTTTCCCCTTAGTAGTTTTAATAATATCTTCAAGTTTTGGTTTACCAGGTGATAGTGTAATATTTTCAGGTTTTGATGCATAAACAGTATGTTCACCGACAACATTTACTGAACCACACAATGGTTCAAAATAGTATCCATCAACGATTATGTCAATATGAAAAGGATATGATGTTTTTTCAAGAATAGCAAGCGCAGGTATTTCAACAGACCATTTAGTCTTATCGCCTTTTTTAGAATCAAATCCCAATTCCATGCTACTAGCTTCAATTATGAAACGCACAGCCATATCAGCCGTATCAACACCATTGATTTCAACATCGAATTCTAATATATTCGCTTTTGTATTTGATATTGTTATTAAATTATCCATTTAAAATCCCTAAGTATCTTGTATTTATATTATTTCTTTCTTTTTAAATTACGGACAGAAACTTTGATATTGTGTAAAACTCTACGTAGATTATTCACGCTAACATTGATTTTTTCTTTCGCCGCTTCTACGATATTTAATACGGATACAATCGTGTCTGCCCGTTGTATTGGAACCAAGTAGACTTTCTCAACATGTATATCACCAATATCAATCTTAACTGTAACCTGTTTTTTAACCTTGAATGTTTTCGTTGGATCATAGAAATCTTGAACCGGTTGGAAAAAGTTCTGAATATCATTAATTTTATTCCATGCTGGTCCAGGATACGGACCGCCACCGCCACCAGCGGGTGGCTTAACTTCTTCAACTTCAACGGTAACAAACCCGAGTTGATATTGCGCTATTAGGAATTGATTAGCCGATCCAGTTAGGCCGTTAACAAGTATTGTTGGAATACCAGACATAATGGCTCCTTATCCAATTAAGGAGAACCAGAAACAGGAACTTTATCGAATATTTCAAGAATACTTGCGACGTTATCTCTATTTTTCAAATTATAGCGTTGTAATTCAGTTACGCCGTCATTTTCGTAAATAATCATTTGATAGTTTACAGGATCAATGCGTGATCTATTTTTCCCATATTTTAGAACTTCTTCTGTTATAGATAATATATTATTAATTGTGACATCAATTGTATCAACTTTACCGTCAATGCTCGTAACTGTAGTGTCTACGTTGTTAACTACAAGTGTAAGTGTATCGGTCTTACCATCTATCGTAGTAACATCTGTTTGAATATCGTCGACAGAAGTCTGTGTTGCACGTGAAGATATTGAGGTATCTACGAGTGTTAATTCTGGAGTTAATTCTGTTCTGACAGCCGTAGCGTTATCACCAGCAGATGGTATCAATAAGCCTGATAATGACGGCTGTACAGCCAATACTAAATTCGATGCTTCCGCAGGATATACGGGTAAGGTTGTATTTAAAAAATATAACCAAGCAGTATCATAGTCATCTGAATATATAACACCCGTTACTTTAACATGTGTTGGATCATATACAATACGATAACCATTAATCATAAAGTAAATATCGCCAGCAAATTTATCACCGGGCGTCGGATCGCCGCCGATTGTTCGTATGGGAAAAGCATATCGTGAATTATCTAATATTGAATACCAAGTTTTCAATCCTTTATAGATATCCGCTTTAATATCTAATGTTGTAACATCAGGATCAATAATAATATATCTATTTGCAGTATCGACAGTGAATTTTAAATCCGCTGTCATATAATCCCACATTGTTTCAGCGTAGAAATTCATTACCAGATTTCTTCTATATTTAAACTACCAAAGAAATTACTTTTAGTTCCGGCTTGCAATGTCACTACGTCACTTGTTGAACCAGTAAAAGTTGTTATTGATCCATCAATATTCTTTACGGTAATAGTTGCAGCAGTTACTGCCACTATAATGTAATAACCATCATCAGAATCTGAATTGCGAATTTTCAACATCATGCCAGCGGCAAATGCTACACCTTCAGGGGAATTAGGATTTACAGCATTAAAATCCCCATTACCTCCTGTTTTAGTAATCGTTGCTATCAAAGGACTACCAACATTACTAAAGTTACAAGTATACGTACCTGCATCCTCACCCCCTGCAATAGGTGACATATTCCAACAAGTAAACGTGTACTTGAAGGTGTCTTGGTTATCATCTGCGGTGAGTAATATCTTTTCCTTACGATAATCAAATACATCTTTTAAATCTATATTCTCAGTCGAATTGGGTGGTATTGCCCACATGCCAACTTGTACACCCCCATTATCTTGATCAATATCAACATCTTCACAATATTCCATAGCAGATGCAGGATGAAAAGCTACCCATGTAGGAGTACCTAATAAATCAGCACCACGTCTTACCTGAATCCACATACTTTCAAAACCAGTATTAGTTACTGATAAGCGAACGGGATACGCCACTGTACGATTTGATAAGCCATTGATAGTTAATGCTGGACGAATACTAAATAGAGCTTTACCAGGATGCCAATTAGTGATGGCCGCCATATAAGCACCACCATTTTGTTTTTCTTGTGCTTCAATGTGACGATGATGTTCAATAAGATTAGGGTTGAACTCACCATGTGTTTTGATTGTAGTACCCCATATGCGCATCTCTGAGCTTGATCCTGCTGTCGCTAAATTATCCATACTAATATGAACAGGCAAAGAACCCGTACGTATATAAGGCTGAGTATATAAATTAGCATGGTACATTTCATGACAGACGATACGAACACCTTCAAGCATAACACCAAATCTAACGCGCCCGGCTCCTAGCCATTGGAAATCGAGCCAGTAAATATTATCTTTTGATACATCTAAAGTTCGTCCAGAAGGATTAAATACGTCTCCGCTTCCGTCTAGTCTATCTTTGTTCCATGTTGCTTGTGGCACAGTATGGTCGCCTATAGTAGAGCTGCGAATATAGGTTTGAAGAACAAGTTCTTCCATACGGAAAAATAATCCATCAGCATCGTCTCCATAGCCCCATATTCGTCGAACATCAGCCTTACCTGTATCGCCTAATGCTACTGTCATTTCAAGTGATTGTCCAACTCCCAGTTGATAATTGTGATACAAATGTGTAGTTGCAGCAGCTTTCGCACCAGATGTTAAAGGGATTGTAAATAAAGTACCTTGATTACCAGTAATATGAGTTACTGTACCAGATAATAATTCTTCATACCACCAATCTTTTTCATTACGTTCATAAGTATTAATATACTTGCCTAAAACCTCACCCGAAGAAACTTCCAATTTACCAAATGCGTCAAATTGATGCGATCCTTCATCAAAACGCATTTTAACAGCGCCTTTCTTATCAATATCCGCATGGTTAACCATATCCTTGCCAACCATAACATTTTGTTGAAAATAATATAGTCCACCAGCAAGGTCGGCTACTTCGGCATATTTAATCGCATTAACATGTATTTCTTCGGTTGCTGTCATTAACAAGAACGGTGAAGGAATAGGTTCCTCAACCCTTACGTGAAGTTCACCTGATGTGGTTGTACCCCCAACTGCAATAACAGTTCCAGTCCATGTAGATGTACTAAATGTAATAACGTCGTCTTCTTTAAAATCAATCGTACCATTATTATAATTAATTTCTTGCATTACGGATTGCGGTATCTGTTCACCTGTTGGTAATTTAATTGCGCCGTGCGTTCCTGTTATAGCCATTATTTGTTATTCCTTAATAATTCAAATCATATTGTTGTTGGATATCAATTGATGTATCTGTTGCAGGTACTTCATATCCTTCTACTCGTAGAATCTTATACTGTTTATTTATTAATTGATAATCCACGAGAGTTGTAGCTGGTTGTGCCCAACTAAAGCTACGATTGTCTAATGTTCCTGCGGTAGCATCTTCAATCCCTGCTATTTCGGTCGTCGTGCCTGCAAGAAATATACGAACTTCTGTATTTTCTTTTAGTTTATTAAAGGTAATTGTAACATCAGCTGAAACTGTTATTACGCAACCAGCCGTTCTTACATGACTTGCCGCCGTTACGCCAGTTCCACCTGATATGTTAATAGTCATTGACCCTGTTGCAATGTTTACGAATATTGCTTTATCGGCATCAACTGTTAAAGAATACCCAGTAAAGTCATCTCCAGATAATGTGATATCTGCTGCTGTTCCAGTAATTTCTAGCCCATTACCAGTTCCTCCAGATATTAACTGGGTATCACTTATCTTTGCTGCGTTGGCTGGACTTGATGTAGTAACGGCAATAGCATTAACTGAATCATCAATTGTACATCCTGATAATGTTGCTCCACCTGTTGTTATTTTATCGCAACGTCTAAATGTGGTACCAGTAAGAGTATTAGGATTAGTACCATCATTAAAAATGAATGTGCCCATATCAGTAAAACTGCATGTAATAAAAACTACTGTAGCATTATCAACTACTTCAAAATTGCCACGACTTGCTGTTGCTGCTACAACATTTTCAACACCATCTTGTGCTGATATACTAATTGAAGTCCATTCAACATTAGAATCAACATGGTTAATTTCTATTCTATTGAAATTAGTACTAACTTGAGGTGTATTATCAACAAAAATATTTGCATTAGAATTTCTAAAATCTACTGCTGTTGCAGTAATACCCAAAGACATCAAACCTTTCCATTTATATCCACCAAATATCTTTTGAAATAATGCATATCTTTGATCTGTGCTGGTATCAAAAGTACCCATACCAGTAAATGTGCCGTAATCTCCTGCCTGTCCGTCTATGACTTCTAATGAGCATCGACCAACTCGAATAACATCAACAGCAAATGGATTACCACGAGACTGTGCTGTTGCATTTATAGCAATACCTACAATACTCCAAGTATTATCAGGAGTACCTACTGTTGCATCTGATATAGCTGTATTTGGGTCAATAGCGTAATTAGCCCAACCACCAATTGGATTGGGGTCAAAATCACTACCCGATGCTAAAAATGTATAAAAGTCGCCAGTCGTATTGCCAACTATTGTTCTAATACCACCATTAGCATATGTTGTTAAAGATGTAGGTGATGCCCAAAAAGCCCATATTAAAATAGCTCCATCAGTATCAACAGTAAAAGCACCAGCAAATTGATTAACATCATTGAGAAGTGTACCAACACCAGTTTTTGTAAACTGTGCTGATATACAATCTGAACCTTGAATATAGAAGTTACTTTCCGCTACTTCTGTACCACCATCAGCCCAAGCAGATACAGAAGATTCATCCCAATTATCTAAAGTAAGGGCTTCGTCCACTAAACCATTATTGGCAGAAGTTAAATCACTGTCATATGCTGCTATTGCCATTATCTACTCGCTATCTTATGAACACGTTTTAATAAAGATTCTGGGGTTACGTTATTAGTATGAAATACAACTGGTATACCACTTTTAGATAAGACGGTATTAATACCTTCTTCTAAAAATGCGTTTATTTGTCCATTCATATACTTAAAATCTTTATGTTTTGGGTTGACTGTACCAAACATCAAATCATCATTTAACTTTTCAAATATCACCCCAAAATTATCAGGGCGCATTTGCTCAGAAACATTACTCATTTGTGTATAGGCACAATCAAACTCTCTACATCTATCATCTTTAGTATCTTGTATAATACAACCTTTGTCACAGTACTTACATGTATCCCCAGCTTGACTATTCATCCATGGGATATTAAGTAATGTGCAACAAAGAGTGCATGAACCACATTCCATTATGCAGGTACGTTAAGTTCGTTAGAAGCAGTTAACACGATAGTTAATGGTGTACCAGTCACGATTGATTGTACAGAAGACTGAACAAACTGTGCTGTGGTAATACCTAATGCACGTGCAACAACAAAAGTTGTTGTTGATACAACTCTACCACCTTGGATATTTCCGTCAAAATCGTATGAGAAGGCATAATCGCCAGCGGATGTTAATCCAGATACTGCTGCTGGGCTACCATTACTATCTACAATAATCGCATCAGGTGTATCAATTGCATGTTCATCAATAGGGAAACTGCCTGTTGTGGTTGTAACGATTGTTGTATTATCCCACCGACGGACAGCCCATTGTGAAGTAGAAGTAAGAGCAGTCACTTGATAAACACCATTCATTGCACCATCCACTCCTGTCATACCAGAGACACGAACGTAAGCGCCAACGCCTGCATCTAAAGCCGCAGGGAAATTAGCACCAACCGAATCAAATGTACCAACAGCACCTGTGCCCGCTGTGATAATTAAATCACCAATCGTATTACGAATTGTTCTATCGTAATATAAGTCATAAGTTGCTACTGAGTCACCAATTAATGCAGTATTGAAATCCAATGTTACGGCAATTGTTTCTGGAAATGCTCTTTGTGTTGCTGTGTTATCAAAGTTTTTAACATTGTTGGCGTCAACAGCATTAATGCCTGTAATATAAACACCAGAACCACCACCATCAGGATTTGTTGGAATACCTTTACCAGAGATAAGGGTGTCGCCTTCGAATACTAACAAGTCATCCATTGCACGACCGATTGCAATATCTGCATCAGAATCAATATCACCTGTGCCGTTACCACCGGTTGAACAAAGCGACCATTGAACAAATTCGTAAACTTGTTGAGCAGTACCATCATTTGCTGTAATCTGGATACCGAAGTTATATGAACCACCTACATAACCAGGAACTGATTGTGGAGTTGCGTAATAAGTTATTGACATACCATTATAGGGTGCAATATCAGCAGCACCATCGGAGTTAGCGTCTATTTCAATATCTGCTACTGAAATTTTAAGATCGATAACATTAGATAATGGAAATTTGAATAAACGGTTACCAAGTGTGGTTTCACCAGCCGCCGCTAAGTTAGACGAGTTAAATGTTCTTGCAGCAGTTTCGCCTGATGTAGAACGAATACGAATAGCCGTGCTAAATGCTGTTCTGTTATCAACTGCAACTTGGGCTAATGGATCAGCTCCAGCAGTATCAAACGCACCACCCGCAAATGTCATCGTTAATGCAGATACGGATAAAATTAGATATGTTGCATCATTTGCAGAGGTTGTCGATGCACGCGTTGCCATTGAACCACCAACTTTAAATCCATCATCAATAAATGAACCAGTATCACGGGTAACAGAATCAATGAGCGGAGAACCACCAATTACATATGTAAATGTTGAAGGATTGCCAATTTCTTCATAGCAAAGTATAGCTTCATTAACCGGTCCTGTGAAATCAAAATCGACTGTATCATCAACCGTTGTATCAGTACCAAAACGATAATATGCTTTATCGCCCGTTACTGCCGTTTGGTCAACGAATGTTCCCAACGTAACAATACCAGCCCACTGAGACAGCACGATGCCATTTGCATCTTGTTCTTCCCAACCAGCTGAACGAATCAACTTACGGGTATTGATTGCAGGAGAAGTAACATCTCTCCAAGTCCAACCATTTTTATTCTGACCGTCAGTACCAATCTGGTACTTACCAGCATCCGAGTCGATGTCGAACATTGGGAATGGGAAGGCGTTAAGATAATTATCATCTTTCCACTCTTCTTTTGCGAATTTGTATTTAGCACTAAGTAATGCACCATCGTCAGATAATGCACCTTGTTTGATAAGATAAATGTCACGCGCTGCGGTATCATACATGACATTTTTAGCTGCGGTATTTGAATCACCAAGCCATGTTACTGCTTCTGATGCTTGGTTACTTGGATTCGCACCACTAATTTTAGTTGCAGTTACGCTTGTAGTTAATGGTGTTCCACCTGTTTCATAATATAAGCCATTATTTTCAGCTTGCGAATGATCGCGGATTTCAAAGTATTCGCCCGCTGCGATTGCAGGAAGTCCAGTACCCGTTAAAGTTGTTACTGCACCTGCTGATGCTGTCCATGCTAACGTTTCGGCACTAGGTGTACCTTGGTTAAGCTCTGATGATAGGGTTACTAATGCCATTTGTTTAATTCCTCATTATTGTTTTAATTTTTAACTTATTTATGGGTTTGTCCGCAATATGCACGATATCCATTTAATACTGTATTTATCATAATAAATATCCAACAAGACTAAATATAAAAGATATGTTAAGAGGTTATCGCGATATGAAAGATTTTTCACTAATACAACGATTGAATAAAAAAGATGATGTCAAATCTTCGCCGTTGGCGGAAGGCGTTTCTTACCAAAAATACGAATTGGAAGTGGACGGGAAGGTTCAAGTTGTTAATATTCCTGTAAGGGAAACAGACGCATTTGAAAATACGATAGTTGAAGTAAAAGAACCATTAACACGTAAAACACTAAAACAGATTCTTAGAGAACATCGCGGCATCCGCGATTATGGAGAAAAATAATGCCATCATTTGGAAAATCAAGTACAGCGCGCTTAGCAACCTGCCACCCAGACTTACAAAGACTTTTTAACGAAGTTGTAAAAAACTATGATTGTTCTATTTTACAAGGAATCCGCTCAAAAGAAGAACAAGATGAATATTTCTTTGGTACGCCACAACGAAGCAAAGTACAATATCCAAACAGTAAACACAATAAAACACCGTCAATGGCAGTGGATGTAGCGCCATACCCTATTGATTGGGACAATACTAATCGTTTTTATCATTTTGCGGGTTACGTTTTAGCAACCGCCGATCAAATGGGTATTAAAATAAGATTTGGTGGTGATTGGGATTCGGACAAAGATTTTAGCGATCAGACGTTTAACGATCTCCCTCATTTTGAATTGGTCTAACATAATATAATAATAAATCCTTTTCGTAAAACAGCCCCCCTAATAAATACAATAAATCTATTATTTGTTAGGGGTATTAAATGAGAATCAACTTCCGTCAAGGTGTGGCAAGTCATCAAGTAGGTGGCTTTTTACAGGTATCTGGCTCAGACGTAAATATTTTAGCAGCAGACCGTCCAGTTACTGTCACTCTCGCACACAAAACTACTAATTATACGCATTCGGAAGATAGTTCTGTTACTTCTGCATGGGTTGGTCCATTCACGGAAACTAATTATTGGTTATATTGGGATTTTAACTCCCTTACATTTGTTAGAACCTTCGCACATACTATAATTGAACCGATTGCCCAATCAGTAGAACCAGGTAATGGCAATGCTGCTATAGTGGGTGTTATTCCTGGTGATGCTGGAATTGGAGGATTTACTGTAGATGGATATTTTACGCGACCACAGTATAAACCTTTTGCTATTGTAGGTTCAACAGGAAACGATGGTAACTATACCGTAAAGAGTATCTCTTACAATCCTTCATTAGGTGAAACTACCATCTACGTATACGAAGAAGTAACCGATGACACAGTAGATGGTACTGCAACATTAGATATTGATTCATATGGTGTAGCTCTCTATACTGAAGGTCGCCATTGGTTTAATACTACAACAAATGTACATTCTGTTTTACAAAGTGGTGTGTGGGTGCCTATTATACGTGTATTTGCAGCACAATTAATAAATGCGACAACACTAATTAGCGTAAGCAATGATAGTCACGTAGGAATCTTCACAGGTACCCAAATTGGCAATAATGAAAGTGCTGTCTCTGGTCGCGTTTTAATTGACGAATCGACTAATCCTATTCGTAAAGACGATGGTATATTTTTTACCACAGAAGATCAATTTTTCTCCAATCAATCAAGAGTTGATGCCCTTCGTTTAGAATCTAATGTTACGAAAGCACAATGTTTAGTAGCTTCACTTTCAGCATTTAGTGTAGTAGCATGGACAGATGATGGTATAGTAGATGCAGCACAATATAGTGACGTAGGAAGTACTGTTATCGGATTGCTTGTAGAAAATTTAACCTACCTTGATGTAGGTGCTATTATCGTACAAGGAACAATTACCAATCCACTTTGGGATTGGATAACTGGTGCTACACCAACGCCAGTCGGTTCAGCGTTATGGGTTGATAATGGTCTATTAGTTACCATAGATCCGCACAAAAGTGATCCTGTTACGTATCCAATAAAACACGTTCCTGTGGCTCGTGTTTTAGACAAAGATACTATCATATTTGAACAGGGGCTTGGCGGCGTTGGCCCACAAGGACCAATTGGTAGCCTTTCCAATTTTCCAGTAGCAGACACGACAGATATTGGTGGTGTTACACTTCTTACCCCTTCTTCTGATCCATTGCGTGGTTTTGTTATTAGTGATACAGACTCAAGATTGACAAACGCACGGACACCATTATCACATACGCATAATGCGACAGATATTACTGTACAACCAGGCGGAGGTGTAGTATCAAACAACGTACAAAGTGCCATCGTTGAACTTGGAAGTGGTAAACTATCGTTAAGTGGTGGTATTATGACAGGTGGTTTAACATTAAGTGGTGCACCAACAGCACAAGGCCATGCAACAACAAAATCATATGTAGATAATCTTGTTAATGGTCTTTTATGGTTAGAAGCCATTCATATAGTTAATTTGATTTCCGATACCGTTACGACACCACCCGTATCACCAATAAAAGGCGATGCTTATATTATACCAGCTGGTGCAACAGGTGCATGGGCTGGAATAACTGAAGGAAATCTCGTACATTGGATTGAAGGTTCACCTGAATGGATTGATTTAGGACCAATATCAGCAATTCATCAAACAGAAGAATCTGTTCGGCTTGGTATTGCAATGCGCTCAACAACAACACCAAGTGGTTCCTTTTTAGGAAAGAAAAATCAAATAGCAGAATTTGATGGCGATACTGGAGCGTTTATTGGTTTTGAAATTCCTATTGAAAATAATGCAGTTTACGTTGAATCACATGCGTCGGTGTTCTCATTTGATCAATATGCCTTTGATGGTACAAATTGGATCAGATTCGGTGGTTCTAACCAACCAATCGTTGGTGATGGTACAACTATTGATGTTATAGGTGGATTGATTGGTGTTATTCCTACAACGTCGGGTGGTCAAACTGACGCATTATATTTAAGCGGAAATGATTTAACCGCATTAGATTTACGATGGTCAGCTATTACTCATGCCCATACTGCTTCAGCAATCATCAATGTTCCAGCAGGAACAATCTCAGCCACAAACGTACAAGCTGCAATTAACGAATTAGCTACAGAACATGGTGTTGGTATTACAGATAATGCTACTGGTTCTGTTTTAACATTAAGTGATACAACGTCAACGTTTAGTACGTCATTAATAGTTTCCAGTGGTTCACCTATATTAGCAGACTTGGGTCCTGGTACAATCAGCGCAGAAGGAATTTATGTAAATGGTGTTGTTGAAGCTATAGTGTTTACTGAAACCCAATTATCAGCCTCACCAACAACATCTTATGTAGCAGATTTTGCAGCAGGCGCAGTGTTCGAACTTACGATGGGTGGCGACACAACAATAACATTTACGAACGTACCAACAACAACTAAAACGTTAACTGCTACCTTCATACTTAAACAAGATGCAATCGCAAGCCCGCTTACGGGTGGTAATCGTGTACCAAGTTTCCCTGCATCTGTAAAATGGGATAACGGCACTCTTCCAACATGGGGTACTGCTGCAGGTGATGAAGATATTGTTACTATGTTTACGTACGATGGTGGCACGACTTGGCGCGCAAACTTAGCAGGACAAAATTATGCTTAATATTTTACGGTTTGTAGCAGGACATAGAAGAATACAGGGTGCTGAAGTATACGGATTGTGGTTATGGGGGTTAAATAATTATGGTCAACTTGGCGATGAAACAATAGTTGATAAAACAACTCCGGTAGAAACAGTCGCAGGCGGAACAGATTGGTCTCAGATTGCTTGTGGATATTACCACTCTGGAGCTACTAAGGACGATGGAACGTTATGGGTGTGGGGTCGAGATACACATGGCCAACTTGGTGATAATACTGTCGTATCTAAATCATCACCGATTCAAACTGTAGCAGGTGGAACAGATTGGAGTTCTATTTCATGTGGCCAGTTCCATACGGGAGCAATCAAGTCCGATGGTACATTGTGGATGTGGGGAGATAATAATGCTGGGATACTTGGTGTGTCGGGTGATGATAGATCATCACCGATTCAAACTGTAGCAGGTGGAACAGATTGGGTACAAGTATCTGCAGGAACAGGGCATACTGCCGCAATTAAAACTGATGGAACATTGTGGTCATGGGGACAAAACGGAAAAGGTCAGCTTGGTACAGGTACAACTGGACCTGGTAGTTCATCCCCAGTTCAAACAATATCAGGTGGAACAGATTGGGTACATGTATCTTGTGGATCATTTACCACAGGGGCAATCAAAACTGATGGTACATTGTGGTTATGGGGCGATGCCTCCGACGGACAATTAGGTGACAACTCAACAGCATCTAAGTCATCCCCAGTTCAAACTGTAGCAGGTGGAACTAATTGGTCTCAAATTGTTTGCGGATATTACCACACACTCGCAATTAAAACTGATGGAACATTGTGGTCATGGGGAGCAGATTGGTATGGCGCACTTGGTGACAACTCAACAGTATCTAAGTCATCCCCAGTCCAAACAATATCAGGTGGAACAGATTGGGCAAAGGCTGCGTGTGGATATTCTATTACCGCAGCAATTAAAACCGATGGAACATTATGGACATGGGGAGCAGATTGGTACGGACAATTAGGCGATGGTGGCGAAATGGTACATAAATCATCCCCAGTTCAAACTGTAGCAGGTGGAACTAATTGGTTAGAAGTCGCAGCTGGTGGACAACGGGTTAAGGCAATTGCTGGTATATAGATGGAAATATTTAATGGCATATTGTGGACTGGAATAACGTAGGTACATTAGGCGGCGAAACAACAATTAATAAATCTGCGCCTGTTCACACAGTAGCTGATGGAACAAATAGGACACAAATCAAATGCGGTCAATATTCCCATATGTCCACTATTAAATCATAGATTTGTTGATATATTAACAAACCATTTCATATTTTACGATAATAAATACTCTCATACTATAAACATATGAGGATATTATGAAACAATATTATTTTATTTCAGGCTTACCACGTTCTGGTACCACTCTTCTTTCAACAATACTAAACCAAAACCCAAAATTCCAAGCATCTATATCTGGACCGCTTGCAAGATTTTCACGTGCGATTATTGATCAATCATCTGCTATGTCAGGTTATCGCCACCAATGCCCCGCAGAAAAACGGGAAAATATAATCAAAGGAATATTTGATAATTACTATGATGACCCTAAAAAGGAAGTATTCTTTGATACAAACAGAGGATGGGGGTTACTTCTTCCATTATTAAAACAATTATATCCTTATACGAAAATTATAATGTGCGTACGAGATATTAATTGGGTACTTGATTCGTTTGAAAACTTATACAGAAAAAATCCACTTGATAAAAATTTAATGATACCAGACGAGTATGCGACATCTGTTTATTCCCGTTGCGATTATTTAATGGGCGAGGATAAGACTATTGGGTTTGCTTACCTTGCGTTAAAACAAGCGATTACTTCTAAAGAGAAGAATATGATCATGCTTGTTGAATATGAGCAGCTTTGTAAAAATCCAGAAGGAATGATGTCAGCAATTTACAATTTTATTGATCAACCACAATATGAGCACGATTTCAACAACGTGGAATCATCTTATGATGAGTTTGATGCCGATGTTAATGTTAAAGGATTGCATACTACAAGAAAGAAAGTAGAATGGATTGAACGAGAAATGATCTTACCACCTGATATCCAGAACAAGTTTGCGAATATGGAAGTATGGCGGTAACATTTAAACCCTGTGGTGAATGTACGGCTTGTTGTACAGGAATATTAGCTGGCAATATATATGGCAATATTTTTAATAAAAATAAACAATGCGTATTTTTAGTTGAACAGGAATGTGCAATATACGAAACAAGGCCAGATACTTGTAGAAACTATCAATGTGCTTGGTCACAGGGATTATTCCCAGACTGGATGAAGCCAACAGAATGCAATGTAATCATATCTGTTGAAAATAAAAATAAAAAACAATACTTAAAAGCTGTATCTCTAACAAACGAAAAAATTAGTACAGAAATTACAACATTCTTAGATGAATGGACAAAAGAAAATAATACATATTATACGGTGGTAGAAAAATGAAAATTAATATTGGTGGCGGTTAATGATTGCTTCATATGTATATAAGATTATTAATAATCACACAGGCGAATTTTATATTGGATCAAGGTACCAAAACGTAAAATTTAACAGATCTCCTGAAGAGGATCTTCTTGTACATTATTGTACATCTGGTAAATTATCTAAAAATATAAAAGAAAACGTGTCTGATTATATTGGACTTGTATTATTTAACATGAATGACAATGATGTAGTGTTTTGGTATGAACAACTTTTAATTAAAGAGAATATTAAAAATCCTCTTTGTAAAAACGAAAATTACATAGATCCAGATAAAAATATCAAAGTGTTTTCATCGACAGGAGTAAAAAGATCTGAAAGCACAAAACAAAAAATGAGAAAACCCAAATCCGAAGCGCATAAAAGAAATATGTCTGCTGCTAGGACAGGAACTACTAGAACCCAAGAAACAAAAGATAAATTATCTAAATTCCATATGGGGTTAAAAGCTAGTGCTGAAACAAGAAAGAAAATGTCCGATACACGAAAAGGTATACCACAACACCCCAATACAAGAATAGCTCTAGCAAAAGTTCACAACGGGCGAAAAAATACAGAATCATCTAAAGAACGAATGTCGTTGGCAGCAAAAAATAAACCAAAAGTAATGTGTCCATACTGCGTGAAAATGGGAAATATTAGTATAATGAAGAGATGGCATTTTGATAATTGTAAGAGGAAAAATAAATGAGTAAATTAAAATTAAACATTGGGTCTGGGTATAAACGATATGAAGGGTTTTTAAATGTAGATTTTGATACAATGACAAACCCCGATTATGTGGTTGAATTGGGAGTTGACAAATTTCCTTTTGAAGATTCAACCGTTAGCGAGGTTCGTGCCTATCATATTTTAGAACACATCGGGGAACCATTTTTTGCATTGATGCAAGAGTTATATCGTATATGTGATAATGGAGCAATTCTTGATATTCAAGTTCCTCATCATCGTCATGAAATATTCTTTGGCGATGCTTCTCATATTAGACCAATTACTGTTGAAATGATGAGACAGTTCAGCAAGAAGTATAATGAGTATCACATTGAGCAGTTCAATTCAAGTTCTGGATTTGGGTTGCGATTAGAGGTTGATTTTGAAATTATTGAATTTAATTTTATACCAGATGATATTTGGAAAAAGAGATTTGAAACTATGTCACAAGAAGAGATTCAAGAAGTATCAATGAATTTTAATAATGTATATGGTGAAACCCATATTAAATTAGCAGCTATTAAATGAATAGTGCATTAGAACATATAACCAAATTTCTTCATGGGCATGAAGAAGATGACCAAGTAGTTAGTTTACTACATACGTTTGCTAAGTATGCTTGGCAATTTGAAGAGTATGATGATATTGCAAAATGCTTTTTTAAGATTAAAGATTATAAAGAAGCGATGAAGTTTGGTGAACTAACTTTAACTACTGCATATACGAACGAGAAAATGTGGACATCAAGAACAAATTTAATTAATATATTCAACCATGCTAATTATCCAGAAAAGGCAATGGATTTAATTAAAATTCAGGAACGACTCATTCCTGATGACCAAGATACAAGACTTGAAAAAGCATTTTCTTATTTCTTAATGAATGATAGGGATAGTGCAGAAGCTATTTTATTAAAAGAATTAGAACGCGATGATTTAAAAGAAGAGACAAAAACTAAACTTGAATTCAATCTTGGGACATATAATTTATGGCGGGATGAATTTCAAAAAGGATTAAGACGGTTCTTACTTGAAGGCGAGAAGTTAGATTACTGGCGCAAAACAAAATTACCATTCAAGTTTTGGGATGGTGGAATAATGCCAGGTAGGAATATTATTCTTTATGCGGAAGCAGGTATCGGCGATGAGATAATTAATGTTCGTTTTATGAAACATTTTGAAGATGTTGGTATGAAGCCCATCTGGTTTTCGGATAGGAAAGACTTGGTTGAAATTTTCAATGCGTGTGGATTTAATGCAACTTCTGATAAGAGTAAAATTATGGGATTGGAAAATCCTGTCTGGACATATCCAATGTCTGTACCAATCTATCTTGGATTAGAATATAAAGATTTGTGGAATGGACAATATATTAAATCATTACCAGAATATGATGAAAAGTGGGATTGGTTGAAAAGCGACAAGTTAAAGATCGGCATCAGATGGGAAGGAAACCCAGATTATGATCAAGACTTACACAGGTCAGTTCCACTTGATGGAATAATGAATGCACTTGATGGTGTAGATGCAGAATTTATTTCTTTACAACGCGATACAGGATTAGAACAATTAGAACAATTCCCTGACATTCTTAATCTTTCGGAACGGTTGGAAACATTCAAAGATACATTATCCGTAATACATAATCTTGATGTTGTGATAACATCTTGTACATCTATCGTTCATGCTGCCGCCGCTATGGGCAAAAAGACAATTTTATTAACACCAATATCAGCGTATTATACTTGGTCACATTCAACGGAATTTAGTCCTTGGTATAATGATAATGTAACAATATTAAGACAACAAAGTCCAAGAGTATGGGATGAGCCATTGGAACAATTAAAACAACTTAGTGTGGATTTATAACCTATTTTAATAGCAACTTAATATTTAATCGTAATAAATAATTGACAAGGGGTTTACAATAGTGTAAGCTTCTTTCCATTGATGGGCAATGGATAAAAATAACCCATTTATATAACCATTAGAAGCGAAAGCATAATAATAATAATAAGAAATGAAGGAGATGCGAATAATGGCATTATCATTAGAGCAGCTAACGGCTGCATTCAAAAAACAAGATACAACAGAAAGTCGACCAAACAACTATTACCGTTTTTGGGATATGAAAACGGACGAACGCGCAGTTGTAAGATTCCTACCAGATACAAACAAAGACAACCCACTTGGTTTTATGGTTGAAAAACTAATGCACACATTGGAAATCAATGGTGAAACCAAATCAATACCTTGCTTAAAAATGTTCGGCGAAGAATGTCCGATTTGTAAAGTTTCGTCTGCGTATTACAAAGATGAAGGTAAAGGTAGTGTTAACGGTAAGAAGTACTGGAGAAATAAGCAACATATTGTTCAGGTACTTATCGTAGAAGATCCACTTGCACCCGATCCAGAAACTGGTGAAAATAATGAAGGTAAAGTTAAGTTTCTTAACATGGGCTACCAATTATATAGCGTAATCAAAGAAGCATTTGAAAGTGGCGAATTAGATAACATTCCATACCTTTATGAAGGTGGTTGTGATTTCATTATCAAGAAATCTGATCTTGGTGGTCGCGCAAAATATGACGTTGGTTCTAAATTTGCACGTCGTAGTTCCGATCTTACGGAAGATGAAGTAGCAGCAGCAGAAGATGAAATGGTAGATTTATCTACACTTCTTCCTGCAAGTCCAGGTTTAGAAAAAGTAGAATCTATGCTTGAAGCGGCATTAACAGGTGCTTCATATGAAGACGATTCTGCTGGTGAATCTACACCTGCAACACCTGCTGCTGAGTCAAAGGCCACCCCTGTACCTGAGTCAAAAGCAGCTTCTGCTGAATATGATGAAGATTCGGATGATATTCTTGCAATAATCCGCAATCGTAAAAATAAAGCCGCTGAATAAGACTGATGAGCAAGAAAATCAGCCACGCTGATTTTGTTAAAAGAGCCAAGGTGGAACATGGAAGTAGATATAATTATAATGAATCATATCATTCTATGTCCACCAAACTTTCTATTATATGCAAACATCATGGTGTCTTTAAACAAACGCCGAATAATCATCTACGTGGACAAGGATGTCCGGTATGTGGCGGCTCGATAAAAAGAACTATATCTGATTTTATTCGTCGCGCTATTGATGTACATGGGGACAGATATGATTATTCACATTCAAGATACACAAATTCGCATTCAAAAATCAATATTAATTGTAATGTGCACGGTATTTTTAGTCAAAACGTATTTGATCATTTGAACGGTTCTGGTTGCCCAAAATGTGCAAACAAGCATAAATATACCACAGCAGAATTTATAGAAAAATCTAATAATATCCATAGATGTAAATATGATTACTTAAAAACAGTTTATAAAAATTGGAATACAAAGATATCTATTAAATGTCCTATACATGGTTACTTTATGCAAGTCCCAAATAATCATTTGCGTGGCCATGGTTGTCCTCGTTGTGCTATAGTAAAATCAAAGAATTATTCATTGAAAGCGATTAAATGGTTAGATTCGCTTGCGACCGATTCTGATATCAATATTCGTCACGCTCTCAATGGTGGTGAATATATAATACCCCATACTAATCTTAAAGTTGACGGATTTTATGAAAAATCTAACACTGTATATGAATTTTATGGCGATGCGTTTCATGGGAATTTGAATATATTTGGCGGTAATTATAAATGTCATCCATATGATAAAAATATTACGGCCAAAGAACTTTTTGAAAAAACACAATGCCGCGAACTAAAAATTAAAGATATGGGCTACAATATAGTAACCATTTGGGAAAATGAATGGGATAAAATAAAAGGTAATATATGATGGAATTTTTAAAAAATATAACAAAAGATTTAAAAAAATCTGGTTTTGATGTAGGTGCTTCTGAGCCTCCTAGATATTGGTTCAGTACGGGCAACTACGTAGTTAACAAAACCCTTGGTGGTAGTTACATGCGCGGTATTCCACAAGGTCGAGTATTGGGATTCGTTGGTGCATCTGGCTCTGGTAAGTCTTTCATGGTTTGTAATGCAATCCGTGAAGTACAGGAAGAAGGTGCAATTGTTGTAGTATTAGATTCTGAACATGCATTAGATGATGACTTCGTTAGAAGCGTCGGAGCTAATCCAGATGCAGAAGATTATATCTATATTGATATTGACACCATTCCACAGTGTAAAAAAGTTGTCAGTAAATTTACCACAGATTATAAAAAACAATATGGGTGTTCACATGATGCTCCTAAAATTGTCATTTTTATTGATAGTCTTGGTATGTTGATGACTGAAACAGAAACCGTTAATTATGACAAGGGTGTTTCAAAAGGCGATCAAGGTCAACGTAGTAAACAAACCAAACAAATGTTACGTGAATTCGTACAAGCCATTAAACATTTGAATATCTCAATTGTTGTAACCAGCGACGTTTACAAGAACCAAGATGTTATGAATGGTGAAGGTGTTTGGATTGTGAATGATGCTACTAAGTATTCCTTGTCACATATTGCCTTGTTAAGTAAACTGAAACTGAAAGACAAAGATGACAAGAAACACGTTCTTGGAATTAACATGAAAGTTGAGGGATATAAGACGAGATTTACGCAACCCTACCAAACCGTAACAATTGAAGTTCCATATTTAACAGGAATGGACCCGTATAACGGATTAATAGACGTTGCTAAAAACTTGAATATTTTGACACAAAGAGGCGCGTATTATTACCTTGAAGGCCATGAAACAGGTTGGATGAAAAAAGATGGTTGGGACATTCATAAGGTTGCAATCTTGGCACTTTGCGAAGCCCAATGTGATAAGTTCTTGGATGCGGAAGTGGATGATGCGGATATTAATACCAGTGATGTTAAGTCGGCTAAATCTAAGCGCGTAGCAAAAGGAATGCCAGACGAAGAGTAACCTCCGAATTAGGGTATTGACTTTAGTAGCCATATATCGTATAATGTGATATATGGCTATTTTTTTATGGAAATCAAATGTTTACACATCAAATTAAAACTTTAAGAACAGCACAAGAGCTGATGTCCGACAACATGTTGGTTAAACACTATGCGGGTTCTATTTCATATGGAACAAATTTACCTACATCTGATGTGGATTTTCGTGGTGTATTCTGTGCCGATCCTGTTAATATTCGTACACCGTTTTACACTGTGCGTGAATGTGAAGACGTGGCTGAAGAAGATACTAAACTGTATGAACTTTCCCACTTTATGAAATTATGTTTAGAATGCAATCCTAATATTATAGAAACCCTTTGGGTTGATGATGAAGATATTGTATTCAGAACACCCGCATATGATTTGCTTCGCGAACATCGTCATAAATTATTATCTTCTAAAATTGCCTTCACCACATCAGGATATGCAATCTCACAGTTGAAGCGTATTAAGGGGCATAATAAATGGATCAATAGTCCACAGCCTTTTGATGCACCAAAACCTAAAGATTATGTTTCGTTGATTCAATATTTTGGCGAAGACAAGATGTTGAAACTTAATATTGTTGATTGGAATGAAAATCATCGGTTGATCCCATATGGTGGCGATGTTTTTGGTGTGTATGCTGAACAAGGTCGTCAGATTTTTGATCATGTTGGTAAATTAAATACCAATTATGAAGGTGACCGTTCTGAATATGAAAAGAAAGTACCGATGATGATTATTAAATTCAATAAAGATGTTTATAAGGAATTTAAAGTTAAACATGAGATGTATTGGAGTTGGAAAAACAATCGCAATGAATCACGTGCGGAGTTGGAAGAGTCCCATGGATTTGATACGAAACACGCTATGCACCTTGTAAGATTGTTGCGTATGGGCGTTGAAGCACTTCGTGACGAAGAAATTATTGTTAAGCGTCCCGATGCGGAAGAATTGCTTTCTATTCGTAATGGCGCATGGACATATGAAGAAATTGTCGCGTATGCAGAAAAGATGGACAAAGAAGTCCGTGATGTTTGGTATAAGAAAACTAATCTTCCAAAGCGTCCCGATCTTAAATTTGCTGCTGCATTGTTGATGGACGTACAGGATTCAATTTGGAATGGTTAGAAAAAAATCAAACGATGGTCTTTTAACATTTGATGAAGATTCGCCACTTTACGCTAAAAAGAAATTTAAGCGTAAAGTAAAACCAAAGTCAATAGACATTGTTACGATGAGTGATGAACTTTTACCAAGAAGAACATCTACAATAAAAAAATCTGTGAATCTTAAAGCGCCAAAATACGCGATTAATTCACCTGCTGATTGTAAACATATATTGCCTGCGTTTAATAAAATGCTTAACAATAAATGGAAGATACTTGAAACGGGTAATAGTATGAAATCTGCAGAGGTGCCTAATTATATTAGAGGAGCGGCTGTGATCGCAAAAGCAAAACATCCACTTGAATATGAAGAACTTATGGTTCTAGTGGCAGTAGCCAAACGACGAATAGTTGAAAAAGTAAATTAAAAATGATCAATGAGCAAAAAAATACAGAATTAAAATGGTTGCGCCAATTATATATTGAAGACCTTAGTAAGATTGTTACTTACAACAAGAACCCTCGTCCGCGTGTTACTCATCCAGGAAAATGGGCAAAGCTTGAAAGCGTCGTGGCATTGAATGAAAGTGTTAACGAACCATTAATGGTTCCGCCAACAGATACAGATAGGAAAGTTTGGATCTGGAGCGATCAACATTTCTTCCATAAAAATATTATTGAATTTAGTGAACGTCCATACGATAATGTGGAACAAATGAATGAACATCTAATCGCCAACCATAATGATTATGTCGGTGAAAATGATATTAGTATTTGGGTTGGCGATGTCGGGTTTAAAGGTAATACTATCATTAATGAAATGTTAGACCGTTGTAATGGATATAAAATTCTTATTATTGGTAATCATGATTTTAATGGCAAAAAATTGCGTGCATTAGCTTTTGATGAAACACATTTGATTTACACTGTTGATTATCCAGACGTAAGTTTGGTACTTACACATTATCCGATGTATAATGTTCCTAGTCCATGGGTAAACATCCATGGACATCTACATGCATACCCTAATCCAGATTCAGGCCATGCTTTACATATTAATGTGAATTGTGAAGTGCAAGGATATAAACCAAGGCTATTAGATGATGTTGTTGAACAAGCAAAAATGCGCCTTATTTCATCAAATATATAAAATATGAGGGGGGATTGTGCAATCAAATGAAAATGTTAATAATGTAAAGTATAAAGTGTATCTGGATCTTGATGGGGTCTTTGCAGATTTTGTTAAAGGTGTTAAAAAGTTAATACCCGACTACGATGATACCAAATACCAAAAAGATCCCCAATATCGTAAAAAGATGTGGGATGTTATTGGGGATTATACTACAAGTGGTGGTAAACATTGGACAGAACTTGACTTAATGCCAGATGCTATGGTATTATGGGATTATATTAGTCGCCATGATGATATTGAAATTCTAAGCGCCACAGGTGATACAAAAACGAACGAGTACGAGTACGGTAAAGCGAAATTCGCAGCTGAAGATCAAAAACGTGAATGGGTTAAAAATCAGTTCGGCGACGTAAAAACTAATATTGTTCAGCGTTCGCCAGACAAAGCGAAATTCGCAGCTCCAAACCATATATTAATCGATGATATGTTGAAATCAATTGAGCCATGGGAAGCTGCAGGCGGTATCGGTATATTACATACTAGCGCAAAAGATACCATTAAAAAATTAAAAAAATTAGGTTTATAATAGGAGTTATATTAAAGATGTATACTGCATATGTTCTTACTGATGAATCACGTAGTCAGTTAGAAGAAAAATTTCCACCAAAATATTCAAAATTTATTGGGCATCACGTTACTATTGATTTTGGGGTGGCTGCTGACACTGAAATACCAGAAGCAGCCGAAATCAAAGTCCTTGGTAAACGGGATAGTGCAGACGGAATAGAAGCCCTAGTAGTATCAGTAAATGGCAAAACAACCCGTTCCGATGGCAGTATTTACCATATTACATGGTCATTGGAATCTGATAAGTATTCGCCTAAAGATTCTAATTTGTTATTAAACTCTGCATTTTTTAAGTATAAAATGGTGCTGCCAGTTTTGATTGAAACGCAACCGCAATTGTTGAAATAATGAAATAATGTAAAAATATTAAGGTATAATAAATATATTAAAAAGGAATTTAATATGAAAGTTATTGAAATATTTGAAGCAGATGGTGATGTAGGTATTGGTAAAAATGATTATCATCCTGAAAATTATTTTGCCCCTATAGTCGCCGAATTTGTAAATGATGAAGGTGTGGCGTATTGGGAAGATATATATGCCTATGTTGAACTTAATACCAAACTAACAAGTGCAGATCGTACATTAGTATCCAATAGACGTATTCCTAGATGGCAAAAAAATATACAAAACTTACACGCCCATCGAACATTAGAAGGTGGTAGATTTGGCAACCTTGTTAGAATTCAAGGCGGTTTTGCCACAAGAAAAGCAGCTCAAGCCCAAAAAATTGATATCTTAGCAGACAATAGCCAAGTTGCAAGAAATCCAGGAAAACGTTCACCACAATATATTAAGAAGAAGACAGGATTCATTGCAAATGCAGCTTATACCGAGTTAGGATCGCCAGTATTAAAGGATAAGAAGCGCGCTCGCGAAGATATTGAACATATGGTAGGTTTACAACCATGGGAGTCTGATGAGGAACTTATTATAAAAGCCAAAGATATTATTTCTAAAAACATAAAATAAAAAGGATATTGCATCCTTTTTATTTTATAAAATCTCTATCTAATAACGATTCAAGGTATTGTTGATCTTTTGTTGTTAATTCGTCCCGCCCAATATCCAATATTTCTTGTGGTGATAAACAACAATCAGTATTTTGTGGTTCATTGAAAATAAAAGATATTTGTGCACACCAACAATTTAAGCCAGGGTTACATTTTAACTCTGGCTTTTTTAATTGTTCCTTGAGGACACTTAATGTTTCCATTCGTTTACTCATTGGAATACCATATTTTTGGCTTTACTAACCATTTTTGTACTACTTCCCAACCCTTCTTACCGTGTGTGACAGTACATTCGGAACAATCTTTACGTTTAACACCTACAGGTGATTCAATTATAGTGTATTTACCAGGACATTTTAACCATGCCAAAGGACAGTAACAAAATAAGCAGTTGATTGGTTCTTTTTGATGACACGGAAAGAATTCACATTCTCTGTGTTCGAAATGTTTGAAATGTGTTGTACTTACTGTATCTTTTGGTTCCGCCATTTGACCGCCCTATTATAAAAGAAAATAACACAATAAACATGCCATAGTATAAATACTATAGGAGATTAAAAACTATGATACATGATGATTTCGTTATTAATAAATATTATAACATATATATGCGCATTATTCAACAAGCGGGGGTAAGAAAAGAAATAATCCAGGGTGAAAATCACCATATTATTCCAAGATCTATGGGTGGTACGAATACCCAGTCAAATATTATTTTGTTAACATATAGAGAGCATTTTTTGTGTCATGTATTATTGACAAAATTTACTAAAGGTGATTCATTGCGTTCAATGATAAAAGCCAGATGGGGAATGTCTAACCAGAAAAGAGATCTTAGGGATATTAAAATGAATTCTACGCTATACGAACAGTCCAGAAAATTATTTTGTGAAAGCCAAAGTATGTATATGAAACAAAATAATCCAATGAAAAATCCAAAGACTAGGGCAAAATTAAGTGCATCTAAACTTGGGAAGAAATCTAATTGTGTGTTTACTGATGAAATAAGAAAGAAATTTTCCGATGTAAAGAAAGGTAAAAATAATCCTATGAATAAGGGAAAGTGGCTCACACCATGGGGGGAGTTTACTACCTCTACCGAAGCAGCAAATATGTCCCCTTTGCGAATCCCCCAATGTACCATTTATAAGTGGTGTATTAATTCATCTTCTATAATAACAATAGGTTCAATTAGACAATCAAAATTATTATTAAAAGAACACGAAGGTTGCACATTTAAAGATATTGGATATGATTTTATATTATATTAACCACATTTTGAACTTCCACAAGATATACAGCGCTTACAGCCCTCACTAAACACAATTGAAATGCTTCCACATTCTTGACATATTTCGTCTTCGACTTTTTCTCCGTCTTTGATATACACTGAAAGGAATTTCTTTATCTGGAATACAAAAGTACCAACATATGCACTTTCGACTTTGTCTAATACTGCAACGATATTTTTTATTAAAACGCCATGTCGCAATAAGAAACTAATCAATCTCGCTACTTTGCTTGAATTAGTATCTGAGCCAAGTTTATTATGTACTTCATCAATATGTCGCTTTGGAATTTTCTTCTTGCGAGCGAGTTTAAATAAAAGATCTACTGCATCATCAGCGGTAACACCTTTTTCGATTGCGTTTGTTTTTACAAATAAAGCAAATGGACGATTTTGGTTATCTTCATGATATACAACAGTTAAATACCATTTGCGGTTTTCCGCACGAATAGTTTTCATTGTTGCATTGGCTGAATCTGGAAGCTTTACATCTTCCTTAATAATTTCTTCATCGTCAGCTGTTGCATTTTTTTCATCTTTAGCAGATAAAACAGTTGTCATTATACCAGCCCTATACGTGGTTACCCCTTTAACATAACCACTACGATAAGAATCTAAATAAATATTCTGAAATTTTTCAAAAGGATAATTTTGTGGAACATTTACTGTTTTAGACATTGCGCTATCTACCCATCGAGCAAAACCTTTTAGGTCTTCAACATGATCTTCAACGGAAAGATTGGTGGTAGTTACCGCCCAGTCAGCATTTTCGTCCCATTCACCAAGACGTTTAAGATAACGAACACCATAGTCTTCACATAATACTTCTTTTGTTAATCCACGGTTTTTGTCTATCTTATATACAGTTCCATCAGGAGCGGTTCCCTTAAGAATATCTTCATCCCCTTCTTTTCTAAACTTAAACATTGAGGTTTCATGCCATTCACCTTCATACCATACGGGTGTGACATCAGCAATTTCATCGGGCATTGTATTTACAATAACAGTTCTAATATATTCAGGCATGAAAATAGGTTCAAGACCACCTGATACTACATTGGCTTGAATTGATGTATTTCCTGTAGGTTGAATTGATAGTAAAGAACTATTACGTATCCCACTCGTTGAGAGTTTTTCCATATATTCTTTTGGTAATTTTAAGCTTTTGACAAAATGACCATCAGCATGTTTTTCTGGAATACATTCTTTGAACATGCCTTTTTCTATTGCTAGATCGATAGAAGATATATATGCTTCTCGTGCGATTGTACTCATTATTTTATCACGCAATTCTGCGGCAGCTTCTGAACCAAAACGCGTTTTAAGCATAAATAATGCTGAACCCCAACCAAGAATACCAATACCAATACGTCGTTTTTCGCGCATAGATTTAATATATTCAGGAAGCGGTGCTTCTGATAGTTCACTAATATTATCAAGGAAACGTACCATAATATTGACATATTTTTTAATGCTTGAAAGGTTGAATCCTGTTCTTGTTTTGTTTATAAACTGTGTTAAATTTAGTGATGCAAGATTACAAACACCACCAGGAGCCAACATTTGCTCACCGCATGGATTGGTCGCACTGATGGTTTCCTTGTATGATAGCGGTCCAAAGTGGTTTGCACGATCTAAAAATAATATACCAGGCTCGGCTCGATTATATGTAGATTCCATAATGAGATTCCACAAGAATGATGCTGAAACTGTTTGCGCTACAATCACAGGATATCCTTTTTCTTCCCATTTATATATGTTGCCATCCCATTCTGCTTTATATTTTTTAAATGTAGTATCGGGAAATTTTAAATCCCAAGCATCTACTTTTTCAATTTCTTCTTCTGACGCGTTTTCATTTGTCATATCAATAACTTTAAGTATTTTTTCCATAAACGGATCAGTACAGTTTACAGACATATTAAATTTAGTTAACCGACCAGGTTGTTGTTTTGCAGATATAAATTCAACAATATCTGGATGCCAACAATCAAGAACTCCCATCATAGCCCCTTTGCGAATTTTACCTTTTGCTTTTTTGTTCTGTGCTTTTTTGCCAGCGCCTGCTGTTATAATTTCAGATGTTTTGTCAAACACTTCCATATATTTCACAGCACCAGGAGTTTCTACACCAATGCCATGAATAAAAAAGCCACGTGGACGTATATATGAAAAGTTTTCACCCCAACCACCCTCCGATTTTAATGTAAAAGACTGATTACGAACATTTTCAAGAATTCCATCCAAGGAATCAATATCATGTTTACGTCTGGGGGATACAAAACAATTCATGAGTGTGGTGCCTTTCCATTCAGTACCTGCATTAGAATAAATTCGTCCGCCGGATGTGGCTTTGAAATCGCTTAATAAATCATAGAATTTTAATGTCCATTCTTCTCGTGATGCTGCCGTGGTTTCAATACCTGCTGCTGCTTTAGCAACACGAAACAATGTATCGTTTATTGAATTATCGTTATGATCTTTGTATGTTGTTCTCCATACCTCTTCCGAAAATGAATCTTCAAATTCAGTAGTAAATATATTGCGTGGGTTGGTTTTAGCGTTTCCCATTTATATCTCCGTTTTTAGTTATTATTATTATTGTTTTCAACGTGAATGTGTTGTACTTCTATTCCACGATCTTTTAAATAGTCCAGCCCTTCAGTGTTTTTATATATTTCATCATAATATACAGTGCTAACCCCAGCGGCTGCCAATCTTCGCGCACAACCTACGCAGGGGCAAGTTGTGACAAATACTGTACTATCTGTAGCATTACTTGGACTACGGATTAATTTACGAAGAGCATTGTCTTCAGCATGTACAACATTTGGTTTTGAATTGCCACCATCATCTTCGCATATATTTTCTTCGCCAGGATTTGTGCCATTGTATCCAATGGCAATAATAGTATCGTCTTTAACTATGACACAACCAACTTGTCTGCGTTTGCAATAAGAAAGGGTCGCGTATACGTATGCGGCTCGCATGTGAGCCAGTGCGTGTTTCTGTTTCATGGTGAAGAGTATGTTTATTTATAGTTGTTATTATTTTTAGCGATAATATCAGAAAATCCTAATATAGTCAACACCTTCTGCGTGGAAAATATTTGATATTTTATTTGACTAAATATTTTCATGACAAACAACGAGAAAAATGCCTTACTATTATACATGGAATATCGTTTATTTGATTTTTGTACACAAATTGAACAAAAAGAAAAAGCTGGCGAAATTGGTTGCATTTACGATGAAATGTATGCTATCTTGTCTGACATGGACGAAACGTTAGAAGTTTACATGGATTTGACAGAAAACGGTAAAAAAGGCACTTGACAGCAAAGTGCCAATGTAGTATAGTAACAATGTGCCACTGTGCATGGGTGTATTGGGGCAACCTGATATTTTGTATAACATTTTCGAGGAGTAATCCATGGAAAAAGATTTTAATAGAGAAATCAATATTGATGAAGTCGTCAAATATCTTTCTCGAACCTTTTCCAAAGCTACCGCAAAAGCTGCTAGTAGAATCGGCAATAAAGCGATCCGTTCGAAGGAACATGGAAATGTATGGATAACCACATTATTATATGACTATCAGGTAGAATTTTGTTACCTAGTCGATAATATTCAACGTGGTCCGAAGTATATTGCAACGAAAAGCATTCAGCGCGCAAATGAGTTGATTGCGGAAATCGAAGCACAACACGGGTAATACATGTGCCATTAGGAAGTGGGAAACTTCCCACTTCCAGAACGCATAAATAGATATATGCGTGTAAAAGACTTAATTTATGATTATAAAATTGGTGCTCTGGAACCAATTAAACAACAATGTGCCCAGTTCTTTGAAGAATCGGCTGGGCTTCCTATGGTTAAAAGTTTACCACAAATCTATGAAGATTTTAAGAAAGTTAAAGTACGCAAAAGAAAGCATACTAACACATTTTCTAACATGTTCAATGGTGCGTTTAAGAATGAAATAAATAACTTACGGGAACGTTCAATATTTGCCAATGGTTTGGCGGCAATTGAACACAATATCATGGAATCCACCGAACCGTTCTACATTTTCCCCATAGATGGATACAAATTTCTATATAGTAAGGAAGTAGAGGATTCGAATAAAAATTATAAACAAGTATTTGAATCAATCCTTGACCAATTAGGAGAACAGTCTGGTAAGGATGTAGTGACAGATCTTCTTAGGTTTACATATATATCTGAAAATCTGGTAGCTGGAATTGAATCTGGTGCAGAAATTATATTATACGGCGTTCCATATTATTATGCGGTTCGTGAATCGTGTATAGATAATTATGATGAGCTCTTGACAGTACTCACATAAGTGTAGTATTATAGACAAATACCAATAAAATAATAAAAAGGGTATGAAAATGGATTCATTTATTTTTTCCGTGCAACACGTATGGTTGCTCATTAACTACAATAAGAAAGCACAAGAAATTGCCAAATGGTGCGCTAACGCATTCATGTACGTCAGTGCTATACTTCTGTCGGTTTCCGTAGCAGCCTCACTAATACCAGTAACCTATATAGGTTTTCTAATAGCACATATCATTTGGGCATTTTTCGCGTGGAAGATTAAAGACATTCCTCTTTTCACGCAATTTATCTTCTTCATACCCATCGACCTATATGCAATGTATATTAGGTTATAAAATAATAACAATAAATAGGAGTACGCCGTGAAAAAAGGTGACGTAATAGCAATAAAAACAGTAAGTAACGAAGAAGTAGTAGCACAACTTAAGAGTGTACAAAATGATCATTTTGTTCTTGGGAAAGCAAGGGCATTGGTAATGCAGCAACTGCCAGATGGCAGCGTGACACTAGGTATGTTGCCATTTATGGCAAGCGCACATAATCCAGAATTTGATACTGAATCGAATGTTAAGTTGTATAAAAAAGATATAATGGGTGAAGTAGTATCAGTTCCAGAAGCACTAGTAAAAACATATTTACAACAAGTTTCTGGTATAAAGTTAGTATAGTAAGGACACACCATGTCAATTGTAGTGTATAAATGTGATATATGTAAACGGGAAAAGGAATTTCGGCGTAACATTGAAGGGCTTGAAAAAGTTCAACGTTGTACGATTACGCATGGTTGTCGTGGTAAATTGTTTCAAACTGGGGTCTTCCCCGACTATATTCGCGCCAGCGCACCAGACCGTGTAAATGGTTTAGATGAATGGCGTCAACGCAAAGTTTTGCATAATCATACGCAGTCTATTGCTAGAACTGAATGGTTAATTGAGCATAATCTTGGAACTTTCCCAGCTATTTCTGTTTTTGTCAATATTCCAATCGAGGGCAATCCAGACAATACTGAGGAAATTACCCCTACTGATACGATTGTAATAGACAATAATAATATTACATTGCGATTTGATCGTTCGTGGTCTGGTATTGCGCAATTAGTTGCCCGTCAATCAGACCCAGATCTTTTACGACCATATACACGTACAACGTTAGTTACTACAGCACTTCAACAAATTTCTAATCTTGGTGAAATTGCGATAGCTACAAGAGTCTCGACCGTTGGCGAAAGTCCAGAAGTTTCATTGATTGCGGCATACACCACAACACAAAATACTATTATCAATAAAACATATTCTGTAAGTGATAATTTATTAAGCACCGTTTCGCCATGGAACGATTATGATAAGGTAGTAATAAAAGGAAAAATATATACTATCCGTAGTTTCCAAGGCGTCGGGCAAGAAATGCATGATGAAACAATTTCCTCGGGCTCTACATTTAGATTCACTAACATAATTGACAACTTAGGTTCGCCGCCAACATCTAGAACTATTTTACAAGATGAAGTGTATATTTTATTTGCAAGTGCACCGTTTGCTATTATTGATAAAGCAGCTGACCGATATATTGATGTATATGATGTTACGGAAACAGAAAATATATTCGCACTTTTATATGATTCAGGTGAATTTTATGCAAAAACAGATATCATACAAGATACTTATCCTGCAATACGTTTAGTAAATCAATAAAAAATAAAAATAATAAAAAATAAAGAGAATAAATGGATAACAAAAAACAAAAACTATTAATAGAATTATTAATATCTTCTTCTGATACGTTTGCATTATGTCAAAATATCGTTGAATCTATTTACTTTGATCCTGAGTATCGCAATTCTGTAGAGTTTATTAAGAACTACTACGATGATTATAGTACTACCCCAAATGTACTTCAATTAGAAGCAGAATGTAATCAAGTTTTTAAGATTCACGATGTTGCCCCCGATGAAGTAAAGTACTGTGCTACGGAGATAGAAAAATTTTGTAAACACGGCGCAATGAAAAAAGCATCATTGGCATTACCAGGGCTCATTAAAGAAGAAAAATATGCAGAAGCCGAAACGATGGTTAAAGAAGCTGTTCTGGTTTCATTAACTAAAGAGTTAGGACTCCGTTATTTTGAAACGGTGGAAGACCGTTTGGAAAGAATGCTTAAAGAAGATCCAACGTTTCCTACGGGTTGGACAGGTATAGACATCGCATTATTTGGTGGTATTTCTAGAAAAGAATTATTATTGTTGTCGGCAAACTCAGGTGGTGGTAAATCAATTACATTGGCAAATTTAGCGTTTAATTTCGCAAATGCTGGCATGAATGTATTGTACATTTCATTAGAATTATCCGAAGACATTGTAGCCCAACGATTTGATACGATGTTTTCAGGCGTTAGCCGCAGGGATTGGAAAGATAACACTGATACGATAACAAAACGGGTTCAAGCAGCAGCCAATGACGCGGGTATTATTGATATAATCCAAATGCCAACAGGCACTACTGCTAATCAAATTCGTGCTTATTTAAAAGAATTTTATCTACATTACAATATGTCACCCGATTTATTGATTCTTGATTATCTTGACAATATGTCACCAAATGAGCATGTTTCGGCTGATAATGTATTTGAAAAAGATAAGCGCAGCTCTGAACAGTTACGCCAAATTGCAGTAGATTATAATATGTTTGCTGCAACTGCCTCCCAACTAAACAGAAGCGCTATTGGTGCAACTGATCATAACCATAGTCAAATTGCAGGTGGTATTAGTAAGATCAACGTTGCTGATGTCTATTGGTCAATTATAATGACAGAAGAGATGCGTGCCATGGGAAAAATTATATTCATCCTTCAGAAGACGCGTAATAGTGATGGATTGGGCGTACAAGTCCACCTTAAATGGGATGGAAAGTATCTAAGAATTGTTGATGAAGAAGGCGATACACCAAAACCATTAACATTTAATAAAAAAGAATCTAACAATTCATCTGATTTTGTGGATTCAGATAAACCAACCGGCGATAAATTAACCGCGTTGCTTAGTAGTTTTACATAGCAATAAATAACGATAAGTATCAAAATGTATGTATAACATAATAATATAGGAGAATATACAAATGCCAAAAGTAACAGATATAACAGTATTGAATATCGATGAGACCCCTTATGCGGTTGAGTCGTTGTCAGCGGAAGTGCAAGCCTTAGTTGAAGTTTACAATGAATGGAATCGTAAAGAAGCTGACGTGCGCGATGAATTGACACGTTTTCAAGCCGCAAAAGAAACTCTTTCGCGTCAAATTATCAGTAAAGTACGCGAGGGTATTGAGGAAGAAGCTGAAGTTGAAGCGACTGCACCAGAAGTTACCAAAGTTGCAGTCGAAGAAACCACGGCTGATGAAACCGTAGCGGCTGAGTAATAGTCTTATTATTTGCGATAAAAATCCCCACTAAGTGGGGATTTTTACTCACATCAAATAAAACGTATCTTCATAGTCCAAACGTATAAATACATTAAATATTTAAATATGGGAAACTTTTATGTCATTATTACATGATTTGATACAAGAAATGGACGCAGCTGCGCCAGCAGCTGCAACAGGCGCAGGTGCAGTAGCCGCAACCCCAGGATCATTATTCGCGGGCGGTATTGTTGATTCTAAGAAAGAAAAACGAAAGAAAGCAAAAATGATGCGTCGTATCATGAACATGAAGGAAAGTCTTGGTGTCGATCTTGGTGGTGTAGATTTTGATGCATCTGATGTAGTTTCCAGAATTGATGCTGCAGTAAAGAAGACCGAACAGAATGATGATACGACCGCTTTTGGTTTAGAAGATGAAGATGGTAACATGGTAAAAGTATACGTCAGAGATGACCAGGCGAAGGATTTTGAAAATCAATTAGCTACTATGTTGGCAGGTGAAGACGATGATGAAAATCAAGAAACCACATCTTTAGAAATCGCCGAAGTGTTATTTAAGTTGAAAGATAAATTTGATATTGTTGATGTAGAATGGCCTGGCATTGCAGGTGATGAAGAAGAACAAGAAGTGGACAGCTCTGGCGGCGGTTTAGGTGCCGAAGGTGGAGCAGGTGCCGAAGCAGGAGCCGAAGGCGGTTTAGGTGCAGAAGGTGATGTAGAAGGTGGTGATTTGTCTGGTATTGAAGGTGATGAAGCTGGTCTTGATGCAGAAGGCGACATGACTGCGGATGAAGAAGGTGCGGAAAGTGCATTGAAGCAAGTTATAGACATGATGAAATCTGATGCAGAAGCTAAAAAAGCAGAAGCTGATGCAAGAACGGCAGAAGCAAAAGCAAAAGAAGCGGAATTTACTGCACAATCGTCTGCGAACAAAGTGCGTAAAGACGAACAGATTTATGACATGGAAGCAGCGGAAAAAGAAAAATCGGAACAAGAAAAAGAAACGCAACAATTAGCGAAGCTTGCAAGATTCCAACATCAAAAAGCACAAGATGCTGAAGTAAAATTATCAATGAAGGC